TTAAAGGAACGTTTAAAGTAAAAGAAAAATAAGAGATAGGATTTTATTTCCTATCTCTTTTTCACACTCTCCGAAATAACCTCTTCTAATTCACCTTCTGTAATATAATCCATTAAAGTTTCTTCGAATTCTACATTTATCCAAGCCTGTAACATAGTTGTATTTTCAAAATCTTCATAACTCAGATTTCTTAACTTAACTATCTGATCTACGGCATGTCTTGTTTCGTGATAAAATGTAGTTTTGATATTCTTAACCAAACTTTTATAATCCTTTTTGGCAATAAAAGGTCTATTTCTTCTAGAGTCAATGTTTACTATTACTACTACTTGATCGAATCCTGTTGTTTTATTAATAATTCTATAAGTAGATGTTCCGGATGTTGAACTTATTGTTTCTATAAGTTCTTCTGCTCTTGAATTTTTCTTTACCGGAATTTCCATTTTATGATTCTTTACAAACTTAGTAGTAAACCACCTCGTCATTTCTTTCTGTGTTCCAATTCCAAAATTAATTTCTACTCTATAAGAATCATGTTTTAATTTACTTGTTTTCATATTCTTAAAAATTTAAACTCCTTAAGCTTTTTATTATTGCTTAAGGAGTATTGTTTTACATTATTTATTTTCTCTCATGTATAAGGCTTTAAAGCTCTCTGAAAACGACTATACAAATAAATATATAGTTCATCAGCTAAATTAAATCTACTTAAGTCAGCTTCTATATTCTCTTGAATCTGAACTAAATAATAGATCAGATCAAGCCGAGTACGAGTTTCCTGAAGTTGAAATCTAAGTATATCTCTAAAAGTGAAGATACTTATATAATCGATCTTAATTCCATATAAATCTTTAAACTTATCAACAGTCATAGTTCCTCTTTTTATTCCAGAGTTATTAATAAAATCAACTACTTCTGGGATATAATAAGAAATTACAAAGTTTGATAAATTATCTATAGGAAGTTTCGAAGTAAATGCTATAAATGTATGAAGAACTAAACCTCTTAGACTTATAGTATTATATATTACCTTATTTTCATAATCCATCTTAACTTACTGTAGTTTGTTTCGTTTTTATTACTTTAGTTTTCACTATTTCATTTAACAGTTTCGGCATTTCTTCTAAGTTATATCCAATATCTATATAAGTATCAAACATATCTTCAACACGATATACAGCATCTATACTAATCTGAATTATTCCAAATCCAAGTTTTTCTGCTTCTTTTACTTTTGCGGCAGTATCTTTTATTGCTGGAATTCCTCCATATCCATTTGCACAAGGGCTACCATCAGATATCACAAACATAATACAATTCTCTTTCGTGAACTTTCTAACTCTCTTTGCTACTTCTAGAATTGCATCTCCATCTCGATTTTGGGATTTTGCACAACTCTTAGATAATGAAAACTTAGGATTATAATGACTTCCTTCTCGATACACACTCAGATTTATATATCCGATCGAACCAATATCTGCAGTATGTCCATAAATATATAAATCAACTCCCAAACTTTTTCCGAAGGTTTCATTTAGAAGTATTGCAGCCTGTCTCGCTAGGATTTCCTTTTTTCCACCCATAGATCCAGACTCATCAATAAGAACACATATAGTTGATTTATTGGTTCTAACATGTCCCTGTCTTAGGTAAACTTGTGGAACTCCTTGATACGCTTCTGCAAGTTTTGTCGTATCTAAAATTCCAGACCTACAACCTTGGATATTAAAATCATAGTTCTTATCTGTTCCTGTCAATATCTTTTTTAATCTAGGAACATATTTTTGAACTGCTCTCACATCACGTAAATAATCATTCCTATCCCCTTTTGGTTTTTCAAAGAATACCTTATCAGAATCACCACGTTCTACTGTTCCCTCTAAGATTTTCATTGTTAGACTATCCTTTGATGATAATAGCCTAGATACTTTAGACTTATCTATCTTTCTTCCAGAATCTAAGTCAACTCCATACATTATACTAGTTATAGATTCAGTATCATTAATTAAGAATAATATTTTTTTTAATTCCGCCGGATCTATATCAGATAATTTCTTCTCCTTAATTATCTTAAATATACTTTCAGAAACACTACAAATATCTTTAAGATTTTCTGGATATGGAGTTATCTTTTCTTGAACTTCTTTGTATACCTCAGAATACTCCTCAAGAACCTCCTCTTCTATTAATCCAGGAAATCTAAGTATTCCTATTAATGTTTTAAAGAAAAGAATCAACTTCCTCTCCCTCATTATATTAAGTTTTTCCTCTAGAGTCTTGGAATTATAACTTTTTGCACAATCAATAAAATCTTGAAATCCCGGTCGTTCTGTTAGTAATAAATCCTCAACTCTATTATCCTCAAGAAGATTTATGAAAATTTTAATAATCTCTCCTTCTTCAAAAGTATATTTTCCACTTATAAAACTAAGAAAATTCAAATAAACTCTTAAGTAGGTATATCTTAAGTGTGCAGCCTCATGAAGACCAAATCCACAGAAGGCATTTATTTTTGTTTCATTATCTTCGGTGGAGTCAAATATCTTAGAAGGGACTGCTATTCTTCTTTCGGAATTATCTCTCTTCTCTTCTGAAAAATAATCTGAATACGAACTACTTTCATCACTACCCTCATTCAAATTTACTCTAATCAGGAAAGGAAAATCCATTATAGTTATCATATCTTTTACAGAACTATAAGCCTTTTCAATTAACTTAGATAATTGTGCATCCTCTTCCTTTCCAACAGATGAATATGAATAATAACTTTCTCCATACCAAGAGCTTCTATTTATAGTTCTACTAAGCTCTCCAGAATTTCCGACAGATGATTTATAGGACTTTCTAAATATACTCCTACCCCATCTACCATCATCTTCGTCATCATAGTAATCATCATAATCCTTTCTTTTCCACCAAGGATAATATGAGGTTGAAAAATGTTTACTCATAGTCTATTAATAAGATAATATTGTTTTATATACTGTACTTCTTTCTCCTTCCAAATTAGTTCCTTCATAGATTGGAAGATATACCATTTCCATAGCACTTTTCACACTCCAACCATCTGATACTAACTCTGAGATCATTAGTGTTTCTCGAATTGATATAGAAGTTGAGATTTCCTGTTTCTTCGAGAGTGATCTAATATTATTTGCTATCTTCACAATTGATCTAGCTACTTCTTCATCAATCCCCGTTCTATTAACCAAAACATTTACTTCTTCTGTATCTGGTATAATATTAAGTTCAAGAGGAAAAAATCGATTAAGAAGTGCTCGGTCTATCATATTAGTTCCAGTATATTCAGAACCTATATTAGCTGTTGCAATAAATGTTACCTCTGGATGAATTTTAATACTTCTAACTCCTTTCCCACAAGCTATTTCAACATTCAATTCCCGTCTATCATCTAAACAAGGAAACAATACATTATTAGCCCCAAGAGAAGAACGATTTAACTCATCTAAGAGAATTACACACGGTTCTTGAATTACTTTAGTGAACTTAGCATAATCAAATATACTTTTTCCATCTTCTAAGCGATGAACTCCAAGTAAATTTGAAATAGGATCAATCATAGAACCCATATCAAACACATGAAGAGGTATACCCATTCTAGAACAAACTTCTTTTACGCAACTTGTCTTTCCAGAACCTGTAGGCCCTATAATCATCGTATTAACATGTTTTTTTATATTTCTTACTAAAATTCTCCAATTATCAGGGGTCATATAAAATCCATCCTTTGTAGAACTTGGAGAAATTAGTGATGCATCTTTAAGAATTGTTTCGAGAATCGTATCTTTCTTTAAGGGATCTACGAAATCAATTCCAGTCAGAGTTTTATATTCTTTTTTAGCTTCTTCATCTTTGTATGTTAATCTTTGAAATCCCTTTTGTGTATAAAATTTTCCACCTGAAGGACTAAGATTAAGAGAAGTTGAGATAAATATTGTACCTTCTGAATAAACTTCTCTTATTTTCTTAGGGCATTGTACATAAAGACTTGTAGATACACTAGAACCATCCTTCAATTTTTGTCCAGGGAGTGCTTTTACTTTCAAATTTCCTTTAACTAATACTGTCTCTAAAAAATAATACTTACTCATAATAATTTTTTCTTATAATAAATTAATATTTCTTTTATAATGAGATCAAGAACTACACAATAAAAATTCTTGATCATTAATAAGGATTATAGGGTTCGAAATATTCTCTTGAGGACTAAGGAACCTGGATTGAACAAGAGAATATATTGAGAAAACCTATAGGAAGTATAAATAGAAAAAATAAAATAAGGATTGAATAAAGAGATATTAGGATTTTTTAAGAAGGATTGAAAGAAAAGATAGTGGTTCTTAAAAAGTATCTAGTCCTAGCTCTTCCGAGTGTAAACGAGGTAAAGAGCGTTATGGACGATATCTTTTTAAGGTTCACGATAAGTATGAATAATATAGTATTAGGTTTAAATTTTAATCTATCGTGAACCTCCTATAAGAGACGGCTTTTACGCCTTTCCCTAGCGGGAGGCGAAGCCTCTCACTATGTTCGCTCTTATAGAAGAACCACTACTATGCAATTTTTTTTAATAGAATAATATATATAGTGTATGTATGTTTATTTATAAATTTAAATTGCTATTTTGCTCTTCTTATCCTTTCAAACTCTAATTAATGAAGTTAAGGTATCCTTAGTCTTCGATTTTATGTAACTGGATTCTGTATTAAAAAGAATCTATTATTAATTAGATAATAAATTAAAAATTAAATAATATGCAAAAAGAAAAGATTAAAGTACCGTCTGGAATTAGATATATTTCAGAATGGAATGAATTTAATTTTAGTAAATTTCCAAGTAAATGTATAATAAATAAACAATTACCTGGTTGTGGATTTACTGAATACTGTATTAGAAGTAATGAAAATATTATTCTATGTAGTCCTAGAAAGATGTTACTTAAAAATAAAAAGGATCAACATGAATTTGAAGTCTATTTAGTGGTAAATGAGTTAGAGAAAGAAGTCAATATTGATAAAGATCTTTCCAAAGTAGATAAAACAATAATAAAAGACACTATAGAAACTTCAGAGGAGAAAAATAAAAATATTTATAAGAAAATATATCATGAGATAGAAGAATATTGTATATTTAGATCTGTTAATGGTTTACCTTGTAAAATATTAGTAACCTATGATTCATATAGAATTGTTAAAGAAATTCTTGAGAAATTGGAACGTTTTCAATATTTTTATACTATTATAGATGAGTTTCAAAGTATTTTACATGATTCTAGATTTAAATCAGATACTGAATTAAGTTTCCTAGAGTATCTTAAACAATCACCTACTGCATACTTTGTATCAGCTACTCCTATGATGGATGAGTACTTAGAAATGTTAGATGAATTTAAAGATCTCCCTTATTATGAATTAGATTGGGAAACAGAAGATCCATCTAGACTTATAAAACCCGATCTTAATTCATATGTAATGAGGACAGTTGGTGAAAAAGCATCTGAAATTATTCAAAAATATCTAAATAATGATTTCGAAGAGATAGTAGTTCTTAGAAATGGTATACCTACTAGAGTAATATCAGATGAGGCAGTATTTTATGTAAATTCAGTTAATCACATTACATCTATTATAAAGAAAAATAATCTTACTTCTGAACAATGTAATATATTATGTAGTGATACTCCTGATAATCTTAAAAAAATTCAAAAAAGATTAGGGAAGAAGTTTGTTATAGGAAAGGTGCCATTAAAAGGGGTAAAACCTAAGATGTTTACGTTTTGTACCAGAACGGTTTACCTAGGTGCTGATTTCTATTCACTATGTGCTAGATCTTTTATCTTTAGTGATAGTAATATTGATAGTCTTGCAGTTGATATTAGTGAAGATTTACCTCAAATCCTAGGAAGGCAAAGATTATTCGAAAATCCATGGAAAAATTCAGCTAATTTTTATTATCGTTCTATTTGTGATTATAGAAAAGTTAGTCAGGAGGAGTTTGATAAAGAAATTGAAAGAAAAAAACGTGAAACTGAAAGCTTATTAAGATCATACTCAACTTCTTTGGATGAAGATAAATTAACGTTAGCAGAAAGATATCAAACACTTGCAAAAACTCAAAATTATAAAGATGATTATGTAGCTGTGAATGAGTATCAAGGAGGAGTTTTAATACCTGTACTTAATAATTTAGTATTAGTAAATGAGATTAGAGCTTTTCAGATTCAACAATATGATTATGCAGATAGATGTTCTGTATTTAGCACAGTTCATAATAAATTGACTCCTGATGATATATCAAATCAAAAAGTTGTAGAGTTTTTAAGAATATATAAAAATTTAAAAACAATATATGATAAACTTAAAATGCTATGCGAATATGGATTATCTGAAGTGGAGATTGATATTGTTTTGGGACAGTTGAATGATAGCGATGAAGTTAAATCTTATTATACAATTTTAAAACCAGAAAAATTAAAAAATTTATATTATAATAGTACTAATATTAAAAAATATCTTGGAATAGTAACATTTAGTCCTGAACTTTTAGTTAATACTATTCATCAAAATTTTAATCCAGGGGAGAAATATAGTTTATCTAATCTCAAGGTTAAATTAGGAGACTTATATTCTAGTATTTCTTATACTGCAGTACCAAAAGCTAATGATATTCTTAATTATTTTGAAGTAAAAGAGTATATGACTACTGAGGTTGTAGATGGAAAAAAGAAGAGAGTAAGAGGTTATGAATTGTTAAAAAGAAAGGATAATTAATTATGATATATTTGATTAAGAGTGCAGGTTATGATGAGAATGAAAATTTAATTCATCTTCTCAAAATAGGTTATACAGAAGATTCTAGAAAAGATATTAGATTTATGGCTTACAAACTTCATAATCCTACTTGTAAAATTTTATATGAAGTTCCCAATCTTTCAGAGGATATAGAAAAGAGAGTCCAATATAAGTTTAGGGATTTATTATATTCAGAGTATGGTAGAGAGTGGTTTTATTATAATGATGATATAATAAATTTCTTTAGGGATATAGATAAAGTAGACTTGGAATCTCTTCCAAAGAATCCAATTAGAGGCAGTAAAGAGTTTAAAAAGATTAAGAATGAATGTAGGGAGGTATTATCCTATTTCTTCAATACTAGGAATACAGAGGAGTATTTAGAGAATATAATATCTGAGGTAAAAGATCAATTATCTAAAGACTATGTAATAGAGTATCTTAGGAAGGATCCTAATGTGGGGAATGAGAGGGTAGATAAGTATTTTGAGGTATTAAGGTGTAGAGAGACTGGTATATATTGTGAGGATAACGATATAGTAAATCAAGAGGTATCAGAATTTCTTAGAATATATATTAGTTTAAATACAATGAAAGATAAGCTTAAGTTATTATGTGAATATGGATTATCTAGTGATGCAATTGATATAGTTCTTGGACAAATAGCTGATTCTGATGAAATTAAGTCTTATTACACCACTCTAGGTCCAGATAGATTGAGAGCATTAAGTTATAGTAAAACTTTTATTAAAAAAGAATTGAATATAGTAACATTTAGTCAGGATTTACTAGAAAAATCTATGTATTTAGAATTTAAAGAAGGTGATAAGTTATCATTAGTTGATATAAAGACAAAGTTAACAAATATTTATGATTCTATTAGTTATGATAGAAAAGCTAAAGCAACAGATTTAGAGAATTATTTTGAGGTTAAGAAGTGTACGATTAATTTTCCCGATAAGAGGGTTAATGGATTAGAGATTATTAAAAAGAAAGAATAATTAATTAATGAAATATATAAAAATATTCAATTATTTTTCACTTAAAACTCTAATAAATGAATAAAAAATAAATAATTATGGAGAATATAATAAATAGCTTTTTTATTAAGCAGAGCAAGATTACGGAACTTACTTTTGAATTTACAGAGAGATTATGGATTCAGTCAGTTCAATATGAAGTTAGTACGGTAGAGCATATTCCTTACATAGTAACAACAGGAGGACGAAATAAACTTTACAAACTAGAAGAAAATCCGGATGTTACAAAATATGGAGAGGATTTATATCATATTAGAAGTATTATGAAAGATTCTATAACGGCCGAAGATGTAGAGATAAACGTTATGTACCAGATTGATAAAGCAACGAGAAATGTTTTTAAGGTTTCTCACTTATACGTTGCTTTTGAAGATGGTACAAAGAAAATACTCTACAATGAAACGGCCGAAACTTATATGTGTATCTTGAGAACTCTTCAAACTAGATTTCCAGAGTTAGTTTCAGGATTATTTGTTAAGATTGGAAATGATTATAAGTATTTCTTAGATATTGAACTATGAAAGTAATATTATCTAGTCATCTTCCTGGAGTTATTGATATCCTAATTCCGATTGCATTGCCTTTTAGAAATGTAGTAGAATTAGCAGGAGATTTACAGACAACCATGAAATATATAGAAGAGAGGGATTGGTTAGCTCAAGGATATTATCTTAGTTTATCAGATAAGACTTGGAAGTGTTCTGATAGAGATAGAGTACTATTTGTTCAGAATAATAAACTTCCTGATATAGCTTGTAAGAAGATAGGAATTAAACGATTATCAGATCTATTGTATGATAAATTTCTAGATAAACGTGGTCTTGATATTACTACAGTTGATAATCCTATGACTATTGAAAGTCTCTCTAAAAAAGAATATCACATCGGAAAATATAACCTCAAGAATGCAGATATAATGAGAGATTATCGTAGTGATATTTCCAGAGCAGAATTCGAAACTAGATCTATAACTGATAAACTTATTATAACTATAATATTAAAGGTTATAGATAAACATGGAGTAGATAAGTTCTTTGTAGGGTAGAAAAACGATGGGTTTGAAAAGACGTTAAATTCTTATATATGAGAAAATAAATTCTTTAAGATCAAAATTCATACACAAATACAACTATACAAAAACAAAGAAAATAATGAATTTTGATCATTAATTTTTCGCCGTTAAAAATCGAATGGTTTAGAAAACGGTAAAAGCCTCATAAGAGATAAGATAACAAAAATATTAACAAATTATTTTTCTAAAGAACAAGAATTATGGAAAAAGAAGAAACTAAAAAAGAAAAAAAATCTGGTTGGTTTAGTAGAAATAAATACACAATCGGAGGAGTTGCCGTTGGAATGGTACTTGGTGGAATAATAGTTAAATACCACAAACCAATAATATCCACTGGCAAGGGTATAGGAAATGCAGCTATAGGTCTTTTAAAGAGAAAGAAATCAGTTGCAACAACAGTTACCGGTATAGGAGAATCGGATATGATTCCTGAAGTAAAGCCGGAAATAACATCAGCCCCTACAAATGGAGGCAATGGTGGTTACAAGAACGGTGGTTACAGAAGTCTCAACAGCCACCAAAGAGTAAATAATGTTAATTTATAGGAAGGAGAATAAGAAAATGAAAAATTTATTATATTTTGTAGCAGGATTTGGAGCTGGAATAGCAGCAATTAAATTAGAACAGAAATACGGTTACTGTGAAAAATTGATTGGAAATGTCAAAAAGAAGATCACAGGTGACGGTATTGAAGAAGTCAAAGAAATTCCTGCTGAAGAGAAGAACTAAATTTTCCTTCTTTTAAGTTTAGAGTATAGAGGTATTAAGTGCTTCTATACTCTTTTTTCTTTATTTAGGTTATGAAAAACACAATGATGAAAGTAGAAGATGATGAAGAAAAAGAAGTAGAAATAGAACAAAAACATAATTCTTGTTTATTGTTATCTCAGGGGAGGGTTCTGGAGTCCATCCAGTTCCCTTCTTATAAAGAGATATTAAACAAGATAGATGAGTCAGCATCTATAAATAGCATATTAAGCTGACTGCGTTAAATAAAGAATTATAAACTTAAATATTAACAATAAAACTTAAAAGAAAAAATGGACATTAGAAAAAGAGAAAAAATAGCAACGAGAAGTTACTCAGTAGCTAATGTATGTCTCCGTACTATAGGATTAGGTTGTAAAGTTTTAGCTCTTGTATTTGCAATAGGGTGCGGAGCTTCACTTGCAGGAGACTATCAAATAAAGAAGATTAGAAAAATTAATTCAAAAAATAAAAAGATATGATAAATATTGGTTCGTTACTTGGTGTACAGAAAACAAGTACTACATTTTTAAAAGATAATTGCAATGATAGAACAATAACATCTGAATATTTAGATAAAGGTTCTAAACCAATTATAGCAGTTGCAATGTTTTCTTTAGCGGGAATAATGTTATATGGTGTAGGAAAATCATTATTTTCTAAGAACGGATCTATCAGTAAACCTCAAAAAGGGATGGGAAATAATAGACCCCCCAAAAAAGGAGGAATGGTTCGTGGGATTAGCAGTGAACAAAGGGGAATATTATAAAAATAAAAAGAAGAAACAAACTTAAAAGAAAAGAAAAATGAAATATAAAAAACTAATACTAATTGGTTTAGGATTAGCCCTTGGTGGTTATCTGCTAGCCAGAGAAACAAAAAAAGAAATAAAAAAATTAGAAAAACAAAAGAAACAGATCGATGATGCACTAGAAGGTCTTGGAATTTCTTCAGACATATTAAGAGAAAAGTCTAATGAAATTGTCAATTCCTTCGAAAATGATAGTGACGAAGTCGACGAAGAAAATGACGAAAGTGATAACTTAGTACTAGCAATGTATAATGTTATCCAATTCGGCGATAGAAAGGGAAAGATCAATCCGTGGGACCTAGATCTTATTCGCATTCGTAATATAGTAGATGAAGATAGATGGGGTAATAAATCGATAATTAAGCGCGGATTATTGGATTGCGAGAACATCATTCACGTAAGTCAATCTGACACTAGGTTTGGAAAAAGGAAATTAGAATTTATTTTCGAAATTCCAACAACCGCTTATAACAGGAATCTATCTGGTTATCCAAAAATAAATGATTATAAAGATACGCTCAATGAATTAGGAGATACCTTAAATCGAGAATTTATAGGTACGGAGGATGAAAATATTGATCGTTTCTTTATTGGATATTATATACTTTCTTATAAAATAAAGGGAGTAACCTATACGAAGGAAGTAAATGGTGAAACTCGTACTTATGAAAAAGTATTTCAAGCAGCAGTAGAGATTCCGAAAAGAGATTATGAATCTTATAATGTTTTTTGGCCTGATGGAAGACTTAAGTATAATGGTTTTTCAGAGTTTATGCAGGACTTATTCGATTATACAAATGGACGTAAGAGTTTAAGTAAAAAACTTACAGGTCATATTTTCGAGAATATTGCATTTTTCAGTAAGGAATTAAATGATCTTGGGAAAACTCAAGATGATGTATATGATGTGAAAATAGCATCTACATTCTTAGGATATAAACTAAGATTTCCGATGAAGGATGAAATAGATGATGAACCTGGAGTAGATTTATATACAGCTCTTGATATGCTTCATTATGTAACTATTCCTGAAAACTTGACAATCTACAAGAAAAGGAGTAATTTATATGGAACATACTCAACAGAATATAATCACATAATGTTTCAGGCAAGAGATGTAAATCCAATGTATAAAGATCTTGGATTTGACATCATGCTTTATTATACGGTAGATATAGAAGATGAGGATAAGAAGGACTTTGCAAATCGAAAGATAGATATTGAATCCATGGAATATGAACTTGGAGAAGAAAAGTCCCTGGAAGAAAAAGCCGAAGATGAGAAGAAGAAAAATTAAAACAAAAAATTAAACTAGATAGAATTTTACTCTATCTAGTTTTTTATTTTATAGCTAAGAAAATCAATTATCAAAAGAAATTTCATTTATTTTGCTATCACTTTCTTCTTTTAGTCTTTCCCCTGGATCTTTCAATTCCTCTTTCGTATACTGATTATCTATAAAAGAGAATACATCAAGAGGATATTTTCCAACAGATCCGCTATCTTTATACTCTTTAATAGCATTACTTAAAGAATAAAGCGGATCTTTTTTCTTTTTGTTCCTAATATTTTCAAAAAATTTAGATATAATTTTCCTTAGAGTTCTTACTTCTTTATGAAATCTAAAATCTTGTTTCTTCTCTTGGACTATTATTTCTATGATTTTATTAATAATTACTATAACAGAATCTCCTGCAGTTAACTTTTTATTTCTAAGTCTTTTGAATTCTTTCTTAAGAAATGGTTTATAAAGGTATAATATTCTTCCATAAATTTCTATATCTTCAGGTCGAACAGATTGATCTATCCTTTCAATAGTTAACTTAACAGTATGAATATAGGATTTAGTAATACCTATATATCGATGTTCATTTTCTAGAAATTGTGTTAACTCACTAAATAAAAATCCAGTTATATCAAGTAATCCTTCTAAGTACATATCCTCAGGAACTTGGATATTCTCAGCTATTCTTTTTTCAATATCTTTCATATTAGTATAATTTTAGTTTTACATAATTAAGATTTAGGACCTTTTATAATGGCAAAATCCTTATTAATGTAAGTAATGTAAAAAAGTAAAACGATTATGGCATTAACTAGAAATCAGAGAGATAAGATAATTAATGAAGTTAAAAAATTGTATATCAAAGAGTTCGATGAGAGTAAGAACCTACGTAATGAACTAGTAGATTTTATTTTTGATGCGATCTTGGAATGTTTAACTCCAGAAGAAAAAGAATTTACAATGAAGTATCAGGATTATTTAAATAGTGTTCAAGTATTTGATTTTACAGGAGATGGAGTATTAAAAAAAGAATTTCCTGAAGAAAATATAAACTGTTTAAATTGGGGGGATAATCTTTATTATTTTTCTAAAGGAATAAGAATTGAAAAACGAATAGATGGGAATTTGATTTCTGCTCCTAGTCTATTTAAAGGTAATGAGTGGAGTAGTTTTAAACATCAAAGTCCTGAATTATATAAAGAAGCTTTGGAAAAACTTAGAGAATATGTAGTAGTTTCTAAAAGAGCATGTAATAAGTTATTCGAGTTAGAAGAAACTTTGGAAAATAAAAACTTAACTCTAACTGCTTTGAAAACTAATTTTATAGAACTTTATAATATATTAAAATCATGATTCTAGATAAAGACAAAAGTAAATTAATTTCGAGAGATATCTTATTATCAACTTATAAAGAACTTTTAGATAACTCAGGTCTTAAGAAAAAATTAGCAAGATTAGAAAAACTAATTAAAGAATTAGTAGTTGAACTTTATAGAAAGTATGTATTTTCCGACGAGTTCTTACAGTTATTTGATAAATCTAAGAAAATTGCAAAAACTATGAGATCTATTGATGTAAATTTTCAAGTTCTAGGATTATGTGACTCTCCTCAAGGTTACTATCCTAATAAGATATTAACATTAGATTCTGGAACACCTATTGGATTTGTTGTAAGTATAAACAGGTGGGTAAATATAGAAGATGATTATTTAGAGAGTTTGCCTGATTGTGGTGATGGTACTTATAAATTAATGAATGTTATAGATAAGTTTACACCAGAAGAAGTAGATGTTCTTAAAAATGCTTATATAGATCTCTTTAAAACAACTTATGCAATAAGAAACTTTAAAGGTGGGCAAGATAAATACCTTCCAGAAAATATAAAAACTTATGGACAACTACATGATTATGATCTAGAAATTTTTGAAATAGCTTATAATAAATTCATACAACAAAGGGATGAATTAAAAGTAAAAAATAATGAATCACACTTAGATAGAAATGATATTCCTGGAAGTTTACAACGACTTAAAAGAATACTTGAACTCTAAGAAGAAAATAAAAAGAGAGAAACCTATTAAGGCCTCTCTTTATTTTTTTTTTAATCTAGACTATTACTACTAAGTATGACTCTAGTAATCGCTTCATCATCTACATCTCTATCAATTCTTGGATAATGAATTACTTCTACTGCATAAAAGTACATAGTCCCTGAGTTTTTGTCTAATGACATGGATATAATATCTGCATATTCTTCTGCATTCTCCACATCATTTGTCATATTTTCTCTTACATACTCTGCAATGTTTCTGCTGAGTACTACCTTATCCCCTTTTCTTGGGATGTTTTCAAATTCTAGGGTGATGTGGATAAAACATTCTCCACTAATTCCCATAAATGAACAGTCTATTCTTTTCATAATTTCTTGTTTTTCTCAATAATAAGGCTTTGAAGGTAAAACTCTTATAGATGTAATAAAAATTAAAGAATATGAATGAAAACTATGTATTAGTAAGATGGCCAGAATCACAAGAATTTATGGAATGTGATTGGTTTAGAGATGAAGCAATTTTAGCTTTGGGACATGAAGATCAGACTGGAAGTAGTGCATATTTTATTCCAGAATCTAGAATCTTAACTAAAGAGTATGTTCAACAAAGAGTAGCAGAACTTTGTAGAGATTATGAAGTTACACCAGAAGAAGAGGATTATTCTAGTAAACAATGGTGTGATGAGGCTTTCCCATATGAAGGTGGAATGTCTTTAAAAGAATTAATTGTAGAAATTGCTCTATTAGTAAGAAAAAGATCAACTCTTCAAGACGATAAAAAATACGACGGAGAGATGTAAAAAAATTGAGAGGAACCTATTTGAATGGTATCCTCTCTTTATTTTTATCCTACTTTTCCAGTTCTAAATGCTCTGGACTTTAAAATTTTACAACCTTTCTCTCCATGATAAACAATTAAATCGAATTTATCAAGATCCGGTCCAGTAAAATTTGTATGACTCAGGTTCATCATAGACAAAGTTACTTCACCTGTCTTACAATGTAGGTCATCATCTCCTAAAATTAATGTGTTAAGTACAAATTTATTCATTTCCTGATTCTGATATTAGTAAATCTAGATTTTCTCTAATTGTTTTCTCTGGATGTGAACCTACTAATCGATTCTGAAGTACTCCATCTTTAAAGAATAGTAGTGTTGGAATGTTTCTTATACAAAATTCTGATGTAAGTTCTGCACATTCATCAACATCACATCCATAAATATTAACTTTTCCTTCATATTCGGTTGCTAATTTTTCAACAATTGGTTTAATTACTTGGCAACCACCACACCATTCAGCAGAATAGTCTACCATTACAAGTCCTTCATTAATCAGGTTTCTTTCACTGTCTTTTAATTCTTTCATAATTCTAATTTATATAATAAATCTAATTGTATTCTAGTCAATACAAATACTTTTGTTTCATTTTCTACCTCTCTACATATTAAGTCTTTTTTTGAACCTAACCTAATAAGAGGAGATGTACCTGTAGAGTCTATAATCTCTACTCCACCTGTACTAGTATCATGAGTTTCTAAAGTTACATTTCCAAGACCATCTATAAACGTAACTTTGCTCTTATCTGAAATCCAATCAGGTACAGATCCAACTCCATACTCCCAAACTTCTATGTATTCTGGATAAGCTGAGTTTCTTCCTGATTGTTTATATCTTTTAGTCATAATTTTCCAATATCTAAATCCTCTATATTATAATCTAAACAATCTATTCCATTTTTCTTAACTAATCCAGCAAAAAGATATCTAGGATCCGGATCAGTAAAAGTATCAATAAATTCTTTATCTACTTTTTCCAAGAATATTCCGATTGTTGTGTTTCTGAAATAAAGTACTGAAGAGTTAGATCCCCAAGTACAATATCTACAATCTATATAATCGGCAGGATCAGGAACATCTACTCTAGTCCATGGAAAAATAACAGACTTCAGAATATGTCTATGATAAAAATATAAATATTCATCAAAAATACATTTCCATTTCTTCTTTCTTTTTTCTTCAGACGGTGTATAGTAGAAGTTATATAGTTCTGTTGATGATAATCTACGAATCTTAAACACTGGCTTAATAATTCTAGACTGATTTATTTTTTCTAGGTTTTCAAAAAGTTTAGGTGTAGATTCTTGTAAATCCTGACATCTAGATATTGTTATTCCGATGTGCTTCCCAAATATTTCTTTATCATATTGTAGAGCCTTAAAAATAGTTCTCGGTAAATTTCCAGAACTATCTATAAAAGCACAAGCCTGATAAAGAGTTGTTATCTTTTCTTTACTAATCTTAGAATTGTCGAAATGGGAATCAGAGAATATGAATACTATATCACTAATCTCAGAAAGTTTACATAATCCAGTATGTATATTATCTGGAAGAGGATAGTAATCATAATCCATTAATATAATTGATATCATAAGATGACGTGGCTGATTAACTACGTACATCTCTTCTTTTGTTGGTTTCTTAATCATAAAATACTTGTCTAACTTTTTCCCAATCTACATAAGGTCTATCACTAAAATCTGGATTATATATAAGAGGACATCCAAGAGCAGCATCATCTATATAAAGATCTGCATGTACTTTTGGAGAACTAGTCCATCTTCTTTGTCCAGGATCTTGATTAACTCCATACAAAGGGATATCATTCTCTTTAAACCATTCAACTGCATCTTCAAGTTCTTTCCCTGATCTCATAGTATTAAGGATTAACTTATGACCTTTTTCTACTAGCTCTTTAAGAACAGGTACTGCACCAATATCCTTTCCGATTTTAGGATATTCATGAGTAACACAGGTTCCGTCAAAATCAATTCCAATTTTCATAACTTTTCTATTGTTTGTTCTTCAGTATTTAATATAAAACATTCTCTACAATCCAGACATGCAAATGTTTCTTTTATTCCTGGTGATGGTCCAAAAAATTCTTTAGCCAATTGAGTATGACCAAAAATCTGAAATACTCCTGAGAATGTATTATCAAATTCTCTTACATCCGACCATACACAAGATCCATATTTTCCATACCCTCCTCTAATACCAGAAACACACCATAAATAATCATATGCTAAAGATTGATTACCTAAGAGTTCATCTAAATTTTCACACTTACATAACTCTTTCATCCAATCTTCTACAACACCTGCATGAGAAAATAAATATCTATCTTCTTTATATAATAATTGAAATAGTTCTTTATTTTCTTCAAATATTTTTTTAATCTCAGGAGCATTTCTATCATCGTATCTACTACAAGGAAATATATTTTCTGATAAATCCATATAGTTAAGATCGTGATTCCCTATTAAAAGAATAACCTTTTCTGGGAATTTCTTCTTAAGATCTATTATTTCTTTCAATTCCTCTATAGCTTCTCTCGAAGAAATTCTTTCAAATGGATATGGGTCTAAATAATCTCCTAAGAATACAATTCGATCTACTTCATTAATCTTTTCTTTTGCTAACTTCCAGAATGTCCTACCATGAACATCTGGAACAATTATTATTTTACTCATCTCAATTAATTATTTTATTATTCAATAATAAGGAAAGAAGGTCTGTAAAAGAGTAAAATAAAGACCCTAAGGATTTTCTCCCTAAGGTCTTTTTATTATCTATTAGAGACATTTAGAATATCCACAATCAAGACATTTTATACAACCACCATCTCTAATTAGTTTTCCACCACAATCAGGGCATACTTCACCCTTTACTTCTTTTGTTTCAATATATTTACTTAAAACTCTACACATTGCAGAAGAAAAACTCGAAATATTATCATTTACTTTTTTAGCTGTTTTTATAATATATTCAATATCTACTCCATGACGAAGCAACATTGATGTATATAGTGTAGCAGCTTTCTCTTCAATATCTGTGGTTAAAACTTTGAGATCTGGAATTGTAACCTTATCAGATTCAAAAGAATATTTCATTTTTTTAATCTTAGTTATCTTTCCTTTGTGATTTGGAAAATTAACAGCCATTTCAGTAGGTCTAAATACAAAGATTTCGTAAGGTCTTGTTTCAATTAGACCAACTACAATAATAAACTGTTCACCCTTAACTTTAACTTGGTAATAGTCAGCTTCTAATTCTTTTGGGCGTTTAGGAGCTTTTCTAGTTTCAATAGTAGTAGGCCTTTCTTCTTTCTTACTCAAACCTGTTAATACACCTTCTCTACATCCATCTCTATAGATGGTTATTCCTTTCAATCCCTCTTTCCAAGATTCGATGTAGATATTTGCGATTTCTTCTTCTGTAGTTTTATTATCTAAATTTACAGTACTAGAAATACTATGTGTAATATACTTCTGAACTATTCCCTGAAGTTTGACTCTTTGATGCCAATCAATCTCAGGTGCTGTGGAACCATAATACGGACTTTCTTTAAATGCTTCTTCCCATTCTTTAATTGTCCATTCATCATTTAATTCTTTTTCTGTTTTTCCATACTTCATAGAAGCCCATTCCATAAGTCCTGGATGAACAACTACAAATAATGTATATTTTTCTCCCTTAATATCGGTATAATCTACTCTATCTCCAGGAGACATACATTTTCTTTTTCTTTGGTAATATGGCATAAAAATTGGTTCAATACCAGAAGAGCATCTAGCCATTAAACTAACTGTTCCTGTAGGAGCAACTGTTGAAAATGATAAATTACGTCTTCCATATTTACTCATCCTACTTGCTCTCTCTGGATAATTAATACGAATAAATTCATACCAATCATTATTGCCTTCTTTTGCAGTGTCATTTTCTCTTAAATGCCAATCTCTATAACCATCATAAATAGGGAATGTTCCTCTCTCAATTGCCATATCTATATCTGAATCAAGTTCCCCTAAGAAAATAATTTTCATAATTTGATCTACCATTTTTAAACCTTCATCAGAATCATATTTTAACCCTAACATAGCAATAGCATCAGCAAGAGAAGTGAATCCCAAACCTGCACGACGTCCTTGAATTGCAGTATTATTTATCTTATTCCACAATTCATATTCTAATTTATTTTCTTCATCTTTAACTACATCAATTATTTTAGAAACTGCTTCAATTTCTAGCTCAACTAAATCATCCGCTAGTCTCATTGCTTCATATGCAGTTTCATAAAGTAATTCTTCGTTTAGATGTGCTTTTTCTGTAAATGGTTCCTCAATAAAACTTTTCAAATTCAAATGAATAAGACGACAGCTATCATAAGGTCCCATAGGAATTTCACCGCAAGGATTAGTCGACACCATTTTAAAATTTGGATAAACTCCATCTGGTGAATAATTATGCATAGTACTTTCGAACATAATGCCCAAATATGTTTTCTTATATTATTTATATAAGTTCAGACTATATCTTCATTATTAAATTAATGTCATAATACATAGTCGTTGAAAATTATTTATAAGTTATAATCTTATACCCTTTATATTTTCCGGTTTTTATAATCCCTTCATTATTTCGAATATAACTAAATATACTAGACTTTTTTAATCCAATATAATTAATAAAATCCTGAAATCCTTTAGATCTATATACCATATTCCCTGATACATCTATCAATTCATATGTGTGACATTGTTTTTTAGGATCGAATAATCCAATATTAATAGCATGGATATTATTTTCCTTTCCAGTCACCCATTCAAGATTTTTAACATTATTATTTGATTTATTTCCATCTATATGATTAACGAAAGGTTTATTATCTGGATTCTGAATAAATGCCTCTGCTACTAACCTATGAACTCTTTTAGTAATCTTTATATTATTTACTTGAAGAGAAACATAAACATATCCATTCTTTTTATAATTCAGTTTTAAGTATTTCTTTCTTATTTTCGAATATACTTTTCCGTCATCACTGACACTATAATAATTTTCAAAACCTTTAATATCTCTTAACATATATTTTATAACTTATTATAATTCTGCTAGTTTTATACTAAATAGTTCTAGCAATTGCTTACGATTTTAAATATAATTTATATCTAAACTATATTAACCCCGTCGAGGTTCTGCCGTGTTCCAAGCACAGTGCATAAGGAGTTTCCAGAGTTTCATTGCATTTACTTTTTTTACATAAACTCTGGGATAATTTGGATCTTTTATTTCTACTAATTCTCCAATATTATAATCATCAAGATTAAGATCTTTTGTATCATAAGTTATTGGAAAGCGGAGTAAGTAATCTTTTTCACTCTCCATAGCTTTCATAAATTCATCAGTTACTTTTACACTAATATTAGCCCCTGTAACTTTTGTAAGATCTTGTTTCTTTGTAATAAATTCTTCAATATCTGGATGATTGATATTCATTGATAGCATAAGTGCTCCTCTACGACCATTTTGTGCTACTTCATTTGTAACATCTGAACATACATCCATAAAACTTGCTGCACCTGTTGAACTCCTAGCAGCATTTTTAACACTAGCTCCTTTAGGTCTAAGCTCTGATAAGTCATATCCTACTCCGCCACGTCTTTTCATAAGTTGCGCTTGTTCAGCTCTAGTACTCATGATATCTGCATAGGAATCACTTGGTGAACCTATAACAAAACAATTACTAAGACTAACTAATCCATCCGTTCCAGCACCAGACATTACAGAGCCTCCAGGAATTATATATTTATAATTTCGAAATAATTCCATGATTTTATCTTCTGTCAATGGCTCTCTAGAATACCCATACGTAGATAATTTTAAACTTGAATCAGAGTCTTTTTTCCAATCAAATTTCTCTTCTATCCTGGCAAATTCACGAGCTAGTCGTTTATGAGTATCTTCTGGTGTTTCTTCTCCTATTGCTGCATATTTGTTTTTCCATGTTGACGCAGCTAATTCATCTCCATTGAAGTAATTTAATACTTTATTTTCCATTTGTTATATTGTTTTTTGTTATTATTAAAATTTATTAGGATCAAATTCAAATCCCAAGTCATTTACATATTTTTCTGCATCTTTAATATTAATAACTTCATCAATTTTATTATACTTTTGTGTAAATTCAACATATGCATCTTGATGTTCCATATATTCTTGAACCCCTCCTGGAAATTCTTTTGCTCGGGTAGGTTCTCTAAGAATAACATCTCTAACAAAATCAAAATCTTTCTGAACTAATAATATTCTCCTTGGTGTATAGTACGAATTTTGCTCACATAAGATATCTTCTTCATGAACTACATCCTTAATCCATTTCGAATTTTCACCGATTTCTCTATTATTCTTGTAGTAATAATAAAGCATATCGGATACTCCCCTTTCTACTAAGAGGTTATTCACTCCAGGAGGCCAGTTATTTTTTATAGCATTCCTCAAGTTACAAAGATGAAGAATAGCATAATTTCGATCATCTTGCTGTGTTCCTAAGATATTTTCCCAACGTTTCCAAGGTTTAATATCAGACCACATAACATTATACAGTCCAGGGCATCTTGTTAATATTGATTCTATGGTTGTTGCTTTAAATGTACCAGAACATCCATAATACATAGTTATAAATCTAAACATAACGTAAATTTTCTTAAAAAATCTTTCTTTTCTCTTACAAATATTTTTCTTTCACTCTCAGGAACTTCTACATAACCTTCAGGAGTACAGTGTTTATACTCTTGATAGATAATACAGTTTTCCCATTCTCTTGTTTCTGGATTTTTCATTATCGCATTTTCTTGAAGTACTATATAATGATTCTTAGTACCTTCATATTCTACTATTTTTTCCATATTTACTATTTGTTTTAGAAATAAATTGGGAACCCACACAACACGAATCCCCTTTGCATAAATAAGGAAGTCACGGGTCGAGAGATCACTTTTCATCGATTTGGAGGAAAGATAAAAAAGAGACTGGATTTTCTCCAATCTCTTAATGTATAGTATATATTAACTTTCATATTTAAGAATATAATAACCTCTTATAGATTTCGCGCCGTACAATTTAGCTCCCGATCTGGATAGCTTTTGTGTTACGTGAAAATATGTGCTACCTCCTCCCGAACTAACTCTTACTTTCTTAGGTTGATTCGGCGCGGGAGTCACAAGGTCTTTTTTCTGATACCCTGGCGCTACTACATTCCAAGGTCCATTCTTAAATACATTATAGTAACCTTTATTATGATTTTCATTTTTGAATTCATAGACACCTGGAACTGGTACATTTAGTTCAGTTCTCTTGCCTTTCATCATATTCCCAACAAATTTACTGTCTGGGAGTGAATTATAAGCTTTATCTCTTCTTCGGTATATTGCATATCCTGCTGCAACACCAAGAGATAATACTGTTATGATTTTTAATCCAAAAATCAATCTATCTTTTGTTTTCTTTTTCATTCATTTATTATTTATTATCATTTATAAGGCTTTCAGGGTTCTCTTTTTCCTTCTCTTCGAGATATTCTATAACTCTCCAAAGAACATAATAAGTCAATACCGCTAAAGAAAATACTATTAAGATAGCAAGAGTAATCTTTATATTTTTTATTTCACTATTTAATGAAAAGAAAGCAACTAAATCAACTGGAATTAAATAAAATAATATTGTTGCTTTTATTTCTTCTCTTACGATTTCTCTAATTTTCTTTTTCATAATTTTCTATTTAAATTTTAGTTTTACATAAATAAGGTTGTCAATCCCTTATATTTGCAATGAAAATTTAATTTTATATATTATGGTAAATAGCGAAAATTTTATTATTCCAAAGAAAATTAACGTCGGATATCAAGAGAGATCTGACTGTTATACTAAAAAACTTGGATTCATTACTTACACAGACTCTTCGACAGGGATTTTGAAAAAAGAAAAATCTTGGAATTCTTGGAGAGATCATAAAATCAAAGATGATGAATTTGAGAATGTTCCGATGGAAGGTTTTATAGTGAATCGTTCTGTTGGTGGTGGAAAAGTAGGTTGGAATTATAGACAAGCTTATTGTAGAATTTGGGATCCAAGGGGGTTTGAGATTGAAATAGGAATTGATAATTTCTTATGGATATTAGATTATTGTGATAGCTTGGCTGGAAAGAAAATAATCGGAAAATGTGTTTATTCTTGGATAGGGACAGAATTAGTTCTCCTTCCGATTAATACAGAAGAATATAGAATTTCTTCTGAGATAATGAAGAAACGAGAAGTAATAACAAAAGATCTTAAACCCGCCGAACTTAAACCTGGATCTTTATACAAACTTAAAAAACTACCTTGGAAATATTCAGGAATTTCTAAAAACTATGAAGAAAGGAAAGCAATATTTATTGGAGAAGCTAAGTTTGGAAAAGAACTAGGGAAGAAATATGAAACTAAACTTTTATTTTATGATCCAGGGAGTATAGAAAAAGAGGATTTTGTATTCACTGAAAGTATTAAAAGTGTAGAATTCGAAGTTTGTCCTAGGGTATTATCAGATGGAGAGATTAAAGAAATCATGGATCGTTTTGAAATGACAGCTTATTCTTGGAAATTCTGGAATAGCCCTATAGGATTTATTGAAGAATTTTATCGTCAAGATTCAGCCTTAGAGAGTCGATTAAAGAATGATCATGAAGCTGCTGAGAAGAAATGTCATGTTTATATAGATGATCTTGGAAAAACTATTAATTTCTATAAATCATATATTCAATACTACAATGATAATTCAGGATATACCTATAGTAGTTATATCAGGACAAAGAATATTTCAGACAAATATTTATCTTATAAGTTTGATTTTTCTGGTGGTAATATAAAAGTTTCTGAAAAAATTTTAGACTTGGGAAAAATCTTTAATGAATATTGGAATTATTATGGATTTAGAACAGTTCCATTGAATAAAACAGTATATCCAGAAGCTACAGAAGAAGATTGGATTAATTTAGGTGAGAATTTAAAAAATTCGGAAGAAATTCCTAAGACTTATATATTTTATAAGACAATATCTGGATATTATTCAGAATCCCTTCAAAAAGTTCTTTCTCAAGAAGCAATAACCTCTGGAAAGTCCTTAGTTAGATCAGATCTTATTATTTATCTTCCTATTAAAAAATGAAAAAACCAAAACTATATTGTTACAGTCATACAGAATTTGATATGATGTGCAGTTCTTGTGGGTGGAATGATGATAATCTTCCGGGTAATAGTTGTTTTATATCTATCATTGGGACTCCTGAATGTCAAAAATATTATTTAGAAGAGGATGAATTACATTGGTTTAAGAAAGATAATCCCTCGGTTGTATTAAATCTAGAGTTTGATGATATACCTTCTCAAGAAATAGAATGGAAAGGTCATAAATTTTTAGGAATAACTCAAGAACAGGCAGCCGAAGTAGTAGATTTTATAGAGTCGAATCTAGGAAAAGACATATATGTTCATTGTAAAGCTGGAAAATCAAGATCTCAGGGAGTAGTTAGATTTATTCTTGATATGTACCCTGAGATTTATGATGAATCTTGTACTCGGCCGGAAAATAAATGTGTCTCCCCTAATATATATGTAGTTGGAGAACTTAAACGGGCTTATTATAAAAAACATGAATTATATGAAACAGATAATTAAAAACGTTAGAGATTGTTATAACCATATCCCCTATACTTGGAAACATTGGATTGCATTTATGAAAACAGAGAAAAAACTTCTTGGATATCATTCACACTGGTTTCATGATTGGGATAAATTGATACTATTTATATTCTTTCCATTCCTAGGCGAAAGAATTATAAATCAATTTCATCAGAGGATAAATAAACACCATCCTACATATACTACCGGAAAGGATTGGATAAAACAATTAAAATCTCCAAGAGAAATAGATTGGGTAGAAGCTGTAATTGATTGGGAATGTGCAAGAATAACAAAACCTGACAAACCACTCAATGCTAGACAAACTCTCGAGAAATATTATCCACAGTATAAAGAATTCGTTGAACCAATCTTAAAAGAACTTGATTTATGATAGCGTTTTATATTGGAATTATAGTATTAATAATATTATACTATATTATAAAACCTGATATTGATGCAAAAGGTTTTATAATAGGAACTTCTCAGTATACCCCAGAGAGAATAATAAAAATAGAAAAAATATTTCTCTCTGATCCAGGTACTAGAAAAACAGAGAGAAATTGGGATAGAAGTATTATTTTAGTAAAACCGATAGATGATAGTAAAGAAGGTAAATGGAAGAAAGATGATATTCTAATCTTCAGAAAATATATCGGACAGTCGATAAAAAAGAAATACATTATCCTACAAAATCGAAGAAAAGAAAAGAGAATAGCTTATTGTACAGCGGAATCCCCTGGTTTTCCTCCGATTTTTGATGGCTCAGAGACTTTAATAGAATACGAAATTATTGGAGTTTTAGAGTCATTCTATACACCCCAAAAGCCTTATAATTGAAGAAAAATATAGTTTTTTATAAACGGTGTTAATTTTTATGAAAACCTACTTGTTCGTGATGAATGGGTAGGTTTATTTTTCTTCTAAAAAAAGAATAATAAAAAAGGAGCGTAAAAGCTCCTTTAATTTTTTTTTAAAACTTATTTAATATTTTTTCATACCAATTCTTATCTTCTTCAAGTTTAGATGATACATACTTATCAGTTAGTTTATTTCCGTACTTAATAACAAAATCTCTAAACTCATCAGAATTCATAGATCCATTTTCTCCAAGATATAATGCAACTACTTTTAGTAATTTTCTCTCCTCTTTAAGAATATTCACTACATCTTGTCTAAGCTCTGAAAATCTAAGAGCTACCATATCTCTTAGGTATCCACTGCTAGCTTTATAAGGATGTTTGACAAATAAACCTTCATTATCTAAAAATCCAGAAGGTATACCACTCGAATTTTCTTCTGTTAGATGATTTGTATATGAGTAAGGTTCAAAATACCCACATCTGTAAGCCATCTCAGAGAAAAAATCCCATGCGTTTTCAATATCACTTCCAGAACCCATTAAACACTTTTCTGGATATTTTCCATAAACTAACTTCTCAGCTTCATAACCAGCAAGACATATTCTAACATCTGAATCAACATCTTCTCGACTATCAATTTCTCCTTCTTTTTTTGGATCATAAGTATTACAAAATCCTCCATCTCCTGTAGAAACAGAAACTATATTAACAGGATAAATTCCAGTTTCATACAAAGCTACTATCGCATGTCCAGCTTCATGTACAGAATTTATAAATCTTGTTAACCTTCTCTCCGGATTTCTTAATTCCCCAAGTTGTAAAGGAATTTCTATATCTACTACTTTTTCTGGTTTGCCGAAGATAATACTTAGTGACGTTTTATCTATTTTTAATTTCTTTTCTGTGAGATCTGTTTCTCTAGTAAGAGTTATCGTCACTTCTTTGTCTTCGGCAGTACGATTGATTAGAATATCACTTAGAAGAGGAGTTAATAAAGTTCCGATAGTAGTATAAATAGGTCTTACACCTTGTACAGGAAACACCCCCTCTGAATACATAAGATCAACTATATTTTCAGCATAATTAATCTTTATTCCTTCAGTTTCTAAAAATTTATCTGCTATTCTAGATAATTCTTTTTTAATAATCTTAATAAAATGTTCTTTCTTTAATGTTGGATATTTTATTAAATTATTTCCAAGTCTAGCTATTTGTTCTGCTCTGAATCTTTGTTTGAGAGCCTCTTTAATATCTGAAATTGATACTTTACTTGTTTTATCATAGAAAGTATCTGCATCCATATCAGGATCTAAATCGGATTCTACTTTAAAGGCTTCATCTAAGTTTCCAAGAATAAATACTAATGATCTTGAACAATCTAATTCTTTTGGTTTAGTAATTATTCTAGCTGCATCCTCTAGAATTTTACTATATTCAATTAAAGTAGTAACATTGTTCAACTCAATTATCATTTCAAATCCAAGTCTAGCTTTAAAAGAATTTAATCTTTTTACCATAGTTCGTAGATTATCTTCTCCAATTAAGCTAAGTGGTTTAAAAATATCATCTTCTTCATCTTCTCTATCACTACTTCTTACTTTCGGAGCATAAGAATTTTTTTCACCTCCTAGAAGACTACTAACATCTCTTCCATAGTAAAATAATCCTAAATTCTCAAGAACTATCTTAACTTCTTCACGGTCCAGTACTTTCCCATTATCTACGTGTATATCAGGATATTCTTTTGCAAATTCAGAAAAATCTTCTACGAAGTTACTAAAACGAGAAATATCATATCTATATTCAGAAACACTAACCTTTCCACTATCAATAATAGTCCAGATAGGTCGAAGAGGTGATTTAAGAAGTTCATGACCGTTCTCATCTAAAGTTCTTGCATACTGAAATTCATCAAATACAAATACTGCATTTCCGAACTTTTCATACCCTGAAGAGATCGAATCGCAGTCGTCATCACAATCAAAAACTTCTTCAATTTTATCTGCAATACTTCCTGAAGATGATTCATTTGCTTCAAGTCCACAATCAAAGAATACTGTTTTCCCCGATAATCCTAAGAGAGATGTTAATCGTCTAACTACACTTGTTTTTCCAGTTCCAGTTAATCCCCACAATGAAATAACAACTGGTCTCTCTATTATTTCTGGAGTTATGTACCAAGGAATTATAGACTTTTTTATACTATCTATAATATCATCTAATCCTACAAACTCTGATTTCAATATTGCTACAGCTTCATCTAATTTCTCTTGACGAAGCTCTTTTGTTTTAGGAATTGTCAGATTTTCTAAATTCTTTTTCATATTCTAAGTTTTATATAATTTACATGTATAAGGATTAGAGGTTGAAAGAGGAGAAAAATAAAGAAAGGGATTATATTTCCCTTTCTATAGTTGCTTATTAGTATTCAGGTATTACTTTAACTCCTTTTCTATTACTAATATTAGGAGTGGTAATATTATAGAACATTGTGCTTCTGTTCATCTTTTTGTAATACCTGCCCCAGTATCCATATTCTCTTATTAATATTTCCATTTCTCTTCTATTCTTTGGAGCTTTAGATAACCAATTATAATTTACTATATTAGTTATCAATCTCCAAGCAAAGGATTGGAAAAATTCATCTGGCTTTTTAATATCTGGGTCTTTTAAACAATCATCCAGAATATCTACAATAATTTCCTTAATAGGCTCAACATCATTCACGATTTTTGTTCTACTTGAATCCAAAGATAACTGGGATCTTTTTTCTTCTCCTTTCCTTTCATTTTCCTTACCAGTTTTCTCACTAGATTTCAAGGACTCACTTGGACAGATTCCTATTATCCACCCAAGGACTTCTGTTAAACTCTTGAGTCTCATAGTTCAAATCCTTTTTAAGTAGTTAAACAATTTATATATAGAATATAGATATACTATAATAATTGCTGATAATCTTGATAAAATTTCTATATTATTAAATTCAGGTACATATTTTATAAATAATGCCAATCCAATAAAACTTCCTAAGATTGGTGATATATACTTACAAAATAATAATCCTGTATTGAATAATTTAACTACCCAAAGAAAATTTTCATTCTTTATTCCCCATAGTTTTCCTAGATTAAACATCACATCTTGACCATACTTATAAGTCCAGAGCATTTTTTCTATTCCTAATAAAAATGCTCCAATAAAACAAGATACCATGTATATTCCTAGGTGTGTCATATTTCCTGGGGAGGTAACTTTGAACACGTAAATTAAGTAGATACATAAAAAGTAATAAGCAATACTTCTTATACTAAATGTTAATTCAAATTTTTCATTTAATTTATTTTTCTTTGTCATAATTCTTTTGTTATTGTCTTAAGGTTTTTCTGACACTATAGATAATAAATCATAGTGGCACCCTACTCCGAGAGAAAGCATAACATATAGGAACGCTCATCTCTCATTGCTACATTTAGTTTCACAACTTTAGTGCTAGTTGTCTTCTACACCGCGAAGAGGTAGTAGTTTCGTAGAAGAAAAATACTAGGGATATATAAAATCAAACTCTAAATTATATATTATATTTAGTTAATAAATTTTTGCTATTCTATCATAAATACATATATGCGCACTAACGTATTTAATTAAAAATTTATTAAAGTCTATTTGATTTTATATTCCCTAGTGAACTTTACCTGTTTACCTCGAGAAGATTATACTTCTCGATCTTGATACTCTGGAAATTGTTACAGTGATCAATTAATTTATACTCATAATTATAATTAGAAGTAACTAATAACATAAGCCAGTTATATCCAAATAAAATTCAATTATTTATTATTATATTAATAAGTAGTCTCCGATCAGTACCATATTTTCATCTGATCTTTACTACATATATAAGAATTTGAAGGTTTCTGAGATATCTTATTTTTTATTCATCTAATCTTTCTTGCTTAGACTTCTTAGATATCTCTTCCTCATCCAAATCTCCATAAACTTCAGGAAGCCATCTTTTAAGAATACCAGGAATTAAGTCATTTCTTACAATATCTTCAAGACCAAACTCAACAATCCCTATTTCATCCATATCTGATAACTTTTCTATAGCATATTGTAAGCCTTTTTGATTTTTTCCTGATTTTAAAGAAATAGAATCGAGTTGTAGCTCATCAGAATTAAAGATATAACGAGAGTTAGTACCTATTCTAGTTAATATTTTAAGAAAAGTATCCCTCCCGAAGTTTTGAGCTTCCGACACAATTACAATTGCATTATCAATATTATTTCCACGTAAGAATTGACTACTTTTCACTTCTATTTTACCAGCATCTACTAATTTTTGAACAACTTCCTTTCCATTTTTTCCAGAAGCATTAAATATTTTTTCCATTGTATAGAAATCTGCTTCTTTGTACGGCTCAAGTTTTTGTTGAAGATCGCCTTTTAAATATCCAATATTTTCATCAGGATTTGTAGCTACTGGATATATGAATATTATTTTTTCATATCCATTATCAGCACTATTCTTAAGTAGATCGAGGGCAGCATAAACTGAAACATATGATTTCCCAGACAGTGTTATTACTAATTATTATAGTAAACTAGAATATAATTTCAAGATATTTTATTATCTTGGTAAGTCTTTATTCGTTACATCAAAGATTACTTAGATAAATCTAAGATCCTTGACTCGGTATTGGGATTATCCTTTCACCGAATTTACTTACTAATAATCTAAAGAATTACTCCTCTAGACGGCCCTATATTGACCTGCTGGCCCTTTAACTATTGTAATTTCGTGATCATAAATAGATTTAAGAAATTCTTTTTGATGCTTAGTTTTGCATTTAAAATTAATTTTAAAATTCAAGATACTATCTCTTTCTTTTCGAATTAGATCAAGTTCTTCATCTACACTTGATTTAGTAACAGCTTTCTTTTTAGCCATAGAGTTTAATTATTTTTTATTAATACCAACACTAGATATCTCGGATACAACCTGACATCTAGAATATTTAAAGTCTTCTAGGTTATAGGAATCTGTATATGACATTGCTGATCTAAGGTAGGAATCCATGTTTTTTGCCCACCCTGCTAATGTATATTCAATTTCTAAGACCACGCTTTTTCCTTCTGAAGTTTTTAATTTTTCTCTGTCTACAGTTTCTATTGATTTTCCTAAGATTTCTGCTTGTGCTCGTTTAGTTGACATTCCATAATACTCTCGATAAAACTTTTCTCCTCTGGTTATATCTACACTTTCTGGAAGAGATTCGTAATATTCGCCGTAATATTCTCTTAGCACTGGACCGGCCGCCTCTAATGCCTTTCCAAACGTACTTCCCATCATAACATAATCTGCTCCAAGTGCTAAACATTTAATCACGGCCGAAAAAGTGCTAATTCCTCCATCGGCGATAATTTTAGTATTTCCTGAACATTCTCTCTTAACCTGAAAAGTATCATTAATTAAAGAACCCATAGGATAATGAATACCAGTCTGAGTAGAAGTAATACAACCAGCTCCACCACCTATACCTACTCTAAGATAATCAAATCCAGCTTTATCATATAACTTATAGGTCTCGGGATTAGCTATATTTCCACCCATGATTTTTATTGAGAATCCATATAATTCCTTAAGAGCCCGACCAAGTTCTATCTGACTTTTCATATGTCCATTAGCTATATCAATTAAAACATATAATTCAGATCCTGTACTTTGTTGGTGTTGTTCTATAAAATTTTCTTCAATCTCTTTCATAGAAAAAGCACAAAAAACTTCAGAACATAATTTAAGTCTTTCAGAGAGAGGTATATTTCTAGGGATAATACATGAAATTAGATTATCATGGAAAGTCTTATAATTTTCAGGACTAACCACAGATGCCATAGGTGCTGCAATAACTGGAAGGAATTCACTATCTTTCTTACCATCTATTCTAGGAACCCATGGAATACATTGAGATCTACTATTTATTTTTGTTACTACTTCTGGAATGATTGTTATCTCTTCAAGTGAATACAAAATAGTTGGTTTATTTTCTAACATAATTTTTATATAATTTGGTTTCACATATAAAGCAATTAAGGTATGAGGAGAGCAAAAAGTAAATAACCTTAAGGAAATTTCTCTTCCCTAAGGTTTATCTTATATTACTTCTTTATCTCAATGTCCCAAGAAATAAATAAATATGTACTATTCTTAAATTCTGGAACTCTTTCTTTGTCAAGATAAAAAGTTTTAAATCCTTTTTCTGTATAGTGAGTTTTTATTAAGTCGTAAAGATCTCTCTGATCATCTGGAACAATCAATGCTAGTAATCTTTCTTTATGACTGAATTGAAGTTTACTTGTTATTTGTCCTTCAATCTCCTCGATCTTTTTCTTAGCAATCTCTTCTAAGCTTGAATATCCTTGAAGATTAAATCTACTAATAATATTAGCCTGATCTGCTGTTAATTCTTTCTTTTTTCCGATTGTCATAATTTTTTCTTTAAGTCTTAATAAACTTTTAATCATCCTCACACTATCTTCATCTTGTTTTTCTAGTACTTTACTTACCGTTATTTCTTTCATAACTTTTAAGTTTTATTTGTTTTTACACCTATAAGGAATTCAATGGTTCTTAAGATTCTTATATATGATAATAAAATAAATGATTATGCAAAAATTTATAATTAGTAAAGAAGGAGAATTAATTTTAGGTAATGTAGAATTTCACTTTGAATTACTTGGAAAAAATTATTCTATTGGATGTTGGGGAGGAGGTTTTTGGAGAGTTGATAAAGAATCTAAAACTTTAATCCTTGCCGGAAAATCAACAGACTTCGGACCTCCTAAGTGGGAATACTTCAAAGAACCTCCTGTAGGGTATGAAGATTATAAAATTACATATGAAGGAAAAGAAGTAATGATCTCTAAAAAAGAAGATCCAGTAGATAATTATACTAAACATGTAGATAATAAAATATTGGAGGAACTTAAGAAACAAAAATCTTATGATCCGACAAAAGGTTTATTTAATAATTTCAAATTTAATGATGGTTATGAAGTCAAAGCAAAAAATAAAAAAGACGCCACTAGAAAACATAACGCTTGGAAAAGAAGAAATAAAAAAGCCGAGAACTAAACAAGAACGTCTAGAGGCAGGAGAAACATTTGTAACTTCTGAAAAAGGAAATTCAATGACTCCTCTTATTATGTCTGGTCAAAAACATGTCTTAGAACCTGTCTCTGGAATAGATTCAATAAAAGTTGGAGATATAGTTTATTGTAAAGTTCATGGAAGATTTTTTACACATCTAGTTAAAACAATAGATCCAGTTAAAGGTGCTCAGATAGGAAATAATCACGGACATATAAATGGTTGGACTAAAAATATTTACGGAAAAGTAATAAAAGTTTTAAAATCAGATGAGAAATGGGAAAAATAACCAAAGAATCTATTAAGAAATTTTTAGATTACTTAACCGAAAATTCAGATTCAGGAGTTAGAATAACAGAAGGTTCAACGAATGAAATATATATAATTCATTTTCTTGGAGCAGCTATTGAACAGATTATCTTATATGAAAAATTCTATGGAGTAGAGTTAACATTTATTACTTTAGAAGATAAATCTGTATATACTCAACACAAACAGGTTACAAATCAAGAATCCCTAGAAAAAGAAGTGTTATGTTGGATTCTAGAAACTACTGAAAAAGTAAAACAAAGAAAACGCTTGAAAACCTTATATGTGAATGTAAAATAGAAACACAACAAATTTTTAAACTCATGAATTATATAGGTTCTGGTCTGTGAAGATCGGAACTTATTTTTTCTTGTGAATAAAAAAGAAAGGCCAGGATTAATTTCCTAGTCTTTCTCTTATTTTTATTTATTCAATTCTAATAATGATTTTTGAACAATATAATTATTTTTGGTTAGATCTTTTACATCATATAGTAAATCTTCTAAAGGAATATCTATGAATTGTAAAGCTTTTGGATTAGATTCATAAGCATTATGTACTTCATATTTAGATTGTTTTTTATCAACAAAGTCATCATAACCCGAATATCCATCAAAGTTATTTCTATTAAGTAATATAAAATTTTTAGTAAGTTTTTTACAAATACTTAATGGAAATTTAGCAAGGATTAATTCAGCAACTGTAATTACTTTATCATCTCCTACTAGATTATCCCAAGATTTATTATAATCGAATATATTTACATCTAATGAATTCTCTAGTCTAAAAGCTCCTTTATAGACTTTTATTAGTTTACATACTTTTAATGAATACTTAGATCGAACTACTTTAAATATCATAAGATAGTAATTAACCTAGAGAACATTTTTTCAATTCCAGCAAGATCGAGAAGTAATGGATAAGTTTTATTCACTACCTTCTGTCTTTTCCATTGAATTAGTGGTATCTCTGGAGATTCAGATGTATATAAGTCAAGTCTTTTCTGACCTGGAATATATACTAAACATCCAAAAATACTTCTTTTATTTTTCACCAACAAGGCGAGCTTATAAATTGCTTGACCTTGTGCTATACTTAAAAGAATCTGATCTGCTCCAAGTCCCCAAAGAAGTCTTGCATTATTATAAAGAGTTCGTAGAGGTATCATTTCTTTCGGATCCCCTGTTTTAAAAAAGTCCGTAGGATTCTTTACATCTGCAAACTCTAACATATTATATGTTATATCCTGTAACATAAGTATTAGTATTATTGGGATTTATATTAGTTGATATTCCTGATGCAGAAGATACAACATAATCTGAAGAACATGTAGATGTAGTTGTCTGATGAGAATATGGAACGAATGGGTTAGCTAAAGAACTATCATACCATATTATTCCAGAATCTGTCATAATTGGATTAATTGTCCACTTTCTATTTGCATCATTCAGTTCTTCCATAAGTTTTTGTAATATTTCGTTGTCTATGTTAATATAGTTTCCAGCATTATAAATATCTTTAATCTTATCTATAATTTCTTCTGGCATCGTAAAATATACCTCAGGACATTCGGGAGAAACTATAACTAAATAATCTCCTATATTTTGAATAATACCTATCCTAAATTCTTCTACCCAAGCAATGGATTCAGTTTTAAAAATCTTTATTCCACTAGAAATTAAAGTACCATATTTTGGAGAAAACTGAAATGTTCCTAAAACTCTATATCCAGAAAAATCACTAAACCCATTAAATATTTCCTCTTTTAGAAAATATTCTTTTAATTTTTCTTCACTCATCATATTTTAAATTATTTTATTGTGATATTTGTAACTCCTGAGTCATTTAATTCAAGTCTACAAGTTTTATTATTAAATGAAGTAATAGATTCCATATGACTAGAGATCATAATACATCCAATGTTCATACTACTAATCATATCTATACAGTTATCATGATTTTCTGGATCTAAGTGCTTCAAAAATTCATCCATAATAAGCAGTCCCATTCTAGTTACTATCTTACTAAGAAAGTTGATATCTAAAACTGTTTGTTGACCTGAACTACATGCATCATAAGAGACATAATTTCCATTATTATTAAACCTACTAGTAAGGTCAAGATGATCCTTCTTTCTGAAATTATATGTATCTACTGAATATTTAACTTGATTATCTGTAAATTGTTCAGCTAATCTTGTCATAATTTCTTCATAAATCTTTCCTGTAGGTCCTGTAAGCTTAATATACTCTTTAAGATCTACTAAAGCATTCTGAATTAATCCTAACTCAGATTGTGCCTTTAAGATATTTGCTTCTTCTACAGCTCTATCTTGGATTAATCTTTCATGATCCGTCCAAGCTTTTATTCCAGAATCGATCGAACTCATAATTTCCATAAAGTTATCAGGAAGTTCTACTTTTTCTGGTGTTCCTAAGTTATTTAATTGAGTCTTATAATTTTCTAAGAGAACTTCTGTATTTTCTATATCTTTAGCTGTCTTAGTAATTTTTTGTTTCTCAGACATCAACATAAATATTTGATTCCCCAAGGTCTTAACTTTTTCAGAGGCAATTGAAATTAATGAATCAGCCTGTTGTTTTTTTCCAGACATTCCTCTAAGTTCATCGCCGATTTTTATAGCCTCGGATCTAAGTTCTTCAAGTTTTCCTAGGATTTCTTGTTTATGACGGTCTAGAGATTCTGTATTTTTCAAAGCCTGACCACAACTAGGACACACTTTACTTTTTTCGAGGCGTTCTAATTCGGCGGTTGTTTTCTTTCCTTCTGCACATACCTGATTATATCTATCCAACTTTAAAGAATATTCAGATTCTATTGTTCGAAGTTGTGATATTTCTTGATTTTTATTATCTACCTCGGCCTGAAGATATGCAATCTCTGAATCTATCTCTTGAAGATGTCTGTAAGTAGATTGTTCTTTAATTAATCTCTCCAAAGTTTCAACATAAAGAGAAACTTGTGCTTGAAGTTTTCCAGAATCAGCTAAGTAACTCATCCATTCTTTATTTTTTCTTTGTAATTCTAAGCCTTCCGATCTTAGTTGAGTGAGTTCTGTTTTTGTTTGTCCTGGAAGTTGAATATTAGAAAGATTAGTATCTATATATCTTAAGATTTCTTCTGACTTTTTAATTGCTTCATTCCATACACTTGAGGATTTAGTAACTTGATCTAAAAGAATTCCAGCTTCTTTATTATAAGCATCAATTCTATCCATTTTATAGAACTTACTAATTATCTCTGACTTTCTTTCAGGGGTAATATTTCCAATTAATTTATGATGGTCTGAATCAAATAAGAAAATATCCATATATCCAATAAATGGAAATCTACGATACATATCTTCTTCGAATTCTTTCTTATTATTATACTTAAGAGGTTCATCATCAATCCAGCATCCATATTTTTTATTACCTCTCTGAATCTTACACTTCTTTCCTTGATACATAAATTCTACTGCTAAGATACACTCTTTTTCTCCGAACTGTAAATAATCCTTAATATTTCTACACTCTAAGAAAGCATATTTAAGAGCACTAAGCAAAGAACTTTTTCCAGAACCATTTTTTCCAGTTATCAAGATCTTATCACCATCCTCAAAGTAAATATCAGCTTCGTCTATACTTCTCCAATTTTTACAATATAATCTAAGAAGAGTAAATCCAAAATCAACTTCTTCAGAATCTACATCTTTAAGATTTCGAAGAACTTCAGAATGAATTCCTTGAAGATTGTTTTCTATTATAATATTATCAATCAAGTTTCCAATTTCTTCCCATGCTGGAATTTTAATATCTCTTACTCCTCCAGCAATACTTAAGTTTTCTGGTTTATACACACTCCAAGTTCCAGTTCCTTGATTCCAACCTTCATCTTCTCTGATAGGTGTATAAACAAACTTCATAAGGTTATCGTCTGGATTTAGATCTACCCATTTAAATTGTTTAGATACACAATCATATACAACTCCGGTTGATTTATCATAGTCAGACATTTTACATTTCTGTGGAATACCTATACTAACATATTTCCCAATCTGAGCTGGTCTATGAATATCACCACAAATAGCTAATCCAAATTTAGACTCATCCAGAACTTGAGATTGTATTTTATCTGATCCACCATAATTAATAGTAGCATGTGTAAATAAAACATCTACTTGTCCTGAAATCCATGAAAGATCAAATTCAGGTCTCCAGTTACTAAATGCTATTCTAGAATTATCAATTACTAACTCTTTCTGATCAGCATAATATAGATTAGGGGGTAACATCACAGCAAGACATGAATCAATAAGTTCAGAATCTACTGACTTATTATCTTGATCATGATTCCCCCAAATTATATATCCCTCTTTAAAGAAACTCATTAAAGTATCAAGGAATAATTTAACTTCTGCTTGAACATAGGGTCGGAGAACTGATTTTTCGATAACATCTCCTGCGATCACAACTCTTTCAGCTCCTTCAATTGTAGCAGCTTTTATAATATTTTGTGCTACTGTTCTTGCTTGAGTTAAACGTTGTTTATCGTAGGAATTTCTTTGTGGATAATCAAAAATATGAATATCCGAAATTGCTAATATTTTACTCATCTCTTCAAAAATAATTAGTCATTATATATTCTACAACAAATTCACTATTTACATAAAACTGATAACTCTTATAACAACCATATTGGTAAATAATATCCCAATAGTCATTATTAATCTTATAACCAATAAAACTTTGAATATTAAATCTATTTTCAAATAATGTTGCTTTGAGTTCATCAGATTCTGAACTATGACACTTGATATCAATCGAAATAACTAAGTGATTTTTTAATCTAGTAAATGTAATATTAGATGGTAACTTAAATGAACCAGTATATTTTGCTAATATTACTTCTGTATCTCTACTATCTATAAACAACAAACTATAATGAGGTTTTAATTCTATCATTAGTTTTATATAGTTTTCATTATATTTTGGTAATTATTCACTAGATATTGTAAAGCTGCCATAGAGTGTTTACAAAGTAGAGTTGTCGGCGTTTTATCTTTGGGCGCTTGAGTTAATGCTGGACCAAGTTTTATTTTTATACGATCCGACAAAAACAGCGTATTATTCTTGCCCAAAAGATACGCCGATCTAAATTGAAAATCTTTACACTCACAATAAACTTTACATTTCGAATTCTTCCATCCACGTATATCATAGTCAGGGGAAGTTTGAATTATGACGTTATAAGTACTACCTGTTTTAGACGTTACTTCAAATTTAAAAACTAAGTAATAAATCTTAAGTACAGTCTTCCCAAAAAATACAGATCTTAGTTTATCCATGATCGACTCTTCTTTGAGAACATGATATACTTTTGTCAATCTCACTACACATTCAGAAGCTCTATCTTTTCTTCCTTTATCAATGTTCATAATTTCTTGGATTGAGAGTTGTTTTCCAGTCAATTTTCCAAGAATTCCTCCTAATAATCCTGCCATAATTCTTTTTTAACTTATTGTATTAGGATCTGTTACTGGAGAAATTTTACCATTAAGAGTTAAGATTGAACCTATATCTTTAAGTAATATCCCTCCAAAAACCGGCTCCCCTGAACTATCTCCAAGGTAACTATAAACCGGTTCTGCTTGTGATGATGTTAAAACTTGGCCTTCCTTAAATATTCGGCCAGTTCTTTCATCATAGCTATATTTTATTCCACGTAGGGTTACAATGTCTTTCATTTTTTTTACTCACAATATAATTTTTGATCTAATCTCCCAATGAACTCTGAATAATAACTATCTGAAATTCCTGGGATATTATGAGTTCTACAAAACATTCTAAATTCAGAAACATCTCCAAGGGAACCACATACTGGAAGATAGTTATTAATCATATCCCTAGCTTCATCAATCCCTGGGTAACTGAATATATCGAAAGTTTTATATTGTTTTTCAAAAAGTTCTAGATCTGTTAAGTTCTCGTAATTTCCTGATAAAACCTCTAAGATTACTTTTTCAGACTTCATTCTAGGTTTTACAGTTTTTCTTAGATCATTATGTCCATACCCTAGACTATCTTTAAGGCTGAGATATTGATATAATCCGATTCCAGCATTTCTAATTGATTCTGGAATTGAATAATACATCTCATCATAGGTTATTATCCTAGGTTCTTCATTTTTTCCTGGGAGACGAAATAATTGAGTAGCTGGTGATAAACAATACATCCAATCTGAGTCTTTAGTAACAAAAAGACTAAGGAGATCTGTTTTTCCATAGAGCTCACAACTTAATAGATAAGCCCAATTATCAGCTTCCCAGCCACTTCTCCCAAGCATTCCGATTCCAAATCTAGGTAACTCAGAGATCATTGTATATTTAGCTGTCTGTTTTACTTGATTTTGATACAATTCCCATGCAGCTTTCTTTAGGTCGTCGGGAGAAACGGCCGGATCATTTTTCATACCCTCAAAAATCGTTTCATCCATATAATGCCTTGTGTCTTTATATTGTCCCCCTAAAAGATAAGATGTATAATAACCTCCTATAGATTCATCCCACTTATCATAAACTAGAATCACTTTCCTAGCACTAATACCATAATCCCTAAGAACTTTATTGATCGTCCATATACAGGTTCTGATTAATTCCCCGGCCGTATATTCTCCGATGTCTTTTCCTTTACTTATCACGAAGAGGGACCTTGTCAAAATTAGTGAAAAATCCAGGAAACAGTAGAAATATTGTTTATTATTCATTATTATTTCCAACTTTAAACAAATAAAGGTAGAGGAAATCTGTTAAAATCTCTTCTACCTTTTAGTTTTATTATTTTATACTATTCCTTTTCAGATCATTAAAAAGGCAAGTCACTGTCGTTATTACCTCCGAAGTTTGGTTTCTGGAAAGGTGCTTGTTGATTACCTTGTCCAAATCCTCCCCACTGTGGCTGTTGCCCACCACCAAATGGAGATCCTCCACCATTACCTGGATTTACAGGGCTGGCTGTTACGGGATCACTATGATACACGGGAGGAGTCTGAAAAACCTGATCGTTTTTACTCAGATCAACTTGAGGTGCAGAATTTCCACCTCCAGACAGAGAAGCTAACATCGGATCATTTGTCTGACGAAAACCACTTTTATCTGTCGGAACCTGTTTTGCAAGAACTTCATTATTAACTCTTGTAACAGCTTCTTTAAAATCTACACTTCCCTGAGATTTAGCGAGTCTGATGCTTGCCAAAATTTCTGACATATATTCAATAGACTCTTTAATCAAGGTCGCATTGAATAAACGTTTCTGACCAACAGGAGTATCGTTATCTCTATTAGCCTGCCAAGACATAAATGATTGCAATGGATCTGCAGCCAATTCCATATCTTCTTCTGAAATCTGAATTGACTTAAAATTCTCATTACCAACTTCATGTGTGGCAGTAATAGCAAATCCAGCTGCTCCGTCTTTCTTCTTTCCGATACTAAACATCAAGAATCCAGAACGTCCTGTAGCATCACGATTATAAACTTCTGAAATCCAGCTATTATCTCCACCTTTCATCAAAGATTTTTCTTGAATATTATCTTCAACTACTGATGTAAACATTTTAGCTGTCGCAACGAACAATGCCGTAAAATTCTGACGACTAGGGTTACGATTTTCATTCGGATCCCATTTATTAAGACAGAATGCATGGAAGATAGTATAATTCTTCAACCGGACTAAGTTTGTCGTTAATTCGTCGCGGTTATTCTTTGCATCCAGTTCTCGATAAAGTTCATCAAAGATCATATGCGCTTGTGATAATAATTCATCATCTGCGGCGGTCAATGAAGAAACTAATCTACCTGTCATATCTTTCATTACATAAGCACTTTTTGGTAGGAGCTTAATCCACGCATTATAAGTGTTTTCAGTTCCATCCGCCGCCATGTTTTTTCGAGGGATATTAATTTCACGAGTTCCGAATAAAGTAACAAACGGAAAGTCAGTTACTACACTATCCAACGGAAATACTTGATATCTACCAAAATTTCCGGGGAAGTTAAGATAAATTTTTTCTAATGATCTGTTTTTCTGCTCAAAATTGTTTTCTTTTGCTTTTGGTGCTTGCGCTGCCAATTTACTCAAAAAATCATCTACTCGATTTCCCATAATTTAAATAAAATAATAAATTAAAAATAAATGTTTGTTAAAATATAATATAAAATTTGTATATAATTCCGCGCAACACAATAATACGCGGATCTTTTTTTTTTGAGATTATTTTATTCCTCTCACATCTATAAGATTCTTAGTGTTTCTGAGAGGAGTATTTTTACTTTCAATTATAAGAACCTCAAGGGGATGGAAGTACCTTTTTTTATTGATTAGAAAGAAAAAAAAATAAAAAGAGCAAACCTAATCACTCTTTTTATTAATCTAGTGTTTATTACTTATCTTCAAGTCCAAGAATCATACGATCATGTTTTCTTGCTTTTTCATAATCTACTATATCATTAGGTAATATAAAATCTCCTAGTGTTAATCCGTTTTCATCGATAATAATGGGCTTCACATTCCTCCTAAACCATCTCCTAGCTACTTTATCATCTTTTAATACTCTTTTAAGGATCTCTTCATAGTCCCAAAAAGTAGCAACCAGACTACATCTAGTTATTGGCATATCTTCGTATCTATCATAGCGAATATTACCTTTATCCCAATATACAGATATAATAACTTCATCTACATACTCGAAAAAAATTTTACTTCCCTTCTTATTTCTAAATTTGATTATCTTTCTCATATATATTAAATTATTTATAAAAATTTCCCTATAATAAAATTCTCATATCCTTTTATAGCTACAATACATCTAGCTATTCTATTACACTTTTCAATTTTCGAGAATTAATATAAAGTAGTATTTTATACATTTAGTGCTTCCATAATTGTATATTTTCATTATTTAATTTATTAATTAGTAGCTCATCAGTAATACTAGCCTGATTATATCTAGTTAAAAAGGGAAGTTCATCTAAATCCTCCGGAACATCCCCTAACCAATTATTTTCCAATGAAGGATTATCATTTTTATAATTTATCCCAGGGCAAAAATCATTTATAATATTTTCCCAAGACCTATTCATATAATCACACCAAGTAAAAGATCCAGAGATTATACCTAAAGATAATAAATAACTTTCTAAACTTTTTAATAATTCTGGATCCTTCTCTCGAAATTCCACCCAACAAATAATAAGTCTAAGAGCTATTACTGAATCTATTAAATAATTCTTCGAAAAAGGCATTAAATAAATTCCAGGTGTATATCTCCCTGTTGGATCATTAATAGCTCGAAATATATCAGAAATTTTAGTATATGAAATATAATCTAAACTATTATCATTACAAAATACAAAATCTATAATACTTCTTTTCCCTATTAGTTTTTTCATATAATTACTATTTTTTTTATAATTTCACTATTAAGGTTTATAGTATATGTATTTTTCATCTCTATCAGGTGTAACTCTTTTTATTCTAAATGTTTTGAGATTTTCAGATTTTTCAACACTAGGTCTTATAGGATTTTTACTTTCTGTAGATCTTGGAAATATTTCTGTATAATAATTTTTAACTCCATCAGTACATTCTATATCTAATTTAGTTGCTGTATCTATCTTTTTAGGTACTACTGCTTTATAATTCCACCATTTAGAATTTCTTTCTTTGTAAGGCTTAATACTAACTAAATTTTCTTTTAAATTGTATCTATCTCTTTGTGGATAATCAGTTCCCCAATACTCTATATCTCTGAATTTATGATCCCAACAATTTTCAAGAACAACTCTAGATTCATAATAAGTTCTTCCATTTTTTGTTATTTGTTTTGGTTTGTATATAGAATAATTAAATCTTAATTGTCCTGTTATTCTTTTACTATATACTAAATGTGGATAATTTCCTGTATATTCATTAAAATCTTCTAGACAATGAGTTTCTTCTTTAGTAGAATTATCTGGATCATCTTCATAAATATATCCATTCATTAAACTTTCTTCTAAACGATCTACAAGTTTTCTAGCATCTTTTCCGATAAGTTCATATTCTTTCTTAAATCTATTAGTCTTTTCTATTTTAGGATATAATAAAAGACTTGGATTAGGAACAGGCCATCTAATAACCAATCCCTCATTAAAATACTTATATCTTAATATAATCATTATTTATAAAAAAATTAAAACCTAGTAATCCTTTCTTCCATGAATTACTAGGTTGTTTTGTTATTTTCCTTTCTTACCTATTCCTCTAATTACTTCTGCAACTCTATCTCCTGCAGCATCTTCTATTTTATCTCTTTGTTTCTTGAGATTATTTCCTAAACCGTAAACAGCTCCTATTCCAGCTCCAATTGCTGCATACTTTCCAACTTTTTTCACTGGTTTATATAATTTCTTTCCAGATTTAACTGTCTCGTTTAATTCCTCTAAGGGTTTATCTAAAAATTTCTTTTTATTATCTAGAAATTTTAAACCTATTTCCTTAGATTGATGTTCATTTCTCTTAGTTTTCTCAATAAGATCTGATTTCTTTCCAGTAACTATATCTTTTACTGCCTGTTTAGCATTACTATATCTATGCTTCATTTTTAATTTATCAGTATCTCGGTTACTTTTCTTTCGATATAATTTCTTTATAGAATCTTCTGTTACCTCTTTTTGAGGATTAAATGCTTTTTCATAGGATAATCTCCCAGAACCTGCTATCAAAGTACCCATTCCTGCTCCAACGGCTACATCAGAAGTTATATCAGATTTGCTTCTTTCTTGTTTCTCTTCTTTAGAGAATAATTTACGTCTTATGATCATAATAAAATTCTATGTTTAATTTTTATATTTTCAAGTTCTTCTGTTTCAGGCCCATGTAAAAAGATATCCAACACTACACAATTACTTATTTTATCTCCTAAAAGAGGATCCTTATAAATCATTGCACAGAGCTCTAAATCATTAAATAACTCATCATATCTTTTCCTATAGTTATCTAGATCTTTCATAAGTTGTTCACCTCTTTTACTAGGATCTGAAACTAATTCCGTCATGATTATAGCATCATTTTTATCTCCCTTAATGAGATTCTTAAAATCTTCAATAATTTGATATTTTTCATATGAAGTAGAATATTTCTGAGTATCATGATTATCTGTAGAAATTAATTTTAAGAATTCATAATTACTTTCATTAAAATCTGATAAATACTCATTAAAGAATTTCTTTTCATATTTTGCCATCTCATTATTCCACTTTACTATCTCTGGATCTTTTCTTGATAAAGTATTCCGAGTAGCTTTAAAAATAGCTGATTTAATTTTATCAAACATAATTAACACACCTCCTTTCTACTTATTATATTATATATCTTTACCACCTTCTTAACCCCATCTATCTCTACTCTGGCTGAAGACTCCTTTACATTAAAGTAATTTTCTAAGTCTTTTGCCTTAGGTGTAGCATCGTAATTAATAGATTTATATAACACCTCAAGTCTGGATTTTATATCAGCTAAAGTTATTTTATCCCCAACCTTAAATTCTGAATATATATTAGACTCTAGAAGTTCTTGACTAAATGTTACTATACCTAACTCCTTTTCTATATACGTTTTATTATATCCAAGAGCTCTAAGCTTTTCGGGACCAAGTGCTAAGTAATAAGATTTAATATTATCATGTTCTCCTATCTGGTCTAATATTATATTAGTCATAGCATCATTAAAACTGTATTCACAAAGATATTTAAGTTTAGATTTAAATGTTCCAAACTTTTGGTATTGCTCTAAAAATCTAGACACTTCTTGATTCACTATATCATCAGGAGATAATGTATTATATATTGTAGAAAATACTGTAAATCTATCTTTATAATCTATTTGTTGAATTTTAAATGCTCTAATCTCATTTACTAATACTAGATTATTAAGAACTGGGACTAAATTTGATCTCTGATGTTCATTTACAGCTATATAATCATCTTTATAATTTTGAGTTCTAGCTAAAGTTTGATATCTTTCTGCAAGATCATGTTTAGCATCATCTGGTGCAGATTCGAAAGATCTTAATAAATTATTAGTGGATTTCTTTTTTCTTTCAAGTTCTTTATCAAATTCTTCTTGACTAACCTTCCTATAATCACAAGTAGATCTGTAATAAAAAGTAGCTTCATTTTTCCATGGATTTTCAAACAATCTTTGCCTTCCCAGTATCTGAGGTAAATCTTCACTAATATCTACAGCCAAACTATCAATATTACTATCACTAAATATAAACGATCTAGCACATAAGCTATTAAAATCAGCTCCTAAGTAAACTGTTCTAGTACAGAATGTAAACATTTTAGGTTTAACTCCTTTAAGAGGTATCTTTCCTATTGTAAATTTCTTTCCTAATTTACGCTGTATTTTCTTGAGATTTTCTGGTGTATTACTACATAATATATTAACCTCTTCTGGTTGGAGATCACATTTCTTTATAATACTAACTATATGATTAACTGAATTTACATAGAATACTGCTTCGTCTGATATTATTTCTCTGGGATATCCATTAATTATTCTAATAGCTTTCTCAAAATTTCCAGATTTATAAGATTGAATAATTTCTGGTAACTTAGTTCCTACTGATTTCATAGATAACACCTTCAAAGCAGGTTTTAATACTCTAGTAGGATCTTGTGAAGCCCAATCCATATTAATATATGGTAAACCATCAAACTCATCTAACATATTAAGATATTCCTCTAACATGGGTGTAGCACTAACAAATAGAGCTGAATGAGATTGCTTAAGAATATCTAAAAATTCTAATTCTGTATTAGACTTAAACTTAGAATCATGTAGGATAGTTTGAAATTCATCTATTACAGTATAAAAGGATTGAAATATTCCTAAACTTTCTAGAATATCTTTTACAATTCTATAAGAATCATATGTTACAAGAATTTTACAAGGTTTATCTCCCAGGTATTTTCTTTCATTTAGATAATCTTTTATTTCATTCATTAGTCTATTATAAACTGTATCTTTTCCATGTACTACTTCTTTAAGAGTATCTATAAATACCTGAGATCTAGTTTTATCTACTTTATTTAAATCTTTATCAACCGTTAGTTCCTTTTCTAATTCATTTACTACTAAATAAACATCTCTACCGTGTTGATCCTTTTTATTTTCTAATAACATCTTTCTTGGAGAACAGAGTATTACATTCTCTGGTCCTCTAAGACAATATTCAGTAAATCCACATCCAGGTAATTGTTTGTTTATAATACACTTTACTGGGAATTTATAAAATCTAAAGTTTGTTCCTAATTCTGATATAAATCTTATTCCTCTAGGAACAATGTAATCATTTAATTTTTTTATCATATTAATTATATTTTAATTTTTTTTATTATCTAATTATTATAAATTCTTTTAATACAGAATCCAGTTACATAAAAGTGAAGACATAGGAGTCTCCCTTTTTCATTAATTAGAGTTTGAAGTTATTAGAAGAGCAAAATGTAGATTTAAATTCAGATCAATTTGGGAAATAGTAATATAATATAATATATAATAAAAAAGTATACATTTAGTATTTAGATTAGATTCGCCTCCTTGGAGAGGCGAAAATCAATAATATAAAATCTTTATAAATATCTTCATTTTCTGAGTTTATTCCTATATATCTTATTCAAAGTTTCTTCCTTAGACACCTCTAGCGGTAGCGGTTAGAGGTGTAATATAAGGGAAGCTCCTTTGTCTTCATAAATAAGTTACCGAATTTTCATCAATTTTGAAGATAAAAAATAAAAGTGGGTTATTTTGGCTCATTTTAGGGTAAAAAGTAGTAAAAAACATCAAAAATAACCCACCTTTTGAGGGTTAAATTTAATATAAGCCTTATACATGAAATATAAGGAGAATCTGTGTCCTTCCCTCCTTTCCAAACGTGGTAATTTTGTTTTTCATATCCATATATTACTAATAGCGATTAGTTTTCTACTAAGTAAGTTCTTTTTCATAGTTGTTAATAATTTGTTTATTTCTCACATATAAATGGACACAGATTCTTCCTTTTATACTAAGAAATCGATATTATATTTTTTAAGATAATAATTGTTTTCAGGGATTAGGTTCGGCGCTAAAGTTGCTGCGGAGATGGGTTAAGTAGGTTACTTAATTTTGTATCCCGGGACTTAGCTCCGACCTCTTCTTTTTAGTTCTTTGTAAAAATACTATGTTCATATGATAATAAAGAGAAAAACAAAAAGTGTCTCCGATCTGTTCTATATATCATCAAGACCAGACTTAGATGGAGAATATATAAAACCGAAAATTAATTTGTACCCAGATGTAGGATCAGCACTTTCAGGAATATCAGCAGTTCCGGGAGAGGATACGAACATAGAAGGAGCTACTTATTATATATACAAGCCGCTAATGGGAAGAGCCGATTCACTAGTAAAACCTGGAATAATAGAATCTCCGAAGGTATTAGTTCTCCCTGATGAATATTGGTATCTACAAGAACTCCGGCTCAGATTTATAGCGGCAGTTAAAGTCTTGGGGAGAGAAAAACTTATTGGAACTTATAGAACTGGAACTAGACAAACTCCATCTAGAATATATTCTTGGAGTTGGGAAGAAATTTTAGGGAAATATCAGAAGAAAGGTAAGTTAATAGAGACTGATAAAACAAAGAAAACGTGAATAATTTATTTTCTAATATTTTTAAGAAGAGGGAAAAAGTTATTATTCCTTTGCAAGAAGAAATAGAGAATTTAGAGTTTTTACTTAGAATAAAAGAGAATAATTCTAATATAAGAGATGAGAAGGAATATATAGATTTATTAAAAAGATTATATAATAATATAAGTACATTTGAAAATTTTTTAATAATGAGATATTTATTAATATAAATAATCTGACTGAAACATTAAAAATATTAGATCTAGATTCTTTAAAAGAGAAGATTATTAAAGAAAATTTAATAAGAGATAAAGTTTTAAATGAATTTAGAGTTAATAGAAAACTAATATCTTCTACTCTATTAAATGAATTAGATTTGGATTTTGGAAATAGAGTAAGAGGTATTCTAGGGTTGAATTTTTATAAAAAGAATACTGAAGATTTATTAACATACTATTCTTATGTTAATATCCATGGAGTGTTTGAATTAGAATATCATTACAGCAATAATTATAGAGATACTTGCGGATTGGATTAATAGAAAGGTAAACTATGATGGATTACTTTGAAGATGTTTTTTGGTTTACTGAAGAAATATTAACAAAGGATTTAAATAGAGAGTCAGGGAATATCTACAATCTGTTCCCTAATCTTACATCAATTAGATTATTAAAAGAACAATATTTCTCAGAAGACAAGGAAAAATACTGGGAAACTATAAACAAATTAAATCAATATGAAAATACTACGAAATAAAACATATTCTGATTCTGACAATGAAACTCCAAAGAAAGTCGGAGAAGCTATCGGAACTGCACTAGTCGGAACAGCTGGAACTGTAGGAGCAACAGACTTAATAAAACGTGGGGCTAAGAAGTATATAACCAGTCAGGAATCAAAGAAAGCAAAAAAAGCATTTAAAGAAGGTATTAAGAAACTTGATTCAACCAGGAAAGCTAATAATTTTAAAGCAGAAGTAGCTCGTGGTGAAACTAATTCAGGAAGCGCTTTAGATCTAATTTTCCACAAAAGAAAAGTCAAGAAAGCAGATCAAGTATATAAAGCAGCTACCTCTAAAAATAATGAAGCCTATAAATCAGGTGTTAAAGCTCTTAAGAAAACTTTAATATCTAATAAAGATGCAAATATCGCCAAAAGAACAGGAAGAGTTGGAAAAATAGCTACGACTGCTGGTTTAATTGGAACAGGTATAGCAGCTGGAATGAAACTTAGAAAGAAAGATAAATAATAGGAACGGAGATAGTAACCTATAATGGAATAGGGACTGCCTGCTAAGCAGATCGATCGTGTTTTACGATTAGAGGTCGGAACTCTACATCTCCGCATTATAAAGAATAAAATTATAATCTATAGAGTTATTGGTTTAGCTTTATAGAACAACTTAGTGATTATTAGTTATAAGGGAAGACATTATTCCCCGTTAGCTCAGTTGTATAGAGCATAATTCTTCTAAAATTAGTGTCATTGGTTAGAGTCCAATACGGGGAACTATTTTAATATAAAATACATACAACTAAATTTAACTAATAAAAACTAAATTAATCATGACAACAATTTTTAAGAAAGTAATCTTTAACCCTCTTAAAAGAGCGGTTAAGTGGTATTTTACTCAGTCTGCTAAAACAGGAAATTATATCTGTATGACTGGAACTTTTCCTCAAGAATACTATGAAATGATGTATGAAAAGAGAAAAGATCAACAAAAGTAAAAGACAGTAGAAATTTATGGGATATAGGAAATTCCTATATGCCCTTCGTCGTGGTGGAAAATAATAATACATAATATAATATCGCGCCGTAGAGAAGTAGTCATCTCGCCATGCTCATAACTTGGAAATCGGTAGTGCAAATCTATCCGGCGCAACTAAAACTAAATATAAGTTTTATGAAAATAATAAGAAACAATATTATTCCTTTCCCAGGTTATAAAGCAGTAAATATCTTTGGAATTTTATTTGTAAGAAAGAATGCTAATATAAAACCAGAAGACTTAAATCATGAAGAGATACATACAGCACAAATGAAGGAAATGGCTTACATCGGGTTTTATGTATGGTATTTCTTGGAGTGGTTATTATGTCTCCTAGTTTCAGGATTTAGCTTTGGTTATGCTTATCATGATATTAGTCTTGAGGAAGAAGCACACTTAAATGATAAAGACCTGGAATACTTAAAAACCAGAAAACATTATTCTTGGTGGTCCTATATAAAATTAGGAAGTTGGAAGAAAAATAAAAACTAACCATATATACATAAAAGATTATGATTATACTTAGAAATAAGACCTATTCGCATGAAGAAGAAATTGCGAATATTGCGGCAGCTCCTGGGAGTCCAGAATATAGCCATGAAAGAGCCGAAATAGAAAAGAAACCGGCTCAAGAAGCATCAGCAGTTCAAGAAGGTTATGAAAAAGCATCTCAGGAAATTGATAAAACAGTAGAAGAAGTAGAAATCGTTCCTGAAGCAGCTGAAGAAGCAATCGAAACAGAAGCACGTGAAGCTGGAGATTCTAACCTAGACTCTAGAAATGATGCATTAAAAACTCTTAATGATTTTTTAGGTAACATCCATTAATTATGATTATCCTCAGGCAAAAGAATTATTCCGGCCGAGAAAAAGTACCTCAGGCTATAGCAGAGAAGGCACGAAAATCTGGAGTAGTTCAAAAAGATTCAAATGGTGTCTGGAGAATTATTAGCCTGAAAACTTCTCCGGCCGAATATTGGGATGCACACTATGATACTCGTGAAGATGCTGAAAAAGCTCTAGCCGCTTATCATGCAAATAAACATTAAGAGAATATTATAAAGTGTTAGAACTTTTTATCTAACACTATTTTCGGGGATGTGGTGGAATTGGTAGACACTCAAGACTTAGGATCTTGTGCTAAGAATGAAGGCGTGTGAGTTCGAGTCTCACCATCCCTACAAACGTCTAATATCTATACTAACCTCTTTTCCTCTTAATAATTCTCTCTAAACAAGGGGGGGGGGTAAAATAATTAACACTTTAAACAATTATTATGTACATAAGAAGAAAAGTATTCTCACTACTACAAGACGGTGAGACAGGAGAAGAGAAGTATTTTTCTACGACCGATGTAACTTTGGATAATCTTGAAGAAAGAATTTTTAGTATTTCAATTCCAACTGAAGAAGAATTAGAACAAAGAGAATTCGGTGCTAGACAGAGAAAACAGAATAGAAAACTAGCTAGATCTATTCACAATGCCGAGATGCAAGCAAATAAAGCAGCTAAGGCACAAGAAAAAGCAGCTAAAATAGTTTCTAATCCAGCTAGTTTAGTTGATGAGAAGAAAATGGAAGAAGCTCAGAAACTTACTAAGAAAGCACAAAAAGCAGTTGAATCTTCTAATCGTAATGCAGATCAAGCTTCTCAACAAGTAAAGAATATCTCAAAAACCAGAAAGTCAGTTGCGACAAATCCGGGAGGTCTTGAAATTAAAAATCAAGGTGCAGGAGATATAACTGTTAAGAAAGAAGGTGGTAATGTAACTGCTCATAAAATTGCTTCTAAGAAAAGTGGTCAGACAACAACTACTGTAAGAACAACGTCAACTAAGCCTGATGTTGTAGTTGATAAGATGACATCCAAAGGTTCTAAGAAAGTTTCTACAGAGGCAGTAAAGAAATCCGCTGAGAAAACTCAAAAAGTTGCAGAAGTAGCTCAAAAAACAACAAAAGACTCAAAGAAGATTCTGAATGGGGCTAAAAAATTAATGAACACAAAAGCTGGTAAAATAGCTGGAGGAGTTGCTTTAGCTAGTGGTGCGATGATCGGGGCTAAAAAGTTATATGATCATAAAAAGAAATAAAAAAGATAATCTATAGAGGTAGTGTAATCAATCTCCTCTATAGAACTTAATATAAATATTATAAAATATGAAATTTAATAAAACTCTTGAAGCTGTAAATATTATGGTTATGGCTTCTTATCCGGCCGCTAGATTCTATGAAGCGCAAGGTATACTAATTGAAGAAAATAATAGTTTTATCCCTGAAGTTTCTGGAATGGTAATTGTTTATTCATTACCTCTTGGAAAAACGCTTCTTGTAAATGTTGCGGCCGAGTCGGAAGAAGCCTATGAATTTAAACTAATCAATGAAAACTGGCTTGAAGATAGATCTATAACTCCTTATGTAGGTATGACTCTAGAAGATGCTTTTCAAGAATTAGTTAAAGCAGAAAAGATTATTAAATCTAGAAATGTAGTTCTCAGACATCCATTACATCCATCTTATACTCGTCCTGTTTATATATTTGGTGATGTTCGGCGAGGAGGTAATAGTGTTGATGTAATGACTGGAGAAATAAGAGAAGAATAAAAAGATTTGCTTTAGATGATTTAATAATATTATGATGAAAGTTAAAAGATTTTCTCAAACTCAACCAGATATAGAGTGGCATAAAAACAATATAAATCCAAACTCAGGTAGCAATCTGGAAGATGGAAGTACTCTTTATAAAGCAAAATCTGGAGATTATCTTTATTTGTATAAAGATGGTGAATGGGTTATTATGAATGGTGTTAATAAATTTATGCAGGATTCTAAATTATATCAAATTTCAAAATTCGATAAAAACATTCATAATAAGATTGGAGCCGCAGGAGCAGTTATTGGTGGTTTTGTTGGGAGTTTGCCTGGATTAGCAATGGGTAATTTAAAAACAGCTGCTACAGGGGCTGTGATTGGATCAACTATATCTGGATTATATAATAGAAATAAAGCAAAGAAACGTGCTGAAAATATAGTAAAGGATTACGAGTCTAAGTATGGTAAGAATGCTTATACTACATTTATGAAAAAGAAGTAAACTATCTTTAATTTTAAATTACTTTTACTATAATTGAATACCTATTCCATTTTAAGGATGTAGTAAGGAATGATATTCAGTTTATTATATATTTCTAATAATAAAAAAATGAGATACACTATTCTCACGAACTATGTATCTCTTGGCAAGTTACTACAAAAATTAATGTAGCAAGTTTAATCCTCATAAAAAATGAGAATTAATTTTTTAAATCATATATAAGGCTTTGAAGTGATAAAAATAATACTGTCTTATTTTCACAAACTGTACTGCCTTTTACGACAAATAATAATAATAAAATTACCTTACATAGGTAATTAGTATAAGTTCCAAGTTTTATTGTAGTAAAAAACTTATACTGATTTATTCTACTACATACCTTAATGATAAAAAATGAGATACACTATTCTCACGAACCATGTATCTCTGCGTAGCAAATTTAATCAACACAGATTGTGAAGATTAAATTCTTATATTAACATATATAAGGCTTTGAAGTCTTATTAAAAATGTGGTCCTATCGTCTATCGGTTAGGACGCGAGATTTTCATTCTCGAAAGAGGAGTTCGATTCTCCTTAGGACTACAAAAGTCAACGATGAGATATCGCAAAGACTTATTTAGACATGTTAATAGTGAAAAGGATAGAATTAGCTACTCTATCCTCTCACTTTAAATCTAAGTAAGGTTACGTAATAATTGATATCTCGCGAAGTGATAATTAAATAACATGTCTAAAAATGATAAATTATTACCTGTACCATTAAAGTACACCTATCCGGTTGTAATGGAAATTTCTCCAAGTAACAAACCATTGAAAAATTAGACATCTATTGTAATAGGTGTGGAAAGTTTTTTAAACAAACAGCCTATGATCATGTTTATGGATCTGGATGTCCTGATTGTAATAAATTAGGAGGAAAAAGCGCATTAAATGTATTAAAGTGGTTAGAAACAAATCAAATTGATTATACAAGGGAATATTCTATAAAATTAAATAATAGGAACATTAGAATAGATTATGTTTTTAATTATAATAATTGTTGTTTGTGGATAGAGTATAATGGACTACAACATTATAAGAAAGTAGATTATTTTCATAAAACAGATGAAGGTTTTCTTAAACAATTAAATAGAGATAATGAAGTTAGAAAATATTGTAAAGAGAATAATATCATCCTTATAGAAATTCCGTATACATATAACACTTATGAAAAAGTAGAACAATTATTAAATCGAGTAATTTTAAATGGAGAGGATATAAACTCTATTATAGATTATTCAAAATTATATAAAATATGAAAAAATCAGAAACAATATTTCAAAAGTTATTTTCAGGAATTAGTTTTGGAAATTCACGTATACCTTTAATTATGTAGTAGAGGCTTAAGATAGAATAAAATCTTAAGAAAATACCTTAAAATGCTGGAAAATATAAAATATAGATCAGCATCTCTATTTATCGATTAAAAATAGAGTTCAACGACTATAGTAGGTACTTAGATAATATAGTCTAAATTTAATAAAGTATATTAAAATAAATTGTACGTTCAAATGTATTTAGTAAAGGTGGGGGAAGAGGGTATTCTGTTATTGGAGGAACTGGAAATGGAAGATTCTTAGATAATGAAAGAAATTCGCCCTTACTTGGTAATTCACAGCCTTCTTCTAGGTTATCCGGTTATCTTGATAGAATGGCAGAGCTTAGGTCATATTATCTTTTAGATATTACAAAGATGGCTACAAATTTCTTTTCAGATTATGTAGTTAATTTTATATCTCAAGATACCCAACAAATAGTTTCTGTATTAAATCCTGAAGATTCTACAAATAATGAAGCTGTAACTACTCGATTAAATGAGATTCTTTTAAAAGATATTAAAATAATTGATTATATACGAGACCATATAAATGACTATGTATTTTATGGAGGTTATTATAGTATGCTTCAAACTCAAAGAGATGAAAAAGGTCATCTTGTATTTAGAACAGAAGAACTTAATAATCCAAATGCAGTAGTTATAAAGAAGAAAAAGAACGAGGATGGAAATATAGAAGATATATTTTTAGCAATCGGAGATGATGGAAATCTATATGAAATTCCTAGTACTGAGGTAATATATATAAGTAATCCTAAACTTCGACTTACAAATGATCTCGAAGAAGGATGGAAAGAAAAGTCTAAACCAGAAAAGCCAAAATTAGGAAGAAATAAGGGATCAGAAAATAGAAATAAAGTTCTTAGGAAAGAATCATTTATGGCTTCTGAACCGTTATTTTATTCAAGTATTTTGAAGATAAAAGAATTAGTTATAAAAGAGCTTTTGATATCTCTTATTTCGTTAAGAGATCTTTCATCGCCTCAATTATTGGGATTAAATACCGATTAAAATTTGTCGGATTAGATAAATAAAATCTAATGGAACTTTGTAAATTGCTGGAAGATCAAGTAAAGATAAATCAGCAAAAGATAGTAAAAACTACCTTCTCAACGACTAGATACAAAGAGAGAGTTTATATATAAATTCTTAAAGATATAGTCTAGTTTAACTAAATAATTGTTAATATTCGAAAAGTGTCCCTCTAGAGACAATGAACGAATTATGCGCTCGATTACAGAAACTTGCAAACAATACGAATGAGTTGTCTTCATTCATCACATCTCAGTTCGATGTCACCTCGTTCATTGAGTCTGCATTAACTCAAAATGTTAAGGTTTTTCCTGACTATAATAGTACCATTACCTCAAGGACTTCACTACTCCCACTTGATAAATTAACAGACAAACTTTTAGATCTTATACAGAATCTTGATTATGTAAGAAATAGTGTTCTTTCTCCTCTTGGATTACCATCTACTATATTAGATGGAACATCTGGCAGTAAGTGGTTAATAAATTGGCCGTCTAGAGAAGCAATTCTTTAGATTATTAGTAAGTAAATTTGGTGAAACTATTAATACTAGTAATACCAAGCCTTAGATTAATCTAATTAAGGTATAACGAATAAAGACTTACCAACTTATAAAAAGTTGAATTTATATTCTAAACTATAATAAAAAGATTATAGAGATATCATTGCAGTACTTCAACAGTCAGAAAGAGCTAATTCAAGAGTAACATCATTAATTTCAGGAATAAAAGATTCAATAGTAAATCTTGTTTGTAGTATTTATAAGGTAATATATAATGAAGATTTAGATCCAAGTTTAGTTCAAATTCATATATTCCAGAAAACAACTGTAGAGTATAACAATCAGATAAATGAAGCTGAATCAGTTAGTGGTTTAGTTCAAGGTATCTCTGGAGTTTTATCTAATGCACTCCAAACTTTAGAACAAGCAACTCCATTAATTGAACCAGAATCATATTTAAGTTATATTCAAAACTTACTTAAAGATATTGACCCAAGTACAGAATCTCTAATAAATGAAGATACGATTAAGCAGTATATAGAATTTCTTAATCAAAAACTTCAGGCACAACGAGAACAGCTTGGACTCAGTTAAAATTATTCAAAGAAGATGATAATTAAACGTAAATTATTTGCTTCTAATGATCCCACTCCAGAACAGTCTCCAGAAATTGGTCTAGCTAAACAAGAAATGACTTCTAAGGACTTGCAAATAGAACAAATGAGACTTCAACGTCAAATCCTAGAAACTCAGAGAATGCGACAGAGAATGCAAGCTGAGGAAAGAATGCAAGAAATGAAGCAAGTCAATCAAACTCAGAAACTAGAACAGAAAAAGGATGAAGCTCAAAAAGATAATCAATTAAAAGTAAAGAAAATTGACGCTCAGAATAGTAGGCAGGAAGTAAATAATATAGGATTGTACAAAACAAAATCAAAGCCTACGCCAACAGTATCAATGAAAACAAACTTGTAAGATTATGATTAAAGAAAAGACATTTACAGAAGGAGTGGAAGATTCTAAAGAACAAGAAGAGAAAGGATTTGATCCACTAAGACCGTATATAAAATGAAAATTAAAAGATTTTCCGGTTATTCAGAAGCTGCCCCTGAAGGTGTAACTTATCAAAAATCAAGTCAGGTAATTACAAGATATATTCTTGATCCTCTTGATTCTAGTGTAGATACCTTAGAAGAAACAGATAAACTTGGGGTAACTAAACGAAAGAGTGATAGAATTAAGAAGGTAATAAAACCTCTTAAAAAATATTTTAAATATAAATCAAATAAAAACAGTAATTAAGTATGTATATTAGACGTAAAGTATTCTCATTACTACAAGATGAGACAGGAGAAGAGAGATACTTCTCTACTACTGATGTAACACTGGAAAATGAGGAAGAGAGAACCTTTAGTGTTGCAGAAGATGCAGAAAGTTTGGAAGAAAAGGATTTCTCTGATAAAAAAAAAGAGGAAGATGATGAGCCAAAACTTACAACTAGTGATAAGATTAATATTAAGTTGAATAAAGCTCTGACTACTAAGAAGGATCGCGAAGCATTTGTTGAAGCTTATGAAGATGGAAAATCTCATAAATACGGAAAACAGGCAGCTAAGTATGCAGCAATTGGTAGTGGTATAGGTGGCGGTATATTAGGTGCTGCAGTTGGTGGTAAAAAGGGTGCAGCTATTGGAGCCGGAATTGGCGCTGTTTCAGGTGCAGCAGGATCTTATGCTGGTACTAGAGCAGGTGTTGCACTTAATAAGCTTGCTAGAAAACATAGTGGTAGTCTTGATACTAAAACAAAATTAGCAGTAGATCGAGTAAAAGTAGCAGATGGAAAAATGACAAAAGAAGAATTTGCTAAAAAATGGAGATCTAAGAAGTAAAAGAAATAATCTATAGAGGTAGTGTAATCAATCTCCTCTATAGAACAAACGCGCTAGATTTTTACAACCGAAGATTAATCGCACTAGGTGCAAAAAGTAAACGGTTGATAGTTGTAAAGCGCGAGAACTATAAAATAATAAATGTATGATAGGAACAGTTAACCCATTTAGTGACCCTGAATTTAAGAAACAAATTTTAGGGAAAGAAGGGAGAGCTGTTGATGACCCGGGAGATTATGAGATTTTGCAGCCGGAAGAGGATGTATCTAAAAACCTAAAAAATATTATAGGGTCAGCTCCAGTACTCCCTAAAACGGCTCGCAATATTATTATGGATGCTAGTGCTATTGCGAGTAATCAAAAAGAACAAAAAGCACTAGAATTAACTCATAAATTGAATGAAGTCTTTACTAGTTATAATAAAGAATATAATATAGATCTTCATGTTGATTTCGGAAGCCTCTCAAATACTTTAGTTAATGTGGCAGATCCGAAGTCTAGACATATCTTAGAATTATATGTTTCTGAGGTATTTCAAAGTATAAGACCTATTTTAATTCTCAATATGATTTCTAAACTTTGTCTTTGTATTGATTATATACTCGATCCAATGAGACTCTTTGATAGTTCACAAATGACTTTACAAGATTCATTTATTGCCGTTAATATATCTGCGGCTTAGTTGAAATACTAAGAAAATTATACTAAAATGCTGAAAGATAGTTAAAACATAAATCAGCAAAAAGGATTACTAATATAAATCCTTTCTCAACGACTAAATGTATAACTAAATTTGAAATATAATTTAGATGATATAGTCTAATTTAATAAAATAAATATTAAAAATAGATATGAGAAAAAATTATGCAATTTATTCAACAATTAGAAGATATGAAGAGTCAGATAATTGTTAAAGGTTCTGATCTTGAATTGAAAAAAATTGCAGAAGAATCTGGAAATGAAGAGTTGAATAGTGAAGAGTCTAAGCAAATAGTAGCAGACTTTATGAGATTATTTCAAAAAGAACATGGAATAGAATAAAAAATGAGATACACTATTCTCACGAACTATGTATCTCTACTTTAAATTATGATAATACCTACTACGACATAGGTAATTAGTACTATTTCTATATAAAAAGTGTAGTAAAGAAATAGCACTCGTTTATTCTACTACACATATATAAGGCTTTTAAGTTTTATGATATTTTCTGATTTATATTTCATAATTAAATCAGAATTGCCTCTTTAGCTCAGTTGGCCAGAGCACGTGATTTGTAATCTCGGGGTCGTTGGTTCGAATCCGACAAGAGGCTCAAAAATAATATTCTCCGTTAGCTCAGAGGCAGAGCATTTGACTGTTAATCAAAGGGTCGGTATATCGTAATTACCACGGAGAGCTGTTTTAGGAGAGGTGGCAGAGTGGTCGATTGCGGCGGTCTTGAAAACCGTTGTACTGCGAGGTACCCGGGGTTCGAATCCCTGTCTCTCCGCAATAATTTTAAAGATAAGAAAAATTATAAAAAAAACAATTAATTATGGGAAAAGAGAAATATAACAAAGAAGAATTAATAAGATTATTAATTCATGAAGGAAAATCTTATAAAGAAGTTGCAGCTATGCGGGGTGATGGAAGCACTGGAGAAGCTATACGTAAAGCAGCAAATAGATACGGGATAAAAGTATCAGATAGAAAGAAACTAAGAAAATGTGAATATTGTGGTAAAGAGCATGATGGTTCTTTTGGTTCTGGAAGATTTTGTTGTTCAGATTGTGCAAAGAAATATTCACTTAGTTTTAGCAAAGGTAAAAAACCAGAAGATAAATCTACTAAAGAAGAAAAAGTAGAAGAGTCTGTAAAGATAGCTCCTCCTAAGGAATGTACCACTGAATTGTCTAAATTTGATGGAAAATTAACTTCAGATTTATTAGGATATGTAGGTGAATGTGCGACAATGTTTCAATTAGCAAGAGTTGGAATTATGTCATCTAAACCTTGTGGAGTAGATAGATATGATGTAATTGCAGATATAGGAGGAATACTTTATAAAATTCAGGTTAAATCTACTGCTGGCTATATTGATAAAGATGGAGCATTATCGTACAATCTTCAAAATAAATCTGGATTATATAAAAAAGGTGAAGTAGATTTCTTTGCCTTGTATAATTATGTACTTGATATTATACTATTAGTTCCCTTTAGTATACTTGAAGGTAAATATAAGGTGCGTATTCATTTTGGAAAAGAAAAAGATGAATCAGATTTATTCTTTTGGAAAGATTATATTTTATTTGATGTAGCGAAATCTTTATTATCCAGTTAATTAATAATAAGTTTGTGTGATACTCAAGTGGTTAACGAGGATAGACTGTAAATCTATTAGCTTTGCTTTCGGGAGTTCGAATCTCTCTCACACAACATAAAATAAAATTATAAATATGAAAGTAAAAAGATTTAGTAAAGTCAGGAAAAAGAATTTTGGATTTCTGGGAAAAGCTGCAGGTACTATTGGAATAACTGCATCTAGTTTGCTTAAATCACCAAAAATTGCTATAAAACCTGTAAAAGGAATTATACAACCGAAAGTATCGACTCCAATTGATATAAATAAAACTACCTCATTTTCTATAGAACATTGGAATATGACTCATCCAAAAGTTAATCCAAAACAATTTAAAAAGATAAGTGTTCCTAAATCAGAACAATTATTAAGAAGGAAAGGTAGTAATTTATATAAAAATACTCATAATGGATTTGATTTCAAGTCTAGATTAAGATCAGGGAATATTTTATCTGAATTCAATAGAAATTATGGTAATCCTAATGCAGCGATGAGTGAGATGTCTAAAGTAACTGATTACACTTCTAAAAATGCTCCTATCACTTTGTTTCAGGATGCCGAAGAGGTAGCTAGATTTAAAACTACTGGAAATAAGAAAAGATTAATTGATTATATGAAATTTACAGATAGATTGCATAATAGATAATTATTAAAAATATATCTCCTTAAGATTGTTGGCTCAGTCTTAAGGAACAAAAAGTCAACGAAGAAAATATCGAAGACTCTTTATTCATTATGTAATTTAAGGGAAAGATATGTTTGGCCGACTGTCTTTCCTACTATGAAGGAGATAAGAGTTGGATGTTGTGATATTTCGGGATGTGATTAAAATTATATAATGAGTAATAAGAAAAAAATAGATTGGAGTAATGAATTTGATAAAATAAAAAAACTCTTGATAGAAGGATTATCTGTAAAAGATTTATCCTCTATGTACAATATAGATAGTAGCTATTTTCGGAAGAAATTAATACAATTAGGATTAGGAGAAATCATAGCTTCCAATATAGATAATAGAAAGAAAAAATCTTTGGATAAGAAGATTAAGAAGAAATTGAATTATTACGGTAGTAAAGATTTACCCCATACTAGAAAGTATTTATTAGATAATTTAACCAGAGATATTAATTTCAAGACATCGAAGGGTATAATCTTAAAAGAGGATTTTATTGAACAGTACTATTTATCACGGGAAAAATCTGGAAATCCTATTTTCAACTATGATTTTTCAAAAGTTCCTGAGTTTATAAAAGATAGACATCAAAAGGTTACTTTAATAGTTAATGAATATTCTCCGAAAACAGGAAAATATTTAGGAGAATGGGAAGTTAGTTACAAGGATTTAATCACTCTAGGCGCAGATCAAGGATCTTTGGGAGGAATAAAAAGTAGAGAAAAGACTCCTCAATATATTAATACAGAAATTTTTATAAATCGATCTATTCAAAAGTTTAGAAAAGATATTTATGGTTATGATAGAGTTAATTATGTAAATGCAAAAACCGAGGTAGAGATTTTTTGTAAACATTGCAATAAATATTATAAACAAAAACCGTACGAGCATTTGAATGGGGCAGGTTTGGGATGCCCTGAATGTGCAATGAAATTAAGTTCTCTTAAACGGGCTATAACAACAAAAGAATTTATTAACCGATTAAATAATATTTTTGGAAAAGATTTTTTTGATTATTCTGAAACAGTCTACGTTAATTCAAAAACTTCTGTTAAAGTAAAAGATCCTCATACTGGAAGATCTAGGGGAGAATACTTTATAAACATGTGGTTTAGTGATAATAATTTGTTAGATAAAGTATCATCTGAAAAATTGATAAAAGAAATAGAAGGTAGGGAGTTGGGAGAGAAGCATTTAGGTGTATATATAGATTTCGTATTAGAATTAGATAATAATGTATATTGGATAGAGTATAATGGAAAACAACATTATGAATATCAGGATAAATCTTTTTTTCATACAAGTTATAATGAATTTTTAAGACAAGTTTCAAGAGATTTTAATGTAAAGGCTCATTGTAAAAATAATAATATAGTATTTATTGAAATTCCATATACATACGATACGTATGAAAAAATTTCTAATATATTATATAGTATATTTATTGAGAAACAAAATCCCTTAGATATTATAAAGGTACCGGAAATAAAATATAGAAAGGAGGATCAAGATGAAAAATAATTTTATAGACCAATTTGATCCCACTAAAAATATAATAAAGGATTTAGCAAAAGTAGATCTTAGGGATCAATATACATCATTAACAGAAGATGAAAAGATAATGGTTTTTCTTCGTCTTAAAGGATTCACACATAGACCACCTACGATTGAAAGATTGTATTCTGATGATTATTATCTAGGAAGTCAAGAATTTTTTGATCATGGAGATGTAATATTTCCTTTTTGGAAAGATGGATTAAAAATGATTTTTCCAAATGAAGTAACAACAGCGAAACCATTACTCTGTTTATCTGGAGCCATTAATATATCGGTGGCTTATAATTATACTAAAATGCTAGAAAGATAATATAAAATCTAATTAGCAAAAAGGATGATAAAATCCTTTCTCAACGACTAAATGTATAACTCTAGAATGAGAGAACTAGAGATGATATAGTCTGCAATATATAAATAAATATATTAAATAATTTGCGGTATAGGTAAATCTACGGTATCTAAATTAGCTATGGCAAATACACTAGCTAGATTAAGCTGTTTATCTAATCCATGGAGAACATTTAAATTAGGTAAAAAACCACTTAGCTTCATTATATTCCATAGAGATGAAGATGTAGCTAATGCTGAATTTCGAAGATGGATGTTGGATGATGTTTTAAAACAAAGTCCGTTTTTTAGAAATTTACCACATAAACATAATATAAGAATACTAACATCAGGTCCTAGAGGTAAAAAATTGCCTTCTGTGAGAGAAATTTTACAGTAATTAAAGTAAGTAAACTCGGTGAAGGGAGTAAAATTCTAATACCGAACTAAAGATAATAGATTTCTTTAGTGTAACGAATAAAGACTTACTAACCAGAATAAGAATGGTTAAATTTATATTCTAAACTATAATTAAAAGTATATTATAGAACGATTGGCTGGAGGACTTGGTACAGACCTTTAATTGAAATAGAGGCCTAGATAATAAATAAATTTTATCTAGGAAAATACCTTAAAATGCTGGAAAGATATCAAATCAGATCAGCAAAAAGGATATAATAATAAAATCCTTTCTCAACGACTATAGTAGGTACTGAAATAAATAATATAGTCTATTTTAATATTTTAAATATTAATATTATAAGATTTTTGCAATTATGTCTGAGGTCAATTTTTGGCCTAACGAAGAAAAAGCCATGGAACGTGTAAATAGTACGTATATTCGTATTACATCTCGTTTTGATGTAAAAGAAAGTTTAACATTAGCCGGAAATCTAATAATTGATAGTTCTAGTAGAGGTGCAGGTGGTCCAACTGAAATATTTCTTGAGAATGCAGAACCTCAATTTACTTGGGATTGTAGACCTTCTCATTATGAAGTTAGAAAAAATCTGTACGAACGTTCAAGGGGAATAACTTTCTCAGTTTATACTGGAGATGGTAAATATCCTCCAAGAATATTAAATAAAAATGATAAAGAAGAGAACTATAAATTAGAAGATGATCAAGACCCTGATAGAGTGGAACATGTACCTATTCAATTATTTGGAGAATTTAAATCTGATTTGATTAAAGCTCTTCAAGATAAATCTGGTATTAATACAGGATCATCAGATAGTTTTTTTGGAGGTACTATAGAACACTTATCTAAATGTTCAACAATAAAGAATAGAATTCCTGAAATTATTACAGTTGATTTTTATGATAAAGAAGATAGGATTATTAATCATGTAGAAAAAATGATTAATCTTATTCCAAGAGGTACTCCTATATGGCTAGGTCTTGACTTAGGTGTAGTAGATGATACAACTGGAATAGCAGCAGTTAGTTTTGATCATTGGGAAAATATAAATGGTACTTTAGTTCCTAAAATTAAGTGTCATTTTGTTTTAGGTGTATCTAGGTTAGAAGGACAAGAGACGAGTTTATTTCACATAGAGCAGTTTATAGAAGATCTTAACAAGAAATTTAATATTATAGTTAGTGCTGACCAAGCTTTTTCTAAACAAATACTTCAATATTGTGAAAGAGAAGGAATTAGAAATAATGGGAGAATTTCTACAGATAATACTCCTTGTGAACCGGCTCTTTATTTGAAGTATATAATAAACAATGAACTTCTTGAAATTCCTGAATATAAAAGATTACAAAGAGAGGCATATGATTTAAGATATGTTGGTCCAAAACGTAAAGTAGATCATCCTAAAAAAGCATCAATATCTCCATTATTTGATAATCCTGATGGTTCTAAGCCAGGAAGCAAGGATTTATGGGATGCTTTAGCTTCTAGTGTTTATTCTTTAAAATTATCTATTGATGAAGGAGAAGAGATGGGATATTCTTCAGGAATAGCTAAACAACTCGAATCTCTTACTAAAATAACAGCGGATCCAAGAGAAGAGTCACAAAAAGAACTTCAAAACATGTTGGAAAATATATTTTAAGATTCTTTTTCCATAATATATAATCAATTCCTAGGATGGCCAGAGGAAAGTGGTCTATTGTTCGATCAAGTCCTAGGAACAGAAAAAAAAGAAAAGAGATATATTTCAATCTCTTTCTTCCATACGTTTTACAAATTCCCATTCTTCTGGAGTAACATAATCCAGAACGCTTTTTGGAATTTCTACTTCTCTATCGTTTAACATTAATTTAACTTTAACAAATAATTTATTAGGAGTAATATCTACATCAGTTACTACTCCATAAAATCCTGTTTTACGAGATTTAACTTTATCTCCTACTTTTAAATTTTTCATAATTTTCTATATTTATTATTACACATATAAGGTTTTTAGAGCTTATGATAATACTACGAAAACAAAAATATAAAGAACTTCCCTGGACCAAAGAAAATATAGAAAAATATAAGTCACAGGAGAATATGTTAAAGCACGCAAGAAATACACCAGGAAAAACGGCTGGAAAATTATTAATAAACCCAGCCAAAGATGAGTTGGTGGGATATATAGCGTGCGAAGAAGATACTATTATTGCTCTAGAAGTTTCTCCGGGGTATAGAGGAAAAGGAATAGCAACTGATTTGATAAATTCTTCTGGGGCTAATAAACTTACAGTATCAAAGAAAAATATAAATGCGATAAATTTATATAAGAAACTTGGATTTGAAATTATATCAGAAACTCCAAAAATATATTTTATGGAGAAATGATTGAACTATAGTATAATTGGCAATACACCAGATTTTGGTTCTGGGATTTCCTGTTCGAGTCAGGATAGTTCAACGAAAGAAAATAATAATAACTAATAAAAACTATGTTGAGAGTTAAAAGATTTAGTAAAGTTACTGATAAAGTTAAAGAAATAGGAAAATCTATTGAACATACAGTAACTCATCCTAAAGAAACTGGTAAGAAGGTGGTGGAGTATGTAAAGAAACACCCAGATGAAGCTATAATTCTTGGAACATCTGATATTGTTCCTGGAGTTGTTGCTGCCAAACTTGCAAAAGCTGGAAAAACAAAACAAGCAGCTATCGCAGGAACTATTGCAGCACTTCCTATTGGTGGTGCATATGTATCAGGGAAAATAGCTATTCGAAAATGGAATGAAAAAAGAAAGAAGAATAAATAGAATAGATTCGAGATGTAGTTCAGTAGATAGAACGCTTGGTTTGGGACCAAGAAGTCGCACGTTTGAGCCGTGTCATCTCGACCTAGATAAATAGACGATGAGATATCGTGGAATTTATATTTAATTTTCATTTATTCAAAATCACTAAGGAAGAGTAAAAGTCGCGAGTTACTCTTCCACTAATGAAAATTAAATAAATTTAAAGTTTGATATCTTGGGAAGCTATAAGTAGAATAAATGAAAAGAAAGATTGATTGGAACAAAGAAGAACTGGAGTATTTATTATTTGATAAGAAACTAACATATAAAGAGATAGCTAATCATTATGGAATTACAAGTGAAAGTGCTGTTCATAAAGCTATAAAAAGATTTGGAATTGATATCTCAGAAAGAAAAACTATAATATCTAAAGAAGATATAGAAATACTTCTTTTTGATAAAAAACTAACTATTTCTGAAATTTCTAAATTATATAACTTAACAGAAGGTGCAACTAGACTTAGAATAAAAAGATTAGGCATTGAATATGAAAAGAAAAATATATCTTTAGTTGATAGAAATATTAGCAAAGAAGATATTGAAAATCTTATCAAAAAACATTTAACCTATAAAGAAATCGGAAATATTTATAAAGTTTCTGCTAATACTATACAAAATTTAGTAAAACTTTATAAAATTAATAGACCTAAGAGAGGGAATGAATTTATTGTAGAACGGATAGATTCATTTGAATATGTAGATAATGTGATAACTAATGAGTCAATTGATAATAAATTTTTACCAGTTCCAATAGAATTATCAGAAAATTATAAGATAGTATTAACAATAAAAGAAGGAAATAAGTTAGTTAAATTATTTTATGTTCCTGAACTAGGAATTTGGTATAATAATTTTTCAAAATTAAAACACTCTATTGAAAATAGATTAGGGATTAATTTTCTAGAATGGGAGTGTAGATGGATTTTAAAACTGCCAATAAGTAAATTATATACTGAATATTGGATAGATAAGAAAATAGAGTACTATTATTCAGATAAGTATTTTCATACTACTGAATACATAAAGAATAGATTAAGAGAAGATCCTAATTATGTTTGTGATTTTCTCATGATAAAAAGTGATTTAATTGAACAGTTTAATTTATCAAGGGAATATTCAGAATATAAATATGAATATGATTTTACGAATACATGTGAATTTATTAAAAATAAAACTAGTAAGTTTTCTGTATTTGTAAATGAAATAAATCCTTTTACTGGAGATACAATAGGAAATTGGGAAACTAATTTTTTACATTTTATTGTAGAAAAGAAAGATAATTTTATATTAGGAGCTTATAAAAGAGCTATTAAACATAAAAAGACAGATAGTCAATTTTTGGTAGAAGCAAGAAAAGTACATGGAGATAGATATACATATTTAGATGATTATATCAATTACGTAACTCCAATAACTATTTTAGATAATTGTACTGGAGATGTATTTAAAATGTCCCCAGTAGATCATATACATAGAAAAATGGGAAATCCTATAATCAATAAATCTACTGGAGAATTATTAATTATAACCTGGTTAAAAAATTTTCAAATAAGTTATTTAGATGAAGTAGTTGTAAATAATATTAGAAAAGATAAAACTAAATCTGTTCGAATAGATTTCTCTATAGTAGTAAATAATCAAACTTACTGGATTGAATATCACGGAGAACAACACTACAATAAATTTAAAAATTTTTATAATTGGGTAGAAGATGATTTTATCAAACAGTTTCAACGAGATACAGACGTTAGAGATTATTGTAAAAATAGTAATGGAGATATTATTCTTTTAGAAGTTCCGTATATATTAAATACATATGAAAAAGTATCTGATTTTTTAAATAAAACAATAAAATATGGAATAGATCCAAATACATTAATAGATTATAAAAGTTTATATAAAATATAAATAAAAAAAATTAATTATGCGCTGTAGAGTTAAATTATTTTCAACAAGCAGCCAAATTTTAGCAAGTGATGGGAGTCATATTCCAGCACAAGTTCTTCAAGATTATCTCAATAGTGATGCTTATAAAAGCTCTATTGAATCGAAGAATATGTTGGGAGGTTTAACTCACAGAGCAAGAAATTTGGCTAATGCAAAAAACTCAGGAACAGCATTATCTAAGACTGTGGGTAAAGATGATATGATGTTACTTTGTACAGAGGCTGCTGCTCCTGTATTTTATGTAACAAAATTAGAGCTTATGCCTGATTCTTGGTGTTATGCTGAAATAGAGTTATTTGATGAAGCCTTAGCAGATGATGAGGCTGCACAAAACATAAAAAGATTAAAGTACTTATTAAAGGCCGGAGTTCGTCCTGGAGTAAGTGCAGTTATCCTTAAACAATATCTGAGGCATGAATTCAAAGTTAATTCATGAAAATGTTTTTAATTGCTGGAAAAATAATAAATTAAATCAGCAAAAACTATTAATAAAAATAGTTTCTCAACGACTAGAGTAAACACTAAGAAATTTTCTTAGATAATATAGTCTACAATTAATTATAAATTAGTTAAATAATTGGGATATTGGGATTCATCTACTTCTGGAGTAGATACATTACGTAAATTAGTAAGTATCAAGGGATTAGATGTTACTTTGAACCCTTCTTGGAAACAAGCTCAAGTAGTACAGACTTGGGATGATGAAGGAAATCTAATATCTGATGGGGAAGAAAAAAACTTTTCGGATATAGAATATACTCCAAAGGATTTTGAATTTAAAGGACTTAAAGTAAAAGCTTTCTCTGATTTAAATTCTCTTGGATGTGGAGATATGTTAAAATCATCCAAGATTGATGGAAAATTTACAAAGTTAAAAGCAAAAGTTTTCTCCGCAGATGGAATGGTAGAAGAAGTTTTAGAATCCATTAGTAAGATGCCAAAAGAACCTGTTCAAAAAGATTTCTCAGTAATTGCATTAAGAGATAGAATTCGTGAATCAAAGTATTCAACTCGTCAAAGATTTCGTGTATTGATTCTATCTTACAAACAACTTCTAAAACAGCAAGGCGGCCCAGAGAAAATAGATCCAGAAACACTTAAAATCATGAAGTCTTTGTTTACTACAGATCTTTTGGATATTATGAAGTCGATTACACCAGAAATCATGAATGGAAAAAATCCAGGAACATTACTTGGTGCTTCTAGTTTAGGTAAGAATGTACGTAAATAATATGCGTTTTTTATATGAATTGCTGGAAATATCTAAATGAGATAAATCAGCATCAAATCATACTTAGATAAATCTAAAGAAGTGATTTGTTCAACGACTATGTATATAAACTGTCAAAATAGACAGAAGATATAGTCTAAATTATAAATAAATTTTATAAATACATTGATAAGTGTACAAAAATTGTTCTTACCATATAAGATGGCTATGTCTGAGGTATCTAAAACTAATGCAATATCTAAGGCAAGATATCAAAAAATTCAAGCTGCTTATTCTGACTTTGTTAATGCAATGTTAGAGGAAATATTCGCGCCGAAGAATGGTACGAAGAAAGAAGAGCCAGTAGAAGAAGAAAACCCTGAAGAAAACAGTTAAAAGATTATGAAAGTAGAAAGACGTAAATTATTCTCTTCTTCGATTTCTCCACGGCGCAAGTTATTTTCAGGTGGAGTAACTCAGGCAGAATATAAGAAAATTCAGTGTAGAGATTGTGGTTATATTATGGATACTTTAGCCACTACAACTAACTTCTTATGTCCTAAATGTGGAGCTGTAAATAGATTTAATGTTTTAGAAGTTACACCAAGTCCTGAAAATACTCCTGAAGCTGTACAAGTCGAAGTATCAAAAATTGAAGAAGTAGAAAAAGGATTCTCAAGACGTTCGTTATTCGGCGGAGATAATAATGCCGCTGTACAAAAAGAATTTTCAGAACCGTCGAACGAATTTGAGGTAAAATTAAAAGAATTTTCTGGCAAAACTTTAAATGAATCAGAAGTTGTTAAGGCATTTGGTATTTCCGCCGAAGATTTAGTTGAAAAAGGTTTTGCTAGTACTGATGAAGATAATAAAGTTACTATTCCTGAAACTGCATTCTTACAATCTAAATTATTCTCTAAGTTAATCGTATCAGTGACTAAGATTTTGGATTTAGACCCAATAGAAGGACCTAAGGAAGACATAATTAATATGTTAGAATCTAAAGGATCTTTAGGACCGAAAGGTATAATGCTAATTAAAAAAGCTCATTCTCTTCCACTTGAAGAAATGAAAGAAGTTGAGTTCTCTAGCACTGAAGAAGTAGAGGATTGGATTAAAGATTCTGGAATTATTGGAGACTTAAAGATAGAGTTTGGTAATTCTGCAATGGGAATTAAAGAATTTACAAAGATCCTAGAAGAGAGATATGATGATGCTCCAGATAATATAATAGATATATTAATTGATCGTGGAGTAATCAAAATTCAAGGAAATCAAGTTGATATAATGAAATAAAATATTTATAAAACTCAGTATGAAAAATACAAGATTTATGGAAGTCCTATTCTCAGCTGTAGAGGATAAGGATGAAGAATTAGCAAAGCAAGTAGCCAAAGATATTGAAGATGCTAAGGCTAATGGCTCTGTTGATACTGAAGAAGTAAAATATGAAAATATCGGTGACGGTAAAGTTTCAGTAACAGACAAGGAAAATGGCGAAGTTACTATCGTTGAAAAGGCTTCTGATGAGGATGATACTTATGATATGTATCCAGCTGAACAATCTGAACAAATCGAGGGATATCTTCATCCGGAAGGGGATGGAGTAACTCCGGGTAATCAGGTAGGTGCAGCTGACGAGGAAGTTGAAAATCATATGGATGGTAGTGCTGTTATTGCACCAAATCTTCCTGATGGTGGTTTAAATCCAGCAGCTGGTCATGAAGAAAGTGTAGAAATTACTGCACAAGAAGGTCCTGAAGCTGTAGAAGAATGCGAAGAAAAAGAATTCTCTGTAAGTACTGATAATAGCGTAGTTCTTAGAATTTTCTCAGATCAAGAATTTTGTGAAAGATTATTCTCAGAAGTTATTGAATCAGAAGAAACAGCTAAAGTAGGTGATCTTAAAGTAGAGAAAACTGGTGAAAATGAAGTAGTTGTTACATCAGAATCTACAGGTGATCAAGCAAAGGTAGAGTTTAATGGTGAAGATATGGATGTTACTGAGCTAGAATCTAAGAATTTTAGTGAAGCAGAACAGTTTGATCCGTTGTTTGTAGTAGGAGTAGATCCAGTAAATCATGTTATTGTAGATGCTCCAGAGTATGACGAAGCATCAGCTCAAGAATTAGTTCAGAGTTTAACAGAAAAAGGAGTAGCAGGAGTTAGAATTTTTGATAACCCCGAAGACGCTCGTGAATATGCTATCGATCTCTTGAATGGTCTTGGTGTAGTTGAAGATGAACAACTTGGAGAACCTGAACAAGCAGAATTTTCAGATCATACTATTTACTTAACTGAATTCCAAGCTGATAATACAGACTTTATGTGTCGTTTCTTCTCTGAATCTGTAGATAGTATTAGTGCAACTCAGGATGCTATTGAAGATGCTATTGAAAATGGTGATGAGATTGAAACAGATTCTGAAGTTATTACACCTATCGATTCTAAGACTGCAGTTATACAGGATAAAAATAAAGATGAATTTACTAAAGTTAGTTTAGAAGGTGAAGAAATGGAGCTTGAAAAGATAAGCGAAGATCAAGCAGAAGAGTTGACAGATCATATCGTTGTTTCTGAAGAAGAGGAAGACGAAGATGAGGAAGAAGAAAAAGAATTCTCTGATGTTTGGTGTGACGAAGCAGAAACTAAATTTTTCTCAGAAAATGAAGAACTTACTCAGTATATGATTCGTTTGTTCTCTGAAGAAGCTGATTCTGCTGAAATTGAAAGCGCAATCCAAACTGGCGAACAAGTAGAAACAGATAAAGAAATTATTACGCCTATCGATTCTAAGACTGCAGTTATACAGGATAAAGAAAATGGCGAATTTACTAAAGCTGAGATGGATGAAGAAGTTCTTGATGTTAATCCTATCTCAGAAGCAGAAGCCGATAATCTAACAAACAGTATTGCAGTAGAAGATAAAGTTGAAAATCATGAAGAAAAAGAATTTTCTGAAGATATCTACTGTAATGAGGCAGAAACTAAATTCTTCTCTGAAGGTGAGGAATTTACTGAATATATGGTTCGTCTATTCTCTGAAGAAGATGGTCATTGTCCAGTAGAAAAAGCTATTGAAACTGGTAAGAAAGTAGAAACAGATAAAGAAATCATTACTCCAATTTCAGCTACAGAAGCAATTATAGAAGATAAGGAAAATGGTGAATTTACTAAGGCTACTATGAGTGAAGATGATATTGAATGTCATCCATTATCAGAAGAAGAAGCTGACAAACTTGAAGAACATTCTATTGATAAAGAAGAAAAGAAATTCTCAGGAGATTATGAAGATCCTATTCTTAATAAATTCTTCTCAGATGTTGTAGGTGCAGTTCCTGTTCCTGCTGGAGAAGTAGATCCTAATACTCCTGTAATTCCTTTAGCTGATCCTAATGCTGTAGCTCCTCAGGAAGTAGCAGTTCCGGCAGGTGTTGCTCCTGCACAAGGTGGTGCTACTAGTGTTGAAGCTATTGAAGATAAAGCACTTCAGGCAGTTCAAAGTATCCAAGCAGTAGCAGAAGAAGCAGCTCAGCAAATTATGGAAGCAAAACAAGCTCCTGCACAGGCTCAAGAACAAGATCTTCAGGAAGCTCAGTTCTCAGAAAAGAAATTCAGTGATACAAATGATACTCTAGTATCATGGTTGACTGGAAATAGTTTTCGTAAGTAATTAAATATAAATAGATAGGTTTATGGTTATCCTCAAAAACCATTTTACATAAACTAAAAATAATAAAAACATTATATACATTATGAATACACAGTATTTGCAAATGATGCAGACTCCTTCAATGATGGAGGCTCTTATTAATAGCTCAGTATCAGCAGAAGATGCTAACCTTCGTTCTCGTGAATATGCTAAGATGTTCTCTCGTAACGATGAAATGAAAGATTTGTTTGGTCTAGGTAATGCAGGTAATTTGCTGCAGAAGACTTTCTCTGGTTATGCAGAAACTCCGTTGCTGTCTACTCAGTATTTCAATGCTTCTGTAGCTTCTTATGTAAGCTCATTCGCAGGTTATATGTCTATCGAACGTGACTTTGATCAGCCTAATGGTTTGTTCTATTGGTTCGACGTTTTGGGTGTAACTGATATGCGTTCTGTTATTCCTAACTTAGGTCCGGATAACTATCAGGATATTCAAGCTATGGGTAACTTTACTTTGAATATTACTCCGACTACTAATGCTGACTACTCTTCTTTGATTGGTCGTAAGATTATCCCTGGTACAGTACGTGTTAAGATTGCTACTGCAACTGAAAAATTCGAATTGATCGATAATGGTCAGGGTGCTTTCATGGCTGTTGCTGGTAAGATTTCTAACGGTACTATCAACTATTTGAATGGTCGTGTAGAATTTACTTTGGCTACTGCTTTGGCTGGTGATGCTGCTACAGAAACTATCACTATTGTAGGTAAGGAAGATGTTACTGGTACTCCTTGTAATACTATTGGTGCTTCTAATGCACATGCTAATGATAAGAGATTTATCGCTAAGATGCAACAGCTTGGTTTGGCTACTGTACCTGATATGTTGGTAGCTGAATATAACATTGCTGCTTTAGGTGCTATGAAGAAAGCAACTGGTTCTGATATGGCTACTTTCTTGTTCACTAAGCTTCGTGAATTGTATACTAAGGTAATTAACTATAAATTGGTTTCTACTTTGGAAGAAGGTTATAATGGTAACGTTATGGCTGACTTGGATTTGACTCAGGGTGCTATGACTGGTCAGTTCATGGATTATCGTTCTAGAGTTGACTTGTTCGATGCTTACTTGATTAATGTTGAAAGTGCATTGGCAACTAAAGCTGTTAAGGGTGTTGATGTTACTGCCTATGTAGCTGGTAATATGGCATCTAATCAATTCCAGAAGGGTGGAATGATTGGTAAATGGGAACGTAATACTAAGATGACTTATATCAATGATCTGTTGGGTTGGTATAATGGTATTCCTGTACTTCGTTCTACTGATATTGCTGAAGCTCCGGGTGAAGGTACTTTCTATGCAATTCACAAAACAAAAGATGGTCAGATGGCTCCGCTTGCACGTGGTATCTATATGCCTTTGACTGATACTCCGACTATTGGTAACTACAATAACCCAACTCAGATGGCTTCTGGTATCTACTATCAGGAAGGTACTAAGTATATGGCTCCTGAATTGGTACAGAAGGTTACTTTCAAATTCGGTATCTAATTAAACCATAAAAATCATTTGGATCGTTAAACTCTCAGATCCCTAAAGAATAAAATGATTTTAAACAAAGAGAGGGATTCCCTAGGTCTTATAGACTTAAGGTTCCTTCTCTTTTTAATTTTTACAATTATGGCAAGTACATTTAGATTAAAGAGAAAATTATATTCTGATGATAAAGGCGGAATGAGTACTGGGAAAAAATTAGCTTTAGGTGGCCTCGCAGCAGGTGCAGCCATTCTTGGGGCTAAAAAAGGTGCATTTGGTGCTAACATAATGGCTAAAACTAATACTGGACTAATGAAAGCTGGTAAAGCTGTTGGAGGAAAAGTTGGAGATAGAATGATGATGTCTGGAGCTAAGGATTTTGGAGTTGCACGAGCTAAACAAATTGATAATGCACTTTTAAAGAAAACAGGATCTCAGATGACAAAACAAGCTTTTAATGCAAAAGCTGATCAAAAAGGTATGCAGGCACTTGGAAAAATTATGAAATAATTATGGCAACTTATAAGCTTAAAAGAAAAAATTTTGGATTATTTTCTCCATTCGCCAAAACAGCGGCAAATTGGACTGCAGCAAAAGGAGCTTTTAAAGCAGGAGAAAATGCCAAAGGTTTTAAGAATTTAGCTTCTACTATGGGAAGAGGTTCTATTGGACTAGGTAAAGGGTTAGGTGTTGCTGCTGCTGGTACTGCTGCATTAGGTGCTGGTACATTCTTAGCAGCAGAAAATAAAGCTAATAGTTAAAGAAGAAGTTAATCCCTGAAAATTAATTTTAAAATATTAAAATAAGTTTTATGAGTGATGTAATTTACAGAGGTCTTAAACTCTCTTCTAATAAATGTAGGTATTTTCAAGTAAAAGAAGGACAAATAAGCTCTATAGTAGAGGATACTTCAAGATCTACTCTCACTCTAACTTATTCTCCAGGAAGTACTTCTGGAAGTTTATCAGATCTTTTAGGAATACCATGTACTGAGAAAAGAATTGACATGCTCCCTACAGGACTTCCTAAATTATTTAAAAATACTTATGTTACATTAAATGGACTTAAGTTAAGAAAATTAACTTATGATCCACATACTATTAATATAGTTATTGTAAATGACTCAGAATCTAGAGTTATCCAAAACTATAATTATACAACAATAGTAGTTTCGGAAGGAGATTATAAAAATCCTGAGTTTATAAATTTCTTGTTTTACTCTGGAAATCTTATATATCTTCAACCTATTGGACCTAGACCAAGCTGTTATGAGATAAGAAATTTTCCTAAAATTATAATTAGTTCAGATGATGTTACACTTGAATCTGAATCTGAAACAATATTTACATTAAGAAGGAAATATAATGATTATGTTATAAGAGCTGTAGATTATCAAGATCAATTTATTCTAGAATTACGTAAAATTTTAGATGATTATGGTTTAGAGTTAGTTAGAATTAATAAAGAAACTACATTAACTAAAACATCACATGTTGTTTATCAATTTCTTCAGACTCCAGTGAAAGATAATCATCCTAAGTATTCTGATGATAAAGTAATGCAGCATAAAATACCAGTTGAATTTTATCTAAGAAGTACTGATATGCCATTATTCTTTGACTTTAAAAATAGATATATGAATGTCACATTACTTACTAATTTCTGTGAATTCAAAACATCAGATAGATATGGACAAAGATGGACAGCTGCAATAAAATGGGGAGGAATAACTGAAGATTTTAACCAGACATATCAACAAGATGATAATTCAAATTTCTCTTATCAATGTCAATTCAGATGTGAACTATTTTTCTATGAAGTAATTGATGATAGATATAAATTCCTAGAAGAAATAGTTCAGAATATAGAGTTTGAACGAAATAATCCAGATTATCATTATGAAGTTCCGGTTGATACTGAAACAACAATTATAAACAAAGGGTTATGATAAATTTTAGAAAGAAGAAATACCTTATCCAAAATTTAATGCCGGACGCTATTGAATATTTAAAGAAACAAGGATTACGGCCTAATATTATAACTCCAGAGCAAGCAGATAGCGTTAGTAGAGTTAATTCTAAGGCTATGGTTTTAGTTTCATTTATAAAAAATGAGTCTGGATATTATCAAATTCAAGTACAGGATAAGGAATTATACAATTATACTCAAAAATTAATCAAAGATATTTTTAGAATGAGAATAACTGATATTAATAAAGAAACCAGAGTAATCACAGCAGAAACTGATCACTTAGGAATAGCTTTTGATATTATAGAAATTCTCGCTACAAAATATAATTTATCAGTTGTGGCATGATTAAATTTAGACAGAAAGAATTTACAGAATATGATGCAATGAGAAGTCTTTATGTAAAACTTATGCGATATTCTGATAGAAATAAATTCGGAGTAATAGATACTAGTGCATTAATTCCTGTTCTTAGAGGAAATAATGTAGTAATCGAAAGATTTGTAATTAGTACTTCTATGTTTGGAAAAGATAAATATAGAATGTATCTAAAAATTGGTGCCAAAGCAAAGTTACCAGATGAGGTTAGACTTCCAGGTAAAACATATGATAAACGTCTTGGAAATATGCAATTAAACGTAAGTCATTCTATATTTGCGCCAAAAGATAGTGATCCAAATTGGAATAATAACAATAATGGAGGAAATAATAATACTTCTTTAGGAGACACTTCTGGACCTAGGAATGATAATCCTGAAGAAAGAAGAGGTGGAAAAAAGAAAGAAAAGAAGTATTCAGAATTTCCAGGATCAATTTTAGAGCAAAGAGAATTTAAGAGTAAAGGCGGTGATAAACAATATCCCTATCTATCTGGTTCATTCTCTCCTTCCTTTGATCTATCTTATGAAGTTTCTGAATTGCTTGGAGAGGCTATCAAATATGATAAAAAATCAAGATCATTGGTCTTAGAATTCAAATCTATCGAAGATGCTATTAATGCATTGAATATATTACCCTTCGGATTAGGTTATAAAATATATTTACTTAATGCATGATGATTGTAAAGAGATTTTCTCAAACCAAGATATTAAATACTAATAACCCAGCTCTTGGTTTCACTAAAGAGAGAAAATATGATACAGATATGGATAGACTGGGTAGAATGAATACTTCTCAACGTGAATTAGCTGGAATCGGTAATTTAGGAAAAGAAATGAGAAAATTAAATCAAGAATTAAATCGTGGAGGAAGAGGTAAATGGCAAGATACAGATTAAAAAGAAAATGTTACAATGCACTAACTGAAGCTGCCGGAAATACACTTGGAGGAGTTACAGAAGGAGTTGGTAAAGCTCTTGATAATAAAGTAGCCGGAATCGCTGGTGGTGTTTTAGGAGCTACTAAATTAGGAGGAACTATTGGAACAATGATAGGGGGACCATTTGGAAGTATTTTAGGTATGGGAGCTGGTTATCTCTTAGGTTCTGCAGCTACTAGAGGTCTTGGAAAAGGTCTTAAAACTGCCGGTCAAGATATGCAGACTTAATTATAGGAGGATTTAGATTATGATTAAGTTTAGACAAAAAGAATTTTTTTGGGGAATGGCTTTAAATGCTGCAGGGGCTATTGGTACAGGTCTTTCTCTAAAACAAGGCTCTGATCAAATGAAACAAGCTGAGGAACAAGCAGCACAGGCAGAGGAGCAAAATAGAAAGATGACCAAAGCTTTAAATAAAATTGCAGAAAACGCAAAAAATAATCCACAAGCAGCACAACAAGCAGCAGATGTAATGGGACAAAAACAGTTTGCTCAAATAAATTTTGCAAAACTTACAGCAACTCTTAAGAATAATAAAACTTTAGGAAATGCTAAAGGTCTCGCTAAAGATGTTGGTAAAATTGTGTGGAAAGGAAAAAATAAGCTGATTGGTGGAACTATGATGGGAGCTACAATGGCAGGAGCTTCATATCTTACTGATAAAGCAATTCAAAAAGATATGAAGAAAAATGGAATGCCTCTTGAAAAAACCTATTCTGCTGGATCTATAATGAAAGCAGTAAAAGGTACTGGAAAAGTTTTAGGAGAAGCTGCAAAAAAAAATAAAGGAACGTTAATAACGATGGCTGCTCTAGGTTCTGCTCCCATGGCTCTCGGATACTCTGCTGAAAAAGCTCAATATAAAGATCAGATGGCATTAACTCAGAGAAACTATGCAGTCCCTGGAGTAATGGCAGTTAAAAGATTACTTACTGGCGCTTCTAAATCTGTAAGAAATTCACAGATATTTAAAACTCCTGGACAAACAATTTTAGGTGGACTTTCTAATTTATCTGGCGGAGGTGGTCGAAAAGGTGTATACAAATTCGGTCATCAGTTAAATAGATATGGAAAACATTCAGGTTCAGTATGGTCTCAAAAAGCAGGTAAGTTCATCATGGATAACCCCAAAACAGCCTTAGCAGGTAGTATTCCAGTCGGTGCTGCAGTTTTAGGAGCAACGTGGGGAACTGGAGAGAAGATAGTAAATAAAACAGCTCGGGCTCTAGATAAAGATGCTTTCAAATATCAAGATTCTAAAAATCAAGAAATACAATGATTATAAAAAGAAAATTATTCACTAAATACGACGATACTGATAATCTTAAGAGAATGAAAGATTCAGATATTCTTGCTGAAAAACCAAAACAAGCTCCTGGATATGGTTCTGTAGCTGGTGCTGCTCTTGGTGGTGCTGCTCTTGGTGGAACAGTTGGTGCTGTTGCTGGAGCTTTCGGAAAGAATAAGGCAGGTCGTAGTTTACTCGGAAGAATGGGTAAAGGTGGAAAAACTGGATTAGTTGTTGGTGGTCTTCTAGCAGGTGGAATGGCTCTTCGAAATAGAAATAAACAAGCTGAAAATAATGAATGGTATAATAAAAGACTTAATTATGCTCAGAGACAGGCTAGACGAAGAGAAAAACAGGATTGGAAGACAAATATGACTCAAAGAGATGGTTATTCCTATTAAAATTAATAAAAAATTATGGCAAAATTTAAACCAAAGAAAATAATCAGAGATGTAAAGGAGTTTTATAAAAATAACCCTACGGCAAAAATTACTACTGCCACTGCTGGATTTTCTGGAACTAATCTTGCTATTAATGCTACTAGAAAAAATTCTGATAAAAAATATCAAGAAGAACAACTAGAAGCAATGGATAAATTAACTAAAGCACTTGGAGGAGTTAATAAAACTTTAAAAGAGGTAGAAGTAAAAGAACCAAAAAAGACAACCTCTTATAAATTTAAAAAAATCTTTTCCGAGAGAAATGATAATAATATGATTACATTTAGAAGAAAAGACTTTAGTATATTATCTGATACTGTTAAAGGAGCTATAATTGGTGGAAACGTAGCTACCCTAAGTTTACCATTATCCGGAAAAGATGCTAAAAATATTAAATATGAAGGAAGTAACCCTACTTTCCGAAAATTAAATACTCTAAGTCCATTTGCTAAACGACTTGGAGTAGTAGCCGCCGGAACATTAGTCGGAGCAGCTCTTGGAGCCTTAGTTGGTACTATAAAAAAAGGTGATGAGGCTATTTCCAGAAAGTTAACAGTTGACAATAGATTAATGGATAGAGTAGTAGAGGATCTTAAGAAAACAGGTTTTAAAGAAGGCTCCGATTTTACAAGAGATCCTAAAACGGCGGATTCTCTTAAATCAGCAATAAGTGTAGCTATAACAAGAAATTCTGGTGAACTTAGACTTCTAGTAAATACAATAGCAGATAATAAACTAAAAGATATAACAAAAAACATAATACGAAATCTACCAAACTCAAGTGCAGTAACAGAAGAAAGTAAAAGTAGATATAATGAGATTTCTATAACTACTATATCTGATGGAACCGCTGATGTTGGTTTAATAGCTGGAATATGTGAAAAATTTATAAGAAATAAATATCCAGTATATCTCGTAGAAGTTGGTTAAAACAAAACAATTAATTATTATATTTAAATTATGGCACAATGGACTGAAACTCTCGAACCGTATGTAAAAGTTATAGAGAGAGTACATACCGCAGCTCTTAATCCTACTGCAGGTGAAAGTTTAATTATCGGAGTGACTTTAATTTCTGATGCAGGCCCAGCAGTTCCTACATTGATTTCTAGTCAATCTGAATTCTTAAAAACTTATGCTTCAGGAGACTTAACAGAAGATTATATGGCATCCTTAAATAATCTTTATCATGATGCTAATAATACAGGAGATAAAAATGTAGCTGCAACAATGTGGATGAATGCTTATAGATTGGCTGGCTCTAATGTTATGCTGGTTTGTAGAGCATCTAAAGCTAACGATATCTACTACGCTAAACCCATGACTAAAACTGATTATAGTACATATATCCTTAGAGATGGTGCTTTAATGAAGGGATTTAGAGATGCTGATAAAGGTGTCGTTAAATTTGTTCTTGATATTGATGGAGATGATGCAGAACATGATCAAGATGGATGGTCAATTAATTTGAATGGAGTAGGTATTCTTGGTAATCGTACAACTGATGATGGTCCTCAGTATGACTACTATGTAAGAACTCTCCCTGACTTAGTAAATCAGATGAATGAAACTAATAAATTCTTCTCTCCATCTTATAAATTCTTCACAGATCCTAATAATATCGTTCCTGAAAATGAAACGACTGATCCTGATAAAGCAAAGGCAGTTGTATTCTATGAACTTTACCTAGGACAGGATATGCTAGATACTTCAGATTCTAGATGTCCACTAGGAAAGCAGTATATCGTAATTTGTGAACCTGATTGGACTAGTGATAATCCTAATCAAAAACTTATAGATATTAATGCTTCTGCTTGGTCTGGTTTCGAAGAACAGAAATATTATGCAGTTAATCAATATAACTCTAATACTGATCTGAGAGTTAGAATTAGACGTTTTAATCATGATGCAGTAGTTACCAAAGAATTAACTAACCCCGCTTTGAACGAAAACTCTGATTCTCCTTATATGGTACTATCGGCCGTTCTAGATACCTATACTAAGAAAGGAACAGTAGAACCGTCAGAAAGTATCCTACAGCGAGATTTTTATGAAGTCGCTGTTCTTGATCCTAATATTTCTGACGAAGTACAGTTCTTTAATATAGGTAAAGTAACCGGCCGTGGAGATATGGAAGTATCAGAACTCAATGAACTCCTAAGTATGATTCAACTTCAACTCCCTGACGATATGAGAGAGCTTGGATTGAACTACTATGGATACGGAGCTGATGATAAAGTATGGGTAGAACTTGATCCTAATGACCCAAATGCAGGTTCTTATAAACAAACAGTTTCTTCAATGACTGATCTTTACAACTCAATAGGTATGTCAGTTGGAGATGTTTACCGAGTTGGATCTGGAAGTTCATATAAGTACTATGAATATCAAGAAAATGGTGGAGATCAAGTTTATGCAAAATTAGGCGTAGATCCAACTGAAACAGATATTCTTGACGTATCTGAATCGGATCTTAAGAAAGCACTTGACGAAATCAATATTCAGGAAATTTATGTGGTTGAAGGATTATGTGACCTTGGAAATACATCACTAAGTTTCCAGAATTACTTGGCTAATATGGCTATCAACTCTAACTATTTCTATCCAATATCAACAGTTCAGAGCACAAATTATATGACTATCGCTAATAATGCAACTAAGATAGCACAAGATTCATATAAACTCTATCTATCTGCACCTTGGGATATCGACTCTGGTACATTTGGATGGAAATATTATTGCTCACCTGCTGTTGTTTATTGGGAAGCTGTAGCTAGAAACCGTAGAAATAATGCAGAATTTGCTCCTGTGCTTGGACAAACTAATGGTATTGTTCAGTATCAAAGACCTATGACAGAGTTTAATAAGAAAACTCGTCAACTTCTGCTATCAAAACGAGTAAATACTGTACTCTGGAATTATCAAACTAACGCTTGGAATATGAATGATAAACAAAATTGTCCAATTTATTGAAATTGAATTTTTATGAACTGCTGGAATTTATATTAAAAATAAAAATCAGCAAAAAGGATTACTAATATAAATCCTTTCTCAACGACTAAGTATAAAAGATAAATAAATTTTATTATTTTTCAAGATATAGTCTAGCGAAATTACCAAATAATTTTCTAAAACGAATTATACTAAGCAAAGTGTGGATAATATTGTTTCAGATGAAGGTAACTCTCGTTTAGCTATTCGTATCTCAAAAGCTATGCCTGTATTACTTAAACAGTATATAGGCTGGAGAATTGCACCAAAACTATGGGAAAGTGCGATTGGAACTATCGATTAATTATGTAGTCGCCTAGAGTGGATCTAGGAAAATTATACCAAAATGCTGGAAAAATCTTGGTTACACCAAGTATAAATCAGCAAAAAGGATATCTTAGATTTATCTAAGTAAAATCCTTTCTCAACGACTAAATGTATAACTTAAGAAGTATTAATTCTTAAGATGATATAGTCTATTTATTAACAATTATTAATAACTTAAAAGTACTGGTTCAAATCAACTATTCTCCCAATGTCTTATAATATTGATGATTACCGTTAATATAAATTAAGCGGCCTTAAAATTTTTAAGGAAAAATAAGAAAATGCTGGAAAATAAAAATAATCAGCAAAGTATCATTATTGATACTCTCAACGACTAAGTACTTATTTGTTTAAAATAAAATTAAGCAAATGATATAGTCTGATCTTAATAAAATTAAATATTAAGTTACATAAATGATTATCATCGATGAGACAAATAACCCTGTTCAAATTCAGCGTAAATAATTGCGCCTTGGATTTTTATATTACCAAGAAAAATAAGAGAATTGCTGGAAGATAATAAAATAAATCAGCAAAAATAGATAATAAAATCTACTTCTCAACGACTATGTACTTATTAAAATGATATAGTCTGATCTTAAATATTAATCTTATATTTAAGTTTAACAATAATGCAGAATAAAATGGTGGTTAATGTTTTGGTTAGATATCAACGTGCCCTTTCGAAAATTTATATAAGAGAGGCTAATGTGAATTTTAACATTAGAAAATATCTTAAACTGCTGGAAAATGTGAAACATAAATCAGCAAAAACTATTTTTTTAATAGTTTCTCAACGACTATAGTAGATACTAAGATAATATAGTCTGCCTATTATAAATAATAATAGAATAAGCGAAATATGTCATCGTAGAGTATATGCGATTATTATACCAATTGCTGGAACTTAATAAATCCAAAGAATCAGCAAAAATAGATATAATTCTATTTCTCAACGACTAGATGTATAATTAAAATCTTTAAACTGATTTTAAAAGATATAGTCTGAACATGAGTAGATAATACTTAGCAAACATATTGATATCACGACATTTTCGACGTTGGTATGGATCTTGCAGTCTCAGAGTACGAAGATACTAGAGGAGCAGCCCTTGAATAATAAAAACTATGATAGTATGCTGGAGAAATCTGGCATACTATCCTTTATATATAATTTATTATGACAAAACTAACAGAAAAAGAAATATTAGAGAATATCAATAAAAAATTATTGATATTCAATAATATAGAATTTATAAAAATAAAAAATCCAGATTGGAAAAATACAAGAACAATAATACTAATAGTAAAATGTAAGCTTCATAATTTAATTGGAGAAGTAAACTATAGAAATTTTATTAGAAGTGGCTGGAGTTGTAGACAATGCAAATCAGAAAAAATAAGTAAAAGTAAATCCATTAGTGAAAAAGATGCACTTGATGAGATTAATAGAATAATAAATTATTTTAATAATTCTAGAAAAGGTAATATTTCATTCTTAGGTTTTGAAAATAATAAATTTATAAATGGAAATACAAAACTGATTATTAAATGTAACATACATAATTTAATAGGATATCCTAAATATTCAGAATTTAAGAGAAAAGATAAATTAGGTTGGTTATGTCCTGAATGTGTAAAAGAAAAAGTTAGTAGTAAAAGAAAAATTACTGCAGAAAAAGCACAAGAAATGGTATACAATATATATGGATATGACACCAAGTTTTCAAAAGTTAAAGAAACTTTTAAAGATTATGGTGAACCAGTTACATTAATATGCCCAATACATGGAGAATATGAAATATCATTTAGAACATTAGTGTCATCAAGAGGAAAAGGTACCTGTCCTCTTTGTGATTTAGAAAAAATATCATACACAGAGGAAAAAGCTGTATCTGTATTAAACATTAAATTAAAAGAAAAAGAAGATTTATTTAATATATCCTTTAAGTTTTTAGGATTTGAAGATAATAAATGGAATGGTTCCTTTACTAAAATAACTTTACAATGTAATAAACATAAAAACATATGGAAGACAACCTTTAATAATTTCATGAAAAAAACATATATAGGTTGTAAAGATTGTTTGTCTGAAGAGCGAAAATGGAGAAGTTCTAATATGGAGTATTCTTGTTATAATTTATTAAAAGAATATAATTCAAACATAGTACGTCAAAAATATATAAAAATAGAAAATAGAGAAATTTTTGTGGACTTTTACATTCCTGAATTAAACACTATTATAGAATATGATGGAGAACAACATACTCATTGGATAAAATATTTTCAATCTACATATCAAGACTTCGTAAATCAAGTCAACCGAGATAGATGCTTAGAACAATATTGCAAAGAAAATAATATATATCTTCTTCGAATTCCCTATAAAGATAATAATAGAATCCCTGAAATCATAAAGATATTTTTCGAAGAAGGAAAAGATATAACAACAAAAATAGAACCTAAATTATTACCAGTATTATATCATGGATAAAACATTATTAATAGATCTTAAGAAGAAGTTATTTATACGAGCAGCATTAGTCAATTTAACTTCTCTTGACGAAATTTTAGATTTAAATGACTACCTTAGTGCAGATGAAATACTACTGGAAATAATTAAGGAGTCATTAAGAGAATTTGAAAATACTCTACCATTAGTTCTGGAGATGAAAATGAACCGTTCTCAGATGTGTAGTTGTGAGAACATGGGACTTGAAGGATATTGTGAGATTAAGAGTAATTTTACATTATTTCTTGATTGTAAAATATCGGAAGATCAGATTATATTAGTTCCAAATTCTATTCCTATGTACAGAATAGGTTCTATATCTTATCCAGCTCCAGGAAACTATACTTATTTTACGGATTATAGACGTCCATATGTTTTTATGATGGATATGCCTAGCTATGATCAATTTTATGTTAGGGGAATATGTAGTCGACCAATAATTCCTGACTTTCTTCCTGATAAAACGTTTAATCCAGGATCATCTAAAGCAGCTATTTATTGGCTGAATATAGAAGAAGGATCAAGGGGTACATTTTTCATGGACCTTACATTATGTCATTTATTGAATTACATCAGAAATCTCAAAGCTTCTTTATTGCTCCCTGGTGTTTCTATTGACGTTTTATCTAATATCGACCCTGCATATCAAGAGCTTAGATCTAGGTGTGATAATTATATACTCCAATCTGGATGGTATGGAGATTTACTTGTTTAATATATAAAATTATGATAATAAAAAGAAAGTTGTATTCTCTTACAGGAACTAGAGTATTGGCTGGATTTAATAAAAAAGTTCTTAGAAAGACTCCAATGGCTGCAAAAAGATCCGCCATAAAAACACAAAATAAAGTCTTAGAAGCTACAGCAAGAGGTTTAAATAAGGTAGAAGGAGTAAAAATGGCGGCAAATCAAGCAGCCATTAATCCAGGAAGAGTTGTAAATACTAAAGTAATTCAACCATCTATAGAAGCACCTATAACTTCTGTAGCTATGAAAACAGTACCTATTCCTGGAACATCTGCTTTAGTTAGTGTAGTAGGAAAACCAGAGAAAACTATGTGGAAAAAGATTGGAGTTGGTGATAAAATGTCTAAGGCTGCATCTAAGTATGTAGATAGTAAAGGAGGTAGAGTTGTAGAAGATATAGTAAATAGCTCGACTAATTATTTTAAAAATCTTATGGTATGACAAAATTTAGACAAAAACAATATACAATTCCGGAGGGTCACTATACAGGTCCTAAGGATATGGATAAGGTTCCAGGAGCTATAGAAGTAATCGGAAAATCTGCCTTAGCTGGTGCTGGTATTGGAGGAGTTACAGGTAGTCTCCTAAAAGATGCTAGTATTACCAGTGGTGCTATAACTGGAGGTAAATATGGAACTATAGCAGGTGTAGTATTAAAATTCTTCTTAAATTACCTACACAATCCAATGTCGTCTGTTAAGTTTCAAGAGGTAGATAAATTAATTCGTCGTGAGTTTGGTATTTATAGAGCTTCTGGAGTAACTATAGGAGATTCATTAGATAAAAGAGCAAAAATAGATGAGAAGTTTAGTTTTAATGATCGAAATGTAACAGCTTATAAATTAAATTTTTCAATACAAGATAATTCCATTACCATGTATACTTTTGGAATGACCTCTAAGGAATTGGAAAAGACTTCAGATAGTTTAGACTATTACTGTAAGAAGTATACAGGGATGGAATATAGTAGTTATGCAATCAATTCTAGAAATAATTCTTATTCAGTGGCTATTGTATTTACAAATTATCAAGTTATAGCCAACTTTATAATGGAACTCAGTAATACTCTTGGAGTAAAAATAAATCTTCTTGATAACAAAGCTTTAGTTGAAAATAGAATTAAGGAAGTTGAACAGAAGGATTTTTCGGTTAAGTCTTTAAATAAATATGATTTAAAGAAATTTATTGGGAAAACGGGAAAATTTCTATTTTCCGGTAAATCTGAAGATCTTATCGGTTTAATTTATAGTGCTGCAGTAACTTTTTCTAATGATCCTGATATAATTCCTACATATCGAGGAGACTTTGGAAATAAGTACTTAGAAAATAGCCTTAAAAGACTTCGTTATGTTGAAGGTCTAGATTATACTGTTGGAGAATTTAGTGGAGATATAGGTATTAATATGTCAATGATCTCTGGAATATTCGTAATAACAGTAAATAAAGAGGATACCAACGAACTTAAGAAGATTGATTCTATTTTCTGGAATCACTTAAAAACGATAGTAAATAGGGTAGATACTGGAAAAGTAGTTGTATATAACTACACAATTAAAACAAGAAATGAATTTGATTTTATCTTAAAAAAATTCATGTCAACTGATGTAAAACCTAATATATTTGAAAAATGATAGTACCTAGAATTCGATATTTTTCAGATTTACAAGCTAGAAAGATGATAACGAAATTAACAGAGAAATTGGATAAAGATCGTATCGGGGATTATGAAGTTTCTAGTAAAATTCCCAAAGATGTAATTAGTATATATCCTGATCCATCTTCAATTAAAATATATATTCCAAAAGATCTTGAATATAGTCAGTACGAAATTGATGATTTCATTAGATCTATGGCAGCTCATATTAGAACAATTACGATCCTAGAGAGAGATATATATGTAATGAAACTATCAGGATCTCTTACTTTTGAACAGATATATAAATTAATACGTGAGATAATTGATACAGAAGAATTTTGTACTATTATTGACTGTGATTAATCTTTAAACTAAATATATACTATTATGGCGGATATGATTTCAAAAAACTTAGATAAGGCAAATAGGCTTTATTCTATTGGAATGAAAAATATAAAATTACAATTAAAACTTCTTGGGACTGAATTTGTAGTACTCAGACCAAAGAGTAATTCAAAATGGAAAAATGTTTTTGGAGGTACATATTCATCAAGTAGTACATTAGAGAACGATTATGATCAATTTACTACAATATTGATATTAAATCAGAATGAACTAAGAGATGTATGGAATCGAAACAGAGATAATCTAGAAGTATATACAGATGATGGATCTCTTGAAGTAGGGGATGAATTACAATATACTCGTGGAAAATATACATTCAGATTTAAAATATCTCTTAAAATGGGTTACTCTGAAGTAGCTGAAGTATTCTATGTTTATACATTGAATAGTATTATTGAAACTTTAGATATGTAATTATGAGAGAAAGAAATATAGAAAATGAGATTCTGAAGCAAAATAAAATTCCTGGATGTGATCAACTTACTAGACCTGAGGAAGTAAAAGCTCTTAGTAAATATCTTAAAAGTATTAGAACAACTCAAGAAAATCATACTTCCCTAGAGAAAGATAATCTAGAACTCCCTGGAAGAACAACAGGGAGGATTCCAGAAATTAATTCTCTCGAAGATTATATAGAGGGATTAGATGGGGTTCGTGGTATTAAAAGTCTATATAAAGAATCATCACGAGAACCACTTTCTGATAATAGAAACTCTGACTCGGCGGAAAATCATGGGTTGTATACAGAAAAGACACGTGAAAATCTGTATGATCCTAGGAAAACAGAACTAGAGAAACGTCGTGAGGATATAGTAAATAAAAAAAATATCCTTGAACCAACCCTAGAAGACCGCCGAGAAGAATTAACTGAGGAACCAAAAGAATTAAAATCTCTAGGTACAGAAAAGTTAAATCTAGAAGGAGTTAGAGATGTAAGAAATCTTTATATAAATACAAAAGAAAATCTTAAGGTTCCAGAAAAAGATCTAGAGTTAGGAAAAAAAAGAGAATCTCTTATTGATAATCACAACCTAGAATTAGATCTAACAAGAATAGACCTTGAAGGATTTAAAGATTTATCATACAAAGAACAGCTCGAAGTAGATTCTAAAAATGAATTAGATACTACTCGAATATCTTTAGAAAAAACAATTGAAACTTCTGAATTATCTAGTTATAGAGAAGATCTTAAAGAAACGCCAGAGGAGTTAGATGAATTAGAAGATCACAGAGAAAAATTAAATAGTGGAAAAGATAATCTAAAAGAACTTGAAGATACTAAAGTTAAACTCAGAAATCCAGTAGATGATGCTGAACTTTCTAAAACCAAAGTATCTTTAGAGAGAACCGTAGAAGATAAAGAGTTAGAAACTTATAGGGAAAATCTTAGGAAAACGCCGGAGGAGTTAGATGAATTAGAGAATCATAAAGAGTCTCTTAGAAGTGGGGAAGAATTAAAGAGTTTACCTGAAGATAAAATAACTCTTGGAGGTACTGTAAAGGTATTAGAAGAACTTGGAAACACTAAAATAGATTTGGAAGGTACTGAAGAATCTGAGATATCTACTTTAGAGGATTATAGAGAAAACTTAAGTGTAGAAGATAATAATTCTCTTGAAGATACTAGGGTAGATCTGAAAGGTACTGTAGAATACGAAGCTTCTGAGTTAGAAGATGCCAGAATCAACTTAACCGGAACAGAAGAATCCGAACCTAAAAGTCTCGAAGATAAAAGGATAGACCTAGAAGATACAAAGGAGTCTGAACCTAAAGCTCTAGAGAATGAAAGAATTGATCTAGAAAATACTGAAGAGTCTGAGATATCTACTTTAGAGGATTATAGAGAAAACTTAAGTGTAGAAGATAATAATTCTCTTGAAGATACTAGAATAGACTTAACTGGAACTAAAGAAGCTGAGATGTCTACTTTAGAGGATTATAGAGAAAACTTAAGTGTAGAAGATAATAATTCTCTTGAAGATACTAGAATAGACTTAACTGGAACTAAAGAAGCTGAGATGTCTGAACTTGAGGATTATCTTGATGATCTAGAAAATACGAAGGATTATGAGGCTTCTGAGTTAGAGGACACTAGAATAGATTTAACCGGAACTAAAGAATTCGAACCTAAATCTTTAGAAGACGAGAGAATAAACTTAGAGGGTACTAAAGAATATGAATCAAGTTCTTTAGAAGATGAAAGGATAGATTTAAAAGGTACAGAGGAAGCTGAACCTGAAAGTCTTGAAGATTTTATAGATAAACTTGAAGATACTAGAGATTTTGAGTTAGAAGATGAAAAACTCGAACTCCCTGAAACTTCTGGAGATGGATATGAAGGTTATACTCCATTAGGTCCGGAAGAATTAGATAGTCTTGGTGGAAATATCAATAATTTCTATGATTCTCTCCTTGAAGTTCCAGAAATAGCTGATGCTCCTAGACAATCTGGAGATTATACTCCTCTTGGCCCAGAAGAGTTAGATAGTCTTGGTGGAGATCTTGGAAATTTTTACGATTCTATTCTAGAAGTTCCAGAAACAGATAATGAAAATTATCTTTCTCCAGAAGAAGTAGAAAAAATCATAGAAAATCCAGAACAACAATATAATTATAAAGATAAGTTACCTGAAGTAGCTAAAGGAAATTCAGCTCCTAGAGTAGAAACAGAAGGATCATATAATTATCTTTCTCCAGAAGAAGTAGAAAAAATCATAGAAAATCCTACTTATTTCTATAACCAACAAAAAGAAATTCCAGAAACAGATAATGAAAATTATCTTTCTCCAGAAGAAGTAGAAAAAATCATAGAAAATCCTACTTATTTCTATAACCAACAAAAAGAAATTCCAGATGCACAAGCTCCTGATGGACAAGAAATTTATAAATATTCAGAAAATCCTGAACTATCTTCTGAACAAGTAGAAGGTCCTCCTATGAAATTACCTAAATTTGGATTAGAATCTCTTAATTTAAGTAATTATCTTAGATGGACTGCTGAAAAAGCCGTGGGCTGGACTGGAGTACATGGAGAGGCAAGACAACTTCTTGTTAATGAAACACTAGCTGGTTTGGTAGTAGCTAGAGACGAGCTTGAAAAAGTAACTAAATCAAATCGATATAGACTCCCTGGAAATGATGGCGGTTTATTGGGTGATTTAGTATCTGGAGGAGTTTCTGGTGCACTTGACAACCTAGGAGACAAGCTCGGAGATGCTGTTAATAGTATCGTTGGAAGCAAATCAGTAGATATATCTAATCCTTTGAATAGACCAGATGAAAATAAATTTAAATATAATGGATTTGAAGAAGCGAATACACGATCAACTAGTAGTAATGCTTCTAATCCTATAAAAAGTCAATCTGTATTTTCTTATGATGAAATCGAACTCTTAAGTAAAATAACTAATGAAGGAGCAAAGAAAAATTCATCATCATCCTTTTGGAAAAAAGCAGGTAGTGCTTTAAAAGATATGGCTTTAGGATCTTCTGGAGGAGAAAGAACATACAGTTTTAAAAATAATTATATTTCAGGTAAAGGTATATTAATTACTCTAGAGGAATTATGTGGGATATCTAGCGATACTGACGATACTAATACTGTAGAAGGTTTATATAATGTATTAAAATCTAGCCCATTTATTACAACTCCAGATAAATTTACCTCAACAGGGTATTCAAATTATAATATTCAAACATTAGATACTAATGCTTTCTGGGAAATTGCTCTTGAACCTTATGCAGGGCCTGAAAATGGAGATCTTAATTATCTTCCTGGAATCCACGAAATAAATATAAGAAATATCGTAATGCATGGAGTAAATACAGCTTATAATAAATGGATTCCATTTACTAGTTTTGATCTTCAAAAATCTAAAATGACATCAAAAACACTGAGCTTGTATGATGGTGAAATTAGTTATCCTGTTTCAATGGAATTTACTAATGAACTTCGAATAACTATCGCCGACGATCAATATAAATCTTGGAGACGATACTTTGAAGAATGTGCTAAAGCTGCAATTTATAATAGCGAAGGACATACATCTGATTATTATATACTGCCCCCGGATGAATATTCACTTACAGCAATAGATACTAATAATGTGTGTATTGCTATGTATAAAAATATATGCTTCAGATGTAGAATATATGTTATGACACCACAATATAGTACAATTCAAAAATTTGATTTGCTTTTAGTAATGAAAGATTTCTCTGAAGAGTATACAGGGGATATTGGAGACGGTGCAGGAGATCTTATGGTATCATTTAGTATCGTAGGAGAGAATCCAAATGAAGGAAAAATTCCAGAAGTTAAGGTAATACAACATAAAGCTCCCGATAATTCTTCAAAAACAGATTACGGTTCTATAGTAGAAAGTGGAGTAAATTCAGTAATGAAACTAATTAAATAATATAAAGCTATGTATTTAAGATTAGGAACAACTAATATAAAGTACTCCACTGAACAAGATGATTTTACAGTATTTTCTGAAGTTGTAGATTCTAAGATGTCATATGAGAAACCAATACTTGTGAGAACTCCTGATGAACTTGATATTTGGTTTGGATCAGATTTTCCAGGGAAAGATTATTATGATGAACTTTTAGAATCTGGAGTTACTTTATTCTTATATAGACCAATTAAGGTTGAACAAAATACTAATGCTCCTGACTATGTTGACCTAAAAGAGTATTCTATAGATCAAAAATTATACTATAACTTAACAGAACTTCCAGAAATCGGAGAAGATAAAGTTTTGTATAAGGTAGTAACAGGAGAAGGCGAATATAAAGAGGGAAATTTGTGGTATACTCTTTATATATATTATCTAGGAGAATATATGAAAATCCTAGAATTACCACAAAATCTTGACACTAATAATACGAGTTCTCTAGAAAATAGGGATGTATTAAACATAAATTATCCAGGTTTTATTGGACCTGAATATTGTTATCCGAAATATATAGAGGAAGGAGATGTTGATTATACTGAAAAAATTAATGAAGAAATATTATTATCTCATCTTCCTGACTTGCTAAGAGTATCAAAAGGGTATGAAACTTTAGCTTATTCTTTAGTATATAACCCTGAGATAGATTTTCACCCAATAGACGAGGGATTAACTTCTAAATATATAATCCTGAAAAAACTTAAAAATGACTCTTATGAAAATATAATGATTTGGTTTAAAGAGGAAATTAATAGTATCCCTAATATTCCAAGTCAGTATTATGATGAAGCAGTCGAGGTCGAAATCAAAGCCAAAGAAAGTAATAAGGAAATTTTCAAGAGGTTAGTAGAAGTTATAATTCCAAGTCAATTAGGTTATACAGTCGAAGGAAATATCTCGGAGGGTTACAAAATATACACATCATATTCTGTTCAGGTTACTTATTTTACTAATATTACTGATCTATTATTCGAACCAGATTTTAACACTACACACAATATACTATCAAAAATCTCGAGCGGAAGTACTAGAGTGAGATTTATATCTAAAACAACTGGTACTGAAGGTGGAGATCCCGAATACTTAGATAGTGATATTAGTGTAAATATTGAGAAACTGAAAGGAGATGATAAGTATAGAGTAACAATCGAGAGGTATAAATATCAAGAAATTTATGAAGGTGGTTTATTTACTATTGGACAGGAAAGACTTGATACTATAATTACTTCAGAGTCTAAGTTAGTTAGATGTATTCTCTCAACATCTTACATAAATCGAGAAACAGGTGAAGAGGTAGAATATAAAAAAGGTACTAAAGAATCTGAATTACCTTCTGGAACATGGTATCTTAAACGAGCCTGGAAAGAAACGGCCGAAGATATAAATGGGGAATATTGGAAAGCGGCAGAGGCTATTTTTGGATCTGACAACGCTGGAATTATTGATTATTTCTTAGTCCCTGATATCTATAAATACTCGGCCGGAATGAAGACAGGCTCAGAGACTAGTTATTATCCAGAATACGAGAGATTTTTAGGGTATGCAAGGAGTTTAGGTTTTCAAGTATTATTCCAAAATTCTGATAATGGATGGACCTACGTAGAAACTCAAGAACTCCCATCGGCCGAAAATATAACCTCAGGAACAATTTATATAGTATCACAACCCACTGGAGGAGTAAAATTCTATAAAGTGGAAAACGGAAACTTAATAGAAACAACTGATCCTGAGGAAACTAATATGGCCGGAAATAACTACGTCTTTAATTATACCTCTGACACTGATAATCGACTCTTATATTTTTATCGAGGGCAAACAATTTTCGGACAAGATAGACCTGGATATTATTTACATATTAGAGGGCTCTTACAAGATATTTACTCAATAACTAGCGATCAGATCTTATATCAAACACCTACAACAGATCCTTACACCTTTGAATCACCAGAAGAAAAACTTGAAGAATACAAAAGTAATTATCTAGTATTTAATAACCAGATATATTATTATAAAAAATATCAAAATGGACAAGACTTCAATACTTCAGGGTGGATGAGATTCTGTATAGGAAAAGTGGCTAGAGAATTGGAAAAGAATAAATGGAAAATTCTTAGTACTAAATCAGCCGGAGATATAAGAGCTAGAATAGAACAGATCTTAAATAGAATATCAGCTGGGTACTCATATATAGATTCATTAGTTATTACTGGATTTTACCTAGACTTACCAAATAACAGACTAGGACTTGAAGTGGAATCTAGAATGAGCGACTTAGTAGATAATGATATGACGATCGATATAACTTTAAATTACGATAAAAAATAATAAAAACTATGGCAAGCGTAGCAAGTTTAGTCCGCGGAAGTGACGGATACATGAAATTTATTGACTATCAAAGTACATATAAAGATAATAATAAAGAATTCCTTCGTGGTGACATGTGGGAACTTCAATTCATTAATGTACCTAAGATAAATAATTGTCTTAGTAAAACTTTGTAAACTGCTGGAAGATCAAGTAAAGATAAATCAGCAAAAATAGATAAAAAATCTATTTCTCAACGACTATTAGCAAAGAAAAGAAATAGCCATAGATTTCTTTTATGATATAGTCTAAACATAGAACAAATGTTTGAGTTTATTTCCCTGGTACTGATATTTTCAATGCTAGATTAAATGCCGTTCAGGTAGGTATTGATTATAGTGTATCAGGTTTTGAAAAGAGAATGCGTGGTAATTATACTATCATTCAGAAGACAGGTCAAAACACAGCTGGAACCCTGTCGTTGGCTTTTGTAGATAAGGAAGATCAGGCAATTACTTACTGGTTTGATAATTTAAAAGTTGTCCATTAAGAGATTAAAAGTTCCTTAATGAATCTTTGTGAACTGCTGGAAATATCTCGTTATAGTTATCTCCATCGCTTAAGATTTAGGATTAAGAGCGATGAACCTAATATAACGAAAAAATAATCAGCAGAAATAGATATGATTCTATTTTTCAACGACTAAGTACAAAGAAAGAGGGTTAAGCCATAGTTCCTCTTTATGATATAGTCTAGTATGATTTAAAACAAAAACCATAAGGACTATCGCCAGAAAATTGCAGATCGTGATACTAAATATTCTTTCAGAAAGGATGACTTAGTATGCGACCTTAGATTAATCTTAACTAACTCAAGCCGTATCAAAGTTCGTACTCTTAATTTCTATAACTGTATTCTTCAGGATGCTCCAATTGATGAACACTCGTCCAGATTTTTATAATAAAATCTGAATCTTTATGAATTGCTGGAAAATGTAAAACATAAATCAGCAAAAATAGATAATAAAATCTATTTCTCAACGACTAAGGATAAAGAAAGAGAAAGCCATAGTTCTCTTTATGATATAGTCTGAAGTGATATATAAAAATAACACATCAACCGGAAAATGGTTTGTAAATAATTACTGGCCGTTTAGAGAAGTAATTCCCTAAATTATTAGTAAGTAAATTCGGTGAAAGGATAATTCCCGATACCGAGCTAAGAATTATATTTCAATTCTTAGTGTAACGAATAAAGACTTACCAACTTAGAAAACCCTAAGTTGAATTTGTATTCTGGGCTATAATAATATGATTTATTATAGTTAACATAACCACAGACAGAAGATGGTACAGATAGAGCTGATAAAATTTAATTGTCAGTTTAGGAATAAAATCCTAATAGAATTTTGTGAATTGCTGGGAAATTTATAAATTTGTATAAATAATCAGCAAAGTATCAATAATGATACTCTCAACGACTATGTACAAAGAGGGATTTTCCTTAAGATATAGTCTAGTTTGATAATAAAATATCAATATATTACGATTCAAGTAAGTTTTCAATTTGAACACTACGAAAGAACTTTTGATAATATTTAAAAAAAAATAGATTTTTAATTCAATATTAGATTTCTTATTTATGATTATCCTGGAGAGTAGATCTGATCAATCTACTCTCCTTTCATAAATAACTAAATTGAATTAAATTTATAAAAGGATAATTATAATAATGAAAAGAAACGAATTAAAGACTACAGAAGATTTTATAAATAGATCTAAAGAAATATACAAAGATCTATTTGAATATGATAAAACAGAATTTATAGACTTAGAAACACCTATAATATTAAAATGTAAAAGATGTGGAAATTATTTTGAAGTTATACCTTCAAATCATTTAGGCACATTATCCAAAAAGAACAATCATAATACTATAGGATGTCCTTCTTGTGTTAAAAAGAATTTAGATGAACAAAAAAGATTGAAATCATTTAATAATTGGATTAATAAAGCTATTCAATTATTTCAAGATAGTTTCAATTATTCTGAAGTCGATTATATTGATAGATTTACTCCTGTAAAAATATTATGTAATCATTGTAATAGATATTTTTGGCAAACTCCAGAAGCGCATCTGAAATTAACAAATAAAGTATGTCCTAAGTGTACTACTGAAAGAATAGCTAAAGAACAGAGTAATGGAATAGATTTATTTATCCAGAAAGCTGAGCAAATTCATGGAAAAGAAAGATATGATTATTCAAAAGTGAGATACGTAAATAGGACAACTCCTGTTAGAATATTGGATAAATTCAATAATGTAGATTTCTTAATAACTCCTTATAATTTCCTAAGAGGATTAAACTATGAAACTAAGGGAAGAAGTGGAGGAGAAGAATTAATCTATACTTGGATGAATAGTAATTCTGAATTATTCTACTATAAAAGAGAAGTTTCAACTAATATAAATAAAATTAATATAAGAATAGATTATATAATTTATTCTAAAAAAGATACTAACATAACTTACTGGATAGAATATAATGGAGAACAACATTACAATTTAAAATCTATGATATTTCTTACAGATGGCAGAGGGATAAGAACTAATATTAGCGAAAAATCTAAACGCGAAGGGTTAAAGAAATATAAAAAACAGTTAAAAAGGGATGAGAACGTTAGAAAATATTGTAAGGAAAATAATATAATTCTTATAGAAATTCCATATACTTACAATACCTATGAGAAAATATCTGAAGTTTTAAAAAGAATTCTCATAGAAGGTGAATCCCCTGATATAATAACTCAGCCAAAAATAATACAACCAACATAAAAACTAAAGAAGAGTGGCTTTGATCGGCTACTTTTCTACTAAACACTAAAACAAATTATTATGAATTTATTAGATATATTATTCCCTAAAAGAAAGCAAGAAAAAGAAGAATTAAAAAATCTAGAGCCAGAGATAAAAAATCTAGAAATTACTTTAGGATTATATGGAAGAACTAATACTGAAGTTTATTACGATCCATTATATGAACGAAATAGAGGAAGAATATATGATCTCAAGGGTAGAAAAGAATACCTAGAAGATCTTAAAAAAAAATAATATAAAAACTGCAGTAGGTTCTAATTTAACTACAGAATATAATTATAAAAATGATACTATTAATATAAATAATATACATAGAAAAAATCCATATACAATTCTTCATGAGGTTGGACATCGTGTAAGTGATAATAGAGAACAATTAAGAGGAGGTAAATATTATGGTAATTATAGAAGTTTGGATAAAAAAGTAAATACTTCACATAATTTACATAATTCTATTATGAACAATGTAGGAAATTTATCTACATTAATGAATGAAGCTAATGCATCATATCATGCCGCTGCATTAGCGAAAAAATATAATCTTTCCAGAGAAATGCAAAAAGCAGGAAATAAAAGTCTAGATTATTCCTTTAGAACTTATGAATCCAATGCAGCTAATAAAATGATGACTGATGATACTGTAAGATTACTCGGAAAATATAAAAATAAATAAAGAGATTTGGAAATTAATCCAAATCTCTATCAATAGCATAATAACCTTCAGGAATATTCCATACCCCTGGATCTAATGCATCTGTAGGTATTTCTGTATTTTCATTAATAGGATACAGGTCTACTCTTTTATGATCAAGCCAATCTGAACAAGGAGTTTTTGATGTATTATGATAATCCTTTAAAAAGATTAACTCATTTCTTTTTACTCTCATACTTTTATTAGATTTATTAAGATTTTCTACTATTTTTTCAAATCTTAGCATAGGATCATCCTCTGTTGAGTCAATTTTCATATTATCTAACATAGAAGATGTACTCTCTATAGTAGAGTCTATCTCTTCTAATTCTTGATGGGATAAAGGACAAGGATCTTCAAAAATAAATGAATCCTTCTCAATAATCTCTTTTATTAATTTATCTCTTTTCATAATTTTATATATTTTATTCTTATTTCATATGGAAGAATTGAAGGTATATAAAACTATCATTCAATCTCAATAGCATAATAACCCTCTGGAACATCCCACTTCTCAGGATCTAGTGCTTCCTCAGGTATTATAGTATCCTCATCAACAGGATATAAATCTACTATTTTATAATTACATTCTAAATGAGGTCTTACTATATCTTTCTCTTCATCAGTAAGTTTTCTTTCAATTACCGCTTCTTTGACTATTCTTTTCATAATTCTACGTATTTAAAGTTTATATTACATATACTAGGCTTTCAAATTGATAAAAGGGAAGTTTTATATAGGTTTGTCCCTTATTTATGAGGACAAAGGAGCTTCCCTTATCCTACACCTCTAACCGCTACCGCTAGAGGTGTCTTAGAAAAGAAACATTGAATAAGATATATAGGAAATTTTAGTATAATATTATTTTAATTAAGTTGACACCCCTTTGGCCTCTAAAGGGCCAGGGGTGGTATTTCTAGATTAAAAGCTCATAGAAATCCTAAACATAAATATTCCATGTCTCCGACATGATCTTATGTTCTTTATCTATATGAGCAAGTGTCACTTTTTTGTCAGATAAAATATATATAGTACTGTACTAAAAATACTCCATTTAAAGTGACAAAATGCGTATAATATCCTTTCAATTCCTTATGATTGAAAAGGGAATCCTCCTATGTCTTCAATTTAAAGAGACATAGTAGTTCTTTTAACTGGATTCTCTATTAGATTATAATAAATTTGATAAAATTATACGTATGCCAATACTAAAATTAAATGATTATGTAGTTCCTAGAGGAATAAGATTTATATCAGAATTAGGAACAGACTTTAGATTTTATAAATTCCCAGTAAAATGTATTATTAATAAACAACTTCCAGGTTGTGGATTTACAGAATACTGTCTTAGAGGTCCTGAAAATGTTATCCTATGTTCTCCAAGAAAGATGTTACTTAAAAATAAGAAAGACCAACATAAGGATAGTGTTTACTTAGTAGTGAATGAGCTTGAAAAAGAATTGACAGTTGATAAAGATTTAAGCAAGATAGATAAGACTAGATCTCAAGTATTTATGGATACTCTTAAAGAAGTAGTTCATGGAAAGGATACAGTTTATAATAGATTAATGAATGAAATAAAAGACTATCTAAATGAAAGAAAATACTTAGGAGATAAACCTTGTAAAATTCTTGTAACATATGATTCTTATAGAATTGTAAAAGATATATTAACATCTTTGGGTATATTTCAATCTTTTTACACCATTATAGATGAGTTTCAAACTATCTTACATGATTCTAAGTTTAAGTCTAATACAGAATTAGATTTTTTATATCATCTACACCAATCTCACTCAGCTTTATTTGTTAGCGCAACTCCTATGTTGGAGGAATATCTTAATATGTTAGGTGAGTTTGATGGTCTTCCATATATTAATATGGATTGGAGTAAGGAGGATTCGACTAGGGTATTAAAACCTGCCTTAAAAGTACTTACAATGAAATCTGTTGGCGAAAAACTCCCAGAAATTATTCAGTCCTACAAGGATGGTAATTTTGAGAGAGCTATTAGAATGGTAAATGGCTATCCTGTTGAAATAATATCGGATGAAGCTGTATTTTATGTAAATTCTGTTAATCATATTACTAGTATTATAAAAAAGTGTAATCTCCAACCTGAAGAAGTAAATATTTTGTGTAGTGATACTCCTGATAATCAAAAACGAATACAACGTAAATTAGGGAAGAAATTCGTAATAGGTGAAGTACCGCTAAAAGGAGTTAAACCTAAAATGTTTACCTTTTGTACTAGAACTGTTTACCTAGGTGCTGATTTTTACTCTACTTGTGCTAGATCATTTATTTTCTCTGATAGTAATATAGATACTTTAGCTGTTGATATCTCTGAAGACTTGCCTCAGATCTTAGGTAGACAAAGGCTGCAAGAGAATCCATGGAGTAATAGTGCAGTATTTTATTATCGAACAATATGTGATTATAGGAAAGTGTCTCAAGAGGAGTTTAATAAAGAAGTAGAAAGAAAAAAAGAAATTACTCAAAACTTATTAGATTCCTATAGCTCTGCACCTGATAAAGCAAAATATGATCTAGCAGAAACATATCAAAAAATGGCAAAATCTTTTAGTTATAAAGATAATTATGTGGCGGTAAACGAACATCAGAGTGGAACTTTGATACCTGTACTTAATAATTTAGTATTAGTAAATGAGATTAGAGCTTTTAGAATACAACAATATGATTATAAAGATAGATTTACTGTATTTAGTTCAGTACATAATACATTAGATACAAATGATCTAATTAATAGAGAAGTATCTAATTTTATGAATGAGTATGAAAATCTAACTTTGTTCAAACAAAAGCTTAAATTATTATGTGAATATGGATTATCTAATCAAGCTATACAAATAGTATTAGATCAGATTGGGGAACATGATAATATTAAATCTTATTATACTATTCTTAAACCACAAAAACTAAAAGCTTTGGGGTATGATAGGTATAAAATTGAAAAAGAGTTAGGTATTGTAACATTTAGTAAAGAACTTTTGGTAAATACTATTCTCTCTAAGTTTTCTGTTGGAGATAGAATAAGCCAAGCAAAAATAAAAGAAATTCTTGGAGGACTATATTCTTCAATTAATTATACAGCTACTCCTAAAGCAACTGACTTAGAAAACTTTTTTGAAACTAAGGAGGCTAAAGTAAATGAAATACTTTCTGATGGTTCTAAGAAGAGAGTGAAAGCTACTGACATTATAGGAGTTAAGCCAGAGTATCAAGAAATATATAATAACCTGAAAACAATAAACAATATTTTATGAGGTAAGTGTTCGATCTTGCCTGGGACATAATAATTCTCATTCGCCAGTAAAGGTGAGTGGGAATTTTGTTTTGAATAAAAATTAATAGTATAATAATCCTACGACAAAAACAATTTAATATAGCTCAAGAATTTTACCATTCAGGTGGTTCTAGAGTTATGAAGAAATATGCAGGTAGACTTCAAAGAAAAATCGGAAAGAAGTTAGAAGATTTATCAGTTAAACAAGTATCTAATAATAGTGAAGTACTTAAATTAGCAAAAGATTTAGAAAAAGAATCTATTTCTAATAAGAAACTTGGAAAAGATTTAGTAAAGGATGCTATTAAGAAGGGAAATTCTAGAGTATTTGATAATAATAAAATTCAAACTTCAATAGGTGAAAAAGAATCTATAAATTATTATGCTCCATTTAAGCCAGAAGAAGCAAAAGAAGTTAGTAAACGGTTTCTGAATAATTCAAAATACGAAGGAAATGTTGATGGAAAACGATTAAGTAAGAAAATTGCATTAACGTTATCTCCTAATGAAGTTTCTGGATTATCTCCAAGATCAGGTCTTATAAATATTAAAGGAAAATATGATGAAAATATTCCAGCTCTAGCCCATGAAGTAGGTCATGCAATGAATAGTACTGGAGCTGCTGGTGAGAGGAATAAAGCTATTAGTAGATTAAATTTAATGAATAAGAGTAAGAAAAAATCTGAAATTGGAACTATAGAACGAGTGAAAGAAGAGTTCAAAAGAAATAGTGCTGAACTTAAAGAGGAGAAAAATGCTTGGAAGAATGGAATAAATTTAATGAAAGAGCATGGGGCATCTAAAGAAGAGATAAAACTTGCAGAAAAGGATAAAAAATTATCTCTAAAAACTTATAAAGCTGCCAGAAATGCAAGAACTTTAAATGCAGCGGCTAAATATTTAGATCCAAATAGTGCTTTAAAGAAAGAAGTTAGTCCAGGTAAGTTACATAGAATTAAAAATACTTATCCGGAAAATTTGGATAAAAATGATTTAGACCTTAAAAATAAACTAGATAAGAGAGAAATAAGGCAAAATAGAAGAAAGGATAAGAGTATTATAGGTCAGATCTTTGGAAATTCTAAGAAAAGAAAATAAAAGGATGAGTTTTTTTCTCTCATCCTTCTTGTGTAGTAAATAGCTTTAAAATTTTATCTAGATTTTCTTGTTCAATTATTTCATTAGTTTCTGTATTTATTCTCCAAGTCCCAGGAAGTTTTATAACTGTATCTGTTCTTGAATTATCTGTATCAAGTAGTATAGATTCTACTTCAAAAGATGATACAATTTCTGCTGGACTAAGTGAAAAAATAGATTGTTGATTTAATTGATTTAGTATTTCTTCTAGATTAGTAAATTTATTGTGATCTATTATTACATACACTTTACATTCTTTTATTCTTAGGTCAACTACAGGACCTATAAATCTAACAAATTCATTAATTATGTTAGTTGTACTTATTCCTATTTTCATAATTTAAAATATTTTATTACATATATAAGGCTTTTAGTTTATATTTCGTTCTTTATTTATAATAAGAAAAATCATACTCTCTAAAGGGGGGGGGTATGAAGTTTAATAATCCCCTATATAAATAGTATGATAATCAAAAGAAAATTATTCTCTAAGAAATTAACAGCTGAAGAGAAAAAACAGAGAGCTGCAGATCAGATTGATAAAAATCGTAAAGGAGTAGCTACTGCACATGGAATTTTAGCTGGTGGTACTGTAGCTGGGGTAGGTTTAATTGGTTCTGACGTTGCTAAGTCAGTTGATGAAGCCAAAATAAATGATCAGTATCTCAAACATTCTGGTAAATTATATGAAAAATATCGGAATGAACTTGATAAAATTAGAAAAACTGGTAAAGAGGTATTTAAGCGAGCTAATGAAAAGACGAGAACAGGAGAACCAGTAATAGATTCATTTAACGAACTTGATAATCTTCTAAAAGTTCAGAAAGTTGAAAAACATTATCTAAACATGGCTGATAAAAAATTAAAAGGCGAAGAAGATATACTAAAAAAAAGCAACAAAGAAATTAGAAGATAAAGTTTCAAAGAAAGCTTCAAAGAGAAATAAGAAGATCTTGGCAGGAACAGCTTTATTAGGAACAGCGGCGGGATTAGCTTCAAACCATTTAATGAAGAAACGTGCAGAAAAACTTAGAGAGAATAAATTTTCTAAGGCTGATGATGATTTAGATGAAGAAACATATCTTGGAATGTCAGAAGAGTTTGATGATTCTAAATTCTCTCGAAAGTCAGATAAATGGCTTAAAGAAAGAGCTAGATATGATGAAGGTTTGACTGATAAGGAAAAAGAAAATATTAAGAAAAATAATAAAAGACTTATAGCTGCTACTAGTGTCTCCGGAGCTTCAATTGGATTAGCTAAGAAATTATCTTTAAAAAGAGGTTTAATAGGAGCTGGAATCGGTGCTGCTACAGGTGCCGGAATTGCTGCAGCTGGACATCTTCATCATAAATCAGAAGCAAGAAAGGCTCGTAAAGAATTAGAGCGTAGAGAAAAAGAAGATTAATTAATAAAAAAATGAGAGTTTAACGATTATGAATATTTTAACATCACAATTACCATCAGGGGGATATGGATATAAATTCCCAAGTGTTAAGGTTAGTCCTATGACATTCTTAGAAATAACAAGATATCTTGAGAATCTTCCTTCTGATGATCCACTAGAAAAATACTTATATGATATCAATCTTTTAGTTCAAGAAGATGAAACTATCCTAGATTGTTATTTAATGGATGTAGATTTCTTGATATTTTATAAGAAGCTTTGTACGGTTTCTGGGGAATTATCTTATGAAATAGAAGTAACATGTCCTGAATGTGGTAAGAAGATGAAGAAAACTATATCCTTCGAAAAAGATATTCACTTTAAACAGATCGATCAAAAGATTATGAATGGTGCTTTTATTGAACTTGGAGGGCATAGATACGAGACTATAGTTCCGACGGTTAGAGAGTTTATGAAGGTATTTCAGACTTACCTTAGATATCGAACTGTAACTGACTTGAAGATGATTAAAACTATAGCCTTGATTAAAGATTTTGATTATCAGGGAACACAGATCGAGAAAGATGTCTTAGGGGCTACTCATGGTGATGTTACTCTCTTGCTTGCTCTTCGTGACTTATATTACGATAGACTTGAACCTATTCAACTATATTGTCCTGAATGTAATAAAGGAAAGAAAGCGAAAGAAAGGAGGAGTGTGGCAGTAAGTGTAGAATCTCTTACTGTCGACTTCTTTCGAGACATCTGTAACAATTCCCCAATTGATGGATCTAAAATTTTATTTAAATAAATTTCTTAAGGTCGATGGAGTAGAGTACTATACACTTTCTTCTCTTAAGTCTCTTCGTGAATGCTATGAAAACTTCCTTGATACTACCGAAGGAACTGACCCTGATTTTCCGTTACTTAATTTTGGTGGAAAGAAGGGACAGAGACTTAAAGGAATATCAGCGGCACAACGTCAAGCTTATTATGAAGAGGAAGCTGAGAGAAAAGAAATAATGGGAACTAAGAATGTCGACTTAATGGACTTATAAAACTATACCCTCCCTTAAAATTTTATATGTCAAGGGGGGGGGTATAGGATTTAACAATATTCTTCCCTTGACAGTTTAAGAAATATATGATAATACTGAGACAGAAAGAGTTTGGTAATAAAGCAAATAAGATTAAAACAAGGCAGTGGCAAATGACTCAAGCTGTAAATCCGGTTATTCAACATCAGTCTATGGGTGGAATCCCTCAAGAGCAGATACTAAAGAATTCAGAAAGGTATAAAAAAGCCATAGAAATTAATAAAGTATTGCCTTCTTCTGAGTATGATAATCCTAGTATTAGTAAAGTTGACAAAAGATTAGGAAATGCTCAGCAAACTTTATTACAACAGGCAAGAGGATATGGACAAAATACTCAAGATAGAGGTGTTAAAAAAATAAGAGGAACGAAGGTACAGGAAAAAATTAAAACTAAACAGGAAAGAATTCAAGCTCTATCTCCTGAAAATCAAAAGAAGTTTCGTCAAAGTGTATTAGAAAGAAAGAATAGAGTTGTAGAAAATCCTAGTCCAATAACAAATACTACAATACCTACTAATTCTATTCCTAAAAATCCACTTAACTTTGGCCCAACTGCACCTAAGACTAATTCTCCGTTAGATAAGGGTACGTCTAGGGTTACTAAGTCTCCATTTAAACTGGGAAGAACTGGAAAAATAATGGCTGGAACTGCTTTAGCGGCAGGAGCATTATATGGGGCTAAGAAATTTTACGATAAGAAAAAAGAGAAAGAATAAAAGTATAATCCTATAGAGTCTTGGGATATAGATCTATAGGAACTAATTAATAAAAATGCGTATGGTACGATGGATAGAAGATAATAACAATATAGGTAATATTCTTAAGTTTAGCGGTTATTCTAGACTATTTTCCTCTAGAGATAAAACCACCGAAGATGATATAGTTTCGATTATAGGAGTTAAATCTGAGACTATAGACGTATTCATATTACTCAAGATCGGAAAGTTTAATAATATTCCCGGAGACACACTATTTATACAGAGTTATGATTTTAGGAGATTAGTTTCCGATAATTATTATTCTGAAGGAGTATTTTATAAGGAAAATTTCAGTATTCTAGATAATTATTGTGTTTTCGAGATCTTGGATGAATATGATTTGATCTCGGCTGAATTATTGAGATTTATAGAAGATACGAAAGAATATATAAGAAATAATTGGAGGAAAGAAAATGAAGATAAAGAAAACTGAATTGGTAGAGTGGTTAGTTGATATAGATAATTGGTTTTCCTGGTCTCTACTGTTTATTGTGCCTGGGATTATTGTTCTTGTCTTACTTCTCCCTGGATTAATATTTTTCTTGGCTGTGTTGGCGATCTTGAGTGTTATAGATCTCATTACACGTTTACTAGGAGATAAAGAAGAATCCGAGGAACCTAAGAAAGAAGAAAAGTCGGTAAGATCTCCAAGGTTAGTAAGAGGAGTTTTAATTGATACCGAAGAATATATGTCTACTCCTAATCTCAAGAAATGTACTCCGGTTGTTATGATACGGAAAGATAAATTAGATAAGTATACTATTCCAGGGGATATCGAAATAGTAACGAAAAAGTCAATTTCTGGAAGTCGCCTGATAACTTTCTTGGAGTGTCAAGATGAGTTATATAGTATTCTTAAAGTCCCAGGAAAGTTTTGGTATAGTAAACGTCTTGGAGTTATTTTAGGTCTCGGAAATAAAGAAATAGACCAGTTCATAGAGAAAATAAAAACGAAGTAATTATGATCATAGCAAGAAAACTAAAAACTAAATCTTTTACTGGTAGAGATTTAGTGGAAAGACTGTATTCTGATGGTTGGACTATAGAACAGCGTGAATTCGGAAAATTTTCAAATATTAGGGAATTAATAAAACGTCACGGAGTTAAAAGAACTTATAAAAAACTTGTAGGTGAGAAAAGAAAATCTATAGCTGATAAGGTGGCAAGATCCATGAGAAATGATGTTGCTAGGAATATTAAAGCAAATAGATCTCTAAGTAGAATGCCGATCGTAACTGATCAGGAATTTCATAATAAAGTAATTCAAGAAGCTAATAAAAGAAGGATTGGAGTTTCTCATGAAGATACTTTTGCCAAATTAACTGGTCATAAAGGTGGTAATTTCATAGAACATAATTTAAAACCTGCAAAACGGATGTTAAGAAAATTCAAGCCTGTTAAGGATCCAAAGAATACTCTACAAGAGACTATTCAGCAGGTACAAACAAACGATAAGATGATAAATCTTAATACTAGAAGAGGAGAAAATTCACATATTGCTTTACACGAAGTTGGACATGATGAAGCAAGGAAAAAGCCGATATCTGGAATTGTGGCATTTACTAGTAAATTTTTTAAGAAGAGATTTAAGAGACCTCTTTTCAAAAATAAGGTAAAAGGAGGACCAATCTCTTTTAGTAAAGATTATGTAGGAAAGAAGCTGATAGTTAAGAATGAACAGAATGCTTGGAAAGAAGGATCAAAAATAGCGGATAAATTAGGTATAATTCCTGAAAAAAGATCTGTAGCTAAAGTAGCAGAAGATTTAGCAGTTGAAACGTATAAATCTACGGGAGATGCGAAAATGAAAGAATCTATTTATAAAGCTATTCAAATTCCATCTAGAGCATATAATAAAAATAGTGTTTTTCCTGATAGTAAAACAAGAAAGAGAATGTGGAAGAAAAATAAAAGAGGAAATTAATCCTCTTTTTGAATAAAATTAATATATTTTATCGCTTCATCTGATAGATTTAGCTGACTATTTATTATATTAAATTCACATACTGTGGGTAAAGATATTAATACATAATCTTTATTATTCGGTATGTAATTTTTATCAATTAGTTCAAAGTCATCTAATTTGTAATCTTGTAATATATTAATTTGTAATAATCCATAAGTAATATCCTTTAATTCTTCATTAAGTTTTTGAATATTACCTCTATAAAATCGTTCATACTTCTCTTTCTCTAAAAAAAGATAACATTCTACAGGTGATAATGCTAAATCACAAGCGCAATTATCATGATCGCTGTAGTTAATAAATTTATAAGCTTTTATTATATTTTTCTTCATAATCTTTATATATTTTATTTCATATATAAGGCTTTGAAGCTATATAAAAAAAAATAAACGATGGCTGTAGAAGATATTGAAAATAAAGTAAGAAAAATGTCTTCCCAGAAACCAGAGGATGGGAAAGACTTACAACAACTCCAAGAAGCACAAAACCAGATTGTTCAGATAAATGCAGAACGTCAGGGAAACTTACAAACAGCTAGACTCGAAAATAATGCTGATGCGGCTAATAATGAAACTATGAGTCAAGCTGTAGAGATGGCTGCACTTGGAGGATTAGGTGGTGGAGCAGCAGTACAACAACAAGTACAGGCAATGAATCCACAAACTCAGGCTGTCTTAGGAAAATATGGACTTGGACAACCTAAAGTACAACGAACATCTTCAAGGAGTGTACAAGTAACTCCACAGAAGATAATAATAAATAATAACACTACGAACACGACGACTAATAATGTTGCTGTTCCCGCTGCTAATATTGGTGGTCCTGTCCAAGGGAGAACATTAGCAGTAAAACAAAATCCAGATGAAGGACAGGCTCGATTTAAAACTTGGATATCTAATGCCTTTGCTAAACAGAATCAACAAGCAGCGATCAGAGAAAAAGAGTATCAACGTCGTGAGTGGTCCTTAACAAGAAGTACTAATAAACTCATGAAACATTTATCCGATCTAGGGAAGAGTGTTTCAGAGAGATTAGATCCTAGGAAATTAGCATCTTCAGTAGGTGGACAATTTAAAACTATTCTCTTCCTCTTCGGTACTATGTTCTTAGCTAAACATTGGGATAAGGTTATTAGTATAGGTGCTAGTATTGAACGATTTTTCTTTGGAGATAAAGAGAAAGGTGGAGGTAGAAGTAGATCTGGACTTGCAAAAATGTTAATATCTGCTTTTGGTGGAGATCCTGATAATAGCAAATCTAGTATTTCAGATTCATTCTTTAAATTATTTTGGAATGGAGATTCCGAAAGTACTGGAAAAGGAGCTGGTATTTTTAATATTCTCCTAAAAAAAATAAAAGATTGGTTCGAAATACGAGGAGAAGCTGTAAAGACTTTAAAACCTCCTAAGTTAGATTTAAATAACATAGCAGGTTCTTTACAAACTTTGGTAGGGTATGTAGGTGATATTTTTAAAACTATTTTATTAGGTCCTGAAGGAGCAAGACAATCAATAACTAGTGAAATAAGAAGAAGTTCAGTTGAACAATCTGTATCAAATGATAAATTTAAAAGAGGAAATGATGTTATCAAAATGATTAAAGGAGAGGATAATGTTGCTCAAGGAACCAGTGATATTAATAGAAATTTTCAAGTTGCTAGTGATTTTAATACAGATGGAAGTTTAAGAAATAATACTACAGCATCAATTGCTCAAGCAAATAATATTCAAAGATTTATTGAAATAGCTAATAGAACAGGAGAAATTAATACTACTCCAGTTATTCAGGGATTACAAAATCTTAAAGATATTGCTGAAAAGAATGATGGGAAAACTTTAGTAAATCCTTCAACATTGATAAGTTTGTTTCGTAATGTTAAAGATGGAGGAAATATTTATAATGAATTAATTAAATCCGGTGAGATTGTTCCAAAAAAATATAAATATATTATACGTCCTAGAACTGAACAAGAAGTAAATGATATTACTTCTTCTGGAATTCAACAATTTATTACAGATCAAGCAATTGATAAGGTAATTGATAATAGATTTATTTCTGCAGGAAAAGAAGTTGTCGCAGGTAATTATATAAAAGCTATCAATAAAACTTTTTGGGGAACAAATATTACTAATGCAGCTAGTGCTATAGATACTGAAAATTATAGAAAAAAAGTAAAAAGTACTGAAGTTTTAGATTTAGTACCTATAGATGAAGAGTTAAAACCCGGATGGAGATATCCAGATTCAAAAAAAGATATAGTTACTCTAGCAGAAATTACACCAAAAGTTATTAATCGGATTGTTCAATCTTGGACTGGAAAAGATAATGTAGATGTTACTAATAGAGATTTTATAACTGATGTGCAAAAATATTTAGTATCTAAAGCTAAATTAGGTGGACATGACATTGTATATAATGATGGAGAGAATTTAATGGAAAAACTAAATTCTCTTGATGATTTATTAGAAAAAGAAAAAAAATTAAAACAAGAACAAGAAGAACAGTGGGAGAATTCTAATGTAAAAAAATCATATGATTACATGTCTGATGGAGTTAATGGTGCAATAGATAATGTAAGAGGGAGATTAGGTATATATAGTGATATGGAAAAAGGAGATTTTGTGAGAATGATGAGAGGAGCTTATTCTAAGAAATTTAAAGAACTTGGAATAGATGAGAAGTATATAGATTATATGGTTGCTCAGGATGCTCAAGAGTCAGGTTGGGGTACTAGTAATTTAGCTACTAAGAATAATAATTTTGGTGGAATAAAGGATGGTGATAATTGGAGAAAATTCGATTCTTTAGATGATTATATAAATTATAAAGTAAATCTTCTTAATAAGGATCAATATGGATATAATGCATTTAATGGTGATGATATAGATATAATGATGAATAGGGTTGCATCTAAATATGATCCAGGTAATGATAAATATGTAGGAAGATGGAAAGATACATATAATTCTGTTTCTAAAATTAAACCATTATCTACAGAAGAAATTAAGGCTCTTAGAAATCAAGGTAAGTACACTGAAGCTGATTTAGCATCGGCTTCTTGGGATAGAATAGAAGATATTCTTAAAGCTGGCGGAGTAACAGATTTTGTGGTTACTTCTAAGAAAAGAGAACCTGGAGAAGCTGGTAATTCTGGAAATAAATCCTATCATACTACTGATAATTTAGCAATTGATATTGTTCCTACTGATGGTAATTTTGAAAGGTTAAAACAACAATTACTTAGTTCTCCATTAGTTCAGGAATATTTTAAAAAGCGAGGTCTTGGAGTTCTGGATGAAACTACAAAGGAAGTATTAGATAAGACTGGAGGAACTGGCAAACACTATCATATTGGACCTGATAATTCTTCTGTTAATACTTGGTTAGCTTGGAATAAAGAATTTGAGTCTGAAAATAAAGGACAAGAAGGAGTTTATTATGCAGATAATTATGTAGAACAAAAAACAGATGAAAGTTCTAGTATACCTACTTATGATTGGAGTACTGTAGGTGTTAATTCTTTTAAGAGTGATTCTGGATTAATAATGGCTCAAAATAGTGTCTTGTCTCCAGAAAAGATTACACCATCTACTCCAACTTCAGGAGGGGCTATTCCTGGTAATACTTCAGAATCCGTTGGACAAGAATTAATAGCTGATTTAGGAAAAGATAAGACTGAAGATATTTATGCCAAAGTTTCTGATGTTAATGAGAATATAAAACTTCTTCAACAAGGACAGTTAGCTCAAGCAGAGGCAATTAATAATATTGCATCTGGATTAGGAAATATGACGATTAATGTAAATACTTCTAGCAATCAGAAAACTTCAGTAAACACATGGACTAATAAACCTAATAAAGTATAATATATGGAAGATACTAGTCAAGATACAGTAGTAAGTGCTGCAAAATTAAATACTCCATTTTATTATGATAAACAAATAACTAATCGATTAACTTCAGTATATCTTCATGCTAATAGAATATTAGATGGTGATAAGTGGAAAGAACCAGATGAACCTGTTGATGATGATGGATATATGATACGTCCATTGTGTAGAGCTATATTAGATGAAGATTATCAAGTAGCTGTTTCTAATTCATGGTCTCAGTTTGGTGAAGATGAAATAGGATCTTTATTTAATTCACTTAAACCTTATGCTCCTTATGCTGCTCACTTAGCTAATGCAGCTAGTAGTATGTTAGGAACAATGGAAAATATGGAAATCTCAAAAGATCCAAATGTTAACTCAAGTTTTTCAACTGTAATGAAAAAATTAGTTACTGGTGTTAAGGATGTATCTGAAAAAGGGGCAAAAATATTAAATAAATCTTTAGTTGCACAAGGAGCTAGATTTTCTTACTATTCAGGTACTGGAGTAGGCTTTGGTAATTTAACTATGAAATTTACTGTTTTTGCAGGATATTTACAAAACTATAAAACTGGTAAATTTGAGTGGAAAACTACTGAAGAACAGTTAAGCGAACTTTATCCATATATCATGGGAAAATATACTAATGGGATATTAGATAGTAAAACAGGAGAAATTCAAGGAACAGGAATAAATTCTGGAGTTAAAGGAGAAACTGCTGAATTAATAAATGAATTCTTTTCTTGGCAATTACCTCCAGGAGGATATGAACCGGATACTATTAATATAGATAAAGTTCAGGTTGGTACTCTTAAGCTTAGATTTGGTGTATTTTATTCATTACCATCTCTTGTATGTACTAATGCTCAATTTCAATCTTCAAAACAAATGGTAAAACATTGGAATGGTACGCTAAATAAATTAAGTCCATTATTTTGTGATGTAGTACTTACTTTTCAACCTGCTACTAAATATTCTGATGATGCATTAAAAAGATTTATAAGTGGAGAAAATGAGAAAGATGCTGTTACTAGTACTAAAACTGGATTAAATAATAAATTAATTGAAGAGAAAAATAAACTCAAGACGTTATTAGGAGGTTAAAATATGAGTAATGTTTCAGCAACTGAATTTTTCAAATTTGGAGAAGGAATTAATAATTCTTCTAAATATCCATTTTATTATGATAGGAATTTAGTAAATGAATTAATTTCTGTATCTCTTCATGCTAATACTTATACATCTGATGGAGGTATTACATGGCAAAAAGTACTTCCACCAGTAGAAACTAGTGGAGATGAATATCCTTACTCTCTTGAACCATTAATTAGATCTGTTTTAAGTGAAGATTATCAAGTAGCTGTTTCTAATACTTTCTCAGAATTTGGATATGATTTTTTAGGTAACCTATTTAATCAATTCAAACCTTATGCTCCTTATGCTGCTCACTTAGCAAAAATGTTAAAACAAGCTAATGAAAAAGAGGAGGAAATGAAAACAGGAACAGAACAAGAAAAAAAAGATATAAATTCTACAGTAGGACAAGTATTGGATAAGTTTACAGATAAAGTATATGAAGTAGTAGAAAAAGCGCCGAGTTTATTGAATCGACACTTAGTTGCACAAGGAGCTAGATTTTCTTACTATTCAGGTACTGGAGTAGGCTTTGGTAATTTAACTATGAAATTTACTGTTTTTGCTAATTGGATAGATGGAGAATTTAAATCAACTCATGATCAATTACAAAAATTATATCCATATTGTTTTGGAAAATTTGTACAAGCATTAGATGATAGTGGAAATATAACTGGAACAGATGTAAATTCAGGAACCTTTATTTCAAACAATAAAGATTTAATAAATAGATATTTTGGTTGGCAGTTACCTCCAGGAGGATATTTAGCATCAGTTAAGGAGATTGATGAAATTCAGTTTGGTACTCTTAAATTGAAGTTTGGAGCTTTCTATTCATTACCAAATTTAGTGGTCGAGAGTGCTCAATTTCAGTTTTCGAAGCAAATGATAAAAGTAAGAAAACCTGGACAAACTATTAATGATATTACTCCTTTATCTTGCGATGTAACGCTTACATTCAAGCCAGCTACTAAATTTACTGATAATGCTCTTCGTAATTTTGTTAGTGGAAAATCAATGGAAAAAGAGAGAGAAGTTATAGAGTCAGTTCTAAGTACCAAACTTACTGATGAAATGATAAAAAATGCATTACTATTAAAATAAGAAATAATGTATACTAAAAAAGATGTAATAATTAGTAATAAGGAAAATCTTTCAAATTATATAGATGGAATTGATGTATATAACTCTAGCATTTTGATATATTTAAATAATCCAAATATTGAAAGAGAATCTTATGAAATAACGGCATATGAATATAGACCAGATCTTATTGCAGAAGATTATTACGGTTCTGTTTCATATGCTGGCCTCCTAATGTTACAAGCTGCTAGAGGACTTGAAACTTATAAGCAAGGAGCAATTTTAAAATTAATTCCAAAAAGGATATTAGATAATATATTAAGTAATATTTAAGATATGAAATATACAAATTCTTATAAAGTTTCCATTAATTTCACTCCATGGTTTGATTCTGGGTATAGATTTGATAATATCCATATGTATGAAGAACTTGGTGGAACGATAGCTAGTGGAGAAATTAGTATGTCACATGATGGTTCTGGAGAAGCTCTTAAATTAATTACAGATCAATATACTGGACAGATAACTTTGGAGAAAGAAGGTGGAAATGTTTATAGTATTGATATTTTCATAATTAATAAAAAATATTTTAAAAATTTCTTAACTCTAAATTTTATCTGTATAAAAGATAAGAAATTTTATACAGAACTTATACAAGCTGAATGGGATGATATTACTTCAGCTATTGAATCTTTATATCCAGGAAAAAAGGATATAAGATGTAAATGTGATATTAATAATAAACTTACAATTTTTCAGAACTCAGAAACAAATCAATCACTATGTTCTAAGTTATCATATGGATTTAAGAAAAAGTCTATATTTGCTTATGGGTGGGAAGGATATTTAATAAAAGAAATTATAGGTATAGATTCTGGAGGTCATCAGGAACCATATTATCAAATTACAGGAAATGCTGAATTCCATCAGTTAGATTCTTATAATTTAAATTATAATCAGAAGATATATTATACTCCAACTAATCCATGGGAACCAGTTAAAGGAGATGAGAATAATGGAGAGCAAGCAAATAATAGTACAGATGATTATACAGATCTTCAACCTAAAAATTCTAGAACTCTTCAGTTTTATGAAGACTATACGATTGTAGGAAAAGATTTTGAACAACTTATGCATAATTATTGGAGAAACTTAGGGTATATGAATTCTGATTTCTTCACTGCATTTAGAATAAAAGACTTTAATATGCCTAAATATAAACTTGGTGATATTTTGAAGTATAAACGTGAGGAGCAAGAATCAGAATTACCATTTAAATTATTCCTAGTTCGATCTAATGAACTGTTTATGGCTATTGAAGGTTCTGATTTTGTAGGCCCTGATGGAGAGAATTTTTCTTGGACTTCATTGTTATCAGGTGTAGAAGAGAAAGAAGAAATATTACCAATTGTAGATCCAACAAATTAAATAGAAAAATATGAAAGAAGCAGATTTATACTATACTGGAACAATTGTAGAAGTTTTAGATAAAGTATTGTATGAAATAAAGGTGGATATCCCAGGAATAAAATCGGGAGTTAAGGCATTTCCATTTAGAGGAGAAGTAGATGAGCCAAGAGTAGGCGATTTTGTATTTCTTAAGTGTCTTGATCCAGTATTTCAGAGTTATTACTTATATCAAAAAATAAAAGAAAATGATTATATAGGTTTTAGAAGTAATGGAAAAATGGTAGATATTACACCTGATTATATAAGGGTTGCTATTTTTGATCCAGGAACTGAGTATAATGATCCAGATAATAATCCTAGACCTGAACCAACCGATTGGGTGACTATAGATAAAGATGGAAACATGGATATTAATATGAGATCTAATGTAACTATCAATATAGGAAAAAATTGTGATGTTACTATAAATGGAAAAACAAATGTAGAATTAGTTGGATCTGCAGTAGTTAAAGGATCTGATATTACACTTAAAGGTCCTGGAACATTAACAGTAAAGGGTAAAGTAGTAGCGGGAGGACATACAGCTCTCGGACCTTTTGTATTATCTCCTACTTTCTTAACTCCAGGATCTCCTATACCTACATCAGATACTATATTATTAGAGAGTTGATATATTATGAAAAATTTATTAAGTGCATTGTCTGCTAAAGCAGCTCAATCAATATCATTAAAGAAATATCAAGATTCTCTTCCTGAGTTTAAGGATGAATCTAATGAAATAAAAGATCCTGAAGCAAAAAAGAAATATAAAGAAACTCTAGATAATGCTAAGGAGGATATGAAGAAGAGAGGGGAGGAAATGTTGGATAAAGCTAATGAAAAACTTGGTCAGATGTATAATCAGATGATAGAAGATTTCAATGAGCTTGGACAAGATTTAGGTCATCTTTCAGTAGGAACAGCTCAATTTGCTGCGAGAATTGCAATGGTTCCTCCAGCATTGATTTCCGTAACTCCTATGGGTCCTGGCGTTTCTGCTCAATTAGCTCCTCCATTACTTCAACAACTTAAAGCTGAAGGAGATAATCTTAGTGCAGTTTATGATAGAGTTGATGCTAAGGTAAGTAAACTAGGATTAAAATCTCTTATGGGAACTATACCGGTTGTTGGATCTGTAATGAGTATTGTAGAAACTACACAGGCAGTTGCTAAACCATTAATTGCACTAGTTGGAGCTAATGTTGGTGATATCATTGATGATCTTCCTATTCCTGAAATAGAAATACCAATACCTATTCCTGACTTAAGTGCAGCAAATTGTTCTGCTTTTTCTCCAAAAGATTTAGATCTTACGAATATATCAGCATCTAACTGTAGTAAATTTGTAGCTCTCAATGATGATGATCCTACAGTTAAATGTAATAATTGTAAAAATTATAAATCAAGATTATGAATTACCTACTTTCAACAGGTCAAATAACAAATCAAGTGGAGTATTATATTATAGATCTTTTCAAACTCTACTTAAATATCTGGCCAAAGGATATTCCAGGAGCATCTAAAATTGGATTTAACTTTATTTTTACTAATACCAAGAAAAAAGATTTAGCATCTGAAATTACTGGTAGGGTAGAACAGTTAATAACAAAAATAAAAGAGAAATTTACAAAAACACTTGATATAAAAATTGTTTCACTCGACTTAATAGATGAAACAAAAGTAAAACTAGTAATAAGTGTTAATCAGGTAGAGTCTGATGATATACTAGTTGATATAAATGAAACAACAGGATAATTATTATGAAATCATTACAAGATTATATAGATATTTATAGAGGAATAGCTAATAAACTTAATATTACCGGAGATTCTGTAGAGATTTTATCTCAGATGTTAGCTAATGCATCTTTTATTAGTGAAGTAGAAAACATAGCCTATGCACAAGAAGCATCTCTTGAGAAATCTACACTTATCAATTCAAAGATTCAACATTGTGTAGATGATATGTATTCGGTGTTTCGTGGTAGTTGTCCTCGCGTAATTCTTAATATAAAACCCACTAAGTATTTAAGTTTTAATATCTATGATGAAATTATAAGTTCTAATAGTTTTAAGGCTTATTACTTAGGGTATTATGATAAAAATTATACACGGCCGGGAGGTTATGGAAATGATAAAGATATAGCTGGAGACGAAGGTTTTGTATATTCTCCAATTACAATGTCTCCGGCCGTGAATGATACTGATACTTATACTATTATATGTCTAATTGCAAAAGAAACTGTTTCTAGAAAGTGGGTCTTAAATCAAAACAATACTTATTATGTTAATTGTCTAGAAAATGATCTCTCTGATGATTTTTGGGTTAAAGTTAATGATAATTTCTTCTCAACAACTAGATTATTTTCAGGACATATATTAGATGGTAGTATCTTTGATCTTACTCTTCCTGGATTTGGTTCTAGACTTTATGTAGCAGATATTTTTAGAACAGTAATGGAAAGAGAAGAAACACAGACTCCAGCAAATACAATAATAGAAGCTCTTTATTATAAATTTTCAACACTCTCGGGGTATAATACTTCAGAATTAAAAAAGCTTAATATTCGTGGAGCTGAGATGGTAGAATTTGATCCTTTTTGGTTGAGTGGACGAAATTATGAAATCTTAGGAACTGGTCTTGCTAGTATGTCTGAAGTTGATAGAGATAACTTAATTACTATTCATTACAAAGCTAATCGTGATAGATATGTAAATTCAATCCTACGTAGTAATTCTGATATCGGTACTGTACTTGAAGAAACTTATCCAAATAAAATTATTTCAGGTGGAACAACTTATAGATTTAGTAGTTCAGCACAAAGTAATTCTATCACTATCTACTATGTTCCATACTCTAATTCTACAATTCTAACAGAAGATGAAAAAACTAATTTCATTGAGACTAAAGGAGCTTACTATATAACTGATAAAATTACTATAGAAAGAGGATCTCAATATACAGCTATCTTTAACTTAGATGTAGAGATATATCAAAATAGTAGTATAGATTCAGAAGTTGGTAATATCTTGGATAATTATAGTAATAAGTTCAATATTAAATTTCCAGAGTTAACAGAAGAAATAAAATCTCTTATAAGTAAAATATCTAACGTAAAGAGAATAATTGACATGGAAATAACTTATACTAATGAAGATGGTTCTGTAGTTTCTCCTGAGATTGTATATGGAGAAGGGAATGTTGTATATTTCTCAATTAACTACATTATTAATTCAGTTATAGAATCATGAAAATATATATACCTAAACACTTAAGAAATATAGAAATCATAGATCAGCTTTATAGAATGATTGAAGATTACGAGGAACAATATTCTTCAGTAGTTTCAACTCAACAAGGTTCATTTGATGATTATTATATTTATTCTGGAAGTGATCCGGTGAAAAATTTCTTGAGATTATGTATTCCAAAATCAAGTCTCCCAGATAATCAAGATTACGAAGAGGTTATAAACTATCTTAGTAAATTATTTTATAGTGTAAAAGGAACTATTCAAGTATTTAATTATATGATACAGTATCTTCCTTTAGATTTTGATGGAGAGATTATATATGACTCAGGAGAAATAACAGTAAACTTTGAGAACTTAAGTGTAGAAAATGAAAGCTTATTTTACGAACTTCTTAAGAAATTTTTAGATGCACTTATATATTATACCAGACTTAATACTAATATAGGTTCTGGAAGTATAGATCTAACTATTCAAAGTAAGTTCCAGAATTATATTGGAGCAAACTTAAGAAGCTATAACAAAATGACAGTAATGCCCTATGAAATTGATTATCAATAATAACAATTTTACGGATATCGGAACAGTAGTGTTTTACAGTCAAGATGACCTAGATAACCGTGAATACAGTAAAGTTCAGTACAGATCTAACAGTTCTTTACTTTACAATAGAGACTTTAGTGAGTATGACTTTTCGTATGATATCACTAAAGATAAGTTTAATGATAAATTTTTAGTAAATTATCTAGGAGAAAAAACCCTGAAAGAAATCGGAGAAACATCAAATTCCCTAGAAAAAATAGAATCAATAATATTCCCAACATCCTCTAGAGAAAATTTAACAGAAGAAAATGATAGATATTTCGGAACTACTATAATATCCAATCAGGTATTCGCTCTTTTTAAGGCCGCCGCTGGAATTAAACGTCTGGAGTTATATGAGGGAATAATCGATAAAAATAATAACAACTCTAGAGGTAGTGACTTTATAGATACTGATTCAATGGCCGCCGCTGGAATTAAACCTACTTCTACTCCTAACTTTATATTAATTTTAGGACAACCAGACGAGACTATAAGCGGCGAGGATTTAGTAAGCGAAAAGGAACTCCTTGATGAAGTTACTGGAGAGAAGATGATTTGGATGCTAATTTCTAATAACTCTGAGGTGGAGAGTGTAAATCTATCTTATAAATCATGGGTAGATAGTACAAATCCTAACAGAAATATGAATAAGTATCTTCTTAGAAATGATGAATACTGGTCTACAATAGATTCAGTTGGGATAATAGAGACTGTTGAAGATGTTCCAGAGGTTCTAATTGATGCAAATTCTAGTACTCTCTTAGGAAATGAGAAGATAGAAGACAATAGATTATTAATTCTAGGAAATAAACGAGGATTAATTGAGATGTATAAAGGAGCTGGAGATTATCCTAAGTACTTTCCTTTTACTACATATAAAATTGGAGATAAAGTAATTCTAGGTGGAAAAGTTTGGGAATCAGTATCAGATAATAACTTTAATAATAATCCGGCGCTTTCATCTAAGTGGATTCTTTCAGAGTTTCTAAATATAAATAAACCAATTAGAATAGTTGTATCAGTAACCCCAGAAATCGGAGGAACTTGCAACCCTATTGGAATAATATCTATCCCTTCTGTCAAAACTCCTATTGATTTTAAAATATATCCTAATCCTGGATATGTTTTGAATGAAGATATACCATGTCTACTTGATGTGAAAGATTTAATTCCATTTCCACCAAGTAATAACTTTAATTATAATATTCCAAATAACCTAATAACAGTAACTAATTGGGAAGAGGTTCTAAAAACGAATCATCTAATCTTCAACCTAAAATATACAGGATCTTATATAATCTTGAAAGCTATGATATCTGGAGAAAGTGATGTATATGATTATGGTGAATGGAAAAGAAAATTTGGAGAAAATAACTTTATAGTATCTGAATTAATTATAGGTGATGAAACTAAATACGATCCTTATATACAAGAAGATGGTAAAGTAGATGTCCTAATTAATCAGAGAGCAGAAATTAGAATACCAGAACTTTCAGGGTATATTATTTCAAGAGTCTTAGCAAAATATGAAAATGGAGATCCAGATGCACCAGAAATATATTATCCGGAACAAATCAATACCGTTAATAGTATTGTGATTCCTGAAGTTAATTTCTCGGCTGCTACTCTTACATTAGAACTTAGTAGTAAACGAGTAACTATTAGTATTATAGAGTTCTTTGGGTTTGAAGTATCTAATAATTCATTAAAGATAAATTCTGGAGGTAATGCTGTATTTAAGTTTATTTCTGAAGATTATCCAAATAGTAACTTGGAAAAAGTTATTATAGAAGACTCTCAAAAAAATTCATTAACTATTAATAAATTTACAGCAAATGGAAGTATTCAAAGTTTTGGTCCATCTCAGGTATCACTCAAGTCTGCAAATATAAATACTCCAGAAGAAGGAGAATATACCTTGAAGTTAATGAATATATATTATAATACAACCATAAAACTTATAAAGAGATAATATGATACTAAATAATACACACGTTCAAGGACTGTTTTTGTATTCAGAAGAAACTGAATATGAGAAAGGGGATTTTGTTGTTTATGGAAATACTATCTATATCTGTACAGCTAAAAATCCAACTAATAAAACAAATAATACTGTTTCTGGTGTTATTCCTGAAGAGAGTTCTGATAATTATTCACCATACTTAGGAGATAAATTAAATAACATAGAAGAGTATTTTAATTATATAAATCATTCAGAAGAAGAACAAGGCAAAGAAGATAAATTAATTACTGCACACCTTCTATCTCAAATTTTATCCACATACATGATAGGATTTGATGAAAAAGGTATAATTTCTGAATATGTTTATCTTAATTCTGGAGATGATTCATTATCTATTTCTTCCGAGTTATCTGATTTTCTGAACGGAACTGGAATTGACTCTAAAAATATCTTATCAATGATCTTAATCTCTCCAGAAATTAATAATGCTGTATTTAAGATATCAAGAAATCTTCCAGAAATAAGTGAGGTTATATTTAATGATGCTTCTGATATTTATCCAGAAGACGCTAATTATGTAATTCTACGACAATACACTTATACTAATGAACCTAACTCAGATTCTATTTATAGACTTCAAGAATTAATAGATCCTATGGGTTCAGTTGTTAGATATAGATACGGAAAAGGTTATAATAATGGAGATCAGAATACTTTTGATAGCGTTACTTCTTGGTTACCTAGTAGTATTGATAAAGATTGGATGGAAAATATAAAAAAACTTGAAAAACTTTACCTAGATAAAATCGAAGAATTAAATAACTTAGAAAAATCATTAGTAAATAATTTCCGTTTTAAAGAATATCCAATTCCAGAAACAGCTAATGTAATAGAATTTCAATGTACTGATAATACAAAAGATAACTACCTTCCTGTATCTGGATTTGATAAGGAGTCATTTATTCTTACAGTAATTACACAGGAAAATAATACAAATACAACAATTTCTGTAGATCTTCTTGACGCCTATATGAGTCATGATGCAATTTCTAGTTATTACTTAACAGATAGTAGCGCTCTTGTTATAGTTCCTGGAAAAACAGAAGGAAATAAAGGAGAAATTGTCAGACTTTATGTGACTAGTGGAAACATAGTGAATATATTTTATAGAGATAAGTACAAGAAATGAAAAAGATAGAATTAATAACCACTACTTCCGATAATATTTCTATATCACAAGTAACAGGACAAGAAAATGAGAAGGAATTTTACTTAACCGGAAATAATCGAGCATTAGTATGTAATGATTCAAATTATAGAATGACCAGAATATCTGAGTTAAGTAATAAATTAAAACTCAGAGATTGGAATGTAACTAATCGGAGGTTTGTTATCCCAGGTAAAGATGGCTCAGAAGGGAATCTACGAGTATGTATTGATGATTATTCTAAAGGTTCTGGAATAATAAATGAGGTTGATGAAGATACAAGAAGTATTGAAATTGATAAATATGAATTAACTGAAGAAGAAAAAACTCAATTTAATTCATATCTAGATTACCTCAAGAATAATAAAAATAATTACTTAAAAGAAATATATAACTTATATAATAGTATGAATAATAACGAAATTTATTTGTATAGTACTTCAAAAAATGTGGTTGATATTCTAAACAATTCTATTACTATCGATGTTATACCATTCAATTCTGATATTTATACCAATACAGTAGATTTAACAGAACTAATGAATTATTCCGTTAGTCCTGAAGTTTCTACCAAAATTGATCTTGGAATTCAATATTCTAAGTATGAAACTAAGTATGTTGAGGATCCTGAAGATAAAGAAAAATTAATTTTAGTAGGTAACGAAAAGTTATATTCCAAAGAAACAACATTTTCAGGACCTAGATATAATAAACAAGGAGAATTAGTTTCTAAAGACTATATAGAAGAAATTGGATCTGATATTGTAATTGAATGTATTAATAATATTATTAGAGTTGTATCTAAATCAACTGACATAGATGAATGTATTATTAGTAATTGTACAATAACTTATGGAAAATTATAACACAGGATATAGTACTTATGTTATTGGAAATTCTAGTAATATATCCAATAGCTTAGAAGTAATACTATATAATAAAAATGATGATTGGGATCCTAAGTTACCAAAAATATCTCTCTATAATATTAAACAAGTTTACTCTAGCCTGCTTACTTCCTCTGGTGGTAATTATATTAGATTAAGTCGAACTACTTCTAAAGAACCGTTTAAATACAAAAATAATCTTCCTTCTGGATTTACTGTAATAATTTATATGAGTGTAATAGATAATACTCCTATTGGTTATACAGAATTTTTAAATCCTCAAGGAAAGGGTAGTAATATAAATATTTATGTATCTTTAGATTCTAGTATATCTAGTCAAATCCAGATAAATCTTAGTAATTCTTTGGATCAACTAAAGAATAATTCAACAACTGGGAAAAACTTCTTAGATGATATAAATTTATATAACTACCCTGGAGCGAAAACTATAAAGCAGGACCTAGGAACTGATAATTACCCTAGATATACTTCTCATGTATACCATATTCAAGATAATGAACAAATGAATCTTCTCTTGGATTATGGTATTGGAAATAGTACTGGTTTTCATAAAATCAATCTGAATCATGATGTTAATATAGATCCTTACTCACATAATTATAAAAATCATCAAATTGGATTTTATGGAAAAGATATTGTATTATATTCTTGGACAGGTAATAAATATTCTATTAAATCTTTGGTAAAAAAGACAAGATTTGGTAATCCTGAAGTATATACGACTTCATCAGGAGCAGACTATTCTATTTTCGAGGATATGAAAAGTAATCAAGAAATATTCTATTTTTCTGGGAGATTTATAATTACTATTGGAACTAATTATCCTAGTATTCTTGAATTATATGATACAGAGAAAAGTCAATGGATCTCAACAGATTATCAAAATTTCTTTTTAGATACTCTTGATCCTAGAAGTAGAATTATATCTATTCCTGGAAATATTTCTAATAAAAGTATTACTAACTACATTCCTAGCATTAATAGCACTTTTTTAAATTTAACTGATTATACTAAATACACAAATATCAATATTATCAAGAAAGTTGGAGATTGGTATGTTTTTAAAAATAAACAATCCTCACAAAAAGATTTTCATATCTATAGTTGTATTGATAGATTAGTATATACAGTAAATACAGATGAAAGTCCGATACTAATTAATAATAGTCTTTTAATGATTCATACAGTAGATGAAGATCTGGGGTTAGATTATTATACTATCTACTATGAACCAGGAATTAGTTATTATACAGAAAGAGCTAGAGCAATATCAAGAAATTCAGAATTAGAGTACTCAGAGGAACTTGGAATATTAGTTAGTAAGGATGAAGAGTTTGAAAAATATAAGGGATATTATAATGAGGGAAAAATATTAGTAATTCATCGAAATAACCCAACAGGTATATTTGGAACTATTCTTACAGGATTTAGAAGAAGCTATTTTAAAGCATCTCTCAAAACAGAAGTACCAAAAATTATAGCATCTATCTCTGGACTACTATATTACATTGATGAAGATGGATACTTAAATTATATATAAAATTATGAGAGTTATTTTTGAAAAGGAATTCTTAGAGAGTATAAGAAGGATAGATAACACATTAAAGATAACCAAATATGTAATAGGAACAATTTATAATTCATATACAGTTGGAGAAGAATTCATGGAGAAATTATTTTCAGGATCCTATCTGTATAATGATGTTAGAAAAACCTCAGAATATCCTCTAAATTCAATCTGGGATAGCAATAAAAAACTCTTAAAAATTAACATTGATATCCCAGAAGAAGAAAAAGCAGCTTTAGTTGAACCTAGTTCAGAATATTGTTTTATTTATTGCTATGGTATATATCCAGATCGAACAGAAAGAATAGCATTTATAATAACAGAACTAGAGGCTGCTGAAAGAAAAATAATTAAGTTCAATAAATTAGATTTAAATATATCGTCTAATCTTTTTGAATTATCTTTTCCAGAATATACAGAAGCAAACATTGAAACAATAGCTGATAGTGATACTGTATTCTTGGAAGGTATAGGTATTGATTATGGAGTTAATATTTTTACCTCTCCTGAAGAAAAAATAGTAACAAAAAAATCTTACTATAAATATGTAAGAAATAAGAAAACGAGTGGACATAGCAGCTCATTCTTATATAATAATATATCCGGTGAGAAGATATACAATAATTCTGTGATTAGGCAAATTACATCTATTCTATCGTTTTCAGCATTAGAAGATACTAGTAGTCTTAAGAAATCTGGAGGGTATATAAATCTATTAGGAACATTAGAATGTGATATGTATAGATTGATAAATGATTATAATATTTCAAAAATAAAAGAAAAAGTTAAAATAGATATAACATCTCTGCCTGTAATTGAAATTTTGGTAAAAGAAAGTAATGGACTAGAATTTAGAGTAGATCAACTAAATAAAAGATTAATATATTCTGCTAATACTACTGGAAAAGAGTTAAGTTCAGTAATAGTCTTAAAAATTACTAATCTAGATCCAATAACAAAAAAGACAAGTATTATAGAATCAGGAGAGATTAGGTTAACTCAATTTGCAATATAATAAATCATGAAACTATCTTTAAAAGAATTTGTTGAGGCTATAACAGAGATAGATAAAACTATAGGATTTTCAAAGTTCGTGAAATATATTTTTATTTTCTGTTTGGTCTTAGCTATATTTAATTATAAAACTATAATAAAGGATACTATAGAAATATATTCTGAGATTTCTGATAAGATACATTCTGAGAAAATGGAACTTAGAGATCAGTTATTAGCAGAATTAAAACCTCTCCTTACAGAGTTCAGAAGTAATTCTAGAGCTGATAGAATACTATACTTCGAATATCATAATTCTAAAGAAAATCTAGTATCTATTCCCTTCAAATACGTAGAACTTCTCCAACAAGATAATGGTTTTGCTGTACCTTCCATAGATCCAGAACAGTATAAAAGTATAAATACTGGATTGATTACTAGTATCTATGAAGATATTAAGTTTGGAGAAATTGTATACTGTGATGGTCCAAGGGATAGCGTATTTATGGAAAAATACCCTGGGATATACGAATTAGTAAATAGTAGAGATGGTTCTAAAAGACAAATATTTATTAGTATTCCTGGAATAAATCAACCTATTGGATTAATCATCCTGGAGTGGATAAATGAATCTAATATAGAGTTGAATGTAGAAGAAATTAAGAAAACTGCTACTTATAATTATATACCACGAATAAATGCCTTAATTCTATCAAAGTCGCCCGATAGAAACAAGTGGTTATAATTATGAATAAAATAAATAACAATAAAAACAAAAATTTATGAACGAAGAAGTTAAAATTTATGAAGATGCTACTTGGGGTAAGTATGGAAAAGATATTATTCCTAGTAGATTTTATCAGGTCTATAAAATTGAAGGTCCTTGGTTAGGAGATGATGAAAGTACTTGGTATGAATTCGATAGTGAAAATAAGAGTGCTGCAGTTTTAGAACCTGTATATCCTAATTACGAAGTCAATAAATATGGTTTGACTGGTGATAAAGAAGTGGTTAAAGTTACTATTACTCCTAGTGAAGAACTTAAATCACAATATCCAGATGCTTTAGTAAGTATTGATGGTAAATTCTATGATCTAGGTATTCTTAATAATCCTATTGAATTTTATATGGATAAAGATCATAAAGTTTCTATTATTTGGTCTACTGCAGAATTAGTTGAATCTTTCCGAATTATCAAAATTAAATAACAGAAATTCTCTTCTGAAAGCTTCAAAACCTAAATTATGAGAATAGACTTAGAAAAATTATAAAACTAAGTCTATTCTTTTATTATTTTATTCAATTATAAATAAATAATTATGAGTAGTTTAAATTCTTTTCAAATACAAATTTCCAGAAGCAAATACATAGAACGAGATAGAAGTATAGCAAGATTAAGATTAAATCAACATGAATTCTTAGTCGGAGAGCCTGTTATGGTTAGATATTATTCTAATTCCGAACAAACAGAAACAGATACTATATTCGCTCTAGGTATTAAAAATGGAATAGGAGAAGACTGTTATCAGGTTGTTACACTTGGCGGATTAGATTTAGTTCGAGATGTAGTAACTGAGCTCCCAGACATATCTCTTCTTGTACATGGAGAATTATATCTTTACAAGGATGAAGATGGGGTTTGGAATTATGTATACGAAACTGGTGGGGTTAGACAAATAGAACCTATAACTGGTGGTCCTTTCATTTTTAGTAATATAGAAGATAAATACAGATGGTTTTATCGTGATGGAGTATTAAAACGGGAAGACGATTTCTATACTAAGTCAGAAATTAATGAAATGATCTCTGGTTGGGATGTTAATATTCAAGATGCTCTTAAAAGTCTAGAAGAAATTAAGAAGTTAACTTATAAAAACCATTCAGCTACATTTCCATTAAGAGTTAGTTTTTACGACTCTAACAGACAAGATGATGGTACTACTCCTCTTTATCAAACAGGAATTAGAACCACTGTTAACTTCTTAATCAGAGTAACTATTCCTGATATAGATACAAAAACTGGAGAAACAAATACATACGAAGTTACTAATGATTGTATCTTAGAGCTAAATGGCACACAAATAACTCTCCCTGAAAGTAATAGGTATACAGTTTTAGGTCTTACAGATACAACAGAATATAGATTGTCTGTTAAGTATACAGATCCAGATACAGGAATCATAAGAACTGCAACTTCATACTACACAGTTAAGTTTGGTTATAATTTCTACTATGGACAAATTCCTGAAAGTGGATGGAATATAACAGAAGCTGCTTTAAATTCTCTTGAAAATACTGTAGTTGGAAATGAGAAATCAATTGTTACTTTCCAAGGAGATCTTAATTCACAAAAAATAGCATTTGCATATCCAAAACTATATGGAAATCTTATGAGTATTTACGATACAACTTCTGGGATGAATCATATAACTGATTATTCGATAGAATCTTGTAAAGTAAATGATATTGATTATAATGTTTATATAAAAGATGTTGCATTGAATTATAATAATTTTCAACAAGTTTTCTCATTCTCATTACCAACACTCTTCGAAGGAACATCTACAGAAGATTCTAGTGTAACCGTAACTGACCTAGAAAATTTAAGACAAGAGATTTTAGGCGGAGCTAGTATAAATTACAATACTCTTGGAAAACTTGAACAAATTATTAAAGGATTGTCAATACGTGAAGGCTTTGTTGGTGGTCCTGGAATTAATTTAGTACAGCTTGAAGATGGTAGTACAGAAATTAGAGTCAATGTTGATAATTCTAGTATTGTAACTGATTCTAATATGTCTATAGCTGCTAAGAATATAAGCGGTGGAAAATATTAATAAATAAAATAAATTATGGCAAATAAAATAGGTTCAAATTTTTTATTACCCGCTAAAGTATTCCTAGATAAAAGACAAGGTATAGTTAGTGGAATAGGAGAATTAGGAACATGGGATTATGATAAATACCCTATTCCTGATGGATTTGAAGTATTTGTAGATGGAAAATGGTATACCTATTACAAAGATGTAGAAAAAGATTCAATTACGGGCTTTTTCAGAATTCGAGGTGGTATTAATGTACTTCAAACCACAGGTTCATCTGAGGATGATGTTATGTCTCAAAATGCTGTAACAAATGCATTAAACGGATTAAATGAAAGAATTCAAGATATTATACATAGCCTTGGAACAGTTCTAGAGATACGATTACTTCCAGATTATACAATTTCAGGTAACCCAACAATAAGTGGTGGTCTTTATGAAAATGGAACTAGAATACAACCTTCTTTTGCTTGGGAAGTTTGGTATAATGGGATGAAATTAAAAAGAGAAGACGTTAGCGTAAGCATATATATAAATGGAAGTCTTTTTTCCGGAGGAATGAATAATCCTAGTGAAGATGAATACACTTGGGTATGGATTTATAATCAAAATATTTCAAGAGATACTGTAATTACTTTATCTGTCCTGTATGGTAATGATAGTTCATCAGATTCTATTGGATCTGTTAGTATCTCTAAAGATATTACTTATGAATTTATTAATTCTAGAATTTGGGGTAAATCTAAGACAAATGATATTAGTAAAATAGTAATTAATGGAAAAACTTATGGAAATAGAAGTTTATCTAAAGAACGTTCAATTGTTTTAGATGATGTAGACTGTAGTGTAGATGATGAGGGTAATGACTATACTTCAGGATTATATGTATATTATATGATTCCTACTGAAATATATGGAGAGGTTAATGAAAATGAAAATCCTATAAGACTTCTTACTGGAAATATGGAAAATAATGCTTTCTCTTGTGAATTTGGTAAAGAAGATTATTCTGTAATAGTATTTGATTATCCTCAAACAGGAGTTTTAAATATAGAATTTAAATAATATGGAAAAAAATAAAAAAGGTATAAATGTTTCAGCTCCTATAGTTCCTTATACTGATCAAGATACATACCCTACCCATGAAGCAATTTATGGAAAAGGTGGTTGGAAAAGTGTTAGAACAATAGAAGATCTCAAAGCTATTCCAAAAGGAAGACTTGAAGATGGCTGTATAGTAAGAGTTGTAGAATCAAGTAGTTCTTCAGGATCTGCAGTTGAATTTTATTATGATAGTAGTATAAAAGATGGGGCTTCGATACCTAGTTCTATTACTGATCCAATTGAAAGAGAAGTTTATCCCTATAAGTTTAGAAAATGGGCTCCTGGATATCTTCCTACAAAGTTAAGTGATCTCGAAAATGATATGGCTTTTATTGCAGAAGTTCATGATACTGAAGAAAATGGAGATTACACATACTTAGATCCGAATAATGCAGATGATAAAAATGCTATTGAAAAAATTCTAGTAGGTAGAGCTAGAGGTATCTATCAAGAATTAGCATTAGCATTTTTAAATAAGAACTCATCTACTACAGTTAAAGTAGATACTAATGAAGATGGCGTAGTAGATGGAAATGATAATAGTATTCCAATCCATGGTTTAGTTACTGTAGATGATACTGGAAAAATACCAAATGATCTTCTAGAATATCCTGGAAAATATGTAGAATCTCTTGTAGCCATGTTTCCTGATGACTTCTGTGAAGATCCTTTAGACCCAGCAGCATACTTTGTATATTTAAATGGAAAACCTAGTAAAATCGATAGTGAAGGTAAACCAGTAACTGCTGACACTCCAAATTCATTTCAATCTGAAGCTTTAAAATGGGATCATCCACAGGTAACTGAAAAGGATCAAAAGTATTATATATCTGAATATTATAAATATAAAGAAAATAATACAGTATACAATGCTTATCGAAACAAAGTAGCTGTTGTAACTTCTAGTGATCCTAATGATTTTTCTTGGACAGCATCAGATCCAATTTGGAATGATATTATTTATGTAGATGAATTTAGAAGAACTGCATTTATTGTTAAGAATGATGGTATTATTGTAGAGAAAAGTATTGGACGTGATTTGATTCGAACTATAGAAGAATTAATGAGACCAGCTACAATCTTAGAAGTACCTACTGAATGGGATAACTGGGGAATATCTGCAAAAGTAGCTTATCAAATTCTTCTTGAAATCGATAAAATAGTTGCTTGGGGTGAAGATATATCCGAAGAAAGAAATAAAAGAAAAGAAGCAGATGAAGCAATAAATAAGAGAATTGACGATCTTTGGGATAAACTTAATGCTCATATCCAAGACAAAAATAATCCTCATAATGTAACTCGTGAACAGCTTGGTGTTGGAGAAAGTGATGAAGTTACATTCTCTAAAGTTACAGCTAATGGATTCTTTATGTCTGTTGGATCTGCAGGAAAAATGGCCTTGGAAGGAATAATGATGAGTGATATTTCTGCTGATGAAGAAACTCACGAGGAAGAAGTTATTAGTGCCGTTAGCGAAAAAACATCTTCGGCACAACTATTAACTCCTCGTGTAAGAATTTCCAGCAGTAGTAACCCATCACTTAGAGTAGGCCCAAGTGATGGAACATACGATTGGCAGGAAGAGCTTGAAAATGAAAGAGAAGAACGTGAAGCCGCTGATGCTGAATTAAATAAGAGAATTGATGAAGTAGAGGCAGCTATGAACGCTCACATTGCTAGAAGAGATAATCCTCATGAAACTAATCGTGGACATCTTAAGATTGATACTACTGATGCTGTTATATTTAGTAAAGTTAATGCTCCTAATGGTTTCTTCCAAGCTAATGGAAAAGCAGCAGTATTTAAAGTAGCAACCCCTGATCCAGAAGAAGAAAAACTTAATGAACTTGAGTCTAAGATAAAAGAACTTGAGGCTGAAATTGCAAAACTTAGAAAGGTATGATTTCAAAATTAATAAAAAACGGAGAAGATATATTTCTGCAAACAACAACTAATGCAGTAATTGATTCTAGTAATAAAACTCTAACTACTATCATTCAAGACCTAGAGAATAATATTTCAGCACTTGAAGCAGAAAATGAAAAACTCAAGGAGACGATAGAGACATTAGAGAAAACACTTACTGATAAAATAACTGAACTAGGAACTAATCTAACTACAAAAATAGAAGAGGTAAATACTAACCTAACTACTGAAATAGGTAAGATTAATACTAGTATCACACAGATTAATGGTAAGATTACAACTCTTGAAAATAATGGAACTGACTACGAAGAAAGATTACAGATGCTTGAAAAGAAAACTCAGAGATTGGGTGAATCTGGAAACTTTAATCAACAAGTTAGCGCTCCAGGATTTTTCGAAAGATAATATAATGGGGAAGAACGATTATAAGTTCTTCCCTTTATTTTCCTTATATATGTTATGAAAGAAATTTATATAAACTCGCCATATTCGATTTGGAACGAACAAGAAATAATAATTCCCATAAAATTTCCATTCAGATCTAAAAAACATATGATGGATACTATAGGATCTCATTGGGAGGATCCAGAAAAAGTACTTAATATTCTAGATAACAGAATTAAAAAGGGAATACTCTTCGATATGGTCTTAAAAGTTAGTAATCGAGGAGGACAATATAAGAGATTTGGAATTAAACAATTTAGGTACTGGATATCTTTTCGACCATATATATTAAAACTTGAGGAACTTAGACTTCATGAGAAAAAGATTAAGAAAGGTAAGTATATCAAGTACCTAATTCCTAATCCTAAACAAATTTCACCATATAAGATGGATCGAAAGACTTTCTTGGAAGATTACAAATATATGAATAAATATTATGATTCTGTTTTATTTAAGTATTCTCTTCACTATGTCTTATATAACTTAAAAGCCTTATAAGTGTATTATAAACTTAAAAGAAAACAGATATGGAAAAAGAAGAAATTTGTTTACGTCTCATGGAATTAATGAGGGTAGAGACAATAAATCACAACTTGTTTTTAGCTAAGCAAGGAGATTATGAAGAAAAATCGGGGAAAATTAAAAGAGAATATTTCTTCGAGAAATACAAAGAGTACAAAAATGGAACTTTCAATTCATTAGAGAAAACGAGGAATGACTTCAAAAAGGAGTATTTTGATAGGATAGAGGAAGTAAGAAAAAAGTACAGTGAAGATTGCATAAATTTTCAAAGAAATCACGAGATGCTTATTTGGAAAATTAAAGATCTGTTACACACTGCAAGATTTAAATGTCCTGATGAAAATGTTATAAAGGATGTTGAAAATTTCTTAAAAACCTGTGAATTACTTAGAAAAGTAGCAGAAGAAATCAGCCTTGATCAAATTGATAGTGAAATGAAAATGGAAAAACTTAGGGAGCTTTTATAAGCTTCCTTTTTTATTCTCCTCAAAGCCTTATTAATGATAGTTTTGTTTAAATCAAAAAATTCCCTGGTCTGTGAAGATCGGGGTTTTTGTTTCATTCCTTGAAAGCCTTATATATGTAAAAAGAATTTAAAAGAATATGGAAAAAGAAAACAAAAAGAAAGAGAAAAATTATTGGAAATTAGCATTTATAGGAATAGGTCTAACATGTGCGGTTGTCAGTATAATTAATTCACATAGAACCCAAAAAAAGTTAGACATTGTCCGTGGAGAAAATCAAAATCTCCAAACAACAAATAAATCCCTTCTGAGACAAATTCAAAATTTAGCCTATCAGAATGGGAAATTGACACAAAAAAGAACTTAAAAATAAGAATATGGAAGAAAGTGTTAAAAAAGAACAACGTCAGTATTGGGCGGTTAATAGAACTTTTCACAGTTCTATGTTCGAAGAAGTATTTAAAGTAGGAGGGAAAGTAATATTTTATACTATCTCTCTTGAAGAACTAAAAGAAATTAGTGAAAATACTCCAATTAACATGAGATTTTTAGGGAATGGAGTCCCTTATAAGAACGCATTAGATAAAGTTGGAGTTAAGTACAAAACAATAACAGATGATGTAGTGTTATCTCCTAGTCGTAAGGATGTACTTTACACTATTATTGGTAACACAACTGTTAAAGAAGATCAAACGGAATTTCCTGACTATACGATCATAGAAGTATATGTTTGTGAAATATGCCGTTAATTAAAGTAAAACAATAAAAATAAAAAAAATGGAAAGACTAGAAAAAAATGCTTACCAGGAAAAATTGGTAAGAGGTCTGTTAAATTCACTTAGAGAAAATAAAACTATCTCAGACGTACATGTAAAAAACTTAATTAGCGAAGTTCATAGTGAAATTGGAAGAAGCTTGGATAAAGCTTTAATCAAGAGAAAAGCTGATGAGTTGTTATTCACATGGATGAACAGTGAATTAAATATAGTGAAGAAAGAAATGAAAGGAAAAAGAACTCCACTTGTTATTAAGCTGAAAAATGAAGAAGCTATGAATGACGAGGAGTTTGAAATCTTCACTGAAAAAATACTTGAAAAGGTATTAGTAAAAGAATCGGGAAGAGTAAGAAAAGAGCCGGAAATAAAAGAAGAACCGGAAGAAATAACTACTCCCTCGAAGAAAAGGAATAAAGAAGAAAGAATTAGAATAAACACCTTAGACAATATCATGGAAGCGCTAAGTTATTCTATTACATATAACAGAGGTGACGGAGTAACTGGAAATAATGTTGCCAAGGTATTAGGTGTGAAAAGAATAAATCAAATCCAAATAAAAACTTGGGTAAATGGTTTATCAAAACATTCAGTAACGCTAAATGTATATTATGACGGAAGAAATGATAAGTTGGTATTCAGAGAAGCGGAAAAAGACTTATCTATCTGTTGTGAATTATACAGAAAGATTACAGGAAAAGAACCAAAAAGAGAATATTTAAAACTCTTAAGTGGTAAAGAAAAACCGAAAGTATTAGTAAGTAAGACTAGTTCTGCAATAGTAATGAAGGAATCAGTCATTGATAAGAAAATGATTAAAGAAGATTCCTATGAAGATTTATATTATTACGCTGCAGGAATAATTGTTGAACATAGCTATAAAGCGGTAGATATTGATTCATTGTGTACTAATTTGAGAAAATTAGGATATGATGTATCAAAAACTGAACTTCAAGGAATCCTAAGAAAAAGAGCTGAATTTTCTGTAGTAAGATATGGAGCAGCAGTAGGATTAAATGAAGGAGGATGGAAAACTTGGGATGAAATCAAAGAAAAATTCAATCCCAAGAATAACATAAAATGGGTAGATTGTAGACTATCACTAACTCTGGAAGAAATAAAAAATATCTTTCCAGAAACTGAAACATTGTCTATGATAACCGAAAGAGATGGATTTTATAGAGTATATTATAATGGATCGCTCACTGAATTAACGAAGTGGATCCAATTAGCGACAATATCCATCGGAGCAGAAAACTTAAGCAGTTATATATTTGATCAAGATTTAGTTAAGAGAATCAAGACAAGAATAAATCTGCTTAATGAATTTATGCTGAAAGAGGAATTAGGATGTAAATTAGAAACATTATAATCCCACTAATAATTGATGAAAACCGAAAGTCTGTGAAGATGAGTAGGTTTTTATTTTTTGTCCCTTCAAAGCCTTATTAATGTATGGAATAATCTATAGAACTTGATATATAGTAGAGTTTTATAGATTTTCTTTTTACAACCCTAGAAACAATAACTTAAAAAATTAAAATATTATGGATTTATTTGGAAGAAATAAAAAGAAAGAAGAAACTGCCGAACTAAAAAGACAGTGTGAAAAAATCGAAGATAATATCATAAGATTATCAATGGCAATATCAGATAATCGACAAGATATTTGGGAGATTTCAGAATTGGTTAAACAAGGAGACGCGTTAACCGAGAAAATAATTGAAAAAATTAATGAACAAGAAAAGAAAGGAGGAAAGTGGTATGAAAGAATTTTTAGAAAATTCTGGTAAGGTTATAAATAAACTTACAAGAGATCAGTCCTTTAATAATCAACAACTAATAAATCTAAGGAAATCTGCAGAACAAAGAGTAGCATTTCTAGAAAATGTTTTGATTTCTAAAGGTTATCATGAAGACGTTATGGAGATAAGAGAAAAATTTGCTCTCGAAGAATTAAACAATAAGATGATGGTTCGAGAGGAAAAATTACTAATTCTCCCTAAGTTTGAGCACTTAGTATTAGCAGCACAACAAGAAATAAACCCAGAACCGAATTTTAGTGGTATATATCCCTGGGCAGAATCTTATAAAACATTAGATCAGAGGTTCAAGGATACAGTAGACTTAGACCAAACTGAACATTTAATTTGTATAGGTTCAGCAATGGTAGGTTTTGCGGTAGATATGGTATTTAGAGGTGGTCCGGAAAAAGTTTCAGGAATTTCGGGAATGATTCAGAGTCTCTTCGATAATAAACTTTCAGAAGAGACAGTGAAAGAACTTGAAAAACAGGCTAAAGTAACATTTGATCAATCAGTTAACTCTCAGAAATTTGTAGAGAGGGCTGGACATAAGATTAAAGGACTATCACCTAGTCTTCATCATATTACTGGAGTAGGTCATGATCCTAGTCCCGCCGGTATAGTAACAGGAATAAAAGACACGATGAAAAATACGGCGACTTTTATGGACTCTGGAGAAATTCGAACAATAGATATGGAAGGATTTTTTAAAGACGGAAATAAAAGAGTTGCTGAAAAATTAGTAGATGCATTTAATCTAGTAATAAAACATCAACTTTCAGATGTAAATGGAACCAGAGGATTACCAGCGCCGTTTACTTTCGTGATTGGATACCTGGAAAATTTCGGCGACTATGGACAATTGATTTTTGGAATAGTTGAGAAAATGTACCTGGAAGGATATGATTTTAGATATCACCTTTCAACATATCCAGCTGCATTAATAACAGATATCCTAGTAAGAGTATGTTGGGCAATAAAACTAATAAATGAATCTGAAGGTAAATTAACAATAAAGAAAGTAATCCCTATGGTAAATTTAAATACTATAGAAGGATCAAAACTCGGAAGAATGTTATTTTATACTCACTTAGAAGCTGTAGCACTTAATACTGGATTTATAGCTGCTACTTTTAAATGTACGGCTGGAAAAAGTTTACTCAAATTTAATTATGGAGAATGGGTTATGTTAGCAAGATATGGCATAACACAATCTAGATGGTTAATCACAAAGAAATCAAAACTGAGAGATAAATTTAGAGAAGGAAAATTCGAAGAAGCAATGAAGGATTTTGAAGAAACTTATAAAGATTTATTTGGAGGTTATATTATTAAAGTAGAAGAGGAGGGTTAAAATTTCCCTCCTTTTTATTCTCCCCTCAAAGCCTTATTAATGTATAAATAATTAAATAAAAATTAAAAGATTATGAAAGAAGAACAAGACGAAAAAAAGAAGAAAGGATTAAGTAAGAAAACAGTTAAATTACTGATCTTTGGCGGAATTGCAGTATTGGTGATCGGAGGAATTGTGTATAGGTTAAAGACTTCGAAAGGAAAGACGAAGTTGATCAATGAAGGAAAACCGCTAGATTACTATTACAGACAATCAGGAAAATATAAACTGGCTCCTCTTACAATGGATACAGGAGTCGGAACATTAAATCTTTCAAACCTAGAGAATACAAACGGAGACTGTTTTTCTTTAGGTTATATAAAAGATGTAAAACCTCTTGGAGATGCAACAATTGAAGGAGGTGATGTAATTAACGTAGAATCTGGAAAAACTACAAAAGTGAATCTAACAACAAAAGTAGTATCACTTGCCAGATTATTATGTGGAGCAGAGTTCGTTAAAACAAGTTTTGAAGTAAGAGGACTCTAATAAAATATAGAAGATAGGACATTCAAAAATCCTGTCTTCTTTTTTCTCCTCCCCGAACAAACAAAAAAGAAGAAGATATTTTGATTTATCTTCTTCTTAATTTTATTCTATATTACAGTTCCTTAAGAGCAGCTTTTATTGAACCTTTAATCATCTCTTGAATTCCTTCTTCAGTTGTCATTGCTCCTGATAACGAGAATTTCCAAGAGTTTCCTTCTCCAGTTCTAACAAAAGTACCAAGAACTAATGCTTTCTTACCAATAAAGTCTGGATTATTGTCGATCTGGAAGTCGGCGAAAGTCTTAAGTTGATTAATCTTATTACTATCTGTTACTTTCATATCCGAACTATAGATCTTCATAGTCGCCGAAGGAATATGATCGAATACAAGCGCTCTAGAATCTCTTCCCATGTGCTGATAAATATTCAAAATCACAGTCATATATTTTACTTCCGGCGCAACTTTTCCAAGCTCCATTCGAATTAACTCATTATCACCTTTTGAGTTATTCTTTCCAGTTAAGTCATCACCAAGTAAACTAGCAACTGAACCATCTTTAGAAATTTGATGTCCGTAATAAACAATATCATACTGTTTCTTAGACTTATCAAACATTACAACGCTAGCATCAAGATCAATATCAAGTTGTTTATCAGGTCGGAGTGTTCCAGGATTATCTACTACTTCAGTTTCGATTATCTCTGATGGACCTGTACCAAATAGTTTTTGAAAGAAGTTACCTGTCTTAACTGTCTTTCTTTCAACATGAGTCTTTCTTCCAGTTACTCCACCTTTGATTACTGCCGGAGCCCATCTAAGCCCTACATAAACATAATCAAAGTTTTCACCTTCTGTTTCTTGATTTTTTCTTAGGCTAATTGTTCTTGTACCATTTTTTCTTAAGCTAATTACTCTTTCTTCCATAATTGTTTATATTAAATTAAACTGTTTTAATAATTTCATTTCTAAGTATATCCCGAAATTAGGAGTTGTTTCTGGGTTTATTAAGATTTCTAGAAGTGTTTCCGGAGTTTCTTTTAAAAAATCTACTTCATCTTTTGAAATAATACTTTTAAAGAAACTATCATCATTGATATAATCAGAACTTATCCATTCCGCATAAGAATTTCTAAGTAAACGACCTAAATTATTTCCTAAAGCTTTGTGTGAGTGAAATTCAAACATGAGCATTCTTGAATAATCATTATTACAGCGTAATGGACCTGCTGCTTTATAAACATTCACAACACTATCACTATATATTCCAGGATGTTTTAAAGATTCTATCGGAAATTGTAAAGAAATCTTATCTAGGTTGATATCTTTCAAAAAATCATTATATCTAGCTTCAAACAAATCTCGACGGTCTTTAATTCCCGAGTGATCAGTATTATAATCCATACTCCACTCAACCTTAAATTCCGGAAAGATTAGATATTGATATATACCTCTAATATTCCCTAAAAAGCATGTATAATGAATCGCCCTCATTAAATATCTGACTCTTTGAACTTAAGGCCATATTTTACCAAACTCTTAAATAAAGTTTGGTTAGATCCTTCTCCGAGTGCTTGGAATTCCCATCTGTTTCCTTCAACCCTAGAAAGTTTCCCGAAGACTAGAGTAGTATCATTCTTATAGTCATCATCTAATTTATACACAAGTTTAGCAATATCTTTTCCATCTTCGTAAGCTCTAACTTCTGCACCATCAATCATTTTAAAAGTCTGTTCTCTAGTTCCAGAATCATAGATATTAACCAAAAATAGAATATCAGTTATATTTGGATCAACTTTCTTTGGGTAAATTAGAACTTCCTCATTACAATAACCATCATCTCCAGATTCATCTTCAGATCCTGTATTATCTCCTCCATACTGTACAGCTTCGAATGGATCTGTTAACATTCCTTCCGAAGTTTGTAAGATACTAGAATAAAATACTAAATGATCTGGACTAGGACATTTACCCATTTTATTGAGCTCAACAGTAATTAAATCTACGTCGAAATCATAATTACTACTTCTAAGAGCTCTAGAATTAGGTTTCCAAACAATTTCTACTTTTAATTTACTCAGACCTTTCTTTAAACTTACTGATCTTTGTTTTGTTAATGTAATTTCTCTTTCAATTGTTTCCATTATTGTTTTATTTTTAATTACATTTATAAGAATTTCAAGGATTTACTATTTTAAGCCAAATATTTAACTAACTTACCTGCTGGATCTGAATAACCTTTAAGTTGATATAAACAATTTGAGATTATTTTAAATAAATAATCAGTGTTCATATTTATTATCCTCTTCGAAAAGTCTATTGTGGTTCTAGATATAAGATATAAACCATCCCAGAAATTAATAGATAAGTAATTTAATTGTCCTGTTAAACAAAGAGCAATATACTTAAAAAATGATCTATAAGTCTCTGAATCATAAGTAAATCCTCCATTTGATCTTATAGCATTTACATATTTTAATTCTCCGGACTTTTTCATTTTAAGTATATCATTCTTTAGACTATTTATATAATCTATTGCAGAATCTTCAACATATTTTTCTACAAAATCTGACCCTAATTTATTTTCTATTATATTCCTATCCTCAATTTTTATAAATCCATATTGAGGTGAGCCAGGTGGAACAGCTAGTTTTCCTTGAGTTTTAATCTTGTCAAAGAACCCATCTATTTGTGTCATCCAATGTTCTAGGTCACTGTTTTTATCATCATAGAATTCAATCATTTTGATTATCTCATATCCTATTTCATCATTGTACTTAGATACATAATGTAATGAATCTGCTCTAGTTTCTGCAAATTCTTTTTGAATTAATTTTCTTTTTATTAACATATATAAAATTAAAAAATAATAAATTGAAGAGAGTAAACTTAATTACTCTCTCTCTTTCTCCAAATTTCTTCTTGATCTTTCTCAGCTTTTTCTATATCTAAAAATCCTGTTTTCCGATTTATGTATTCTCCCACCTTATGCCCTGTATCTCCAAAAGGATAATCTGATAATGTCTTCAATAACCATCTCTTAGCTCTTTTATTCTTAGATATTAATAATAACTTAAGAATTACATTAATATCCTCGGAACAATCCAAAATAGCACTATCTAATACACGAACACTATAAGCATACATGTCATCCGTCTTTCTTTTAATTTTTAAGAAAATAATGTTAATATAGAATGTTGGAGATTTATCTAATTCAGAAATTTCTCTTTCTACTATTTCAATTAGTATCCTTCGATCTTTATAATAATCTTTTGTTTCATATTTCTCAAGATCGCCAAATGTCATTCGTTTCTTTTTTCTCATAATTTTTTCTATTTTTATTCATCTATAAGGCTTTTAATGTTATTTTCTTTTTAATAATTCATAACCTCTAATCTGCTTTCTAGTTCCATCCTCTTTCTTTTCATACATAACTACTGATTTAACGTCAAAATAGTTTTCAATATCACTAGCTTTCGGTGTAGCATCATAATTAATAGAATTATAAAGATTTCCAAGTTTTACCTTGAGATCTGATAAACTATACTTCTCTCCAGGATTAAAATTTAAAGTAATAGTATTAATTAATAACTCTTTACTAAACGTTACTATTCCAAGTTCTTTTTTAATATAAGTCTTACTATAAGTTAAAGCTTTAAGTTTCTTAGGCCCTAGAGCGAGATAGTAAGATTTAACTTCATCAGAATCAGCTATTTGTCCAAGAACTATATTTAATTCAATATCAGATATAAAATTGTATTCACATAACATTTTAAGTTTATCATGCATAGTAGTTAATGTATCATAGATACAGAAAAATCTTGTTACATCTCTATTTACTATATCATCAGGAGTAAGTTTGGAATGAACTGAACTAAATACACTAAATCTATCCTTATAATCCACCTGCTGTATCTGAAAAGCTCTAATCTCATTAACAAGAACTAATTGATTAATAACCGGTTTAAGAATAACATCTCCAGTCTGAGAATTAATAACTTTATTTACAGCTATATAATTATCTCTATAATTTGCTGACTTGGCTACATATTGATAAGTTTTTGCTAAATCATATTTATCTTTATCTAAAACAGTGTTATATGCAGATAATAAACTTTCAGTAGATTTATTTTTGCTATCTATTATATTTTGGAAATCTTCTTTCTTCATTTCTCTATAATCTGCTGTAGTTCGATAATAGAAAGTAGCACTGTTTTTCCAAGGGTTATCAAATAAACGCTGACGTCCAAGAATCTGAGGTAAATCCTCCGCTATATCAACAGCTAAACAGTCTGAATTAGAATCACTGAAAATGAAAGATCTAGCGCATAAACTATAAAAATCAGCACCTAAGTATACAGTTCTGGTACAGAAAGTAAACATTTTAGGTTTAACTCCTTTTAATGGTACTTCTCCTATAGTAAAAGATTTTCCTAATTTCCTTTTTATTCTTTTGGCATTATCTTCTGTATTGCTACAAAGTATATTGCATTGTTCAGGAGTAAGATTATTCTTTTTAATCATACTGATAATATGATTAACACTATTTACATAGAATACTGCCTCATCTGATACTATTCTAGTAGGTACACCATTCTTCATAACAGTAATTTCTTCAAAATCGTTATTGAGATATTTTTGAATTACTTCTTCTGCTTTAGTTCCTACTGATTTCATCGTAAGAATTTTAAGAGAAGGTTTTATAATTCTAGATGAATCTGAACTATACCAATCTAATTCATAGTAAGGTAAATCTTTAAATTCATCTAACATCTCTAAGTACTCATCCATCATTGGAGTTGCACTAACGAAGTATGCAGTTGGAGATTGTGCTAAATATGTCAAAAAACTAAGTTCAGTATTACTCTTAAATCTAGCATCATGTAGAATACTTTGAAATTCATCCACTACTGTCACAAATCTATCAAATATTCTAATTTTCTCAAGAATATCTTTAACAATCCTGTAAGAATCATATGTTACAAGAATTTTAGCAGGTTGATTATTTAGATATCTTTGATAGGTATAAGTATCGATCTCTCTATATAGTCTTTCATAAATTTCAGAATTATCTTTCTTTTCTGGTTCATCTTCTTTTGGATTCTTTATAGGCTTGGAAATATCTTTATCGACTTCTGCTTCTATTTCCATTTCATTCACAACCAAATAAACACTATCTTTATGTTGATCCTTTTTATTCTTAAGTAACATTTTCCTTGGAGAACATAGAATAACATTTTCTGGTCCTCTTAAACAGTATTCAGTAAATCCACAGCCAGGTAACTGTTTATTAATAATACACTTTACTGGGAAATTAGAAAAACAGAAATCTTTCCATTCTCCTATATACCTAATTCCTCTAGGTACAATAATTTTTTCTCTGTTCATGTTTTATAAAGTTTTTAATTAATTTAATTTATTATAGATTCTTTTTAATACAGAATCCAGTTACATAAAATTGAAGACTAGGGATACCCTTTATAATCTTCATTCAATTGTAAGGATTTAAAGTTAGTAGAGACGCATTTTGATGATTTAAAATCGGTGTATTTGGTAATAGATAAAGTATATATTTTCTTATTAAAAAATATCATCAATTAATATATTCGATCTCCTCCCAAAGGGAGATCGAATTCTTATACTCCATTTATCCCCTATATAGTTTATTCAATCTAGAGCCCGTAGGGCCCTGGAGTGAACCCTTTAGTGGTGAACGGAAGGTATGATAAAGGGTTCCTTAGTCCTCAAAAATAAATTACAATAGAATAAAAACCTTATAAGTGCTATGAAGTTACCAATAAAATTTTACCAGTTTATCTCTAATATAGATTATTTTTCAGAGATACACAAATATCATAAACATGAGAATAATGAAGATATGATTATTGATTATATGATAAGTAATCTAGCTTTTCTTCTAACTCCTTCTAATTTTCATCGAAGGGCGTCTTATTGTTTTAATAATTGGTTTTCTATTCTCCTAGAAATAGATCCGATTAAATATAGTTGGGTAAAGAAAGTTGACCTACAATTCTTAAATAATACATCTGTAACTAAACAACAGATTATAGATTGGGAAGTACTCAATTTTACAGGGAAGAATAAGATTTTCACAGTAAAGAGAGAAAAATGAAGTTTTGCTACTTTAAACTTCTGATTTTCTTATATGTGGGAAAAAAGAACCCCAGACTTAATTGTCCAGGGCATATTTGATTATTTACATAACCAAATTGAAATTGCTTTCAAAGTCTTTAATAATTTAAAGCTATGAGAAGATATCACTAAGATTCTCTCAAAAGTCATGAACACTGTAATGAGTATGACTGATGAATAAAACTCAGGTGTTTGCATTTTAATTGAGTTTTTAAAAGGAAGGGTAGTTTTAATACTATTCTTCCTTTGATTTCCTTATAAGTGTAGTAATAATTAAAAAATATAAGACTATGGAAGAAAAGATCGATTTACCAGAGAAAGGAATAGTAGTTGGCTTTGAACTTGAGAACTTAGAGGATTACTTGAATTGTACGGAGCATTTAGTACAGGTTCATGGAAAGTTTGAGGTCCTAGCAGAGATCGAGAAAAAAGTGAAGTATGAAAAGATTAGACACCTCGCCAAATTTCTCATGACGGAATATAATCCAGAGTTAAAAAGGAATGTGGTTTTTAGGTTGTCTAAGTTTAAAGAACGTCATGAACACAACGGCGAGACGGTTTATATAGCTTATTATAGGTTTGATGGATTTGTATCACTTTAGGAGATATAGGGAGAGACTTTTAAGGTTTCTCTCTTTTTATTTTTTAATCCCAAAACTCTTATAGGTGATGTATAACAATAAAAATAAAAAATATGTACATGACAGAAAAACAACAAGTCTTTTATATTAAGAAAGTAAAAGAATCATTAGAGAAGATTGACGAAATTACATGTTTAATCTCTGGATTTATGGAAAGGTATGCAGATCACTTAAGAGATACTGTTAATACACTTGAAGGAATTGAGTATGTAGATACTGAAACAGGGAAGCGTTATAAAATAGATGATGCTTTAGTTTTTTCGGAGGTTAGTGATAGTATTAATGATTTAGTAGTAGTAGGAGACTGTGGTATATCTATATTTATTGGATCTCATGAGGTTACTGGTAAAAGAAAAAAGAAAGAAAACACAAAATATGATCATACAATTCGAGCTTTGTGGAACTATGAGGACTTAAGTGTTCATGAACTAGATGAGGTAGATGAATTAATTGCGGATATAGTGGAAAGAGATGCATATAGTAATTTAGAATTTAAATTGTAATGAATAAGGAGGGATTTAGTTCCCTCTTTTTCTTTCAGGTACGACAAAAAAGAAACTACACCTATCCATCTCGGACCAGTGTAGTTTGATTAGAATTATAGTATTTTAAGAAGTTTATCTGAGACATTATCGATCTTTATAGTTTCGTATGTTCCATCTCCTTTAAGCCAAATTAATCTTCTCCCCAGGATCTTTAAGCCAATTGATTCTAACATTAATTGATACATGCTAAATTGTAGGGTATAATGTCCTAGGGGTTCATCTATTAAATTATCAAAAGGAGGATACATTGTGATTCCCTTCGACCTCTGATAATCTTTCGTAAGTTCTTCATTTGTTTTCCAGTCTCCTATAATAAATCCAGGGTTATCAGGGGAATCATAGTAGAATAGAAGGTCGGTAGTTCCACAAAATTTAGTATTAATTTCTGGGATATACTTTGATGACATCCTGAATTCTGCACCGACCGGAATTATCGAAGGCGGTAACTCAGAATAAAATTTGAGGATACTTTCTTCTTTAGGTGCGAAGGGAATTAACCAACCCTCCTCTGGAATATATTGCCTTCGGATATTGGTCGGAATTAATTCAGGGTAACCACATTTTATCCATGTCATTGCTTCTCCAAATTCATGATACTTCGTTCCTTGTGTTACTGATTTTACATTTTTATATTTCCATTCTCTGAGGACATCTTCTTGAGTTCTTCCATTCTTTTTTGCATATCGTTCTGAGATTGTATGTTTATCGAAGGGTCTAACAAAGTTTTCGATTATATTAGAAACTGGTGTATATTCTTCAGTTCCTATAAAATACTTATGTCCTTCTTCTATAAATGTTATATCGGAAAAATGTTCAGATATTAAGTTTCTTGTTGTTTGTATAATTTCTTCTGTAGTCATATTCTTTTATTTTATTATCATATATAAGATTCACTAGTGCAGAGAAGAGCAAAATCCTTACTTATGATATGAAAATAATGATAAGTTTTGCAGACTTCGAGGAAATATTAGAAAATCGAGCTGAGTTTAATTTAGTAAGTAAATTTAATCGTACGAAAGATCCAGAATTAAAAGCTATAATTTCTCTAATTCTTCTTGCCGAGACAGTATCTAATGGAGCAATAATAACTTTAAAGAAATTAACATTTGCTACTGCTCTAGAGGGTGTAGATTTATGGAGAGGGAAAGTTAATACTAGAAGTTATGCGAAGATTAAAACAATAGGGGATTTGAAAGAATGGTTAAGATGTAATTTAGTCGGAAAATTGATAACAGTTAAGAGATATGGAAAAAATAAAGTTAGAGTTATCGATTTATTATCAAAAGAAGAGGAGAGTTAATCTTCTCTTTTTCTTTTTAAGGAGAAGAAAAATAAACCCGACTTTCACAAGCCAGGTTTAATACATGAAAATTTAAAAAAAATAACAGTCGATTTTTCCTGTCGTTATTTTTTTTTACATATATAAGGTTTTTAAGGTTTGGAAAATAATAGAAACACAAAACCTTATATATGTTATGATATCAATAATAGACATTTTAGAAAACGGAGAAAAAATTGTAAAGTACTTAGAAGTAAGATTTCATACAATTAAATATGCTGATGAATATTACCATAAGTTTATTTTAATTCATTCTTTGTGTAAGTATGCAGCTAGTTTAGATACAGTTTACTACGACCTTATAATATATCACACAAAGTTGATTGGATGGTCTAATGAAGTCGATCTTAATAGTGTGAGTAGTATAAAAACTAAGGAAGATTTAGCAATATGGCTTAAAAATAATTTAGTGGGAAAAATAATAACACTTAAGAGATATGGAAAGAATAATGATTTCGTATCCTGAATTCTTAGAAAATCTAGAAGAGTATAAAAATAAATACTCTGATTCTAGGGGTTCACTTCAATATAGAGATAAAACAGAAATTATGTTGATTCAAAATTTAATATATCGTTTGGCAGATATTCATCTTTATATTCTTAGTTTAAAAATTCAAGGAGCTGGAGGAAGTTTTATTAGATTAAGTATTCCTAGCATTAATAGGATTATAGATGAATTAATAAAATTATATCCAGAAAAATATAGTAAGTGGGGATATATAGACTTAGACTCATTTAATCTACTTTATGGAAGTGATGAAGTTATCTTAAAGGAAGTAGTTAAATTTTTTATTGGGAAGATTTTTACAATTAAGAAAATAAATGAAAAGAAGTCTTATACCGTTTTTAGAATTTCTTAAGATATTAGATGATCCAGAAGTAAATTCAGCAGGACGTTTAAATCGATACTTTTCTTGGGGAGAAGATACAAAACCAGTCGAACGAGGAATGTTAATTGGGATAGGGCTACAATTAATAAACTCCTATATATTTTTTGATGAGTCTCATAAATTTTCTAAGAACTCACTTCAAAAAGTTGATAATATTATAGGTCATCTTATATCAACATTTCCGAAAAAATATTCAAAGTGGAGGAAGATGAGCCCTGAGATATCAAGAGTTTCTGAAAATCTCTCTGAATATTCATCAAAAGAGGAATTTATATCCGAGATAGCTTGGATATTTGCTGGAAAACTTTTTAAATTAAAAAAGACAAGAGTTTAATTCTCTTGCCTTTATTTTTCTTTTTGAAAAAAAACAATAGAAGAATTTCAAGACCTTTTCATTTTACTTGATTATGTACTCTTGTAAAATTACTTATCTATTATTCTTCCATCTACTTGTAGGACTTTAGCATGAAATTAACTACTTAATCCTCCTACACTGTTAACCATATACAACAAGGTAGCTTATAAGAAAATGTTAACTATCATAAGCATATAGTTAATTTAGGTTAGGCTACCCGTGACTTCCGCCCGGACCGAACACCTAATTCTTTCATATATAAGAATTTCAGGGGTTTAGAAATTTCTTCTGAAAAAAAATGGTAATGGACCAAACTTATTTCGCAATCCACTACCTGACCTGATAAATATTCCAAAAAGTCGTACTTACTTTAAGTTCAATTTATCTTAGCTAACCTTTATCGCTACAAGGGTATATCTTTTTGAAGTTCTAATAGTTAATTTCTTAACTATCATGAGTATTTCCCAAAGATAATAATTACAAATACCTTTATAGAATTTTACAGTGACCTTAGAGGTATATAAAATTTCTATCTTCTACCATATATAAGAATTTCAGGGGTTTAGAAATACCCAAATTTTTGTAGATTATTTATTAATTCTTGTATATTATCATCTATCTTTTCTTTTTCCATGTTGTTCCAATTAACTCTATCATTTTGTTCTGGATTACCAAATATTCGAGTTATCCAATAGGGGATTTTAGTTCCTCTTATATTATCCCATCTAGATGTGTTTGTTTTTTCAGAAAGTGCCCATAATACTTCTTCTATTGTATATAACATAGATTGGTGAATATGTAATGATACTTTAAAAACAGATCTCATTATTCCTATTATATTATCTAGGAACATATTTAATTGATCTTTATTAGTAAATACTCCAAAATTTCTCGAATCTATATTATAAATATCTCTCAAAGTTAGTATTATTCCTTTTCTAAACTTAAAATTATTATAACCTCCGATATATCTATAAAGTTTATCTATGAATTCTAAGGCTCCTTTATTACTAATGATAAAGTTATTAACAATTATATCAGAAAAATCAAACATATAGTTATTATATACATTTAATCCAGATAAACTACTATAACTATTTTTAATATTTTTCTTGATAGATTTATAGAATTTACCTCTTACTATAGTACTTTTTCCATATTCATAAAAACGATATGTAGGAAGACCATATTTGAAGTACATATAAGTATCTCTAACTCTATCATCAATAGCTTTTTCATCATGAAAACTAGAATCAATTTCTACAATGAATTTCGCTTTATAAAAGAAATAATCAGAAAGTATATAATGTTTCTCCCCAAGTTCTGTTCGAGTTTTTGGAACTTTCTCTTTAGTTAATATTTCTTTCCAGAGCTCTCTATCCATTATTGGAACGGGAAATTCTTTTATATACTTTGTAAAATCTTTTTCTTGCGTTAATTCATTTTTTATTTTTTCTATATCTTCTTCAAACTTTTTTGAAAAACTACTTTCATTAGCGATAAGAGCATCTCTTCTATTTTTAATAATAGAGATGTGAGTGTTATCTTCTTTTAAAAGATACGTTGGAATGATATATCCTTGTTCAATCTCTTCTGCATAATATTTGCATCCCATAGCAAATATCTTAATTAGGTCTGTATTCATAAGTTATATTAATTTTATTTCTATTTATAAGGTTTAGACCTTAAGAGCCTTATATGTGTAGTTTATTACATGAAAAACAAACTTAAAAGAAATGAAAATTGAACAAGAATTAATCGATGAATCTTATAGAGGATTCGTAAGAAGAGACCTAGTAGATCTATACCAAAGATTTATAGGTGAAAGAAGTGGAGGAAAAGTACATAATTCATCATTATCTAATGAGATAACTCCTGGTAATGATGTAAATGTTAGTGAAAGATTTTTAAATAGACAGAAAAGGAGGGGATTAAATTACTAAGATTTCCGAAAACTATTCATATAATTAAAAGATGTTATGAAGAAAGGTTTGGTGGTTTTATTGAATCTGTCTATACTATTGAATATGGAATTTTGCATTTAATGTACTTTGATGAGAATGTATTAATTGAATTCTCTAAAACATTTCGATCTCTTGAGAATGATAATATAGATGTATTGAGAGAAAAACTCAGAACTGTATTATCTGGAAAAATTATAGGAGATAATAAATTCATTTCTGTAGATAGAATAGAAAACCTAAGAACCAGAAAATAAAAAAATTGAAGGAGACTTTTTACAGTTCTCCTTCTTTTATTTTTCTTCTTAGGACATAAAATCTAGCTTTTTCGTTTTTACTAGATCTAAGTCATTAAATGGAGTACCTTCGATAAGATTTACTCCTGTTTGTTGTAAAATCCATCCAAGTCCGGTCAAGTTTCCATATTCATCTACTACAATCTTTTTATCCCATATTGTTAGTTTAGGGAAATATAATTTGTAGTCCGGGAAAATCATACTCCATTCATCTTCATTTCCTTCTAAAAATTTATCTAGTTCAGGGTGAGTATTTATTTTTTTTGTTCTCCCATTCCATATCACATCAAAACACGGCCGAAGAATATATGGACAAACTTCGACTCCCTGACACTCTCCTGGTTCTGATGTTCTAGAAATAACTTTACATTTATTTCTTACCAGAGTCATTATTTTGTCCATTGAGTAGTCGGCCGTATTAATTATCACTATCTTTCCGGTTATATATGTTGGATTCTTTGGGTTAACGTGAATTAGACTACCTACCGAAGGATCTATCTCTTCTTGTAAGTAAATAGCCTCGATAAAAGCATCTAATCCATTCCCATAATATACGGAATTCATTTTTTTATCTCCTTCCCTAGTAATATCCCAGCAAATTCAGTAAGATCTACATCCCTAACAAATACATCAACTGGCTTAATGAATATAACAGTCCTTTCTACTATTGTCCCATCTTCTCTTACTGCTGATACATTATATAGATTTTTTGATATTTTAGAGAGAAATGATTCAGGTACATATTTCCAATCAATTGCCATAGCTTCATCATCAAACATCTCTGACACTAGGTATCTTTCTTGTTTCATATCTTATATTTTTTAAAGTTGATTAATAATTTGTTCAGTATATGCTATCGGATCGAATTTCTTGAGCTCTTTTAATCTTGTCTTGAGCTCTTTTATACGATCCGAAGTATCTTTATTTTTTCTAAGGTAACTGATAGGCTTTGACATAACAGAACTAACTATTTCCTGAGGCATTCCAAATACTTTCATAATCTCTTCGTCAGTTGCTTTTGGATTTTTGTTTAATATATAATCCGAAATTAATGGAATAGCCTCTAAAACCGCAATATCAAAAGTAGTTTTTTCTATCTTCTTCTGATTTACTTTTACAATTAGATCTATGTAATTTTTATAAGTATAATCTAACCAATCATATAAACCAATTCGAAACATTGTGGATCCAGTAGTTACATTTGTTGTATAGTTTGTAGCACTATAGCAGCATTTTCTTGCTAGATCTTCAATTTCTTCGATAGATATTCCTCTTGCTCCTGGAACTTTAGATATTACCATTTTAGGACCATTAATATCAGTAAGATCTTCCATATATACTTTTCCTTCTTCTGCAAGTTTCTTAAACTTTTTAAAATTAGGTGTAAATAAGAAAGTATCTCCTTCAAATAATATTCCTGGGTTACCAAAATCATCGGTTACTCTTGTTAATTTATAAGAATATATTACTCTACCTTTACCCGTTTTCCATAATCTATCAAGTTCTGAATTTTCTTTATCAATAATCAGATTTGCGTTAGGTTCTAAAAGTGACGGTTTATTGTTGATATAAGCTTGATATAGTGATTTAGGATTAAAATTAGGATAATCATTTTTTACCCCAATACATAGACCTGTCACAGAGGTTTTCATATATAAACAAAGAGGTATAGGAAGTGGAAGATAAGATATTTCCATAGGACCTACTGGTGATTCTACCATAGGAACTTCTTTCCATAACTCTCCAAGAATTCTATTATATACATCAGATACCATTTGTTTTGTATATCTCGGCGCTGCATACTGATTATAAGTTCCATTTATTTCTGTATATCCCCATGAACCGTGACCTTCAAAAACTCCAGTATGTACAAGATTAGCATTAAGTTCTTCAATTCCAGAAAGACTGTGAGGATGATAATTTGCTACACTTGAGATTACTGTAGTACTTGGTATCATCTTTCCTTTTGGAAATTGAAGAGCTGAATATATTAATCTTCTATAACTAGGTTTACAACCATCTTGTATAAATGCTGTATGTCTTTGATTATTAATATAGTTACCAAAATCTAAAAAAGCATCCCTTGCTATTTCTCCAATAGCTCTCTGTTGAATTAATTCTTCTTGTGTAATTTGTGGTAATTCTATTTCTTTCTTTTTTCTAGCCATATTATTCAATTATTCTAAATTCATCTAAATTATACCAAAAATCTTCAGATACTCCTGCTTTTATTGAAATCGATTTCTCTGAATTAAGATTTGTTATTTTTATTGAGAAAGACATAATTCCTCCTCCAATTCCACTTTTAGACATAACTATTGGTGGATATTCTAGAAGAATTAGGTCTCCTTGTTTAATATCTCTTATAAATTTTTCAAAAGTTTTACTCGTACTGTAGCTCATTTCAATACATTTGTCCATTGAAATTACCTGAACTGTATATTTTACTGTAGGTAATTCTTGTATATTGAAACTTCCCATTTTAAATGTTTCCATGATCTATCACTTGTATTTCTCTCATAGCATCCCAAAATTCATCAATTGCACTTCCAGGAACTATTATTGATTTATTACTTCTAAGATTTGTTATCTTAGTTCTTACAGATCTCATTCCTGATTGTGCACTACTTTCAAGAATAGGAGGAATTTCTAGAAGAATCATATCTCCTAGGTTAATTCCATCTAAAAATATTTCTCTTTTCTTATTACTTACATAGTAGGTATTCTTATCCATCTTAGAAATTACTTTAATTAAATATTTCATTGTTGGTAATACATCCCTACTATTTTCAATACCATTAATTTTATAAATCTGTAAATCCATTATCAATTATTTTGAATTCTCCGAAATAATAATATAAGATATTTAATTCCGGAATGCTAAATTTCATACTCTTTTTATTCTCTAAATTAGTAACTGTGATATATCCTTGAAGTAATAATGAATATGAAATCATTACTAAATCTCCTTCATTCAGATACAAGTTTATGAATTCTTTTTTCTCCTTATTCATTAATCTATAAATTCCAGAGTTTTTATTAGTTAATATTTTCTTAGCTCTATCACAACATATATTTTGTGGTTCACCAAGTAATATTACTATTTTAACTTCTGGAATATTCGGATATTTATAAGTCTGTGAATCCATATGGATTAGTTATAATTCCAGCATCAAATAATAGTTTTTTTCTTTCTTCAATATCTTCTGTTAATTTCATACTATAATCAAAACCTTCTGGAGTTACTTGAACTAATTTTCTTGTAGCTGGATTATAGAAGATATCATATATCTGTTCTTTCGACAAAGCTCCTAAACCTTTGTATCTAAAGAAAGGTTTAGTAGGATCTAATCCAATCGGGAATGTTGTTCCAGGTTGAAGTGGATCTCCAGGATAAAATTTCTTGTTTCCTTGTTCAAATATTGGAGATATTACTTGATAAACCATTCCAAAATCGATTAAAAATTTTCCGAATTTTCCAAATAAATATAGTATAAGTTTTGCAATTTGACTACCATCTGCCATATAATTATTATGATTTATAATAATATAGACTATATCTTAGGGAATTTCCCTCTTTGTACATAGTCGTTGATAGAAGATTTTAGATTAAATCTTCTTTGCTGATTTATGTTTTACATTTTCCAGCAATTCACAAAGTTCTATCAGAATATTATCTTCTGAACGGACACTTATGGTTATCCGCATCGACAGCCAAAATAATTTTTCCAAATCTACTATATTTTTTTATCAATTCATAAGCTTCTTCGAAAGATTTTGCATCTTTTGTTACGTTATTTACATCCATACCAAGCCCAATCACTTTGAATATAGTATGTATTTCTTTATTATCTAGTGCTTGATCTATCGTCTTATCTGCCACCGAGAGTATCTTACCTCTTAACGGAAGTACGCTGTGATACAGTGTGTTATGTCTTCCACTTTTCAATGATCCTCCCGCCGAATTTCCTTCTACTAAGAACAATTCACAGTCCCATCTATTTTTTCCTGTTGCATCGCTAAAACCATCTATTAATTCAACTCTTGACTTGAACATATTTCTTCCTTGAGCATCTTCAATCATTTTTTGTGCCTTTTCAGCAGCACTAAGAGATTTCATAGACTCAGCTAAATAATTCAATTTAGCCACATGTTCTTGCCAATATTCTGGATTATTTCTAAATATTTTTTGAAATTCTTTAGTAATATCTCCAAAATCAGATTGTTTTACTTTAGATATTGATTTTAAACGTTCTTTTGTTTGTGAATTGAATACAACATCTCCAGCAATTACTATGACACAAATTTTTAATCCATTTTGAAGATATCTATGTTTAAGTTTAAATTCATTTTTTAATGCTTCTTCATAACAGTTTTCTATATAAGAAATATGAACTCCTTGTTCAACTGATAGACCTGAGATTGATCCTGATTCTACTTTTTGTCCTAATTCTGGATCAACTTCAAATGTAGTATATACAGTTACAGAACTATTTTTACTTGTATCTGCTGGAATTATTGTTTTAAATATTTCAAACTGATAAGGTTTAAAAGTTCCATTAACTAATTGTCTATTAGCCATTACTTCTACTTTTTTCTTATATAATTTTTCTTGAATAAGTAGGAAGTATTGAATGTTTTTAATAGGGATATTTGCACTAGTTGATTCAAATATTTCTGAATCAGGCTTAAACATTGTAATAGTACTAAATCCCCTAGGTAAAGGTTCATATGGTTGTCCAGAAGCTCCAAAGATCATTTTCTCAAGATTATCTAATTTATCACATCCTTCATAAAATTTTTTTCCTTTTCTATAAGCTACAATATAAAAAATATCTTTCTTGGATCTTGGACCATAAGAATTCCAAACCTCCTCAACAATAGGTAAAGAAGTATTATAATTTTCTTGAGTTACTTTAGACATTATAATAAATTCTTCCGAGGTTGAATTTACTGCGGTTAACCCTATCCCGTTTTGCATGTATGTTAACTATATGAAAATATTTCTCATACAGATCAGTATATAATTTCAAGATATTTTTTATTATCTTGGTAAGTCTTTATACGTTACGCTAAGAATTTTTATCCTTAGTTCGGTATTAGATTTTATATCCTTCACCGAATTTACTTACTAATAATTTAAGATATCACTATCCTAAACGGCCAATTTGACCACTTCTAGCTACGTTAGTATCTAGAAATTTGCTTCCAGAGTGTGCATAACTAACTGCAGTATCACATGAAGTTTGTCCAATTTTATCTTTTGACATAGAAATTGGAATTCCTCTTCCATTATCTCCAACGACTGAATATCCATTCCAATTCTGATCGATAAATATTTTATTACAATAACTACAGCTAACACTTTCATCTGCTGAATTATCCCAAACTTCTTTCATTAATATATCTGCATTAGTAACGCCGCCAATATACATCTTTTTTGTTAACTATAATAAGATTTATTATAGAACAGAATATAAATTTAACCATATTATTATTTTAATGGTTAGTAAGTCTTTATTCGTTATACTAATAAATTACTTAGATAAATCTAAGACTATTAGCTTGGTATTAGATTACTTAGAATTTTATTTCTAAGGTCTTTCACCAAATTTACCTACTGGTAATTTAAGATATTACTATCCTAAACGGCCTGTATTTTGACCAGGGCGACGTCTTATTGCTTCAATAATGTCTAAAACTCTAATTTCATTACTATTTTCTTCCATAAATAAAATTTAGTTTATTAAATAATTTTAATATTAAATATATTTTCATCTATAAATAGTGGGAAGATAACACAATAATACCTTCCCATCTATAAGGTTTACATGTCTAATGGTTGGTTGTTTTCTGGATTTAATGCTGTAAGATGTCCTGTAGATTTTAAAATACTTATTGCATCATTACCTATTAAAATAATGTATTTAAAGATTTTATATATTTTTTCGTTAAGTTTTTTCGATGTTCTACGGTATGGAATATTTAAAAAATCACAAATATCTTTATAACTTAAAAATGCTCCTAGTATTTCAGTTTTATCTTCATTAACTAAGTAATATACTTTACTTAATTTTTTATAAAGAGTATTTGAATCATTTAATTTAAATGAAACATAATTTTTGCGAATAATAGTGGTTTTTAAAATGGTACTTGAATCGTTTGCAGAATTATATGTATTAGCTCCGTATACAAAATTATATACATCTCTAGTAATTCCTTTTAAAATAAAATCACCATATAAATCAGATAAAATAATAGTATTGCTTAAAGATCTTAAAGTATTTTCATTTCTACTATTTCCTAATGAATCAGTTAATCTTAAATTACAAAAACTATTATCAATTCTAATCGTATTAATATGATCTACTATTTCATTTTTTCTAAGGTCTCTTTTTAGTATATATTCCATAATTACTCTATGTGCTAATAAATTTTTCCTATTTATTTTAACCATAACATAACTTCCTGGAGTTGGATTTAAACCATAAAGTAATTGATTAGAATTTTTAATAAATCCTTCCTTACATACATAAATTCCAGGATACTTCCAATGCTCATACCATTCATAATCATCTAAGTTTCCAGAAAAACCGTAAATATCTCTTTTAGGTTTTTCACATGACCAATAAAGATTATAACATTTGTCAGTTGTTTTATTCTTTTTATTTTTATATATTGATTTTTGTATTTTTCTTAAATCATATATTTCAGGAACTTCTCTAGATACAAAACATTCTACAATATTTCCATTATCATCTCTTCCGATATATTGATATAAAACTTCTTTTCTTATTTTAGATCTTTTTTCATGACTAGAATTTTCTTTTACAGTAGTCCATTCTAAGTTAGATAATTTATTATCAGTTCTAATGCAATTTATATGATTAACTACATTATAGATTTCTTTATTTAAATTTTCTAAAAATATTAAAGCTACTAATCGATGAACTCTATATTTCAAAGAAATTACTTTATTATTTTCTCTTAGTTCAAATGATATTATTAAATATCCTTGGTAATCTACATAAGGTTTTCTTATTTTTCTTGTATTGAAATAAATAATTTCCCCTCTCTTATTTACTCCATATCTTCCAGAAATTTCTTTAGGAACTATAGGAGCTTCAATAGGCATAAATACATCATCGGGTAAGAAAGGATATTTTTCACGTTGTACAAAAATTGAAGGTAAATTCTCCATAATTAATAAAAATTTAAGGTTTAAGTTTTTCTAATTTTTCTAGAAGGCCAGAGAATATATTGCGTCCTTTAGCTTTTCCATATAACTCTTTACAGTACCAAGAGAGGATATCAAATAAGCTATCTTTTTTATCTCCTGGATTAATTTTCGCCGCCATATTTATCACTTCTATTTTTCTACCGTTTTGTTCTAATAGTTTTAAAATAACGCCGAAATCAAAAATACTAACTCTATCGGCGGTATCTACAACTATAATATCAACGGTAGAATCTAATATAAGTGATTCTAATTTTGGCGAAGATTCTGTAGGTCCTGATATCTCTGAAACTGAATTAGAGATTTTATAACCTTTGGCACTACAATAATTCAATAATCGTTTTTCTTGTTCTTCTAATTCATTTCTTTTATCTTCAGAACTTACTCTAGAATAAATTACTGTAGTTAATTCTTTTTCAAGTTTTTCCTCAGAATCTACAATAATCCATCTATGTTTAAATTCATCTATTTCAGATTTGACTACTCCTTTAGAGATCCAATTCTCAACAGTTCTTCTAGTCACTCTATGAATTTTTGCAAAAGTATTTATTCTATATTTCATAACACAATAACTATAAAATTAAACAACATTTTCGTATTATTTCATATATAAGGCATACATTAGAAAAAGGTAGCGAAATGTGGGTTGTTTTTGATGTTTTTAGCCATCTTAACCTATAAAATGAGCCAAAATAACCCACTATCCTAAGAGAGGTATTTTGCTCTTACAGATGGTTGAGTTCCTTAATAATGAAGTTAAAGAAAAAATCCCTAGAACCGTTTAAGTCCTAGGGTAAGAGAATTAATCTACTCTTTTATTTTTTAATTTATCACACTCTATTTTTGTTCTTGCCAAAGCAATAGCGTGATTGAATATATCTATGAGAATGTTATCATCCTCTAGAAATATCATCATTAGTGTCATAATAATTGCAATGATGATATGTTGAATAATTTCTTTATTATTCATAGAAATAATCATTTTAATTACACCTTTTTCTACGGATTAAATTTATTCTATGAATTTTTCTTTAACTTTAAAAAATTAATGCTAGCTTCTTTTTGTATATCTGCGAAATATACTTTAGGAGCTAGCTCATTTATTTTCTCTTCATATATAAGGCTTTGAAGCATTTTTAGATGGAACTAGTTTTTAACCCGATTCTGCATTACCCTGAAAGCCTTATATATGAAAGGAAAATAGAGAGTTCTTAAAGAGGTTAAAAATAATACCGTCTAAGAAACCCTATTAGCCTTATATATGTAATAAAAGATAGAAATATCTGATATTACCTAAAGACATAGTATTAGATGTAAAAATCTAATATTATGTCTTTTTTACTTTTTGAGACGATAATAACGCAATGCCTGAAGCAAATAGAAGGCAAATAAAAATAATAATTATGAAAAATTTAAAAGAACTTTGGTCAGCAGTATTAGAAGGCCAAGAAGAACAAAAGAACAATTATTATGCAACTCTAGTTCAAATTGGAGTTCATGGTAGATCAAAATTTTCGATATTAGAGAAGGATATCGAAAATCAATTCGGCGAGAATTTAAGAGAACTATTCATGCCGAAAGATTGTAATAATCGCGTAAGATCGATTGTTGTGATTGAACGATTATCAAACGAGAATGAGGAACAAAAATATACAATCTTTATATTAGAACATTCTCAAGATCAGGAAAATAACGAATTTATTGCTAGATTAAAAAATTACAAAGGCGAAATCGTTGGAACAAAACTGACTATGGATGAGTATAGAGAAGAGTTTACAAAATCATTTGATATAACAACTATAAAATGTTGGAAGGATATTCTCGACTTGTTTGAAATCTAAGATTATTATGTATGGAGAGGGATAAAAATTCCTCTCCTTTTTATTTTCCTTCAAAGCCTTATATATGAGAAAAAACATACTCCTTAAGCAATAATAAAAAGCTTAGGGAGTTTTAAATTTTTATAGTATGAAAAAGACAAATAGAGAAAAAATCAGAAGAGAATTTCAAGAATTAAAAGTTAAGTTTGAAAAGATTAACTTCAAACAGGTAAAACTTGAATTTGAAAAAGGAACAATTACTGAAGATGAATTTATTAAGAAATCAAGAGTGGTCTTTGCATTAAAAGCGAGGTTTAAAAAATTATTAGAAAAAACTAAGTACCTAAAATATCAAAGCAAGGCGATTAAGGAACTTTACGGGTCAATGAGAAAATATTGCATTAAGAGTAATATTATCGATCCTTGGTATAAAGAGATAATAAAAAATTTACAAGTTCCATTTATTTTAGGATTAGCCTTAGTAGCTAGAGATCAAGAACTAGTAAAGTTTAGTAAATCATTTATTAATGGAATTAAGAAAGTAGTTGTTTAGAAGAGGGATTAATTTCCCTCTTTATTTTTCTCAGGTCCTCAAATTCTTATATATGATATGAAAACTTATATAAACAAAATTAATAACAGTTATGATTAAAAGTATTTTAGAACAAGATCTTTATTGTTTTAGTGTATCACATTTCTTCTCTAGAAAATTTCCAGATAGTATTGGAGAGTTAGTATTTTTTGACCGAAACAACACAGAGTACACTGAGGAATTTGTAGAAGAATTTAAAAGAAATCTTTACACAATTAAAAATCTTAAACTTCTTCCAGAGGAGTTTGAATGGGTAAAGAATAGAATTAAATACATTCCAGAATTTTATTGGGAATGGTTAAGACAGTGGAGATTCGATCCAGAGAAAGTTAACATTTCTTTAGACGAAAAACATCATCTTAAAATCAGTGTTATTGACAAAATGTATAGAATGGCACTTTATGAAATACCAATTCTTGCAACATTGTCAGAGATGATGCATAAAGAAGACAAGGTTGATATGTCTGAAGTCTTAGGAAAACTTGAAAAGAAAATAGAACTTTCAAATAGAGAAAAGCTTTGGTTCTGTGAATTTGGCTTACGTCGAAGATATTCATTCAATGTTCATGAAGAGGTAATTAGAATGTTGAAAGAGAAATCAACTTATTGTACTGGAACTAGTAATGTTTATTTTGCTATGAAGTATAATATGATTCCTCAAGGAACTATGAATCATCAGCTTTGTAGTTTTATGAATAGTATGTATGGATATCGTCAAGGATCGTACGTAATGATGGAAAATTGGGAAGATGTATATGATTCTCAGCTTGGTTGCGTACTTACAGATACGATAACTTCTAAAGCATTTTTCGATCAGCTTTCTAGAAAACATGCATTCTTATTTCCAAGTTTTAGACAAGATTCTGGAGATGAATATATGTTTGTGAATCTTATGATTAATCGTTTGAAAGAGCTAGGAGTTGATCCTAAAGATAAAACAGTGGTATTCTCTAATGCACTTGATATGGAAAAATTCAAAGACATTTCTGAATATTGTGCAGGAAGAATCAAAAAAGCTGTCGCAGGAATAGGAACTAATCTTACTTGTGATATTCCAGGAATTAAACCTGCTAATATAGTAATGAAATTAGTAAGATGTAGGATGAATGAAAATAAACCTTGGATTCCTTGCATAAAACTTTCAGACGACTTAGGAAAACATACTGGTGATCCGGCCGAAATTCAGTTATGCAAAGATACGTTAGGAATAGAGTAAAAATAATGAGCCTGGGGATAATTTCCTTGGGCTCTTTTTATATCAATGACTTATGTTAATAATATTAGATCCAGCAAAAATTAATCTTAGGGATGCAAAAATTTATACAACACAAGAAGAATTAGAAGAAACATGGAAAACGCCTTTAGATTCCATTCTTCCTTCTCTAGGTTATACTAGGACTTATTTTGAATTGATGAAGTCGAGTTTAGGAGGCGTTACAATAGGATCTGTTTATTATCGAACTGTGGAGGATCAAAATACGGCCGGTGATATTATTGAAAGAAATACATATATAAAAGTTCAAAATATAACTTATACATATTCGAGGTATTATGCTTTTTTAACAATTATAGAAGACGCGGCCGGAATAATATCTGTTTGTCAAGGTTATGTAGAGGCAGAAAAATTATTATCTGATCCTTGTATTGTTGAGATTGATAGAATTCCTATATCTATACGTGAAAGAATTATAAAACTTATTAATGTATGACAAAAAAGCGTGAAGTATATAATGAAATAAAATATGGTCTATGTGAGCTATTTCCGACAGAACATGGAAATTTCATGATTAATAATTCAGATTGTTCATTTACATATTCTAAGTTTTCTGATTCTGGAAAAATTTTATTTTATGGAGAGATGTCGATAGGTGATAAGATAGAATTTTCAGTATTTAGAACTAGGGAGGATTATCCAGATTGTATTGTTCTCTATTTTTCTTGGATGAATGTTTCCGAGATGAAGAGAGATGTACAAAAAACAGAAGAATGGTTGGGAATATTAAATAATGGATTTGAGCATGAAAAAACTAATAGAGTCTCCTAAAGAATGGCTTGAGTTTTATAAAAAACTAAATGAACTATACAATTTTCATCTTGAATACTATGGTCCAGAAAATGATTGTATTAAGGGATATACAAATCCTTATTTCTTACCAATCAAGTATCCTGTTATTATATCTGGATATAGTACTATTAGTGGTATAGATAATTGGACTACACTTACATTTACATTTATTTATTTAACTGACTTTTTTAAAGATGAAGACTGCTAAAGATTATATAGATTTCTTAGTACAGCGAGGATATAGTTCTGCAGGAAATCAATTTATATGTGGTTACTTAGAGTATACCGATTTAGAAAAGAAAGATACTTTAGGGCATGTTACATTATTTACAAGATATACAGAAGAATATACCAAAGAACTAGAATCTCTTCCTGAAGGGACTGAATTTGAGATTGATTTTTCGAGAGTAGAAGTCACAGGAGCATGGTTTAAGACTTTGATTACTTATCCAGAAAAGACTAATTCTTTTTGTGATGAAGGAACTGGAATAATAGTAGAAGGTAAAGAGTTCGAAGATAATTTTGAGAAAGTATTATGGATATCAGAGAACCCAACCGAACATGAATTAGGAACTATTAGAGCACATTATAGAAACTTAGAATACTTTATGAAAAATTTTAAACCAATTCTTATGAAGTATGATTTTTATGAGTGTTATGATTCATTTTGGGATATCACCGAAAGACATTCCTCGGCGCCTAGATTTGATTATAGGCATGTAAATACTAGATCTGATTTTGATATAGATTTTATATTTACAACTAATCCTATAACTGGAACTCTTGAATGTAATGCGCCGAGTAAATTATTCGGTGATAAGTCCAAGGATTTATGTAGTTTATCTCCTGAAGAATTTGAAAAATATTTAATCGAGAATTATTTTAAGGATAATTTAAAATTTGAATATATTCTCAGTTCTGATCCTAGATATACAAAAGATAGTTACATTGAGATTATGAAATTAATGTTTTCTTTGAGATATATGGAAGATGGAATAGGTCAAGTATATAAAGATATAGATTTTGGGAAAATACCAGAAAAGTATAACGATTTAATTAAAGATTATAATGAAAAGAGGTGATATAGGATTATTATCTATTGGAATTAAAAGAAGATTTAATCCAATTATAGGAATAGGATCAAGTCAAAAAAATATAGTAGAAGTAGAAAGTTTATTAAAAATTCTAGCCGAAGAAAAGAAAGTACAGAAGTTTATAGATTCTTTACAACCAGGAGATATTATATACTGGAAAGATCTTGATGTGATAGAACTTGCATGGTTTGAAGTTAAATTCCTAGAGGTATTTGACATAGAAAGACGAGAACTTCGAATACAAGAGATTCATTCTTTTAAACAATCTGTTAAATTAATCAGTGCTTATGATTATCTTTCAGGAAGTTTATTAACTAAAGAAGAATATGATAATCAGACTATATAATAGATAGAAGAAAGAAAAAGAGAAGAACAATTAAAGTTTCTTCTCTATTCTTTTTTTTACTTCAAGATAAATTTTGAAGTTGGATCATCTCCGATCTTATATTGTAACTTTCTGAGAGATCTGATAAATGCTTTTTTAGAACCGTATGTTGATCCTCTTTCTAGTATCATTGTATCTTCCGTTTCTCCTTTCCATTCTAAAATTTCAGGATCATCTTGAGATATAGATTTTTGTGTTCTTGCTATCACTACATTCTTCTTCCATGCATTCCTTCCATTCTTTAAGTTGATTCTTTTTAGTGAATTTACTGGAACTATACACCTAGGATTAAGTACTAATAAGCATTCTACATCCCAACCATAAAGATTAAAACTTTTTCCGTTATAGTATAATCCACTAAACTCAGGCATTCTAGTTTCATTTTGACCATTCTCTGTAAGTAATATTCCATCATAACCTTCGGATACCATCTTTTCAAAATCAATTAAATAATCTGAAAGAGCAGGTTGAAGTTTTAATATTCTTTTAAACGGTACTTGATATAAATCTTCTAATGTATCAATGATATAAATTTTAGCTGTAGAAGAAAGTTTGAATTTAAAATATGTTTGTAGATCTTTCTTCCAGGATTCCATTACAGATATTATAAAATCTCTCCATCCCCATTTAGAGTCTATCGGAGAAGCCCATAATCCAGCTTTAGGTTTACACCATCCTTTTCTGTTTTTAATTTTTCTGAATTTCTCTGGGTTAAATTTCTTTTTCCCATATACAACAAATTCTTTTTCCATACTTCTCTTTTATTTTGTACACTAATAAGGTTTTGAAGCGAAAAATAAAAACCATAGGATAATTTCCTATGGCATAACAAGTTCTTTCATAAGTACGTTGTATAATAAATTTATTATTTTCGGAAGGCATTTTTATACAACGTACATATATATTTCTTCTTTATTGGGTGGTGTAGCAATTAATTAATCTTTAGTCCTTCCTTTCCTTAAGATTTTATAATCGACCATAATATCTTGGATCTGGTGTTGACGAAGCTTCAATGATGTATGGAGATATTCTATTCCAATAAACGCCATTTCCCATATCAATAGGCTGTCGATATCCCCAAGGGTCACCATAGTAAGGTTGACTTAGATAACTATTTCCATCATTTCTAAATATTCTGCTAAAATTATCTACTACCATTGTCAATGATTGAATGAAAGTAAATAATCTTCCACAAGTATCCTGAACATTTTTCATTTTCTCGACAATATTACTATCATTCCTATCTCTCTTTACTTGTTGGATCTGAGTATTGTTATTTGATTGAAACTCTGATCCTGAAGAGAAACTTGGATCGTCAGGAATACTTTTTTGTCTAAAACCACCATTTTGATTGCCATTATTAGTATTGATTTTATCTACACCAATAAATACAGCTACGCCTGCAACTGCTGCAACTAATACTTTGAAGCCAACGCTTAAGATTTTACCGTAATTCATAAAGCTACTAATTTTTTTATTAAAATGTTATACTACCTCTCAGTAGCTTTACTCGTGGCTTCTCGTTTACACTCACCCGAATTCATACTAAATTTTTAGCATCAATTTTACTTGTTTTTTTAATCACTAAATTGTTAATTTTTCTATTTGTTTTATAGACAGAAACTTTAGCGCTTATTTTTCGTCCATATATAAGAATTTCAAGGTTTATGCTCTTTTTGCTTTATTTTTTAAGTGAAAGCCTAATTATTGATAAGAAACTCTGTTTGAAGAGTTGATTAATAACTAAAAAATAAACTATCTAATGATTTATGGTTATATACGAGTATCTACAGAAAAACAAACAGTAGAAGTACAGAGGTACGAAATAAACAGGTATTGTAGGGAAAATGGAATTGAAGTAGATGCATGGATAGAAGAGAGCATCTCAGGGGCTATAAAACCTAGTGCTAGACTTCTTGGAAAATTAATATTAGATCGAATAAAGAAAGGGGATTTAATATTAGTTACTGAAATTTCTAGACTTGGAAGAAATGTATATATGGTGATGTCAATTATAAATCATTGTATGTTAACTGGAGCTGCTATCTTACCTATCTGGAAAGGGGAAATAATAAAAGAAGATTCCCTGTCCGTATATGAAACTTTCTTTGATATAATTAGTGCTCAAAAAGAAAGAGAATTAATAAGTCGAAGAACAAAATGTGCATTAGCTATGATGAAATCTAATGGCGTTAGATTAGGTAGGCCTGTTGGAATCCCTAGGAAGCGTAAATTAGATGGAAAAGATAGTGAGATTACGAAATTACTTGAAAGAGGATTGAGTAAAGCAGAAGTAGCTAGAAGGTTAGGAGTTAGTCAAACAACATTATCAGAGTTTATGAAAATAAAACATTTATAAATTAAAAAAGTTATGAATAATAAGTTTATTTTAAATTTGGAGAATCAATTTCATGGAATACACACGAGATTGAAAGAACTGCATTTCTCAGCACCCACTATGAGCATCCATAAATTAATTGATGATTTTGATGGTGAATTTCAAGATTTTGATGATGCTCTTATGGAAAATGCTCAAGCTCTCTGGGGATTTATTCAACCAGGAACATTAAGCCCTATTCTTCCAGAAGCATTAGAATTTGAAAATCTCTTAGTAGATATTAGAGGATTACTAACTGGAATAAAAAGAGAAGCTGGAGATGATTTAATGTGGTCAGGTATTATTAACAGAACAGATGACTTTTTCGAAACTGTTAATAAATATATTTACTTGATCAAAATATGTAAACATGACGCTGCAAAAAGCGAATAAAAAAAAAGAACTAACCTTGGAAATAAAATCCTTGGTTAGTTTTCTTTCTCTTCTAAAATAAACCTTTTTCTCTAGATAGTTTAAGAATAGAATAATTGTAATTGCTCATATAATAAGCAGCATTATCATCTATGTTTATTAATCCCTTTTCATAATTCTCTATTATTGCTAAAGAATTATATAGGATGATTCTAATAAATTCTTCTTCAGGAATACTTGGTTTTTCAATAGTAATAATATCCAAATTAAGTTTTTTAAAATACCTAAAACTTTCTTTTGTTATTAAATCTAGTCTATATATGTATCTTGTCATATTTTTTGCTGTCCAGATTTTTCGAAATGGTTTTTCAAAATTACTTAAGGTAATTGAAATATAGTATTTACTTTTACCTAAGCGATTATTATCCTTTAAAAAACTTACAATCTTTGAGATTTCTAGAAGACGATTTCTATTTCTATTTCCTATAAATGAAAATACACTAAAACTATTTGATATTGTTTTATATTCCTCAGAAGTTAGATAATTTTGAGCATTATGTATATCTACTAGTTTAAGAGGAGTTTCTATTATATAAGCTCTAAAGTTTGGTGTGAAAGTTATCATGATAATTTTTATAATTATAATATAGTTCATTGAGGTTATCTATATCTTTTTTAACACTAAGAAGTCCAGTAGTAGTTTTTATTATTTTAATTAAAACTTTTCGAATATCTTCTGAGTTGATTCCAGATATAGTTTCTTCTTTTATTTTTACAGTATCATATCTTCCATAATAAATAAAACAAATCTCCTTATATTTTATATGGTGTAATAAATAATTAAATGAGATTCTCTTTAATCGATTTCGAAATAAGAGACTAATTCTATTATCTATTATTACAAAAGTGTATTTATTATTAGTCTTAACAGTGCAATAATAATATTCAATTTTTATACTTTTCTTATTCATAACAATTATAAGAGTTTAAATCCTTAATAATGTAATAAAATAAAAAAGAAAATGTTAAAAGATTTATTAAATCGATTAGAAGAAGCAGAATTTTTTAATAAAAAGAATTATTATGAAAACTTAAGAAAGGAAGTTGGTTCTAAATGTGTATATTATGATATTCCTATATTTAGTACGAGACTAACTACTATTCATTGTTCTCTTGAGGCTTTTAGAGGTTTATATGGGATTATACCAAAGCCAGAGGGATATGAATTAGCTGTTAATAATCGTGGAAGTTATTTAATCACTATCTTGTCAAGTTTAACTACAAAAGAAAAGGTAAAGTGGATATTTAGAAAAACTAGTAGATTTGTTAATAGAATCACTTCCTCACGAGGAATAGTTGATGATGAAACAGAAGCTTATATCTTTGGATATTTAGTTTCTCAACAACTTTTAGATTTTATACACATAGAAGATCTTCTTTTAGGGATAGAGAAGAAAAAAGAAATTTCTGGAAAACTATCTAAGGGTGATTTAAGTTATGTAATGTCAACTTTTAGAACTTATTATGATAAAATAAATAAAAATATTATTAAGATAGCTCCTCCTCCAGTAGATGGTATGGTTTATTCAACTGCTGGAGAAAGAAAATTTATAATGATGATTCCAAAAAGAAAAAGAATGACAAAATCTGAACTTTTAAATACTTGGTCTCATGAATTATATCATATAGCTAGAAATTCTTTTGGAGTAATGAATTGAGAATATTTTTACCTTGAAGATATTTTAGTTGAATATATGGAGAAATCTTTACCAATCTTAAAAGAACTTATATGGAAACGGAGGAATATGTAAAAGTAACTGGATATGTATTCTTGTATGATCTAGAAGAAGATTTACAAGTTGTTACTGTAATAAGACTAGAAGATGAATTGCCTCGTTTAGTGCTTACTCCATGGGATAATGCAGATCCTGAAGAAGTATTTTTTGGGTGGACTGATAATCTCAATACATGTTATATTAGTATTTCAAGTTTTGGTGAAGTTCTACTCTTAGATGCTTTCTTAGATAATGTTAAAGATCGTCTAATGGCAGTTCCAGGAAAATTAGTAGTAATGAAAGATAAAACTTATAAAATAGAGATATGATGAAGGTTATAATTTATTTAGTATTATTAGTTGCATTTATCCTATATTTAGGACAAACAGAAATATCATTTTCACCGTTTAGAATTAAAATAACTGAGTGGTATAAGCCTTTAGGAATAATTATTATGATTATCGGGTTTCTTATTTATACAGGAGGAAGTGAAAGAAAATCATTTAAAGATGGTTGGACTAAGGCAAAAAATGAAATAATCAATGGGAATAGATAGTTGGACACAGACTAGAGTCAAAAATAAAAATACTGGAGATATAGGAGTTATTTACAGTAGTGGTTTTGATTCAAAGGGACATTATTATAAAGTATGTTGGGGATCATCTATACTTCCAGAAAGAATGAGTATAGATGATTTTGATAAAAAATGTGAAATTATAGAACATGATTATACATCAATTATCCCTCAAATAATGGAATATCTTAAGGAAGAAAGATTAGCCAGAATTCCTCAAACAGTAGCAAGAAGGTTAGATCCAGATTATTATAAAGTAGGTGATATTGTTTATTTTCAGTCTCCTGGATATTTATGGGGTAGTGGTGAGTATGCAGCATTTGGACCAAAATACCCTTTAATAATTACAGAAATAAGACAAGATTGGGGTAATGAATTTAGATTTAATATTATCTTAGATAGATATCGTCCGGAATCACCTTTAAATCCCAAAGGAGAGTTTTCGATTTTTTTCGATCTAACTAATTTTTATAGTACAGATGCATATAATAATTTAGCACGTTATGACAAAGAATACTAAAAGGAGACTATACTATCAAAAATATCTTCCAGGAGATATAATTACTTGGTTCAATAATGATATCTATATCAATGAAATCAATCTTATTAGATTAGTAACTGGTGTAGTAGGTTTTTTTGGAAATTTTAGATATGAAACTGTAGATTTAGAATTAGGACGTTCTTCAGAACATAGATATTATGGAGAAAGAACAAATATATTGGTATCTAATACTGATATAGTAAATAGTAGGTTGATTTTTCGATCTTTCCCAGGGATTTCTGATATAGTATGTAAAGAAGTATGTAAATTTTCTGGAGAATGTGATTTATGTAATTTCAAACCTTCTATCAGACCTAATAAATTCTTTTTCCCTGGAGATAAAATAAATAGCACTCTACTTATTTCCTATCCAGTAAATAATCGTAAAGGAATAGTTAAATGTGTGAGAATAAATGAAAGTGTTCTTATAGACTTTGTAGAGGAATTAAATGAAAAAAGTATTGTTACTTTGGATTTCATAAAAAATAGAATAAAAGAACTTGTAACTCTTGAAAATCTTGAATATGGAGTTTTTATGGAATATTCATCAAAGGAAATAAGTCATTTTTCGAAAAACCTTAGATTATTTCAAAGAAGAGGATATACAATAGATTCAGGTAAATTAAATTACTGTAGTCAATGTATTCTCTCAAAGGATAATTGTAATGAGTGTGGGATTGTGAAATATAATTTATTAGATAATTCAAAATCATTAATGATATGAAAACAAAAGAACAATTAATTAAAGTTTTTGAAGAAGTAATAGAAGATATTATTTCTAGAGAGTATGAATATAAGGATAATTATATAGAATTTCCAGAAACAGATAGACTAATATATGAATCAAAAATGTATAAGTCTATTCAAAAAGGAAATAATAAACCTAAATTTCAAACTCCTCTTAAAATATATGTACAGAATATAGATACCTTTGAAAAAGCAAAGGAATTGGGTTCAGAGTGTGCAGTTCTTAATATGGCTTCATCTAAAAGACCAGGTGGAGGAGTTGAAACAGGTTCTAGAGCTCAGGAAGAAGAATTATGTAGAAGAAGTAATTTGCTATTATCCCTATATTTATACTCTCCTGAAAAATGGGATGAATACTTTGGAGATTATTATTCAGGAAAAGTTCTTAATGACTTCTCCTACCCTATTCCAGTTTATGGAGGAATATATAGTCCAGGGGTATGCGTTTATAGAAAACCAGGAACTTATGAAACTGTAGGTAATTATTTTAAATGTAATGTAATTTCAGTGGCAGGAGTAGTAAGACCTGATATTGATAAGAATACTGGAGAAATGATGAAAAAATATGTTCCTGTTGTAAAAGGAAAAATAAGAACAATCCTTAGAATAGCTTTAGATAATAATCATACTAAACTTGTTCTAGGGGCACTTGGATGTGGAGCATTTAAAAATCCACCTTCTCATGTAGCAAGATTATTTAAGGAAGTTTTGGAAGAACCAGAATTTATTGGAGCATTTGAAGAAATATGTTTTGCTATTCTCGATGATGGAAATTCAGGAAGAGATCATAATCCAAATGGAAATTTAAAACCTTTCGCAGATGTGTTTGGAGAAAAGATCTAATTTATTAAAAGAAATTTGTAGAAGATTAAGATATAAACCTATTATAAAAACAAGTGATGGAAATTATACTAGAGTTACAGGAGTTTATTTTGATGATTCTGGTAGTCCTTGGTTTAAGTTGATAGGTTCTGATAATTGGTATACTTTCTCAGTAATAGATAAGATTGTTCTTTATTCTAAAAATCTCATTAACAAAGAAATTCGTATATCCGGAGAAACAATAAATCCACTTGTAAGATTTGCAGAAGAACATGCGAAAAAGAATTTTACAGATGAGGGAATAAAAGCATCATTGGATTCTAAAAATGAGAATTATGTAAAAGTAGTAAATGGTAAAGGAGAATCTATTGCATCATATGATAAAGATAAACCTTATTTTTATAATTATGGTGTAGACTTACTTTTAAAGTATATGATAAATTTAAAAGATTGTTCTGGATCTGATTTTGAGATAATTGAAGAAGATTCAGAAGATAATCCATTTTTATATTTTGGATGAATTATGGAAGTAGGAAAGATTTATGTAGATTATAAAGATGGACCTGATGGTTGGTTCGGTTTATTTAGTGGATGTGAAAGAGGAGTATTTAATTTTCCAAATAATCTTTGGAGATGGTATGTAATAGATTCAAGGATTGTTATTAATTATCCAAGAGTTGATAATTATTATGGTCGAAGAGTAGCAACTGTTAAAGAACTTGAGAAGATTGAGTCTATTCTTGAACATCTAGGGTATACTTTGATACCAGGAACTTCAGAGATTTCAGAAATACCTGTTAATAATATTTCAAAAATTATAGAAAAATTAGAAAGAGGTGAGTGGAGTCTTCTCAAAGAAACTGAAAAAATAAAAATAATAGAAACACTTAAAGGCTATGTTAACAACTGAAGAATTATTTAGAGAATATATTAAACTATTCACATTAATAGTAGAAACCGCCGGACAAACGGAAGGTAATAAGAGTTACAAGGAAGTTACTAGAGTTCTTAAAGAAAATGAACATATAGTGAAAAAGATAATTGAAGAAGAAATGTCTTTTACTCCATTTGTAGCTTCTCTTATATTCTTTATAATCAAAGATATTCATGGGACAGAAAAACTTAGTGGAGAGAATTCTATGGAAACTATAAAACCACTAGTAGATGATTTCTATGTGAGATATATAAAGAAACCTACTAGAAAATTTACAGCAAAGTATGGATTACCAGCTGTAGAAGATTTAAATACTTATATCAAATTATATCTTGTTTAATTAAGAAGTGGATATTTTTAATTTTGATATAGTTAATCAAGAAATGATTGGTGGATTAGTAGTTGTATCATATTCTTTTCATTACAATATGCTAGATTTCTCATATACTTCTCCAAAAACTAAGAATATAAACTTATGGCCATTTTATAAGAAGAGTTATAGTATTCCAGGAAAAATAAGTGATAGTACTGGTAAAATAGTAATAAATGATATTCTTAATCCTATAGAAGATGGAAGTATCTTAGAAATTAATGATACACCTCCTGGAAATGGATATAATAGTAGTTATAAAGTAGTATTTTATAATAAAAAATGTTTTCTGCTACCCTTCATAGAACTAGTTTTTGGAGCTAAGAAGGAATTAGATGAGAAAGCATATACTCTTATACCTACTGTAAAAAGATATGAATTTAACTTTTCTACTATAAAAGATTGGTCATCAATTAAAGATGATAGTGTTTTATGTAAAAAGAACATCATACAAATTCTAAAGAAGGTGAAAAAGACAATCGGTAATAACCTTATAATTGATAAACAAACATTGACAACTGTTAATAATTTTTATTTATGAAAAATTTTAAAGTAACATCAAAAGAAAATGGAAAAGAGTATTGGATCTCTAGAGCAAATGCAGTAGTAGGAATTGTATATACTAGAGATAGCAATGGTCGAGTAATGTTTTTAGTATCTAAACGAGGTTCAGGATGTCCAGATCATGTTGGAAAATGGTCAGTTACTTGTGGTTATCTTGATTGGGGTGAAACAAGAAAAGAAGCGGTAAAACGAGAACTTTATGAAGAACTCGGACTTAATCTTGAAATCTATCCCAATGAAGCAATTGATCATTTTTGTACTATAGATGATCCGTCTCGAGATGCTAGAGAAAATATAGTCTCTAGGTATCTTATTCACGTAGATTATGCAGCTACTCGGAAAAAATTAGCTGATAATGAAATTAATTGTGATACTGTATCAAGAGGTGGAGAACCTAATGAAGTAGATGATATTAAGTTTGTCCCAGCTGAAGATATAGATAGTTATGATTGGGCATTTAATCATGATCAAGTACTCAAAGAAATTTTAGGATACTTAGAAACAGGTCGAAAGCCTAAATATTGTGAAGAGTAAAAAACTAGGAATAAACTCTTCTTATGTCAAACAAGGTTAATAATCAGCAAAAAATCCTAGTTAAAGAACCCAGGGAAGTGATTTCCTTGGGTTTTATTTTTCCTTGATTTCCTTATTGATGAATAATAAAATAAATATAGAATTATGAACAGATTTATTAATTGTGATTGTGTTAAAAATAAGAAAGGTGAATTAATACCTTTATGGAAAATAGATTGGGAATTAGATAGTGAGTATCTTGATAAGGATGATCCAGAAAATGATTTTATTGTTCCAGAAGATAAGAATATTGGTGATTTTATAGTAGAAACTGATATTGTAGAAGCTTTATGGGATTTAATAGATAAAAAGGTAGTTCCATGTAAAAGAGTTATTAAAATTTATTCAGACTCAATAGGAAGGATTAGATTGAAAGAAGGTGATGAAATTTTTGTTAAACATAAATTTAGTTCTAATGAAATCTATCCAACTAAAGTAAAAACAATAACTCAAGGAATACAGGAAGGTATTTATTATACTACAGAAGATCGTCTAAAAGAAAACTGGTTAGGATCAGATACTGAAATTATAGAAGATGCTATAGTAAATGATATTCCTGGAAATAATGTTGTTCAGATAATAACATATAGGAAGCATTATGTTTTAGAAGACGGAACTGAAACTGATTATGATTATGATTTTTTAAAATTAAAAGAAAAATGAGAAAATTTATTTATGCTAGTTACCTTCGAATTACACCAGAAGAGTTTTTTGATTTAGCAGCTGAAGAAATGGACAAAGCTTATGAAACTTATAAATCTAGTCCAGAAGCTTATAAAGATCCTTTCCTTCAATTTTGGATTTATATAAATCCTAACCTAATTCCAGATAGTTACATTAATACTTTAAAGAAGATGTTAATTGATGAGTATGGATGGAGTATTGTTAATATAGAAAAACAACTTGAAGAGAGGAAAATCTATATAAAAACTGAAGTATAATGGTAGATGATGAAGTTCTGGAAAAATTAGTAAAACTTGGATATAAACAACCAATAAAGGAAAAGAGAATTGAGGTAGAGATAGTAGAATGGATAAGATTACATAAAGGTATTATCATTCTCGTATATCCATTTACTAATAAAGAAGGAGAGATAAGATTTATATTTGCTATTCCCATGGAGAAAGGTTCATTGAGTAGTAATAATCTAAATTATCCTTCTTATGAACAAGCTAGATTAGAAGGAATAAAGAGTGTATGTAATGAATTATTAAGAAAATAATTATGAAAAAATTATTAATCATTATCAGTCTTGTTATAGGATTAGTGAGTTGTGATAGTAAAGGGAAAGATTTACCACAATATAAAGTAGAATATAGTAAGGAATTAGTTATAAAATCTATTGATAGAGGATTAAATTCTTACGGCGTTAGTACTGTTTATTATATTGCTGGGGACGAAATTGGTTCTAATGGAGATATTAGATTAAGTGAAAGAATTCCTAGTAGTAATAATCCAACGTATAAAATAGGAGATAAAATATTATTTTCAATTAAAAAGATAGAGGAAAACAGATGAATTTTTTACTGATTTTAATAGCATTATTATTAGTAATTGCAATAATTTTTAAAATAATAGCTATTATAGGAGCTCTCACTAGAAATAAAGAATCTATTTCTGGGTGGGTTTCTAGATTATATACACCAAATTATAAACCCTATAAGAATATGGAAAAAGATAAAAAGGATCAACTTCTTGAAGAACTATTCATGCAAAAATTAGAAATAGATCTTGGGAAAGCGGATGGAACAAAAGATGAAGTTTATCTCGCTGATGTAGTTGAAGATGCTTTAATTGAGATTGAATTAGCCATAGAGGAAGAAGTTTCAGAGCAGAGATTTTTTATATGGCCAAAGGAAAGAGAACGCTTAATTAAAACGTGGGCTAAATTTATTCCTAATCCAGCTAATGGAGGAGATGATGATTTTATTGTATTTGATTCTTTTCGAGGTGAATATACATTTGGGGAGAATGGATTTACTCCTTTATGTAGCTCAAAGGAATTAAACGGTTACTATAAAGACAATAACTTAGAATATATAATTAAACAACCTAGATATTAAATGAAGAGGAAAGATTATTTATATAGTATTATCTTAGATCAAAATACACCAGAACTTAGGAAAGAGTTTGAAGATCTAGGATATTCTGAGATGGTTGGAACTGGTTTAGCCTTTAATCCAGATAAAGGAAATTGTATTATTACTTGTGCAGAGACTGGAGAATATACAGCTATAACTCGAGAAGCTATTAAATTTTCTTCATCTGGAAAAGTATCTCTTGTAAAAAGAATTCAATGTGGAGTAACTAAAGAACTAGCTCTTGGGATAGCTGCTCTTAAAGGAGATACAGATTTCGGACAATGGTTTACTAATGGAGAAGATTGGATAAAAGATAATCAAAAGAAAGGTTATCATAAAGCAACCATAAATGAACTTCAAGATAAATTTCCTAGAGAAGGTATTCAATTTCTTAATTCAGCTTATATCGGAAAAGTTAGTAAGGATATAATTGAACTTCTAGAAGATGTTGGTTATTATGATAGTAAAATAATTGATGGAGCACGTGATATTAAAGATTGGAAGGATTTTTCAGATTGTGGAATATGTACCTCTAATCATGGAAGCTACACAATTATTCATAAATCATGTTGGGAAACAGCAAATCCTCATGTAACTTGGAACTGTGCAGGAAGAATTGATTGTGGGATTGATGAAGTTAGATTTTATCAAGTTATTACACCTAGATTATAATGGTTAAGGAGTTAGGTATAATTCGAAGTGGTTCTGGTGGAATAATTGGATGTAAATCAGCGGCGGATCAAGTATACTATTATAATTTAACTATAGAAATCTTAAAATATTTCTCAGCATTTCAGATAGATAATAAAATTATAGTTACTTATGAAGATGTAGAACATATAGATAGAGTAGAATTATCAAGAATTAGCTCTGATTTTTACTTAGATATTTATTATGATTTATTTATTCATACTAGATTAATGATCTTAGATGATGAAATTCCAAACTCTCTTAAGTATAATTGGAATGTGAGAACTGAAAGAAATTTACATGAAACGATATTTATTTTTAATTAAAGAAAGATGTTAGAATTAAAAGCTGTAGAATTTTTAAAAGAACTGTTGGGATCGTATAGTCCTAGCGGTTTTGAACAGGAAGCAACTAGGGTATTTAAAGATTATTGTTCTAAGTTTGCGATAGAAGAGTTTACTGATAAAATGGGAAATGTAGCATTTAAGGTAGGTTCAGGGAGTAAGAAAGTAATGATTTCTGCACATATTGATGAACTTGGAATGATGATACAAAATGTTACAGACCAAGGAATGCTAAATATTATTAATCTTGGGGGAATAGATAAAAAAGTTCTCCCAGGAAGTATAGTTAAAATTTCTAAAATTGGTCACCCAGGAGAATATGTAACAGGTATTATTGGGAAAAAGCCAATTCATGTAGAGTATGATGATAATAGCAAAAATGAATTAATTCCTATTGAAGATCTTCTTGTTGATATCGGCGCTGAATCTAAAGAAGAAGCTATGAAGTTAGTAGAGATAGGTAGTAGAGTTGTTTTTGAAGCAAATTTTATAGAACATCTTGGGAAGAATCGATTTGCATCTAAAGGACTAGATGATAAGATTGGAGTATTTATTGTTGCTGAAGTCTTAAGGAACGTGGTGAATTATGAAGACTTTAGGGAACTTTTTGATGAATATACTTTTTATGGCGTGGCGAATACTCAGGAGGAAGTAGGTCTAAGAGGTGCAATGGTAACAAGTAAAAGAGTAAATCCTGATATTTCGATTGATATAGATGTTACTTTCGCCACGGATGAAGGTAGAGGAATAAAACCTGAGTCCTATGGAGATATAGAACTTGGGAAAGGACCTGTTATCATGAATGGACCTGATAAATCTTGGAATCTTCGCTGTAAAATGATCGGAGTTGCTGAGATTAATGAAATTCCATATCAACTTGCAGCTTCATATGCAGGAGGAACAAATACTTCAGCAATTCAAGAAGGTGCTTTTGATTGTGAAACTATGTTAGTATCTATTCCTCAACGAAATATGCATACTCAAGTTGAAGTATGTGATTATCGAGATGTGGAAGGTGCTATAAATCTAATCTCCAAGACATTATTAGAGATTACAAAATAAAGAAAAATAATTAGAGGACTTTTTACAGTCCTCTTTTTTTTATATTTCTATTTTCCCTAGATTAATAGGTTTTTCATAATTTCCATTTACTTTAGAATTCCATATATTATAAAATAATTCTCTATAATTTTCTCTAACTTGATATACATCTCCATAAATAATTCCTAGTACATTATAGTTATTTTCACCAAACATTCCAATCACTTTAACAAGTTTAGAACGCATTTTATTTTCAGAGAAAATGGATTCTTCATAATTCACAGGATAAAAATTAAGAATCCTTCTCTTATAAAACCCTAATTGTTTTTCTTTTATTGAGTTAAGAAAGTAAATAACATGTCTTCCTAATAATCTTTCTGAAAAATTATTATCTACTAGTATATTATCTCCAAACACTTTTTGATCTTTTATATAAAGTCCTAATACTGGATGTTGATCTACTGATGAAGAATCTATAATATATTTCTTCAATTCAATTCCATAAGTATTTCTCTTCTCCATCCATTCTTTCATGATAAAACTTCTAACTCTAGGGTTTAAATTTTTTGATAACTTAGCTTCATAACATCTAATCATAATTCTTTTATTTATTTTCACATATAAGGAACTTGGATTTCCTTATAAATGTAATAAAATAATCATATGAAAAAGAAGAAAAAGAAATTAATCTCCCTAGCCGAAAAAGTTAGGAGAGATAATGAAATTAAAGAAACAGGAAAGTTAGTATCCTTAAGACCTAGTATCACTCATAAAAGTAAAAAAGATTATTCACGTAAGTGGAAACTCGAAGATTATGAATAATAGGAAAGAATTAATAGAGTTAAATAAACTTTATAGGAAACGTTTAGTAGATTCAGTAATAACTAAATTACTTAAAGTCCTTGAATTTACTGGATTAGATACACTTGAAGATCTTGTGTTTGATTATAAGAGTTTAGAATCTAAATCTATATCAGGAAATATTCAAAAATTATATTATGTAAACAAAACATTTAATTATATTAAAGTTGATATGGATTATGGAGAGTACTCTAAACATAATTTGGATATAGAGGATTTAGATACTACAGATTTAGAGATTATTGTATTTAATAATATTATCGGATATTATAAAGAGAATAAATTAATAAAAATAGCAAAAGATTATGAAGATTAAAAAACCCTTTACAACTGCTGGATCTGGGAAGATCTATTTTATTTCAGATCTTCATTATGGTCATGAAAATGTAATAAAATATGATTCTCGACCTTTTAAAGATGTAACTGAAATGAATAATTATATCTTAGAGGAACTTAAAAAAACTAAAGAAGAAGATATTATATTCGATTTAGGTGATATGTTTTGGAAAATGCCTGTTGACGATATAAAAGATGTCTTAGATCAGATTCCTTGTAAAAATATTTATAAAATTGTCGGGAATCATGATAACTATGGACTTTATTTTGATCAGGCACCACTTAAAGGGTATTTCAAAATAATCTCTGATATTCTTGATGTTCATATAGAGCATTCTGGAAAAGATTATATGGTAACTATGTGTCATTATCCTTTTGTATCTTGGAATCATAAACCTCATGGATCTATTCACTTATTTGGTCACGTTCATGGTCACCTTACTGAATATATTAATAGTATTTATGATCTTAAAGTTGATGTAGGTTTTAATTCTGAGTTAGCAAAATCTCTTGGAACCTTCTTAATACCATTCGAGGAAATTATCAAGCATTTCGATACTAAAACAGGAGGAATGAATTATAAAGAGTGGACTCTAACTAAATGTAAAGAATTATGAAAACAGTTTGGATTTATTCATTACAAATATCAGATACTGGAAGAGTTTATAGAGATATTCCACCATCTGAAGCTGAAGTTGTTGATGAATTCGGTGGTGCTCCTAGGATAGTAAAGATACTGAATAGCGGGAAAATAATAAAAAACTATCAACTTCATTATCAATTCCTTAATACTCCAAGTGAATGTATTGAACACAGGAATAAATATATCGAAGATAAATTGAAACTCTTCGAAACTCAATGGAAATCCACCGAAAGAAATCTTAAAAAACGGATAATAAAATGATAACACAATTAACAGCGAAAGAAATAATGAATCTCCCTAAGGATAAAACATTTTGGTATAGTTGTATTAGTTTTAGGGAGAAAACTTTTAGATGCTCTAGTATCATAAAACCAGCGAAATTATTTTAAAAATTGATATAGATAATTTATTATATCTTCGAAAAGTTTCTGATAATTCTGTAATTGGATCTTTTCAGGGTTATAAAGAAAGAAAAGATTCAGAATGTAAATTTTTTGTGAAATTATTCGATACTGAAAAAGAATGTAAAGAATATTATAACGCTCAAATTCATAATACCGTAGATCGACTTCAACATTTTTATGAAGAAAAGCTTAAATATATAAAATCCAAATTAATATGATAACAAAAGAATTATTGTTAGAATATAAAGAAAATTCCAAGTCACTTTGGTATTTTATGTTAGAATTTTCTAGTAAATCTTATAAATGTACAAGGTTAGTAAAACCCATCGAAGTCTTAGTAACTAATTGGGATGAAAAAAGTGATTATTCTCTTATTTTAAAAAGTAAAAATAAAAATCTAGTTTTCAAAAATTATCACATAAGATTTTTTCTACCATATCTTTTTGAAACGAGAGAAGAGTGTGTAGAAGCTTATAATGCAGTTGTTCAGGATCAAAAAGATAAACTTCAACATGATTATGAAGAAAGATTGAGATATTTAAATTCTAAAATAGAAAAATTATGAAACAGCCAGAAACATATGAAGAACTTGATAAACTTATAGGACAAACGTTCTGGACTTTTGGATTCTATATCGGTCCGTATAGTTATAAACTTGAAAATATAAACTCTCCGCAAGAAGTAGTTTTAGGAAAAGAAGAAGGATCTGGATATAGAAGAAACACCACCTGGTATCCTTTAAGAAACAAAACCACTAATATGATAGTTGGCTACTTTCAATTAACTCCTAATAGATATAACTTAGATAATTATAAACTATATGAATCAGAAGAAGAAGCCATTGAAGGTTGGAACTCTACTATTCAAAATCAATTAGATCGATTAGAATTTGATTATGAGAAGAAAAAGAAGTATCTAAATAAGAAAATTATTAAAAAATGAATAAGATAATAATTGATGGATATTATAAAGAAAAAGAGTGTTTAGGAAAAATCTCAGGAATTATTTTTAAAAACTGGGAAGATAATGAACCTATAGACAGAATTTCAATTATTATTAACAATTTCGATTCTTATATTCCTGGAGAATTTTATAAAAGAGAACTTCCTGGGATTGTAAAATTATTAGAAAATATAGATCTTGATAAATTCGATACAATCATATTAGATTCTCATGTTTGGTTGTGGAATGATGAAGAATCTTTTGAAAAACCTAAACCAGGACTAGGAGCACATCTATATAAGAAACTTGGAAGAAAGAATCTTAATATTATTGGAATTGCGAAAAGTTATTACCGTGATAATAATCTACATACTTTTCAATGTTTTCGAGGAAATAGTAAAAATCCTTTATATGTAGATTCAATTAATCAAGATAAAGATTATTCTGAAGTTATTAAAAGTATGTATGGAAATTTTAGAATACCATACCTTATAAAATTAGCAGATACAGAATCAAAAATAAATTTCAAATGAAAATGATTTATGCAATAGAACAATTACCCAAGAAAGAAGATACTTGGGTATTTTTGGGAGGACCTATTCAAGGAGCTCCAGAGTGGCAAGAAACAGTTCCAGATATTCAGGGAGTAACTTGGATAAACCCTAGAAGAAAAGAGAAAATTTCTGGAGGTTTATCTGATGCTGAATATAAAAAACAGGTAGATTGGGAAACAATTGGACTTAGAGTATCAGATTTTATATTATTTTGGATCCCTGAAGCTGTTGAAGATATACCAGGAAGAGATTATGCACAAACTACTAAAATCGAACTTACCGAAAATTTAGTTAGAAAGAAAAATATAATCTTAGGAATTGCGCCGAAAATACACGGAAGAAGGTACTTGATCGAAAAAGCTAAAGCATATGGAATAAAAAATGTATATAGCTCTTTAGACGAATGTATATCTGAGTTAAAGAAAGAAATATCTAATAGAGAGTCCAGTTCAAGAGAGTTTTTTACTTCCGATACACATTTCGGCGCAGAAAGAACTTTGGAATTATCTAAACGTCCTTTCATGAATGTTGAAGATATGGATTGGACTATGGTAGAGAGATGGAATACTAAAGTTCCTCCTAAAGCTATCGTATGGCATCTTGGAGATTTTGGTGATAGAAGTTACTTGAAATATTTAAATGGAGATATTCGATTAGTTTGTGGAAATTATGAGATTAAAGAAAAATCTGAAAGAAATCTAGATATACCTGATTTTATAGGAGAGCTTATAGATTCTGGTTTTTCAAAAGTATTCCTAACTGAAGCAGAAACAAAACTCCTAGGAAAAGAGATAGCACTTGTACATGAACCTATGAATTCTACAAAAAAGTATAATCTTTTTGGACATATTCATGGAAGACAAATGATTAAGAGATTTGGATTAGATGTAGGTGTTGATGCTCATGGTTTTGCTCCTATGTCTGCAGAAGAGGTTGAATTTTTCTTAAATGCACTAGAAAAAGGCTATTACGACGCTGAAGTATTTTGCTAGTCTGATATTCCTTGAAAGCCTTATAAGTGAGAATAAAAAACAAACTTAAAAGAAAAGGAATATGATAGAAAAACTTAACACACTAATGACAATATTAAGTGCATTAGGATTATTAAGAGACGGAGTAAAAAATTACATAGATGTCTCAGTTGAAAATAGTTTATCCAATGGAATAGTAGATAAACTAAAAGATAGTTATGACAACTATACAGCTATCTTAAACAAGTATGCGATTGAAGGAAAGGATTTTGATGTTCCTTCGATTAATAGAGATTACGTAATAAGAAAACTGCGATTAATAAAAACAATAGTAAACAGATTAGTCGAATATTATATCAATGAGCCAGAAACATTGAGAGATTATAAACAATCCCTCTATTTGATTGGCGCTGACATAGATAGTATATATCGAAAGTCTGTTGTTGATTATAAAACGTTTTTGCTTGCAGTTAAGTAAGAAAAGGGTGGGTAATTCCACCCTTTATTTTTCTACCGTCTAGAAAAGACTAAAAACCTTATATATGAAAGGAAAATAGAGTTCCTAAGAGGTTAAAATAATACCGTCTAAGAAACCCTATTAGCCTTATATATGTAATAAAAGATAGAAATATCTGATATTACCTAAAGACATAGTATATCTAATTTAAAGGATATATTATGTCTTTTATACTTTAGCGTTATACATAGATATAACTTAGATATATTACCTATACTAAAGGTGCCAGAAGGGAAGGAATATATTGAAATTCAAGATTTGCTAACTTGACATCGGCTTGGCGATGTAAAAATAGTTCTGGGAACATACTTACTGTATTTAGAATTTAGAAACAGGAAAAGAGGAAAGTTGTTATAGCCTCAGTATGATTCATAGGCCAGCGCGTAAAAAAGGTTGGACACATAACTTGGCAAGCACTAACAAATTTTATAACGTGCATTTAGCCGAGTTTAACAAAATAAATAAAAATTAAATAAATTCCTTATAGTAGATAATATTATAAGGCCACGATATATTGAGATAAACCTGATAAAGGATTATCAAGAGGAATATATCAAAGACATGTAGCCAAATATATGTGGTGAACTATGAATATAATAAAGGACCTGTATAGTCTAGAGTTATTAGTAATAGGATGTGAACTTAGAGGGATTTAATATACAGTTAAATTATTATATATAACCTATGATAAATACCGATGAGGAAATTATAAAGATTATATATAATTCTAAGTTAGAAATCTTTAAGAGAGAAGCTTAAAGTAAAAACAACCATTTCTAAGTAATTTACTTAGAAAATAGAGACAAAAGAATATTAACAACAAAAAATTATAAAATTATGAAAGCAGTTGTAAAAAACGTTGGAATTTTTGTAGCAGGAATAGCAGCAAAAGTAGTATTTGATTATGGTTATAAGAAAACTAAAAAATGTTTAAATAACCGAAAAAAAAGCTGAATAAGCTAAAACAACCAACCTGAGTTATGGATTAACTTGGGTTTAGAGACAATAATTAACAAAATTAATAACTTAAATAATAGGAGGAAAAATTATGAAACTAATTAACTCAGCAGTAACGAAATTTGGTGCAACAAAAGTTGTAGCAGTAGCAGCTGGAGCAGGAATGGCATTAGGAGTAGCAACTACCTTAGGATGTCAAAAAGCCTATAAAAAACTCAAACCGAAAGGTCTTAGAGATGAGGATTTGGAAAAATTGGTAGAAGAAACCGTCAACCTAAAACCGGATGCAGAAAAAGAAAAACCTGCTGAAGAAGTAAAAGCTGAATAAGCTAAAACAACCAGCCCGAGTTATGGATTAACTTGGGTTTAGAGACAATAATTAACAAAATTAATATATTATGAAAAAGATAACAGAAGTCATTATTTTTATGACAATGATATTAGCAGGAATTGCTTGGATATTAGGATTTGATATAATTTATTCAATATCAGCAATAATTATGGGAACTACCGGAATTTATTATTGGTTTAGATATATGATTCCGGAACTATTTAACAGCAATGAAGAAGAATTCATTGATGACTAACCGGAGGGATAACAAAATTTCCCTCCATTTTCATTTTTGTAGTTAGGTGAATTCCTAACCTGATGAGATCACGAGGTTAAACTCAAGATCGAAACAGAAATGGAAACTAAAGATTTCCTTTTGATTTTATATATCAAGAGACTATAACTAAACAAAAGGAAATTTACAAAGAAAAAAAAGAGGTCTTGACTTTAATTAGTCAAGTTGATCCTCTTTTTATTTTTTTCTTCAGAATGCTAAGGAATTTGATTTTGTAGCATATAAAATTCATTTTTTAACATATCAATTCTACATTTGATATCAGCTATTTCACTTGCTATATCACGTAGTGGAGAATTACAGAAAAATTCTTGATTACTATTCCAATAAATATTATTTCCTGTAATAACACTATTAATATTAGTTATAGCTGTTTCTATATTATGTAATCTTTGCATTAAATTAAAATCTCCAAAGATTCTTTTATCTATAGTAGATACTAATCTCTCTTCATTATTTACTATTATCTCAGGATTATCCATTATTTTCTCTAGATAACCTCGAAGATAATTAATAACTATATCTAAAATCTCATCCGATTGTGCAGAGGATAGAATTTTTTCAACTACAGCTTTTACTACAGAATCAGAAATTTTGATATCATTACTTAATTCAATATTTGTATTACTCGTTTTCATTGCCATTTTTCAGTTCTCTTAAATAAGTTTTCTTAGATTCTAATTGAGTTTCAAGTAACTCTATTTCTCTCTTTAATGAAGCAATTCTTGTACTCTTAAGGGATTTATCTAGCGTCTCTATAAAAGAATCTTCAAGTTGAGAAAATTTTAAATCCATATAACAATGACAACTACCACCATAACCCCAACTATCTGTATATTCTAAACAAATACTTTCATCATTGATAGCATCCTCATTGTAATTATCATCTAACCAAAGACTTCCTCGAGTAGGATCATATTCATCATACCATGAATTAGTTAATCCATATTTTCTATAAACTTCATAGATCTTATCAAATCTCTCCTTACATATCTCAACAATCTTAGGTTTAACTTCTTCTGATTGTTTCTTTGAATCTCCTAGAAAAATACCTAAGAGATTAATTAATTCTTCTTTTCTATCCATAATTCATATATTTTATTTTACGGTAGCAGAACACAACTATCTACTACATCATTAAGAGTTTTAAGGGAAGAAAAATAAAAACTATACCTATTATTTTAAGTATAGTTTTATATAATAACTCTATTTATTATTCTCTGTAACTATTATATCCATTTTCCCAAAGAATATCAGCTTCTTTAGGTATACCACAATCATCTGCAAATGAATAATATACTTTTCCGATAACCTCGTCTATTAATGGCCAAATAAAATCAATAATCTCTCTATCGGTTTTACCTGCATCGTTAAGTTCTTTCCATTTATCTCCTTTACCATATTCAGTATACATATCATACCACTCATAAACGAAATTAATAAGATTGAATATCTCACTATTTCCGTATCCCCTACTATCCTCTTCTTTCTGATAAAATTCAACAGCACGAATTACATCTTCTTTAGAATTTATAATAATCACTTTATCAGTTATATTATTTTCATTTAGAAGATTTATTAATTTTTCTTCAATATCTAAGAAGAAAACTTGAGTACTTGAATTAGTTATTACATCTGAATAACTAGTGATTAAACGTCTTTTGCTCATAATTTTTTATAATATATAGTAATTCTTCTGATAATGTTACTTTTGTCCCTAAGTTACGAATGAAAGTTGCTTTATTAATATATTCCTTCGTTGTAATTATCTGATTGAACGTTAGTAATCTCAGGCGCCGTGATATAGTTCCAGCATTACTCTTAAATTCTTCTGGAGTAAGTGCAACTATATCAATTATACTTTTGCATACCTTAGATAATGTTAGTTGTTTTAGGATAGGTTGTTTTATTTCGAATCTTAAACAAATAATATGATCTACAGCATAAATATTTTCTTCAGGGTTACCTCCAAATAGGTTCAAAAGTTCATTAGGGAGAGATAGTTTTACCTGACTCCCAAGTCTAAAACAACAAATAGAATATCGAGGGTTTCTTTCATCTGTATATACATAGAATTTATTTGTTGTTATTCCCGAAGTATCAGTCAAGACTCCATCCATATCTAAATCCTTTTGTTTCTAAGTTATCTAACTCATAAGAATAGTCTTTATCATCAGGATACAGTTCATAAAGTCTATTCATAATTTTTTGATTATGTTTAATATCAATATATACAATAGTTCCCTTTAATCTCTCCATAATCTTTGGTTTAAACATTTCCCAAATATCATCTTCTTTATCAGGGAATTCATTGTTCATATCAAGGTATAAGTTAAATAGATTTCCTAGTAGAGGTTTTAAATCCCATATTGAATAATTATGATTAAATCCTTTCTTTCCTTGAAATCTAAAGAAATATTCAACATCTTCCTCAGTTTTTAGAACAAGGAAATCTTTTTGATATTTTTTATATATTCCAGTACCAATCATCTGTCTTAATGCATCTGGTCCTTGAATTAAAAATACTTCAGTGCTTGAATTTGTAATAACATCTGAAAAACTAGTTATTATTCTTTTCTTTTTTCCCATAATTTACATAAATAAGAAAATGAGGGCAGCCATAATCTCACGACTTGCCACCCTCTGTCTTCAAATACTCTATATCTTTATTATCAGAACATTAATCCACCTCGATATAAACTTGGATTACCTTTCTGTCTAATTATCTTAACTAATGTTTCGCCATCCCCATATATATCCTTAACTAGAATAAATCCGTCTTCATCAGGATCTTCAAGAATGGTTCCAATACTAAGTTCTTGATTTTTCCAGAGACTTGAGAATTGAGATGTCATTCTAGTTTTCCAACCATCTAGGATATTACTACAATAATCCTCATTTGTCTTAGTATCTGAATCTTTATCTTCCATCTCACAATCTTTTCCAAGCCATTCTGGGAAATTAGCTCTTCCTGGACGAAGAATTTCCTTAATCCTTGTTACATCTTCCTCTGTTTCAACAGGGAATTTCATGATATCGAAAACATATTTAGCCAAAGGAATATTAAGGCAAGTATCTTCAGAAAGTTTTCTATGAATATTTACTTCATCAACAATCGAACCAAGAATATCAATAGTAGATATCTCAAGAAGATCGATTTTTTGAAGAATATTCTCTCTCTCTTCTGGAATTTTTAAATTATCGTCCAAATATTCGTTTATTGCTTTTTCTGACAAATTTCCGAATTGTTTGATATATCTAATTCTTCCAGGACGTCCAAGTAAATTCTCATTTACGTTAAGTGTATTTGTTGTTAGAATATATAATTTTCTTGATCTATTATATACCCCATCAATTAATTTTAGTAATACTTCATCACTCTCTCCTCGCTTAAATGTTTTCTCTGCTTCATCAATCAAAACAATACATTCAAAGTCGAGTTGTTGAATAAAACTTACCATTCCCTCTATTTCATTATCAGGAATGATTATGACAGGAATGTCTAATCTATTACATAATAGTTTAGCACCAACACTTTTTCCTGTTCCTTTATATCCTGTGAAAATAACACCAAGATTCTTATTCCCTTCAACAAATTTATCTGATTCCCAAGTTTTTTGAATTATATCAAATAAATTATCACAACCTACATCATATATTTTGTGATTAAATTCAAACTTTTCTGAGAGTTTTTTTAAACCGATTCTCTTATCTTGACCTTTTCCTTGATATAATTCAAAAATTCCTGAACCTGGAGTTGGATAAAGTACTGTATTTCCATCAATCGGAAATAAAGTTCCACATTCATCAATCCATTTTTGTGCTACTAAATTTTTCATTTTTCTATTTGTTATATTTTATACATTTATAAGAATTTCAAGCTTTCAGAAGAATTTAGAATATTTATTACAGTTTTTGAATCTCCTACAATTAAATATGTATCTTTCTTTTTAATTATATCGACTATCGTTTTTAAAGATATTTCTAATGAATTAATCTTTTTCCAATTTTTATCACAAATAATAGGATCATAAGAAGTATTCCCTCGATGTTTATCTTCGAGGTTAATAATTCCTAAACTTTCCATACGCTTCATAAGACATTTTAACCCTGTTTTCTTAAAATAATATTCAGGCTCAACTCCTAATTCTATAACCAATTTATTTTTCTTTCCAGGAATTATACTTGGATTCCTAGTATATTTCTTCGGAGTTAATTCTATTGTAGCAGAATATATAAGAACATGGTCGATATCAAAGAAATATACGCCCCATTCTCCTTTCTGTTCTAGGTTAATCATTAGAAATATATGTTAAGAAGTTGTCCAAGATCTATATAATCAATTCCTACTTTTTCTGCTGCTAATATATCTCTATTACTTTGACCATATAAACCAGATTCAAGTCCAATTTGTATGGCTGAATTCTTATCAAATCCACGAGTCTTAGAAATTACAGCATCCATCATTCTATCTTTAGATTGTCCAAAATCATTCTGTACTAAGATTTGACAATGATCATACGGAACTCTTAGATATTCTGATAAAGCACAAACAATATATTCTAACATTATTTTCCAAGAATCTGAACCATTACTACTTAAGATTAGATTTCTTGGAACCATAGCATAAACTTTATTTGGGTTAAAACATAAAATCTTATCCCAAACTTCAAAACGGAGTCTAATATCATAAATTCCACGTGGAAGAAGACCTGGTTTTCCGTTACTTTGGAAAGTTTCTACTAAACAATCTAAGACATCACAAAATATTACTTGTTTTTGTCGATCAATCTCTTTTCTTCCATTATTTGTATTACTACTTCCCCAGGATCCTCCAGTATTACCACCACTACCCCAGCCAGGAGATCCACTCCAAGATCCTCCTGAGTTTCCCCAAGAATTTCCTCCAGCTGGTTTTGTTTGCCATGGATACTGTTGATTATTACTTCCTCCCCACGAAGATCCTCCGTTATTATTCCAAGATGGAGTTGATGGTTGACCCCAATTACTTCCACCTACACTTTGTCCAAATGGTGTCTGTTGCATAATTTTTTCATTCAATTCTTTTTGACCTTTAACTACTTTTTCTATTCTCTCATCCTCCTCTGCTTCATCGATTTCATTGATATCATCATCGTCATCATCTCCTGAATCATATGGAGGTTCTTCTGAAGAGTAGTCAGGCTTTAGATATTCTTTAAATTTATTATCTTCTTCCATAAGTTTTTTATAGTTTATGTTTATCACATATAAGGATTTCCGGATTTAATAAAAGTTTGTCAAGTTTGGCTAATTGAGACTTCTCTATATAAAGTCTCCATAATTCTGTTTTACGAGCTTCCCTAAAACATTCTATAACTTTTTGAGCATCTAATTCTACACTTCCGATAATAACGTATCTACTATCATTTGTACATTTCGGTTCTATATTAAAACACCCTTCTCTAATAAAAGCGTAGATAATTTTATAAGATGGTCGTTTTAATATAACAGGAACAGTTATATTAATAGAAAGATCTATACTTGTTTGAAGAATTAAAAATGTTTCTCTAGTAGAATGTAATTTAAGATAATAATTCGATATAACAATATCTGCTATCATAGGAAATATTCTTTTGAATTATTTATCATATCTTTTAATATAGTCAATTGAGTGTCATCACCACCCCAAAATTTATCATTAAAAGCTTTCTTCATACCCTGAATTATCTTTTTATAATCTATTCCTTCTACTGTCCCTAAAACTTTAACAATTGATCTATTTGACATTTTTTCCGGTAACTCAAAATAAAACCTACCAAAACCAATAGATTCATATATATCTTTTCGTCTAGGTCTTTTAAGATAATTATAGTGTTGATCATCAATACATATGTAAATATCTAAATTTTTCATAGTTCGAATTATTACTTCTCTTAATTCAATCATATCGTTTGTATCAACTATTATCCCTGTCATGTAAATTTTATATTATCTAAGTTTTTTACTAAATGTTTCAAATCATTCGCATAAGGACAATTTTTAGATCCTTGGATAAACGATTTTTTAAGTTTTTCTGGGTCAATATTAACTTCTTGAATAATCAAGTAATCAATTATATTCCTATATCGAAGATGTTCTGATAAAGAAGTGTCATCCCAAAACCGAAATATACAAAATCTTCCAAGACAAGTTTTTACATAAATTTGTTTAGGAGATACTCTTTTAAATGCTAACCCATCTAAACCATATTCTAAAAAAAAGTTCTCTCCAAGAATATTTCCACTAATAATTCCAATATCAGTTGATAATTCTTTTTGAAGTCTTCTGTAAAACTTAATCTTCACCATCTCCAGTTCCTGCTTTAATAGATAAGATAGGTTTAATAATTTCCAAAATTTTCACCGTATCTTGTATTCCAGTTATTATTTCAGAAGGATCTTTATATACCTCAGGTGCTTCATCAATACAGGCGAGACATACAGAACTAGAGTATACATTGCCCATACTTTCTTTAAATTCTTGGAGACTTAATCGTTCTCTTGCTTCTCGCCTAGACATTAAGCGCCCAGCACCATGAGGAGCACTATAGTTTCTATCAGGATTACCAAGACCTTCACAAATTAAAGTTCCAAAAGCCATGTTCATAGGGATAATTACTTTCTGTCCGGCGTAAGCTTGAATAGATCCTTTTCTAATTATTCTATCTCTTGGATCTATATAATTATGAATAGACTCAATCCTCTCAAGCTCTTTTCCAAGTCCAAGAGCTTTTTTAATTCTCTCTGATATTACCATTCGATTATATTCTGCATAAGCTTGAGCAAAAAACATATCCCCAAGATAACCAGATATATCTTCATGTGTTACTAAGAATCTACTAGGCGGAATTGTATATCGGCCGGAAGCATGAAGTTTTTCTATTTCTTCTTTGATTTTCTTCCCTTGACCTTTATACTTTTCCTTAATTCCTCTCTCGGCCACTTTCATATCCGCCTCAATTATCCTAGTTTTCCCAATTTGTTTTTTCCAATAAGCAAGTATTTTTATTCCTAAATTTCTTGATCCTGTATGAATAGTAACCCAAACAGACTCTTTATCTTCTTCTACCTGTCCAAGTTCTATAAAATGATTCAATTTTGTTACTAATACTACTTTCAAGTATCGGATAGATCATTTCTGCCTATCTCTAGTAGTTCTTTTTCCTACTAGTTCGGAGCACACCTTCTGACTTTTATGCCAGGCCAAGTCCCTCTGCTCTCTACGGGGGTATAAGTTTTAACACTATAACCTTCCCTCGGTGATTAGCATCTCAGCTTCTCCCGATATGGACGACTTTTACAACGAATGACTATTAATCATTCTGGAGGCAATCAATTTTTCTCACCTCCACCAAGAGTTCCAAGAGATTTATAGAAAATTCCCTCAGACATACCAATTCTTTTAAGGGTTTTTGATATAAATTTCTCTATCTCTCCAAGACCCTCATAACATACAAATTCAGGCCATAAACTTCTTGCTCTTTCAAGTTTTGTTTTAAAAAATTTCTTGAATTCTTTTTCTTGGATAACAGTTTTCTCATTAATCTCCATACCCATTGGAATATCTCTACGAATTCTAGCATCCCAAAGAGCTAATTCTGGATCTCCCGAAGGCATTTTATATTTTACACTTAACATACCGCAACCTTGATCACAGCCAACCACATCAGGATCAAGAGGACCACCAGAGTAGGTTTGAGTATATCCTACTACACAACCTTTTCCTGCATGACAATTTCCAGTAATAAAAGTTAATCCTCCTTGTTTAGCAATAAAATATCCAGTATTTGTCTCAATACAAACTAATTTACCGCAATACTCAACTTCATTTCTTTGAAATTTTGAATTATGTATTCCATTTCTTGAATAATTAAGTTTAGAATCATCTATTATATTAATATAATGTATTTGATTTAAACCATTATATCCATTAAAAGTCTTTAATACTATTTTTGACAAACCTTTATTGATTGTTGCAATAGCTGATATTAAATTTAAAGTATCTAGATCTTTGGAATTTATTCTATAACTTCCGTGATTATTGTTAATATAATTTTCATAGTCTCCATCAACTTGAATTAATTCTTCAAAAAAAATCTTTGATTGTTCTTGAGACATAAATATTAAATCAGAGGGAAATTTTTTCTTTAGTGTAACTAAATTAATATATTTCTCACTATCCTTAACAGATAATCTAATTACTGTTTGTTTATTATATTCACTTTTTCCATATTTATATCCTTCTTCATCAAATAATTGTATTATTCGATTTATTTTTCTCTCTTTCTTTAACCCAAAACGAATATTACGAGATATTCTTTTTGGATTATGTGTATTTGCTATTACTCCATCGCCAATAATCCAACATAATATTCTTATCTCGTTATCTGTATACTTATTTATCGGAGTACTAACACCTTTAGCATTAAATATGTTTTCTTTCATGAGAAAAGAATCTATATTTTCTGCTAATTCTCCCATATTATTCTTCAATGCTAATCTATGCCTTTGAGAAACTCTGAAAGAATATCCTCTAGTGTTATTATATTTATAAACTTTTTCATCTTTTCTTAAATCTCTAATAAGAATATTTTTTGGAGAATAAAATTCAACTAATTGAGTATCTGGATTATAATTAGCAACCCTAACAGTATTATTGAGATCAATTATCTTCTTAAACCCATTCTCAGTTAATACTTCTGTGTCCTCTGTTAAACAATCCTCCATAATCCTAACTGTTTCATTCTCAGTCATTTTAGTATTTAAAAGTTCGTAGACTTGAGAAACTGCTTCTGGTTCAATATTATCAGTAAAGACAATTGCTTTACCATATTTTCCTGTTATTTCCATAAAATTATCTTATAAAATAAAGGGAGTATTTTCTCATACTCCCCTAAAACTTATTTCTTTTCTTCAACAGCTTCCTGTCCCTGCGTTTCTTCTTTAGAAGGTTTGTCTTCTTTAACTGGACCTACAAACAATCCGCGAAGAATACACATCTTATTTTCTAAGGTACACTCTGAATGTTCCTTATTATAATATTCACAGATATCAGGGCAACATTTATCGATTACTTCGTCGAGATAAACCAATTTTTTATTTCCGGCGATTTTTTGTAATATATCAGGCTGATCTTTGAAAATTTCCTCAAGAGTGCCTTCTTTTGGAACCATTGAGGTTAAATCTGAATCTTCTCCTTCATTAGCTCCAAGATCATTACAAAAATCGATAAATGATAGTTCTTCATTTCCGGGATCTCTAGGATCAGGGATAAAAGAACAACATTTTCCATAAGGACATTCTTTATCACAAATTAAATGTGATGTTGGAATTTTCTCAATGGGTCTAAAGACTACCACTTTTTCTCCGTTAGATGTGGGAACTTTTACTGTTTTTAACTTTTTCATAATTTAATTCATTAATGTTATTTAATTCTTTACGCATTTATTTTCGAAGCGGATTCTGTATTAATTTCCGCTTCATATATAAGAATTTCAGGGGAGAAGAAAATAAAAAAGAAGGAAGTATTTCATTCCTTCTTCTTAAATGTTCTAGTTTAGTTAGTTACTGCATAAAGAATCGTGTTCCCTTCTCTTCTAAGAGTAAATAGTCTTTCAACCTCATTATCACTTATTATTTTATAGTCCTCTCGTTTTTTAGAAACTAGATAATCTTTAATAAGTCCATAATTAAATGACTCTATCACAAGATGACAACCATTTGGAGTATTAATTTTTCCTAGAATATTAGTATATCCTGAGATAAATTTTTCTATATCATGTTGATAGGATTTATCTTCAGAATCAATATCTAAAATCCACCTAGGTTTATCTACAACTCCTTTTGATTGAACCGTTTCATTACTTAAGGCTACTTTCTTTGGAAGATTATGTATATTTGTATAATCATTGTTTGCTACTCTCTTAGAATATTCAAACATACATTGCTTTCCAAATTTTTCCAAAGATCTTGGTGTAATAGATATGTAAGCTCTTGCTTTATAATGTTCACACATCTCCGTTAATCGATTCCAGGATTTTTCAAGAACTCCTAAATCTGTCACCCACCAAGCATATCTCTGTATTTCTTGAAGAGGTAAATCAGGATTCTCTTTTCTTCTTTGTATAACTTGCACAAAATAATATATCTCCGGTTTACCTTTAGAAGATATCTTAAATTTTAGAAGACTTTTTACTGTCTCTAAATTATTTATTACTCTCATGATTTTATAGTATTTAGTAAAAATTTCCAAGAAACTGTTGCTGTATGATCTGAAGAAAAGATATCAACCGTCTTACTAGTACTCTCAATCAATGGAAAATGTTTATCATTAAATCTCGTTGTTTTTGACATAATGATCTGAAACTTTCTTCTTCTAAGCTCTTCATTATATTTAGTGAGATTAGTTTTCCATTCTTTTCGAATCTCTTCGATTGGCCTTTTTCCAAAACCAATAGAGTCTAAGAATACTTTGATTACACTACTTTTTGGTAATGCTCCTCTTTGATATTCTTTATACATAAGTTGTCTTTTTTGTTTTTCTCCAGGGATACCAGAAATAAAACTAACCAATTCCATTATCATTTCTGATTTTCTTGTAGCTTCTTTATCAGTTTCCTTCTTAGGGAAGTAATAATCTCCAACTATTCCAAGAGATTTAAGAAACTCTATTTTTGGATCTAAAGTTACCTTCTCAGGATAGTACTCTTGAATATATTCATTAGCTATTGCTGCAAGTTTATACTTAACTTCTAATCGAGAAAGGTAATAACTACTAATATCTCTAATTGCACACTTAGTTACTACTGGAAGAGATGAGATATCTATTAGATACTCTCCAGAAAACACTAATTCTGATTTTATTATCCCCAGTCGTTTAAATTTCCCGGCGAGTTTATTGGAAATCATAACTCCTATTAAAGACTGATTAAGAAGACCATCCTTTACTAAACATATAGATTGTCTTGTTTTATATGTTTTTTCGCCGGGTTCTATTCCGACTGTATTTTCTGGGATATTAACTACCACATTAGTATCAAAGCAGATTCCTAAGTTAGCTCGTCTTTTATTTCCAATCGTTCCTGTCACTTTCGCCCATTTATCTTTTTGGTAAGTAACAGAAGTATTACTATCCACTTTTTTAGGAGAAAGTCTTTTATATTCTTCGATCAACTCTGGATTAATAAGAATACTTGCATTATCCTCAATTAAATCAGTTATTAACCTACTAATTGAATATTTATTATAATCTGAATAAATTTTTGGATACTTAGTTTTTCTTTCAATAGGTTTGGGTGTATATTCGGAACGTTTAATAATATCATTAAGATCTTCAATATAATTAGTCATCCCTACACGACCGTACATCTCGTAAAAACCTTTGATAACTATTTCATCTTTTGTTGCTTGCGCTAAAAGTTCAGCAGTATCTAGGTATTCAAGTTTAATTGTACTTCCTAAAAAAGATAATATAATTCTAAGATCCTGGGTTGAATAAGTTTCCCCAGAGTATCTTTCAACTCTTTTTTCTCTTACTATTCCCCATGCAGATGCGTAATTATGAACACTAGGACTAACTCTTATTTTATTTTTTCCATAAGAATCCATTATTAACCAAGGATTACCAGAAGAACTAAGTTTATCTGCTAAAAGTACATATTGATACTTTAGATTTTTCTTATTTCTCAGGATAATCTCAGTACTTTTCCCATACTCATAATCACAGTACTTTACTAATTTTAATCTTGAACCATTAATTTTAATTTCTTTTTCCATAATTCTTATGTTTATTGTTATTTATTATTCATTAGTAAGAGTTTCAAGAGCTTCTAAAAAATCCAAGATATTCATTATAAAATTACGATAACTTTCATCGGGTTTATCTGGAAGTCTAAGAGAATACTCAATAAAACCTCGTAATTCTATATCAGAAGGACAAATATTCATTATAATATCTTTGTAAAGATTATTATGAACTGTTTCTGAGATTATAAGATTATTCCTAAGCTTTCTAAATAAACTTCGTTTTGTTAATTTTTTATAATTATCCTCAGAATGTAAATAAACAGGTAATACCATTACTAAATCTCTAACTTCAGAAGGACTAATCCAGTTCCCTATTGGAGATCTAGCTGCATTTAATTCTTCATAGTTCTTTAGAATATGATAATTCAAAAGTTTATTTCGAAGAATAGATATATTTTTATCATAAATAAATTTTATAAATTCTTCTCTATTAAATAACTGATTAAATCTGATATAACCAACTATAATATTTTTGTTATATCGTAATCTATAAAATTCAATACTTTCTATTTTTATTTTCTTCATAACACATATAAGGAAAATAAACCCCGACCTATCACAGGCAGGGGCTCACACTATAATATGCAATTCAAAGGATTTTCTCTTTTCCATTTATAAGGATTTAAAGCCTTAAAATTGATAAACAATAAGAATCATGGAAAATATTAATGAAGAAAAAATTAAAAAATTTAAAAAGATTACAGAATTAATTTTGAATGGACTAAAAGAAAGAGGAATAAATCCCATCTTATCTGAGGACGACACTTCCCCTAATGAAGAGTGGGGAAATAGTATGACAATGTCTTTCAGTTTTTCTAATGGAGGACTTAAATATTGGTATCTCGGAATTTGGGGATGTGGGAGATGGTCTGAAACTTACAATTGTGATAATTCTGAGGACTATATATCAGTCTTTCTAATTCACAAATGGACGTATGATAAATTTAGACCTAGTAGTTCAGATATAGAATACAGAATTACATTAAACGATAAACCTGTAGAAATATATCATGTAATTCAAGGGTTAGAAGAAATTCATAAAAATCCTATTCAAGAATATTATAAAACTTTTTGGGAACATAAAAGTGATCATGATATGCCTTGTCTTGAATATTTTAGAGATTGGTGGTTTCATGAAGTTACTTATCCGATTCAAGAAAAATTGAGATATAAATGGAGTGTAAAAATATTATATAATTTTCTTAAAGTATTATCATGGATTGACCCTAGAGTCTCACGAAGGAAGTTATTTAAAGAAGAAGGGTGTATTCCAATCTATACTTCCGGATTTTTAGCGACGGAATGGGCATCAAGTCGTGATTGGGCTTTTAATAGCTTTGCATGGTTATATGAAAAATTTCCATGGTGGTTATGTAAAATCTGTAAACATAAATTATTTGATGCACACTGGAACGTCGCTGATTTTCCGGAAGAAGTAACAAATACTTTAGAAAAAAGAATGTGGAAAGGAGTAGTAATATGAAAAAGTTTAAATTTGAGGAATGGTTAGATGAGAAAGGTGGAGGTTGTGAACTCATTTTAATATGTCTTTTTTGGAAATTTATATTTGATCCTATTATATACCTAACTACCAAAGATATGGATTGGGTAGTAGCATCACAAACTCCATTCATAATATTTATTCTAACTCCATACATATTATTTAGAACAAGAAAAAGATGGAAAAAGAAAGATTAGATTTATTATTAGTTTATGCAAATGATCTATATAGATATATTGCTAAGAAACTTGGAGAAGATTATGAGCCAAAAAATTTAATTGGTCTTTTAGGATGGTTAGACGAACATAACGTAATAATACATATCCAACCAGAATTTTATAGTCAAGGTATAAATTGGAATTGGCAAATTTCATTTTATAATCCAGAAACTTTTGATGATCCAGATCTTATGGATGGAACTGGATTATATGGAGATAATGGAGAATATCCTACTAGAGGAAAAGCTATGTGTTGTAGTATTGTTAGAGCACTAGAATTATATATCCTTGAGATGATAGATTCTGAAGAAATTCTAGGCGATTACAAACTTCCAATGCCTTCTGGAACAACAGTACAAGATCTCTTAATTTACATGATAAAAAATCAATATTCTGTAACAGTAGATGAAAAATGGTCGGAAATGAAAAGAAAATCTATTAATGAATACTTTAATTACTTAAAAGAAAGGATAATAGAATGTTGGGAAAAAGTTGTCTAGGATGTTTTATGTTCTTGGTAATAATGTTCTTAGGATGTTTATTCCTAGGATTTATAACTAAGATTGTATTCGCGCTATCAGTAGGAGTATTTATTCTTACAGCATATATCATTGGAATAATTTTTATGGCTTTCGTGATTTATAATGCAATTAAATTTTTACTTACATCATGAAATGGAGAAATTTTATACAAGATTTAGTTCTGATAATTATTGGAGTTATTCTTTCAATAATTCCAGAAAAATCAGAATTTACAGAGATGCTAACTACATTCTTCATAACAGGAGGAGTTGTTAAATTAGTTTGGGATTTTATAGTAAATAGTGATGAGGATTGATTATGGAAACTATAGAAATAAATTATAAATATAAACCAGGAACAAGATTATATCGAGTTACTTATGGAGAGCTTAAGTATTATGATGTTGAATGCGTAAATATAAACTTATCATTAAATCGAGATGAACCGCTTATAACATATCAACTCAGAGTTAATAATTCATCAGGAAACAGAGATACAACTTGGGATTTTGAAATTGATAAATATTATTCATTAACCCCAGAAGAAGCTTTAAAGAAACATTCAGCGGAGTTATTAGAAAAATTTAATTCTAAAGATAAATGACGATTATAGTAATTATATTCTCAATAATAATATGTCTAATAGGAGTTTATTTTCTCTTAATTGAGACTAGAAGAATAAGAAAATGGCTAGGAATTGGACTAATTCTTATCACAGCGTGTATTGTATCTACTATTTATACTGAATGGGTAAATAATAGAGTATTTCAGTATTATACACTTAAGATTACTCTCAAAGATAATACCGAAAAAGTCATAGAGTACGTTAAAGCCTCTGAGTTATCTATACGATTTGCTGAGGATTCAACTATTATAGTTTGTGATACTATTCCTAGTGTAGTAAAAATAGAATTAATTGAAGTAAAACAAAAACGTTATGGAGAAGTACATAAGAACGCTAATTTCTAAAGGAATGTCCAGAATAGAGGCTGAAATGTTTATAGACGGATTAACAAAAGTTATTCTAGAAAAAAGAGAACCAGAACCAATTAAAGCAATATTTCCTACATACTATAAAATTAAAACAATAGATTCAAATACTAATGAAGATCTTGGTTTCATAAAGTTTGATGTAGGATTTGATGCTAAATTTTTTGATTATGATACTGCCAAAAAAATTTGTACATATTTAAATGAACATGATATATACAGACAATTAGATTCAATCGATGCTGTAAATTATAATAAAAAACCATGGTTAACTATAACTCGCGATTGGAGATCTTATGTGAAATATATTACAAATGAAGGTAATGTTTTTTATATAGAAGTGAATTGGAAGATAGGACAAGCAAGTTGGAAAATAGTACCATTTTATGATTAGAATATTACTCTGTGGGTTAGCAATCCTATTTGTAATTGGAATTTGGACTATAGAATTTATACAAAGATTATATGGAAAAATACTTGGAAAAATTAAAAGCGCTTGGAGTAAAAGATGAAGAAGCTGCCAAGAATCTACTTAAAGAAATAATCAATGATATTCAAGAAAAAGACATCATACATTTGATCATTTATTACCAAACAGGAAGTTCTTTTGAAACGCATAATGATGTAGATATTATTGATTATCCTTGGAATAATATATCTATCGCAAAAGAAAATGAAGAAGCAATTCGACAGCATTATAAATTTGCAATGGATTTAGAATATATATGTACTTCTGAATCAAGAGAAAAACTTAAAAAAGAAGCTGCTAAGAATTGGTGGTATGTAGAAGGACAATACAGTAGATATTCTCTGAAGTTAAAGAAAAATGATGGAACTTTCTTTACTTATAGTACTCCATGGATTGGCTACTTTGAACGTTTAAATGACATAGAAATAAAAATTTGTAACAGTTAATAATATTAACTACACTAGTCTATTATGGATTGGTGTAGTTATTTATTTTGCTCCTTTAATAGGATGAGAATCTTATATGTGAAAGAAAATATTTTTTTATTAACTAAAACAATAAAATCATGTTAGAATTTAAACCAGAAAAAGAATTAACAACATTAGACAAGTACAAAAAGTTATATGGTTTCTATGAAGGAAATCTAAATTACGTTCCTAGAGGAGGAGATCTAACAAAACATATTGGATCTTCTTTAGCACTAATTGATTATTCTAGAGATGAAACTGGAAGATGGGACTATTCTCTTAAAGAAGTAAAAGTTGAGGATATAACTGATTATGATCCTATGACTACAACTTCAATTATTAAGTATAAAATAATTGGGGAAGAGGAAGTCAAAGAAGCTAGAATTATTCCGGAAGGCTTTAGTTTTGAAAGTCCAGAGGAAACGGGAAAATCATTGAGATTTCTTCCGTTATCAATGCACTTTAAGGTTCAAGAAGAGAAAGCTTTTTATGATAGACTCTTAGCGAAATTTGATAATGCTAAAACACTATCTATCGAAGCTCTTGAAAATCTATCAAACTCTAAAGAACAATCTGAACTTCTTGGACGTAATTATAATATTGCAGCAGTGATTAAAACTGACGAAGAGACTCCAGAAATTCTATACTTTAGAATTGATAAACTAAAATTAAAACACAATAAACAAGATAATTATGCGATTACTTTAACTAATGAAGATAAAGATAAAACGTATACATTCTTGATTGATTCTAAAGCAGAATATTATGAATTCTCTTATGGAAAAGAAAAAATAGGAGATCTTAAAATTTTAGATCTCCAAAAATTATAAAAAATAAACCCAGGCCCTATGTAAAATAAGGCTTGGGATTTTTATTTCTTTACACAAATAACGCTGGTTTACATCTACTTCTCCAATCTAGAAGATAACCAGGCTCAATCTCTTCTAAAAGTATTGAAGTTTCTTTTAATTGAATAATACAATCTAGACATAAATTTATACCAGAATTCTTACTTCCAAAAGCAAGATATTCTTTTTTCTCTTTTTCTAGCTGATTATATTCAAACCTAGAACATAGATCAAACCATGCTCCTTCTTCATACATATTCTTTCCACAAATTGCACACTCACATTGTCCTAAACCAGCAATAGGGAAGAGTTGTTCAGGATCTGTAAAAGAGTGGAATAAATGTTTCATAAATCTTTTATACTGTTCCGTACGATAAGCCTCCACAAGTAATCCAATTTCTCCGAGATCTGGTTGAAGAGATCCTTGTGGGTTCTTATTTTTTCTGTAAGCTATAATTCTTTCTGGAAGTTGTCGGTCTAAGAGTGATCTAGGGAAAAGATATAAATAAATTAAATTTTTCTCTTCCACACTTAATACTGGATTTACTCTCAAAGAATTAATAACTTCGTGTGCATCACAATCTTTTAGTTTGTCAATGTAAAATTTTAAAGAATTCATGGTTTTATTGTTCAATGTTAATGATAATACATTAATAAGAGTTTGTGGGGAACAAAAAAGAGAACTTAAGATCTTCTCCTAAGTTCTCCCAACAAAACCACTTTCTTTATATTAAACTACCCAAGAAAGTATTCAGATTTTTCATAATCCTCTTTTCTTTTAGGCTGTGGTGTAGTTTCTTCCAAAATCGTACTCGTAAAGATGACTTTATCTCTCTTCTTTTCACGATATTCATCTTTATGGTGTACGTGTTGTTCACTTACAATGTCTTCTCTAACAAAGTAGTTTTCATTCTTTTCCATGTCTTTTAAGTTTTTCATTTTTGTTTAATTTTATTTTACATATATAAGGAAATTGGGGATTCTGAAAATACCTTAATTTCTAGTATTCTTTTAAATCCACTCTTCGGACATGGAAGTCTTGATTCTAGAATATCAAAACTTTCCCTAAATCTAGTTCCATAAAATTCTTCAGGACTTGGATCAGGATACACCAAGAAATCTCCGGTTGGATAATATCCTTGATTTTCTCTTATGTCTAAAAGAAGAGGATTTACTTGATTTAATTCATCTAAAGATATCTCAGTAATTGATATATTCTCCTCACCTTCATCACAATCTACTTCTATGATAAACGTATAGTTATTATTTCTCTCAGGAACCATAATCTACTTCAATAATATGCTCTGGACTAACTTTTTTCACTAGAATAACCCCATTTCCAGATATAAATACTTCATCTTCTAATCCTTCTAAATCTACTTTAAGTATTGCTATCTCAGGACCTCTTCGAAGAGCTACATTTCTTGCTGTCAAAGGATCTGAACTTAAGTGTACGTATTCTCTACTCCCCGGGACTAACCCATCTCTAAATATACTTTCTAAAAACTTCCTTTGCGTTCCATGATAGACAATATTACATCCTGTATACTTCTTAAAATTAGCATTAATACCTTTAACACTATGACCTTGAAGAGCACGAATCTTTCTTAAATCGGCCGATAATTCATAGCGCTTTTTATTATCAGTATCTACTATTTCTTTTAGTTCAGATATAGTCCAGCCATGATCAATTAACTTCTTTGTTTCTAACCAACCTTCTGAATCAAGCGCTCCTTCTACTTCGGCCGGATTATGTCTTAGAATATATGCTAACTCTTTTCCTCTATTCTTCTTCATATAATCTTCCTATTTTTATAAATTCTCCTATTAAATTTACAGTTTCAGTTATAAAGTTTTCATCATTATATGTTGATGTTGATACTAAAATCTGTTCAGAATACCCAAAATATCCAATATTATTTATCACTCTATCTCGAATATACTGAAAATTTATTTCACATTTATCTAGAATTGAATTTATGTAGTTACTTTCTGGATTAATTTTAATAAGATCTTCTAAAAACCTCATAAATCTACATTGCGTTCTACTAGTAAATTTCATTATTTTATCCAAAGGTTCTAAGTAATCTCGAAAAAGTTTTTCTAAGAAGTAGAATGAAAGCTCATCTATCTTCAGAAAATTTCCATTACCAGTATAATATTCTACTAAATAGTTAGAGCTATCACTGAGATCTAAGCAAACTTTGAAAGGTTCCATGAGATTTACAAAAGATTCATCCTCCTGAAGAAGTTTTCTGTGAAAATACGTATCTATATCTCTACATAAACTCAGATATTCTTTATATGTTTCTTTACATATTCTTCTTAGTCTATTCACATGATCTTCCATACCACCAGATTAAAAATTTTCTTAACTTTTCATCTTTCCAATTAGGTGTAAAACAATTAACAATTCTCCTTCTTATTTCTGTTCCAGAATAAGTTACATGCACATCATCTTTTTGATCAGGATAAATTTTTATATTATAGAATCCTCCATTTTCTTTATATCTCTCAGCTACAGAATCTCTAGAACCACAGATATAAATTTCAGAATCCTGTGGTATTTCCTCAAGACTTTTTAAATAATTAATTCTATGATCTAGCGTTTCAACCCATTTAGGATAATTACCTAGATCACTAATTTTAAATATTTTCATCTTTGGATAGGACTCAAGTACCATTTCTTTCCTTGCTTCAAAAGGGAGAGGATCATGTGCAGTTCTTTCTGAGTTTTTTGTTTCTCCTATAAAAATAACTACATTATTATTTCCAAAATCTCCTCTAACTTTATCTAATAAATAGTTATGTCCTCTTGTTAGATTATCTACTTGAAATCTACCAACAATTACTCCAATCTTAGTGCTCATTTCTTTTTTCTTTTATTATATGTTCTTTTTAATACATTTGTTTTAAGATATTCTTCACAACCTGTAAAAATTCTTCCTAATTCTGCTTTATTATCATAAGGCATAACAAATTTCCTATTCACTAAAGCAGTCGGAACCTGGTGAAGAGTATACAGAGCAGTTCCTTTAAAGAATCTAGATCTTTTAAGTTGATATCCTACGAACCCTTTAGCCTCTCCTGATGTAGTAATTGATAAGACAAATGATATCTCTCCAACTACTTTAAAAACAATACAATAGTGAAGTATAGGTCCAATAGGAAGAAATGCTACATCACCTCTTTCAATAGTTTCAGGTCTAAGTCTTTCTATATACATCGGAAGATATTTCTCCCTAAGATCGGCTGGAATTTTCTCTTCTAACTCCTTTGATCTAGTTACTATCTCTTCTTCCCTTTGTGATATAGATTTTTCTTCAGAGTCTCCAGCCGTAAGTGAGGGAGTTATAAACTTCCGCTTAATATCTAAAATTTTTTCAATGCAATCCCTATCTTCAGGCTTTTTATACCAAATTTTAATCAAATCCATAACTTTATTACATCTAGTTCTTGTTGCCTCTGGACTAACTACTCCTGGACCAACCATGAGAAATCTAATCATCTCATCCAAACCTTCAGTAATTGTCTTCTTAATACTGTTTTTGATACTCTTATAGTTATTTATTGATTTTCTAATATCACCTAATTCTGTAACAGCTTCTTTAATAGTTTCCATAGAGTTAATTTTTCATTACTTTATCTATTACTAATTGTTTTATATCATCTTCAGTTAAACCAAAATAATTACTAAGATTTTTAAGAATAAATACTCCTTTATAATGCTGAGTAAGATTAAGAATACTATCTAGAGAGGTATCACTATAAAGACTTTTATATTGTAAGATTCGTTTATATTCAACATTATCCTTTTCAAGTAATTTCTCTATATAAAATTTTTTTAATTTCGGATAATTTCCTAAGAAAAATTTAAGATCAATCTCAAGAATACTAAGATAATACCCATCTGTTACATTTAAATCCACTAATGGTTTACTAGATAATGCAGAGAAATCTATAGAATCTACATGAGAAAGAGATTCTCCACAATTACATCTCTTGGGTTATAAGTATCATCTACACCTACCAAAAGTTGCTCGATTTCTGTTCCTTTCATAGCAGTTTTCTTAATATCTAAAACTCCTCTAGTTATACCATCTCTTATATTATCTACATTTTCAAGATTTTCAGAGAAATATCCTTGAATAAAATCCTTTATATTATTATTTTTTCCTGATAATTTTTCTAAAATATTATTTCTCTTATTTATCGGAATACATAAATGTATTTCTCGATCTGATTCAATATCTAACCAATATGAATCAAAGAAATTTAAAAATATACTTGATACCTTTTCACGTCCTCCACTATAACTGAACTGTTTGAGCGAAAAAGGTTCAATATAACTTCCTAGATAAAGAACTAATTCCATCGGAGATAATGCATATACATATCCAGGTTTCCATTTTGTCGTTTTAGGTTTTGTTGCAATCAATTTCCCAATCTCCGTAGAATATATAAATGATTTATTTGTTGAATCTTCCTTTACTAATTTTAAACTAGGAAAACATCCAATACCTAAAGAGAAAGTTCCGTGTAGATTTCCATCAGAAACATATCTAGTATCTTGAAGAATCTTAAAAAATCCTTCAATAGCTACATAAATATAAACGTTTCGCCCTGGGAGTTTTGAATCTAATTCATCATTTTGAATCCTTACAGCTACTCTAGGTCCACCCTCTCCATACTTAACATTATATCTTCCATATGAAGAAAAGAGTGAATTCTCTGCTAAAGATATATGAAATCCAGAGTTAAGTACAACAACCTCAGAGATATCTTTCTCTTCCACTGTTTTGTTACCATTCAAATTGAAATTATCTGACTTAACACTATTATATACTTTATTACGCAATGGTTTTGTTAAGTCCTTTTTATTTACAACTTCTGGAAACAAATCTGTTCCATGGTCAAAATAAACTAATGTTATTTCATACGGAATATTCAAATTTTTCATATTTTTTTATTTTATTTTACATTTATAAGGGACTTAAAGCTTTATTTATGTAATAAAATTTTAATAAAGAATAATAATGAAAAAGAAAATTTATTTTATTTCAGGACATAGAGATATTACTGAAAAAGAATTTAAAGAATGGTATGTTCCTCGTCTTGTAGAAGCAGCGGCCGAAGATTCAGAATTCGTAGTAGCTGAATGTATCGGAGTTGATAGATTAGCTCAAGATTGGTTAAGAGATAATCTTAAGAATCATTCAAGAGTTACAGTTTATCATATGCTTGAAAAACCTAGATATTTAGCTTCTATGTTATTTAAAACGGCCGGAGGTTATCAAGACGATGTTCAAAGAGATTCAGCAATGACAACTATATCAACAGAAGATATCGCATTTATTCGGAAAGGTAGATGGACTTCTGGAACCGCACAAAATATATTAAGACGTTATGAAAAAACTAATTAATTGCTTCTTTAAGGGTATATTTGCAACTGTTATGATTGCAATAACTGGGCAACTTTACTGGAATTTTTATATAGTAGAGAAGTTTGGAATAGGAAAAGTAGTAGAAGATAGTTCTGTATTTATAATTGGAGCAGCTGTATTATACTCTATCTTTGCTCTCTTAACAGGAAGAAAAGATGAAGAAGTATATGAAAAATTTGATTGGATAGAATTAATATGTCTATTTATAGGAAATATATTTTTAATATATCTATTCAAATAAAATAATCAAAGAGGGAGGAGACAACTTCCTCTTTTTATTCCTTAAAAGCCTTATTAATGATGAGATAATAAAATATTAATGAAAAACAATAAACAAAAGTATTATGAATTCAAAACAATTTATAGCAATTACAACCGGAACGGCAATAGTATCTGGTATAGTAGGAAAACTTATAGGTAATAAAACCTGTAAGGAAAAAATGAATTATTACAAAGAAACATCTATTAAGCTTTTTCACTCTTTAGAAATCAAAGAAGAGGAGCTTAATAGATTAAAACAAGCTAATAAAGATCAAACTGAGATTATCAGAGATCTCACAGCAAAAAATGAAGAATTAAAACAAACTTACGAGATCCAAACTAAAACTATTAAGGATCTTGTAGAAGAAAACAAAAAACTCGAAAAGAAATTAAAGGTATCAATTTCAGTAAGAGGGAAATTATTGAATAAACTTAGTAGTCTTCACAGGTTAGTTAAAAACTTAGAACCTACAGGAGACTTAATGAAACAATATCAAGAATTTATCCTTACACCGAAAAGAGAACATGATGCCATAAAAGACGAGGAAATGATGAAGGAAGGAGTTTGATCTCCTTTCTTTTTTTCTTCTCATCCTTTAAAAGCCTTATTAATGTAATTAAAACTTAAAAGAAAAGAAAAATGGAAAAGAATTATGAAAAACAAATATTTCCAGAAGAAGGAAATATCTTAGGGACAGTAAAATTTAAATTCCCGGGAGAAGGAGAATACAGTCTTGCTTTTAATGGCAGGAGTAGTGTTAAAATTCAAGACATAGTAAATAAAGTATGTCTAGGAAAGAGAATAAAAATAAAATTACAAAAACTCATTAAAGATAAATTGATGAGTAGAGTAATAACTATAAAAGATACTTACGAAATGACAAATAACCTATTCGTAAGAGTATTTAATAGTGAAAAGCAATTTATCGGATTTATTCATATTAAAAAAGAATTATAATCATGAAAAAGAATGAAAAAGTTTTAATTAAAGTATCTCCTAAGAATATATTTAAAGCAGGAATAGGGTTACTAGCTATTAATGAATACCGCAAGGGTGGATTTCAGGCAGGTCTATCTGTTTTAATTGGAGGAGCAATTTTAGGATGGTTATTTTTTGATGAATAAAACCCATTAGGAAGGAGTGAGAAAGTTCATTCCTTCTTTCTTTATTTCCTTATAAGTGTATAAATAAAAATAAATAATTATGCTAGAATACTTAAAGAAAACATATAAAGAAAATCATGAACTTGGATATGAAAAAATCTATATTGCAGTAGATATTCATGGTACCATTCTTGAACCTTCATGGAATAAAACTGAGAACTTTACATACTTAGGATCCTCAAAAGAAGCACTTCAGGAATTATCAGCTAGAGAAGATACTATATTATTAATATGGTCATCCAGTTATCCTGAAAAATTAGAAATGTACCAAGAGAAATTCAGGGAAGATGGAATAAATTTTAAATACCTCAATCAAAATCCAGAAGTAAGATCAGGAAGAATTTCTTGTTTTGAAACTAAACCTTACTATGATATTCTTTTAGATGATAAAGCTGGATTCGAATGGACTGAATGGAAAGATATATTAAATTGGTTAGAAAATGAAAGAAGGTGATATTGTAAAAATTAATCCACAGAATAATGGATTTATAGGTTGGGCTGAATTTCTAGAGATCATTAGAGATTTTGGAAAAAGAGACCCTGAAGAATATTACGTCATCGATATTCTAGGGCCGATTTATTCAATTGTTCATTCTGCTCAAGATTCAGGATTTTCGGAGAAGACTATTAATACTTCTAGTCTTCGGCCCATCCCTATTGATGAAGAATTATTTATAAAATACTGTGCAGAAAGATGTACCCTAAGAAAGAATTGTATAAAAGGATGTGCATTAATAAAATACTCACCTAAAAGCCTTATTAATGTAAACAATAAAAATATAAACAATAATGAAGAGTGAAACATTAATTACTGCTTTAGTTACAGCAGGAACACTATTTCTAACAAAAATAATGTTAGATGATGTGATATTAAGAACTAAAAAAGATGAACTAGAAAGAAGACTCGAAAACGCTATGAGAAATTATGAAGGTGATTCGAGAAAGCTTACAGAAAAAGAAAAAGATGAGGTTAATAAAGAGTACGATTCTTTATGTGCTAAACTAGTGAAGAGTTCATATAGTAGTCTCTTCTTAAATAAAAAACTAGAACAAGAAATCGATACTTTCTATTATAAATCTCGTAAACTTAAAAGTAGGGTATAAAATCCCTACTTCTTTTTTTATTCTTGAGAACCTTATTAATGTTAAATAATAAAAAATAAATTATGATAGTACTTGGAATGAGCTGTGCAGATATGATAAAAGAGCACAAAAAAGACGAAGAAATAATTGATGAAAAATTAATGGAGATCTTAAATAATAACAAATATAAGATCAAGAAAATTTATGATAGAACAAAAAAGCCTGTACCTATAATAGATCGAAAGTTGAAAATTAGAGGTACAAATTATAATATCGCAGTAAATGATATAAGTTCTCCAAAAGAAGAAATAAAGAAATCATTAATACAATATCATCCATTTATAATAACTAATGATATTTGGTCTGGAAATAAAGTAGCAATGTTCTTTATAGAGTCATGTGCGAGATACGAATCAAAAACACTGGTAATGTTACTGGAGCCGCACCTTATAAAAAGATATCGTGAGAGATACTTAGAATCAGTGCAACCAGAGAAAGTGACATTTGAAGACTTAGTTTCAACCTTTCTGAAAAGAAATCGAATATATTTCAACTTAGAGTATTTTCCCATTTTTGATAAGAAAGATCCAAAGAAGTTAATAGATATCAGAACAATAAGTAGAATGAAAGATGGAGTAGTGTTTGGAAGAGTTGAACCTACTGGAATTGTTAGATTTATTACATTTATAAATAATAGTCAAGTTAGAAAATCAGATCAAGGAAAATATGTAGAGAATGGATATTATGACAAAATGGTAAAATTATTTCAAGATCCGGAACTTAGAAGAGAAGATATAATTAAATATTTTTAAAAGGGAGTGAATATAAAACTCCCTTCTTTTTTTTTATTTCCGGCCAGTAGATAAAGAAGCCCTGAAAACCTTATATGTGGCATAATAAATAAAATGTTATATTTAAATTGTATTTTGACTTATAAGCCCCTGGTTCGTGATGAATAGAGGGCTTTTTAATTTTGGCCGGATGATATAACTTGAAGGCCTTATATATGAGAAAAATAAATAAGTAATAATATACTCCTTAAGCAATAATAAAAAGCTTAGGGAGTTTTAAATTTTTATAATATGAAACTAGAAAAATTAATAGAAAAATTTGATCGGTGTTTAGGTACTGTTATAGTTATCTTAGGAATTATATTAGTAATTTCAATAGTAATATCACCTGCACCAAAGCCGAAGGAAATAATTTGGCAATCAGAAGAGGAGTATGAATATGAACAACTCCTCGACTCAATAATGAAAGAGGAAGAAGAACTGAAAGACGAAAAGACAATAAAGGTAACTGCAACTGTCTATAATCCAGTCGAAAGTCAATGTGATTCTGATCCTCTAGTAACAGCAGATAATTCAAAAATTGACCTTGAAAAACTAAATCAAGGAAAACTTAAATGGATTGCTGTATCTAGAGATCTTAGAAAACAATTTAAATATGGATCAAAAGTAAGAATTAGATGTAAATCAGATCCAAGTATCGATGGAATATATGAAGTTAGAGATACCATGAATGAAAGATATAAATTTTGTATAGATATCTTAAAACCCGTCGGAGAAAGTAAGGGGAAATGGCATGACGTCGAAGTAAGTTCAATATAAGAAAGGGATTAATTTTCCCTTTCTTTTTTATTCCTTAAAAGCCTTATATATGTAAAAAAAATAAATGAGCTAGCTCCTAAAGTATATGTGCGAAATATACAAAAGGAACTAGCATTAATTTTTAAGATTAAGAAAAATTCATAGAAAAATACTGGCATTAGAAAAATAACCCAAAATAAACTAGACCAGTATTATGAATAAAAATGAAATTATTCAATATGCTATCATTGCTATAATTATAATCGCAGTGATAGTATTTCTAGAGGATTCTGAATTAAAAGATACCCTCATAGATATATTCAATGATTCTCTGGCACAAATGAATGTAGACAGAGAAAGACGGAGGTTTAGACGAATGTTTGACGACTGACTCTAAACCCACTAACTAAAATCCTGAGATAGAAAATATCTTGGGGTTTATTTTTTCTTAATCTTCATATATTAGAATCTAAAGGATCCTAAAGAGCAAAATGTAACTTATTTATGAGGACAAAGGAGCTTCCCTTATATTACACCCCTTATCGCTACCGCTAGGGGTGTCTAAGGAAGAAACTTTGAATAGATATATAGAAAATAAACCCAGAAAATGAAGATGTTATAAAGATTTTATATTATTGATTTTCGCCTCCTCAAAGAGGCGAATCTAATCTAAATATTGAAATTGATTACTTTTTTTTCTATATTAATATATATTACTATTTTATAATTTTATGGAATTTAAGTAATCAAAATGCGCTTATAGGAACTTCAAACTCTAATTAATGAAGAAGGGAGACTCCTATGTCTTCAATTTTATGTAACTGGATTCTGTATTAGAATTCAATATTAATATGATAATAAACTTAAAATATAATTAATATGATAAAAAAATTAAATGATTACATTGTTCCTAGAGGGATAAGATTTATATCAGAATTAGGAACAAACTTTAGATTTTATAAACTACCCGTAAAGTGTATTATTAATAAACAATTACCTGGATGTGGTTTCACCGAATATTGCTTAAGAGGTCCTGAAAATGTTATTTTATGTAGTCCTAGAAAGATGTTATTAGAGAATAAGAAAGATCAACATGGTAGAGATGTTTATCTTGTAATAAATGAATTAGAAAAGGAATTAACCGTTGACAAAGATTTAAGCAAAGTAGATAAATCTCAAGTATTTATAGATACTCTTAAAGAAGTAGTACATGGAAAAGATACAGTTTATAATAGATTAATGAATGAAATAAAAGATTACCTAAATGAAAGAAAGTATCTAGGAGATAAACCTTGTAAAATTCTAGTTACCTACGATTCTTATAGAATAGTAAAGGATATCCTAGAGAGTCTTGGTATATTCCAATCATTCTACACTGTAATAGATGAATTTCAAACTATCCTACATGATTCTAAGTTCAAAAGTAATACAGAACTAGACTTTCTATACCATTTACATCAATCTCATAGCGCATTATTTGTATCTGCTACACCCATGTTAGAGGAATATTTAAATATGTTAGATGAATTTGATGGTTTACCTTATATTAATATGGATTGGGGTTCTGAAGATCCCAGTAGGATTCTTAAACCTGCTTTAAAAGTACTTAGTATGATGAGTGTGGGGACTAAGTTACCAGAAATTATTCAATCCTATAAAGAAGGTAACTTTGAGTCTGCAATTCGAATGGTTAATGGATATCCTACTAAAATAATTAGTGATGAAGCTGTATTTTATGTAAACTCTGTTAATCATATTACATCCATAATCAAAAAATGTAACCTTCAACCGGAAGAAGTAAATATTCTCTGTAGTAATACTCCTGAAAATCTTAAGAGAATACAAAAGAAATTAGGAAAGAAGTTTATTATAGGAAAAGTACCATTAGAAAAAGAAAAACCTAAGATGTTTACATTCTGTACTAGAACCGTTTACCTAGGGGCTGATTTTTATTCTACATGTGCTAGATCTTTCATTTTTTCGGATTCTAATATAGACTCCTTAGCGGTTGATATTAGTGAAGATTTACCTCAAATTCTGGGAAGGCAAAGATTATTTGAAAATCCATGGAAAAATGAAGCTACTTTTTATTATAGATCAATATGTGACTATAGAAAGGTTAGTCAAGAAGAGTTTGATAAAGAGCTAGAAAGAAAAAAGAAGGCTACTAGTGATTTACTACTTGCTTTTAATTCTACACCAGATAATGCTAAATTGACTTTAGCCAAAACTTATCAAGAAAATACTCAATCTTATAATTATAAAAATAATTATATAGCAGTAAATGAACATCAGGGTGGAACTTTAATACCAGTACTTAACAATTTAGTATTAGTTAACGAGATTAGAGCTTTCAGAATACAACAAATAGATTATAAAGATAGATTTACTGTATTTAGTACTATTCATAATACTTTATCTTCGGATGATATAATAAATCAGAAGGTATCTGAATTTTTGGGAGAGTATCAAAAATTAGGTACATTTAAATCTAAACTTAAACTACTTTGTGAATATGGTTTTAATGATCAAGTAATAGGAGTAGTATTAGATCAAATTGGGGAGCATGATAATATTAAGTCTTATTATATATCATTAGGCCCAGAAAGATTAAAAGCATTAGGATATAATAGATACGATATAGAGAAAGAACTTGGAATAGTAACATTTTCCTATGAACTGTTAGAATCTAGCATTTATTCAGAGTTTAAGGTAGGAGATAAGTTAACATTATCTAGTATAAAGGATAGGTTAGGTTATTTATATTCTAATATCAATTATGATGCTACACCTAAGGCGAAAGATCTAGAAAATTATTTTGAAGTTAAGCCCATAGTTATGTACGAGAGAAAAGAAAATGGATCTAGAAAACAGATTAAAGGTTATGAATTATTAAAAAGAAAATAAATAAAGTTACAGCGTTTAATTAAAGAATTATAAATATAGTATGTTAAGTAATAATTATCTTCCTAGGGAAGAAAAATATCCTAATATTTCACAAGAAGAATTTATACCTATCGAATATATTCATCCAAGTGGAGTAACTATTCCAGGCGATATTTATGTAATTAATAAAATCGGTGAAGTAAAAACAGGAAAAATTTTAAAAATCACTGTTAATAAGAATTATTGTAGAGTATTTTTAAAATTTTCAGATAAAAGATATAATATATTTCTTCATAGATTGGTTGCATCTACGTTTTTAAAAAATCCAGATTTAAATATTTATTCGGTAGTTAACCATATAGATCATGATCCTAAGAATAATAATCTTTCTAATCTTGAATGGGTTACTTCAGCTGAAAATAATAATAAAGTTAGTGGTAAAAGTACTTCAATCGATATTAATAAGTTAATTCAATTTATTGCATTGAATGATAGTGGAGAAGAAGTGTTTAGATTTAATAGAAAAAATAATGGGAATTATGTTTTAGAATCAATACGAATTGCTATAAAACATAATAGAAAATATAAAGGATATTATTGGAAAGTAGAGAACAAAAAAGATCGTATTATTCATGGATTTTCCGGGAATTTAAATGATTATGAATGGTATGAACATTGGAAATATCCTGGATTATATGTATGTAAGGAAGGATTTTTAAAATATAGAGAAAGGTTATTATATAGTCTTGATAAAGACCAATATGTTAGAATTACATTTAATAAGGATTCGCTAAGAGTTCATAGAATTATTATGGAATTTATCTTAAAAAGAAATTTAACTGATGGTGAAGTAGTAGATCACATTAATACAATTCCATATGATAATCGATTTTCTAATCTTAGAGTAACTAATCAGAAAGGAAATATGAATAATCAAACGACCAGAGAAAAATTATTTAAGAATATAGTACTTTGTAATTTATATGGAGATTTTTTAGATTATATTTCTTCAGAAGAACTTAGCAAAAAAGTATTAAATAAGTCAAAAGAAAGTAATAAATTTAATAGAACAGGATTTTTATATTCTAATACAGTAAGTAAACGATTTATATGTATTGAGGTAGGGGATAGTTTCAATTTATATAAGAAGATGGAAACTATTGTATATGTTTTTAATAAAGATAAGACAGAAGTTTTAGGGGCTTTTACTTCAGTGGAGTCAGTAAAATCCAATGATAATTTAAAAGTTTTACAAAAAGACGCAATAAGAGATAACTATTTAAATAAGAATAAGTTAGATAAATATGGAAATTACTATATGCGTGGACCTAAAGCAGTTGAATTAGTTTTATCTTTAGGTCATGGAACAGCAAAAGATTTTCTTATAGAGTAATTTTATTAAGGAAGAGAGTTATTTCTCTTCCTTTTTTACCTTCAAAACGCGCTAAAACAAGGGTCAATCCCTAATAATTGAGAGAAAATTTCAGGTTCTCTCAAGGTTTATACTAATTAATTAAAAATAATAATGCTAATAAAGAATGGAAGACGATTATTTGTTAGATGAAGAAGAAGAAGACCTGGAAAATCAAGGATATCTAGGTCCAGACGAAACAGGAGATGATTCTGACGACGATGACTCTGAAGGTTCTGATGAGAGTATTATTGGAGATGACGAGGATGAGAAGAAAATTAAAGTAGATGAGTCTCAGTATGAAGGTAAGATGACTAAGGACGAACTTTGGTTATCTACAGCATACGATGACATAATAGCAGCAGGAAAATTGGATAAAGATAATGCAATTGAAGATGCTGTTACTACTATAGTTTGGGCTAATCCTAAACATACTTCAGTTAATACAGTCGGAAATATTATTAAAGATTTGTTTCATAAGCAAGGTCACTCTCGTATGGTTAATAGCCTCTATACACCTGATACTCCTTTACGCGGAGAAGATGTTGATATAGACTTTAAAGATGAGGATGATTCTGGATTTAATAAGAGATATGCTGAAGAAGCGAGAAACCAAATAGCAAGATTCATAGAATTTTTGGCTACTCGTGATATTAGCAAAGACTCTATTATATCAAAGCGAAGAAAACAAAGACAAATTCCAGCTTTTATTATTTTCTTATTCTCTTCTGGTATGTATGACTTAATTGTTGAATGTCCTACTATGCCCGAAGAATATGCAACTCAGATAAAAGAAGCAATGAGAAAAATCCTAAAAGCTAAGTATGATATCGTCGAAGAATTAGCAAAGAAGTACGAAGAAATGGGTAGACAGGCTGTGGCAGATCGAGTTAGAAAGTTACAGTTATCATGGTTTAATAAAGAACCAGCCGAAATTAGATCATCAGCCGAATACTCTGATCTCGAACTTACTTATGACGACGTATTGGTTTATCGTGAATATAGATCCAGATTTACTAATACATCAAGAGCTATTACTCAAGATATTATTTCAGATATGATTGAGGTAGTTATAGATAAAGAAGCAGGAGTTTATGAAAGATTAAAAGACAAGACCAGATCAGATGCAATATCAGATGTAAAACAAGTATATAAAGATTGGTCAAAAAATAATCCTGACGATTCTGAACTAGCTACTAAGATAATTTGGAAAGATGTCGAAGGAATGGTTAAACAGTAAAAATATTAAAATTTTATGTCAGTATCTCTTGAGTTACTAACCGATGAAGCTATCATCGATTATACTAAAAGTGATGGAAAAGATCAAGTCCTATTTAATCATAGAGACTTGGACCTGAAGTACAATGGAATACAACCTATCGCCGGTGGAGTCTATGATGTCGATATTTTTGGCTCACCCATGGAAGATAGATGTATTTGTGGAAAAATTCGACAACCCTCTGCTGAACCTTGTCCTCATTGCGGGGCAAGAGTATTTACAAGAGAAGAGGGATTGAGAAGATTTGCTAGAATTGAACTTCCTTTCTATTACTTGAATGATTTACGTTTTGATATCTTTAAAGAACTTTTCGAAGATATTTTTAAAGATAGTAAAATTGTGTTAGATTTCTTTGGAGACGATCTTCGAAGAAATGGTTATAGTGCAAGAGGAGCAAAGAAATTAGGTATTAAAGTTTTTGATACCTGCCAGTTCGAATATAATCCAACAACAAAAGAACTAAAAATATCAGAATTTATTACTGATGAAGCTCTATGTTCTTACGAAGGATTAATTAAAATTATTGAAGAACATTTTCCCGCTCGTCTTACAGAATTTAAAAAATTAATTAATCGGTATTACCTAGTACAACCTGCTATGATGAGACCTTTTACTCTCGGAATTAAAAACGGGAAAAAAGTAATGGGATCTCATAAACTTAGTATTTGGTACTCTATTATTATCAGACTTTGTTGCGTAGAAGATAAAAAATCTAATGACTTGAACTATGAGGAAGTTACATCTAAATTTAATACCCCTGGAGAAAGAGTTAGATATACAGCCCTTTTACGTGCTCTCCTAAATGCTGGGAAAAAAGAAGCTACAGCACTACTTAATACATCTAGAGAAAATCTAGCACGTGACTTGTATTCTGTCCGTACTAAAAATTCTGCTAGATGCCCAATTATACCTAGTACTACATTAGCTATCGATGAAATCTCTGTTCCAATACATATCGCTTATGAAATGTGTCGGGAAGGTTTCTTAGATTACTTAATGAAAGAGCTGAATTTTACCAAAAACGAAGCACTCAAAGCAACAAAAGAAGAATATAATAATCCGGAAACTCTGAAAATGTTTAAAGAGTATGCGGAAAAACAAATCGTACTAATGGTTTCCTAATTGGTACGTTAGGTGTGAATCCTAGAATATTACAGTACCTGAAAACTGTAGTATTAAATTTTGTGTATTGCTGGGAAGAATCTTATTTCTAATCAGCAGTTGAAAGTTATATTTACAAGAAAACAAAACCCTAAAAAAGAAGAGCTTATGAAGATAAAAAGAAAATTATATTCATCTTCGCTATCTTCTAACAGCCCCTGGAATCGTTCCGAACATATGAAAGCGCTTCACGCACAAGGACGATATACCGGAACTTCTAAAATTGGGCTGTGGAATTCTAGCGAAGAGAAAAGATTAAGAATGGCTCAGATTATGACTAAAAATGCCCTAGATAAAAATGCTAAAGGGTATGGATCTGAATATGCAATGAGAGTAAATAACCGAAACCTCCTTTTTAATAAATTTCAAGGAGAACAAGGATATATGTACTTCGTTAAATTTCCTAAGTCAGTTAAAATCGGATTCTCTAAGGACTGGGATCGCAGAATTAACTATCAGTTTCCACACATGAATCATATCTTGGGTGGACAGGTTATAGCAATCATCTCTGGACCTACAACCGAATTAGCTGACCTCGAATTTGATACACTTATTAAATTTCAAGACTATACGAAACTTAATGAAACCGGAACAAAATATACTGAATTTCTAGATCTAAAAGTCAAAAAACAAGTATACGACTTCCTAAAACATAGAGTTTCTGAAAATAAAGACCTAGAATTTTTAATACAAAACTCACTGTAAATATAAACTATTCAACCCAACGACTATGGACAAAACCAGGCTAGTGTTGTGATAACCTAGTTTTAACCATGGAAAATATAGTCTTTGCAGGGTAGAAAATATCCTGGATAATCAATTATAATGTTGGCTAAAGTATTGATTATCACAGAGTTAATCGCCAACCGAGTCTCCATAATAATTATTACTGTACTTGTGGAGACATTAATAAACCTTTTAAAATGCTGGAAAATAATTAATATCAATCAGCAATAAAAATAGACAGAAAATTTATTGATTACTATATTATAAATAAATTATATGAATGAAGATATAGTATTTAATAAGTTAATTAATAGAAATCCTTTGAAAGGTAAAAAATATTCTGAAAACGAATATAAACGTGTTGAAGGAAAAGCAAAAATTTACTATAAAGTGTTTTCTTGGATGATTGAAGAAGACCAAGATATCTGGATAAGTTGTAAAACTATTAAACAATTTCTAAGAAAGTATAACATAACTATTCAATTATATTATGATATAGTTGTTCTAGGTTTAATATCTATAGAAGATCGGCCTAGATGTGAAACTTGTCATGGAAAAGTAAAGTTTTATAATATGTATGATGGATATCAAAGATTCTGTTGTAAATCTTGTATGGATATTGGTCTAAAGGGTAGAGAAATATCAAAAGATACAAGAGATAAAATGTCAAAAAGTCATATTGGTTTAAAATCTTCTCCAGAAGCTAAGAAAAAGATCGGAGAAGCTAATAAAAGGAGAGTATTTACTCCAGAAATAAGAAAAAATATGTCTATAGGGACTTTAAAAAGAATAACAGATCCTAAAAAACATTTTAAAACAACCGATAGATTTACGACTAAGGGTTTTAAATCTGGAATAATTAAATCAGTAAAAGCAGGAAATATTGATATAAAATACCTGTCATCCTGGGAGAAAACTTTTATTCAAAATTGTGATAAGGATAGTAATATTATAAAATTAGAAACTCCAGATCCAATTGAATATAAAAAAGATGATGGAACTGTACATAATTATCTACCAGATTTTAAGTTAACATTAGACACGGGAATAGTAGTAATAGTAGAAATAAAGCCAAACAATTTAGTAAAGAAATCTCGAATAGTTTTACTAAAGCGAATAGCAGCAAAAAAGTATTGTAGAAAAAATAGTTATAAGTATATTATTTTAACCGAAAATGAATTATTTAATAATATTCACGGTTCGTTTAATATTTACGATTTTGTTGTTTAGTAATATTTAATCTTTAGTAATTGATAGATTTTCTGTTTATTTTTAATCAACGACTATAGTAAGGGATCTTTTATTAAAAAGATATAATATAGTCTAACCTTAAATAATTTAATTTAAGAAAAATGGAGTACAGTATTTTTGCCATGAAATTAAGAATTCATGACGATTATACAATACATTTTCCGATTCAGGTATGCGAGCCTTTGAATGCAGATTTTGATGGTAAATTATTGCCGTTTAGGGTAGTAATATCTTAAATTACCAGTAAGTAAATTCGGTGAAGGAATATAATTAAATTCTAATACCGAGCTAAGAAATATACAATTCTTAGTGTAACGAATAAAGACTTACCAAGATAATATATCTTGAAATTATATTCTTATATTAATGTAATTCATTGGTAATTAATAGGATACTGTATCGATCCAACTCGTACCACCCGAAGCCGCTGTCGAAACCTATGAGCGCATGTCGCCAAGATATGTGACAATTTATAAAAAGAACAATTTTTAGAAAGTTGCTTAGAATATTAATAAATTCTAAGAAAATTCTATTAAAATGCTGGAAAGTGTATAACATAAATCAGCATCATCGAGTGTAAAACGAGATGTTCAACGACTAAATATAGAACTATGAAATTAGTATTTTCATAGATGATATAGTCTAAGTTTACAGTAATATTGTAAAATTATCTGGAACCTATTTATAAATTTAATCACGAGACGCTTAACGGCCTTGCGGTAGCGACGGAATATGTATTTGATGATCAGGAAGAGTTAAAGAGTCCGAGATATTTTTATACAGATTATGTCCAATTACTTAAAGATGCAGAAATAGATAAGAAAATAAAAGTAGGTACACCAATTGTATTTACTGGAAAAATAGGCAATGTGGAGTATCAATCAAAAGTTACTTCTTATGGTCGCCTTAGAATTTCGAAGATTATTGATGCAGATATAGATAAGATTGGAATATTCTCTAACGAGTTTGAACGTATCGGAGCAAAGAGCGCAACAAAATTAAGCCTGTACCTAAATCAATTCCCTGACGGAGTTGAGAAAAGAAAGGCTCTTACAAAATTTGCGCTTAGAGTCGTTACGTTAGCAGGTGTCGTAACTTTTGATTATAAAACGTTATATGCAGATTGTGACACTGAAACTTATAAGAGAATTTGTAATGTTGCGGATTCAAAAGATCTTACTGATAAACAGAAACTTCTTATAATGACAGAGGAATTTAAAAAATATGAGAAAGAAGTTTCTGAAAGTTTTAGTTCAGACTTAAAGAATGAACTAGCACGCGCAAATCGTGTAAAACTAGCCTCAATTGTAGCTATGAGTATGCCCCAATTTATTACGTCAGGGGTAGATGAACGTCCTGTTATAACTCGAGGAACTTTACTCTCGGGATATACAGAAAAAGATTATCAGCTTCATGCGATCTCTTGATTTGACCTGATCTTGGTCGCATTAAAACTCTAAAAAATGCTGGAATAATAAAAATTGAATCAGCATCTTCGGTTAAATTCCGAAGTTCAACGACTGTAACTAGAGGTAAAATGATACAGTCTACTATTAAATTCGTTAAATTTAATTATAAAAGTGAGAATAGGTCACTGCAAAGTATCAAAGTTAGTGGAGTTAGAAATAAAACCTGAACTTTATGGTAGCCCACTATAAATAACAAAGAAATGCTGGAAATAATAATAGACAGACGAAGTCAAAGTTTTTTAAAATCAGCAACTTATCAACGAGAAAAAGATGAATTATTAGTACTTTTTAAAACTTAATGTGTAGATTTGAAAAATTCTTAGAAACTCTAAGGCTTGTTGGAAGTATAGCAAGAACTATACTCTCTGGAATTGAAGAATATAGAAAAATTCAAGAAACAAAAGCTTATCGAGAGAATAAGAAAAATAATGTAAAATATCTACCAAGACCAAAAAGGTATAATAGTAGAAGAAAACAAAGATAAGATCAACGACTATGTATTGTTAGATTAAGGAAACTCTTTAATCATGATATAGTCTAATCTTACGTGAATAAGCGTAAGCAGGATAAGAGATTAGAAGACGTCTTTTAAAAATTATAATATCTAATCTCTTTGAATGGCCTAGTTCAGGATATTTAACACGACAAATTTCATTCCTTTTAAATAGTTTTATATATCATGAAGGAGAAGATCCAGAAAACACAGGATTACTCATTCCACGATATAAAGCATTAGGAAGAACAGCACCGAACGGAAAGGTATACCCAGATAAACCTCTTGCAAATGGCTCTGAAGATGACCTTGTTCCAGTACGTTCGATTGTTACAAAAAGAACTGGAGATTTAAGCACAATTACACCAGACTTGATTGGAAAAAAATTTAAGTTTACTGATGGAGCAGCAATTGGATTGTCATTTGCTACATCATTAACTGAAGGTATTTTAGTAAGTGCCGTTTAAAGAAGCAATTCTCTAGATTATTAGTAAGTAAATTTGGTGAAGGATCTTGGATTTATCCAAATAATTTAATACCAAGCCTTAAGGAGAAAACTTAAGGTATAACGAATAAAGACTTACTAACTTATAATTAAAATATAAGTTAAATTTATATTCTAAACTATAATAAAAAGATTATAGATAAATTGACTACCCAATCAGCATTAGGTCTTAAACATGGTGGCCATAGATTATATTTGTGGCGTATAATTTCAATAATTGCTGGAAATATTTATAATAAAATAAATCAGCAGGGGAAAATAAAATCCCTTCAACGACTATAAATGAAACTAGATAAAAATTTCTAGATGATATAGTCTAACTTATAAATTATATTATAAGATTAATTGGAACGTGTGCTTAATACAGAAGCAAATCTTAAAGCACCAAAACAATGTGAGTTTAGAGAAGAAGGTAGATGGATTTACCTAAAAGTCAGAGGAGGAGAATTAAAATATCCAAGACCTGATAATTGGGTAGGAGTAGGTAAAACGAAATTCGAAAAAGGTGACTTAATTGGGTCAGCTTATAACACTACCTCGCCGATAAATTATATGTCGAAAATATAAGAAAATTTTCTTATATGATAATTTCAAGAATATGCTAGAAAGATAAATTTATACCTAATTAGCAGGAGATAGTAAAAAATTATCTCTTCAACGACTATAAATGAAATGGAAATTTATCCAATGATATAGTCTGACATATTAATAAATTAATATGACTTATCGATATAAACTCAATGCCTTAAAATTAATTGAGGCTTAGGGAAAATAAACCTAAGAAAATACCCATTATAATGCTGGAAAACTGTGAAGTAATCAGCAGTGTGTAAAAATAAAATTAATTATGACAGAATTGTGGTATTATAAACAATATAATAAATTAATAGATAAATGTATACAAATGGAATCTGAAGGATATCCTAATGATATGTATACAGAAGTTCATCATATATTGCCTAAATGTATGGGAGGAACTAATAAGAAAAATAATCTAGTTAAGATGCCAATAAAATATCATATCTTTGCTCATATATTCTTAATGAAAGCTTTTCCAAATAATAATAAATTATCATATGCAGCTAAATGCATGACTACAGTAAGTAATGAACATACTGTAATTAGAAATGATGTAGTGAAAAGCTCGATATCTATAAGACTGTTATCTGAAATTAAAGAAGAAGGGTCTAAATATATGAGAGGAAGTTTAAGCCCTAATTATGGGATAGTTAGATCAGACGAAACAAAGCGAAAAATGTCTGAATCTAAGTTAGGGGAAAAGCATCCGTTGTTTGGTAAAAAACTATCAGAGGAAACAAGAATAAAAATGTCTAATTCTCACAAAGGAGAAAATAATCATTTTTATGGTAAACATCACTCGAGTGAAAGTAAGAGAAAGATATCAGAAAATAGAAAAGGAATCTATCCGAATTCAGAAACTAGAGAAAAATTATCAAAGTCTAGAATGGGAAGAAAAAATCCTAAAGCTAGAAAGATTCAAAGCCCTGAAGGTATAATTTACGATACTGTTAAAGAAGCAGCTGAATCAGTTAATAAACATCCAGCTAATTTTTGTAAGTGGCTAAAATCTAATCCAAATAATGGATGGACTTATCTAGATTAATTATAAAATTTTACACATTCAACGACTATATATGGGACTCTTATTTTATATAGGGATGATATAGTCTATCTTATCAATCTAAGTGATTGATTATCAGAAAATTAAGCTAATGCGTGCCAAGGGTGAATATAAAATTGCCGTTTAAAGAAGTAATTTTTTAAATTATTAGTAAGTAAATTCGGTGAAAGGACAATCCCAATACCGAACTGATAAAAGAAGATTTATTAGTGTAACGAATAAAGACTTACTAGGTTGAAGTATACCTAAATTTATATTCTAAACTATAATAAAAATAATTATAGATAAATTGAGTGATGGCACAAGATATTTTGAGAAGGATAATGTTATTGTATCTGATTGTTATGCTTTGAATGATGGGGTTATTCATTACAAAGAGACTAAGGAAGGTGATATTGAAGTTTGGATTGGTGATACTCAGTATGATTATAATCCAGATTGTATGTATTATTTTCCTGATGGTACAGAGGTTAAGAAGTTTCAAAGAATTTCCAGCGGAGTTTGCAATATGAATCATGTTATTGCAGAGTTGGGTTCTAATATTAATGATATTTACTTAATCTTTAGAAAACAGTTCTATACTTTAACAGATGGAGGATTTGTATCAACTGGTTTATCAGATCTTCATGCTACACAGGAAGAACTTATTGAACTTCTATTCACAGGTTTAACTGATGTAGGTGTAGATCCAGAAACACAGAAGATTGAAGACATCCAATATCTAGGTACTCAAAGTGGTGTTTTAAATAAGAAGTCATTCTATACTGTTTTGTCTTACGGTTATAGCTCTAGAGTTGTGTCTAAAGCTCTCAAAGGGGAATTAAATCTTTCTGGTGACATAATGACAGAAACTATATTAGGATTACTTTTAAATAATAAACTTGACGAAAAACAAAAGTAAAAACAAATTATGGGAACTATTAAATTTGAAATAGATCTTCCAGAATTTGAAAAAGAGTTGAGTATTAATGTAACTATTCATAGAGATGGTGAGGTGGTTTATACTACTACCTCATCTTCCTCTGTGGATAAATCTAATAATACTAATCTTTTATCGAGCCTTGGAAGTAAACCCGAGCAAGAAAAATGTATCTCTGTGGATGGAGATAAACAAAAAGAAGAAAAACCCAAGAAAGCATCAACTACATCTCGAAGGGGAGGAAATTTGATGAACTTGGATATATGATGATTAAAACCAGAGAAGAGAATTTTTTGTTATGAACGATAATTATTATAAAATTATACTATCATATGAAATTCCATATAACATTTTAGACAGTCAAGATCCGAATATTATACAGGCGAGAGAAATATTATATGAAAAACTTAGAGATGATATTTTTCCGAAGTATGAAAGATTTTCGGTAAAGCTTACATTACATCAACTTAAAGATAACTTCAATTATCTTGTTACTTATGAAGCTTTTTTTAGATCTCTTGATGGTAAACCTATGGGAGAATATGTAGAGGCTCGTAGCTTAAAAGATAGTATTAAATCAGAATTAGAAACATTTTTTAATTCAGTAGATTGCGAATATAAGCAATTAAATATAAAACCATTAGTATAATGAGTAATTTTAATCAATATTTCAGAAACACTGGAGCAAAAATTATAGTAGATCGATTTTTTAATAAAGTTGATGCATATAATCCTAAAGTAAAAGTTGGAAAAATTGGATATTCATTTATAGAAGAACCTCCTCAACCAGCTTCTTACTATATTGAAAATGGATTAACTGCTACACATAAAGTAAGAATTGAGTATACAACTATAACGGATGGGAAAGAAGATCCTGAAATGAAGTATGCAGAATTCGAAGTTCCTAAAGAAATTGATGGTGCATTTATTATAGAAGGCGCTTATCGTATTTCAACTAATCGAATGGGATCTGATTATGACTGTCGTATTAAAATGTCTGGTACAGGAGATTATAAAGTTAATTTCGACTATGATAGAGTTTACGATATTCAAAAACAGATTCTGAAGATAAAAAGAATTAATCCGGAACTTGGAATTGCAGATAAACCAATTGATATAAAGTTTGAAGACATTGATAAATACTTGGAAACCGATAAAAAGGAGATCTTGAAGTTAACTGAAAGACAAACCAAGAAATTAATGATCAAACTTGACTTGGATTATAAACCTGAATATATTACACAAAAACTAATACAGGAATGTTTGGCCTTTGGAGATGATAGACTAAAAGACTTAATCATTGACAAAACATTAGAATCAGTTCCTAACAGTTTTATGCAATATATCTTTAGGAATAATAATGGACGTAACTATTTTGCAGCTAGACGAAGAATTACATCATATTTTACAAAGTATGGTAAAATTCAAGATCAAGTTACTGCAATTAGTACTTTGTGTTTTAGATTTTTTAAAGGAAGTAGCGATAACAAAGGAGATTCAGGAGTACAGGTTCCCCCTGGAGTAAATTCTATTAACTTAGAGGCAATCTCCCAAAAAATTGTTATTCCAGATTCAGTAAGTTTTAATACGACATTCACGGATTTAATCGACATTTCAGACACACCTATTAATAATAATACTAATCTTCAGAACTCACTTACAGTTTCATGTCATATTACAGACAATGATGTACTATTTGATGTATATGATACAAATTTCGTAAAAATAACAATAAAATATATAGACTATCTTAATAAAAAAGTAGCTGCCAGTGAGTATGTAGATTATGAAACTAATACCTTGAAACCTGATAAAGATGGTCAAGTAGAAGTTAAATATAGGATGAAGAGGAAAATGGTTCCAATCGAAGAAGTGGAACTAATCGACTTACATCCTGATTATAGATTGTCTAGTACAACTCGAAGAATTCCATTTACCAATTATAAAATAGTTGCCTAAAGTTTATTAGATTTTGGGAAAATTATACTAAAATGCTGGAAAAATCTTGGTTATACCAAGTGTAAATCAGCAAAAAGGATTATCTTAGATCAATCTAAGTAATATAAATCCTTTCTCAACGACTAAATGTATAACTAAGTTTGAAATATAACCTAGATGATATAGTCTACTCAAATTTATAAAAATAATTTAAGTGTATACAGATAGTGTCAGAATCTCAATGGGTACTTCGATGCTTAAACAAAGTATACCTCTGATTAATGCGGAGCGTGCACTTGTTGACACTGGAAGGAATGAAGAGTTGAAAGATAATATATTAAATGAAAAGTTCAGTTATCCAGAGGGTAAGGTAAAGGATATAACAGAGGATGAAGTTATAATTGAATTGCCTGATGGAACTGAGACAAATATTTTACGAAGAACAGCGATTCAGAGTATAAATGACGTGGCGGTATTTACAGAGCCTAAAGTAAAAATCGGCCAAAAAGTAAAACAGGGAGATATTATAACTGGTGCAGTTGGACATACTCCTGAAACATATAAAGCCGGCGTTAATGCTCTGGTACTTTTCCACGCCTATTATGGTTTAGTAAATGAGGATGCTTTGGTGATATCAGAATCATTTGCAAATCGTATAGCATCTTATAGTATAATTGACTTAATGATTAATGTTAAGAGTACTAGTGCTATTAAGTGGATCGCCCCTATTGGAACAAAGGTTAAATCAAAAGATGCAGTAGTGACATTATATAAAGCTGTTCGTCTTGATGCTATAAATCAGGCACTACAAGAAAAACTCGGAGGACTTTTCGGAGAAGGACATGATCTCTCCGAATATACTATCGAGGATCATTTAGTTGTGCCTAATAATATAGACGAGGCAATAGTTTCTGATGTAATGATACAGGAAATGAAGAAACCTAAAATTCCTAAATCAGTAAAATCACCTGACTATTCATTTACACATACCTCTCAGGATGTTATAGATGAATATGAAAAAACAAAATCTAGAAAAATTATCTACGAAAAATATCCAGAGTATATTGCAGCTGATACACTAGATCCTATTAATATGGATCCAGATGCTTATAAAGTTGTATATACTATTCGTGTAAGACTCATAAAGAGGACCGTGGGGATGATCGGAAGTAAAATTACATCACGTTATGGAGGTAAATTAAACTTTGCCGTTTAGAGTAGTAATACTTTAAATAATTAGTAAGTAAATTTGGTGAAACTAGAGTAAGAAATAGTAATACCAAGCCTTAGAAAATTAAAAACTAAGGTATAACGAATAAAGACTTACTAGGTTGAATAAATATAAACCTAAATTTATATTCTAAACTATAATAAAATAAATTATAGATAAATTGAAAGGCGTGGTATCTTCTGTGAAACCCGACGATATGATGCCGATAATGGTAGATAATGACGGTAAACAAAGACGAGTAGAGGTTGTGATTTAATAAAAAGTCACCTAAATTAATAAAATATTATTTAGGAAAATTATACTAAAATGCTGGAAAGAGAAGTAAATCAATCAGCATCATTGAGCGAAAGCGAGATGTTCAACGACTAAATGTATAACTTTGGATGTGAAAACCGAAGATGATATAGTCTAAATCATATAGTGTTAGTATATGTTAACTTTGGAACCCCTACAGCACAATAAATCGTAAAATTCCGAGTGTCCTTATGGAATTACAACTCGGAAATATAGCACACAAACTGCACGATCTTGTAGATAATTATAAGAAAACAAAAACAGGGCAAAAGAAGATTAAGCCCCTTCTTGAAACATATTACCCCGGACGTTTTACTAGTATGGATGTAGAAGAAATTATAGAACGTCATAATACTAGTAAAATCGAGGATATGTATTATTTCAATGTTGGCTGCTTCTCTACTAAATTTACTCCAGAACTTGTAAATCAATGGGCTGAAGATTTAGGTGTAGAAAGTCAGAGTAAAATTCTTATGCCTGAGACTGAATTAACAGATCTCGATGAATTAAAAGAAAATCTAGAACCAGAAGAATATGATAAATTAGTTTCTGGAATGTCTGGTAAGTTTAGAGAAGTAGATAAACCTTTGCAGGCGGGATTCATGACCCTTGAAGAGTTATACCATATACCATCATATAGTAATAAGGTTACATCAAGTCTATATGGCGTAGATATTAATGCTAAACGAGATGAACCTATACTTGGAAAGGGACGCTATAGACAGACAGGACAGAAAATTGGTGAGATGGAATTGGCCGTATTACTTTCTAGAAATGCGGATCAATTTATCAGCGGTGCTAGAAAAGACACTGCGAAGGAAGATAATCAAATATTTTTAAATAATTTACTTGGTCTAGGATTAACCGTAGTAGATGATAAGGGATTTAATCAAGGTGGATTAAAAATAAAATGGTCCAAAGTTTGAGATATAACTTAAGAATTGTTAGAATTGCTAGAAAGACTTAATGAGAAAGTTTAATTAGCAGTCTAGATTTATAAAACTAGATTCAACGACTATGTGAACAATTATAAATTGAAATCTAATTTGTAAAAGATATAGTCTAGTACTAAAATTTATTAGAGATAATAATTAGTAAGCAAGTCTAAAAAAAGAATTAAATGATTTAAAGATTAAATTCCGTCGTAAAAATAACCTATTAAATATGGGAGGTAATTGATATGGAAAATAATAGCTGTTTAATGCTAAATTGCTCGCTCTATCTTCCAGTATCTTTATCTGCTATATTTAGTAGAGAAGATCTTAAAGATACTGGAATTGAAAATGAATCACATATAACATTATTATACGCTCAAGGAAAAGAAATCCCTAGGATGAATATTCTAGGAGATATCGAAACTATCTTAGGAGAACCCGAATTTGATAATTTTATTGAATATATAAGATCTGAAAATACTGAAAGAATTTTAAATAATTTTGAGATCGGATCTTTTGAGAATGATAGTGATTATATAGTGTTGAAAATGAAACAAACTAGTGAATTGTATAAAACACTTGGATTAATCAATAAAGGATTAAGAACGAAGTATGAAGTTGTTTCTGAGTATTCTTATACACCTCATATATCTCTTGCTGAACTTCAACCAGGAACAGCAAAGAAATATCTTGAGGATCCTAAAATTAGTTTAATACTAAATGAAAGTTTTGTATCATTTGAAGATCTTGTTATTTCCTATGGACCTAGTAATACGCCCGTAGATAGATTGAGATATAACCTAACTACATTTAATGCTATTGATTACTTCTTTCATACAGAAAATATGAGAAAAGAAAATTCAGAATTAGATTAAAAAATATATGATTCTCATTAATATACTATACTAATAATCTAATTCTAAATAAATCATTTAGGGAGGGAATTGATTCCCTCCTTATTTTAATTTATTATTTTATGAATTGGAAAGAATTTGATTTTAATAAAACACAAAAATACATAATAGACAATGATATAAAAACCAGAAGAGAATTTCAAAGTTCTCCTCATAGAGGTTTATATAAAAGAGCTAGATTAAAAGGATTTCTAAAAGATTTAAAATTTCAAAAAGAACAAACTAATTGGTCAGAAAACTATAAAACCATAGAAGATGTTCAAAATTTTATTGATAAAGAGAATATACCTAATCCAATGTATCTATATAATAATTTTAGGGGATTACATAATAGATGTTGTGAGAAAGGGTGGATTAAGTATCTAAAATTTCCTAAAAAACAAAATAATTGGGAGCATATTAAAACAATTCAAGATGCACAAGAATTTATTTTCAAAAATAATATAGAGTCTCCCAAAGATTTTAGAAATAAATATCCTGGATTAACTAATTTGTGTACTACGAATGGATGGATAAAAGATCTTAATTATATAAACTATACTAAACGTGAAAAAATTTCATGGAAATCAATTAACTCTATTGAACTTATGCAGAAATTTATTTATGATAATTTAATTACAAAAAGCGAATTGCATGATAAATTTCCAGGATTATGTACTAAATGTTATAATAATGGATGGATAAAATATTTAAAGTTTATAAAGAAATCAGTAAATATGAAAATATCATCTTGGGAAAAATCTTTAGTAAGTTTTTTACAGGATAAATTAATAGTAAATACTCAATTAGATTCATATTCATCTTATTCTAAAATAGATATATTTTTGCCAAATCTTAATATAGCTATTGAAGTACAAGGTCCAAATCATTACAGTAAACATTGTAGAGGTAGTTTTAATTCATTTTTAAAAACAAGAAAATCTGATATAAAGAAAAATAGATGGTGTAGAGAGCAAGGAATTACTTTGTTATACTTTAGCTATGATAAACTATTAGTAGAAAAATATGGATATCCCTGGTATATTTACACATCAGAGAAAGAATTGTTGGCAGAAATAGAACGAATCAAATCCTTATAAGTGTAGTAATAAACAAAATATTAATATTATGGAATCAGAAATTAAATTACCAAAGAAAGGAATTGTTGTTGGAGTTGAGTTAGAAAATCTTAATGAGTTTTTTAACCGAACTCAGCATTCGATAGGAACTACAGGAAAGTTTGAGATTTTGAGTGAACTTGAAAAGAAAGTAAAGGGAGAAAAAATACGACACTTAACTGAATATGTTCTTATGAAATATAAACCATTAGAAAGTATTGTATTTAGAATTTCTCGCTATATAAAAGGAGAAAATCAAGAGGAATACATAGTTTATTACAAATTCGAGGGATTTATTTCTTGAGATTAAAATTAGAAGAAGGGATTTAACAATTATCCCTTCTTTTTTCATGTCAAAGCCTTATATGTGAATAAAAAACTTAAATATAGAAAATTTATGAAAGCAGGAGGAGTAATAGCAACTATGATTGCTAGTTATTTAGCTGGAAAAGTTCTTTATGGAACAGGAAAAGCTATAAGTAGAGCTTTAGGTGGTTATCCTAGTAAAGAAGTAGAAAAGAAAATTGATGCTCTTCAACCAAAACTAAATGTAATGTTTAAATTCTATGAATCAAAAAATAATACTTCTAAAGTATCAGATCTTGAGAATCTTAATAAAAGACTCTCTAATGTTATTACTGAAGAGGATTATTTAGAAGTAGAGATTGAAGTGGAAAAGTTTTGGAATATTTATAAAAAAGAGCAGAAAAATTAAAAAAGAGAGGATTAATTTCCTCTCTTAATTTTTTATTTGCTTTCCACTAATTCTTTTGTTGCCTTTCTATGATAACCTTTCTTCTCAAATGCTTCAATAAAAATTCTTTTATGTATTGGATTTCCGGCCGCATCTTTTCCGTAGTATTGATTTCTCCAATGACCTCTTACACCAAAGGGACAATCTATATTTATTTCAGTATCGTATAGTTTATCTACTATAATTACTCCTTGATTTCTTCGGCCAGTATTAGGATCTTCAAATTGTGTAGGTGGATTTTTTACTTTTCCAGATAACACAGATTCAAATGTTTCAGTTTTTATTTCAGAAGTCATCAAAAATATAAAACTTTTAAATGATTCATAGATAAATCTGTATTTTATGCTAAATGATTCCTTAGCTTCAACCGAATATAAAGTTTGATTATAATTATTTTTAAAATATTTAATAAGATCATCTATAGTTTTATTATTTGATAATAAATCTTCTTGACTATCTATTACCTCTTTATAGTAATCTTCTAATGTATCTGACCATCCTAATGAAGTAAACTCATTCATCATTTTTGAAGGAATACTTTTAAAAAATTTATCCAAACAATTAAACTGTTTACAAAGTTTGTATGAGTTAACAAATTCATCCATGCTATATAAACAACCTTCTAAGTTTAATTCAGAAAAATTTAATAAATCACTCTTTTTTATTACTACACTTCCTAATGAATTAAATGTTTTTTTATCATTGCCCATAATACACTTTCCAATAAATGCATATAGTATAATATATTCATTTGTTATACAAAAAATAGAGTGGGCATTATAGTCTGTTTCCTGTTTATCTTTCGTACTAGAATTATATATCAATCCAAATTTAGCTTTCTTTTCTGAATTTCTAAATAAGTTTTCTAAGTTCTTTTTACTGACTATATCTCTTAATTTGCTAGAAAATAGCCGTTCTTTATTAAGTGAATAAAATCGAATATAGTTTTGTATATTACTTGAAATTTTATATTTTCTTATAGGTCTGGGTTCTTTACTTACAACTTCAAAAAATACATTTTCAAATTCAGTAATATGTTTACGGTTCCTTCTAAAATTTTCTAAGCCTTCTTTTTGTAAAACATATTTTACTGCAAATAATTTCTCGTAATCTTTTTCCATAATTTTTCTTTCTTTTAGTTTTTATTACATTAATAAGGATTTTGGGGAAATAAAAAAAGAATATCCAAATTAATGAATATTCTTTAAATAGTGGGCCCAGCCAGGCTTGAACTGACGACCTTCTGATTATGAGTCAGCTTCTCTAACCAACTGAGATATGGGCCCTGTTATAATTATGTCTAGTATCGGGAGGGGAGCTCGAATCCCCACGGGTCTTATTTTTCTGCCCAAAACATTTTAAGTGTTTCTTGTCTACCTATTCCAACATCCCGACATCCTTTTTAGTTGTTATTGTGTCTTGATAGATTTTTTATTTTATTTCAGAATTTCTTCCTCCATAAAATTGATTTCCAGATTCTATAAATAATATCTTTCAATCTTTTCTATCATATATAAGAATTTCAGGGTTTCTGAGATTCCTCTTTTTCCTCAAGTTTAAAATTTCCTGCAGTACCATGTCCTAACGATAGTACTAACTTTACTGCCTCAGGACCTCTCATGTAGTAATATCCGTCTGGCGCAGGTTTTTCAGAATTTAAATTTTTACTAATACTTTTAGTAGAAATAACTGATTCCTTCTTTGCAGATGTAATTGAATTATATGCTCCAAGAACTCTTAATTTATCTTTAGAAAATTTATATATTATATTCTCCATCTTTTTATGTAATTTCTCTTTGTCTCCAAGTTTAATACAAATATATTTTGTAGAAATTACATTACTACTTAATAACCTATCTACTCTGGATCTTTTAATATTGTCTTTTCCAACTAGTTTCTGGATATCTCTCGAAAAACCAAAATTTAAAAAGTCTCCATATAGATCTGCTAATACTATTTTTTCTGATAATTTTTCCAGAGTATTTACATTATTCATATTTCCTTTTTGATCAGTAACTCTAAGATTAGAAAAACTATTATCTGTTTTTATTGTATTAATGTGATCAATTATTTCTCCCTTTTTTAAATTTCTTCTTAAGAGATATTCCATAATAACTGTATGCGCTTTAGTACTATTACTATCAACTATAATATATCCTTTATTATTAAGTGTTCCTATTAATTTATTAAATCTATTTGATTTAATAAATCCTTCACTACACACAGACCATTGAGGATATTTCCAGTGTTCATACCAAGTATAGTCATCTAAGTTTCCAGAAAATCCTATAAGATCAAAAAACTTTTGATTATTTAATGATTCTTGTCGTTTCCAATAATATCCTTTATAGCTATATTGACTTTTTTTAGCAATCGAAGAAATGTAACGTATATCATATCCTTTACTATCTAAAGAATCTATTGTAAATAATTCATTTCCCTTTTTATCCATTGCAGTATATTTAATTCGTTTATCTTTATGAACTGGTAAGCGTCTATCTGGACTATTATTTTCACTTTTAGTAACCCATTCTAAGTTAGATAGGTTATTATTTCTTGGATTATGATCTATATGATTAACTATATTATATATTTTTTGGTTCTGAATTATTATAGAAAACGGTAGCCATTATTATATGAATAGATTTTGCTTTTCTTTTATGCTTTTCTATATATTGTGGAGAGATTGTAGTATATCCAAATTCATCTTGTTGTTGTTTTAATAGTTGTTTAGTGTATTTATTTCTAACTTCAGATTTTTTATTAATCTCATATATATCCTTAATACCTGGATATACTAATGGAATAAATTCATAGTCAGGGAGATCTGGATATTTTTGATCTTGGCGATTAAATGGTTTTTCTTTACACATAACAAAAATAGTTTCTAAATTAAACATCTTTTTCATCACACATATAAGAGAAAAAACTTAAATTTTACGTGTTTTGTAAGTTTCAAGTTTTAATAATATAAAATTCAAGTATATAAAAATAAGAGAGGTAGAAAATGTATCTAACCTCTCTATGTTATTTTACATAAAAATATCTTGACCATTGATCTGTATTCTTATGTTTCCGAAGGGATTGCCTCCGATTATGCCACTAGTTCCAGGGATTTCTTCAGGGATCACCTCTTCTATGACATCTTCATCATTACTAATGATAGTTGGTAATTTTTCTTCGTCGATTGATTCTATTATTTCCTCTTCCATAATTTATTTTCTATTAAAACAATCCAAGTAAATTAGTAATGTCGCCGATATCAGTATTACTAATTCTAGACTCCTCTACTTCTACTACTTCACCTTCTTGATTTACGTATCTAGTGCCAGGGAAAACTATTTCTTTTTTCTGAATTGCTGCCTTGTATTCATAATTTTCAGTAGATTCTTTAAGTTTTTTTACCCAATATTTAGCATAGTCGCCTTCTACTGTTTCAGGATCATATGGTTCTTCAAATAATCCTTCTTTTGGCTGGGGGCATTCCATTTTTACTTTAATAACTGAATCTTCATTTTCAGTATCAGTCATTTCATATTCCCAATAAAAGTAGTTTTTCTTTTTATTACTTTTATATGTACCTTCTGTCTTAAGGTCATCCCATATATTTTTAATAAGCTCCACAATATTAGTAGTACTTGCTTGTCCTGGAGTTAATAAAATCTGTTCTTGAACTAAAGCATTTTCAATAATAAATGCTTGTCCTTTAATTATTTTTGATTTACTCATTGTTTATCAATTTTTTATTTATTTATTTTCAGGTTCAAATTCCCAAGCTCTTCCATGACCTTGAGATAATATTAATTCAACTGCTTTATCTCCCCTATAACTTTTATGAAACAATAAAAGAACACTAGATCGATTTATAAATATTTCTTTTATAAATTTTTCTAATGTTCTTTCATATATTAGGTTTTAACCTTTCTCTAAGTGCATTTTTATCATTTCATATTATCACTAGCTACTTTTTCAGCTAATCTTAAGTATGATATGCAATTATAGTATTCCGAGTCTTCCTCTGGATATACTATTTCAGATACACTAAATATTTTATCTACTTCTTTTTCTACTTCAGGATCATGGAGATATTTTTTCATAAAATAACTTAATCCTCCTAAAACAATAATACCATCATCTAAAGCATCAAGTACCTCTCCATAATTTTTATCTAAATATTGAAAAACTTCGATAATATATTTTTTTGAAAACTCTTCAACTTGTCTAGATAAATCTATTGTTTTTCCTCTGCGTTTTAAAACTCCAGTATCTAAAATTACTTGGCCTTCTTTAATTGAAATTGATATCGAATAATTTTTATATAGATAATCAACGAGATCGTAAACTATTCTAATTACGCCAGAATCTTTTACTCCTACAGCAGCACCTGCTGAAGAAGTACCGTTGATAATACTACAGAAATCTAAAGTTTCAAATCCTCCATCAAGTATTAATGCATTTCTTAACTTAACATCATTACGTCTAGAAGCTTCACGAACATTTAACCCATATTCATTATAGGTATATTTACATGATAAGCCTTGGCAAAAACAATATATATAATCTTCTTTATTTATATTTAATGTTTCATATAAATAATCTAATAATTCATCTACGTTATCATTGGTATTAAAAGCCATTGATAAACCAATAGCTAATTTATCAAATGCATTTATTCCTTCATCTCCGCCATATTTTTTTATTAAATATGACAACCATGGGGCATAAACTGCTTTTAAATCTTCAAAAGTTTCGAGTTTAAGTAAATAAGATCTAGGTACTTTTAATGCTGCAGGTCCTAATACATAATAATCCCCTCCTAATGGAAATACCATATCATCATCACTTTCAAGTGGTTTTTCAGGGAGTTTTGCTGTTGCACTAATAAACTTTTCAAATTTTATTAAACCGTTGGAATCCTTAAAAGAACACTTAATAGCAGAGAAACCAACATCAACACTTAAAATTCTCAAATTGCTCATCTTTTATAATTTTCTAAAATTTGTTCGTAAGCCTTTATTATATTCTTATCAACTTTATACTTTTTAAGATCTCCTAGAACAGTATTAGTTAGGTAATCAAATGGTACATGTGGGAGAAGTGCAGTATATCCAGATGTAACCATACCAACTGAAAAGTGTTCTGTTGGTTGATTAAGTGCTACTATAACAATTTGAGTTAATCCTGACTCTCCTGTAGTATCTTTATAAGCAAATACTAGATCTCCAGCAAGTAATGAACTATGAATACTAGCCCATAAATCATTTGCTACAGACATTGCATTTTCCCATCCCCATACTCTTCTTTTTTCTAGAAGTTCATAATCTTTTTCCGACATTTTTTCACTCTCCATCGGATTCGAGTTTTTCTTTGTCTTTTCCATCACTTAAAATATAAATTAGTATATAATAATAATCTGCTTCTTCACAATCAACTTCTTGAATTCCAACTACATCAATATTAGAATAATCTCCCCAGGTCTTTACTACTTTTGATAGTGATCCTAGAATATGTGCTAAATATTCAGGAGTATCTTGATATTTTCTAGCTTCGAATAGAATATTATAATAAATCCATTCACCAGCCTCTCGATTTCTTTTCTTTGTTTCTAAAAATCTCAATCCTATTCCTGGAGTTTTATCTATATAATCATATTCTAAGATTCGTTGGGTTAATTGATTTTGAATTTCTAATCTAGTATTTCCTTTTAATCCAAGAAGTCGTTTTATATCGTTATTGTATTCCGGAACTGCCATAACCTGATCCTCCTCGTTCTGTTTCATCAAGTTTACTAACTTCCTCTAATTCCATATGAGTTACTTCTGCACAAACCATCTGAGCAATTCTTTCTCCATGTTCTACAGTTACCTCTACAGGACTAAGATTAACTAAAATTACTCCAATTTCTCCTCTATAGTTTGAATCTATAGTGGCTGGTCCATTTAAAACTCCTAATCCTTTTTTAAAGGCTTCTCCAGATCTAGCTCTAACTTGGATTTCAGTTCTAGGGGGAAGTTGAACATATATGCCTGTAGGAACTAATTTTCTTTCTAACGGTTTTAATGTAAATTCTTCACCGATATTTCTAAGGTCCATTCCAGAATCTCCAGGCTTTGCATAACTTGGAAGTGGAAATTTTGATTTATTAATAATTTTTACAACCATGATACTGTATTACTATAAAATGTTTTATTACCTATACCTAAAAAATGTTTTTGTTCACGAGAATCAGTATATACATTTACATCCCCAATAAAGTCTTTAATAATTGTATAACACCAATCTCCATGTTCTACTAAAAAATCTGGCTTATATTTTAAAACTTCGTCAAGATAAAATACTCCAAAAGTCCCAGAATCTACACAATATCTTCCAATAGTTTCCCTCTGATTAACTAATTTTTCAAGATTAATCTGATTTTCAATTGAAGGATTATCGTAAAGATTATAGTAAGCTTCTTCAATATCATCTATGAATTTTTCAAGCTCAAGTAAGCCAAGAATATTTTTTAGTTTTGATACTTTCCATCTTCCATCTCCAACTCCAGTATCTTCCCAAATATAATTATCAGAGAATCCTACTTCTTCCGAGATAGTCATATTATTATAATTAAATCCGTTTCCCCAATCCTTATTTTCTGCAATATAGCAGGGATCTGTGATAATAATCGTTCCGTTAAAATTCATAATTTATACTTTTTTCTTGTTCTAAACTTAAATAACCAAGATGTTCCAGAAATAAACTTTACTTGTCCAATTACATCAGGTCCTTTATACATTTCATTAATATTAGTTGAATAAACATTAAATCCATAGTTTTCAGGGCCAAGACAAGTTCTAGGTTTTATCAATTCTCCAGATGCTATTAAAGATTGAAGAGTTGACATTAGATAATCATAATCTTCTGGTAATAGATAAGTCGGTTTTTCTAAGTCCTCCAGTGCTAAACAATAATAAACTGGGAGACCTAGATATACCGTTTTTCCTTTCTGTTCAAATATAAGTAATCTAGTTTCTTTTTCATATCTTACTTTAATTGGAATCGGAAAGTTTGTTTTTACTGTATTATCAGAAAACTCTACTAAGGAATTATATATTTCTAGAATATCATTTTGTAGAGTAGTCATTGTAATTAATCTTCAGAAGTTGCACAAAATACTTTAATACCCATCTGATCTAAAAGATTATAGATCTGAGTAGTAATAGCTGGTGATACAGATCCAGTAGTATTCTTAATTTTATCCATATTATTTAACAATAATGTAAATGGATTTTTAACACCACTTAATTTATTAGGATCAAACAAACCAGACTGTTCTACAATCTGCCTAAGGATAGCTGGAATTTCAAGACCTTCACCAGGAATAATTTTAGTTGCAGTTGGGTAATCATATTGCATAAAGTTGTAATCGATTACATTCCACTCTACTACATCACCTGTCGGGATACCGGTTGCATTTTCTTCATCATCAGCTACATTTTGAATCTGAACAAGATAACCAACTTGAGCTAACCAATAATTAATGCAAGAAAAATCCTTAGTACTCATTGTAGTTTCTGAATTAATAAAGCTTACTAATTCAGCGTTACCAATACTATTTTCGAAATTTGCTAAATTATTCTTTAAAAAACCCTTAACAAATTCCATAACACTTACGCCCATACCTTCTTTATCAAAACGGCTACGAGCAACACAACGGCCTACCATAGAATTCATTTCTTGGGCCGGAATAGAATACAAATTTACTTCAATCATTTTAATGTTATTTTATATAATATTTAATTCGGGGCTATCAACTAATAAGAAAATAGCCCATAAACGCTCTTCAATCAGACCTAACTCAAACAATTCTTTTTCAGATGTAGTAAAATCTCCAATAGTTAAGATAGCTTTATATATTTCTATAAAATCTATCTCCTTACCATTTTTCCAAGATATATACTGATCAACTAACCAAGATTCGAAGGGTGCATTATTCATTTGCTGATAATCAAGAATAATAAATTCATTAATTCCAAATGCATCCTTAAGGAGTTGAAAAATATCTGAAATTCTTGCTCGGTAGGAATATTTAGATACTAAGATTTTATATACTGCTTTCACTGTATCAGTATAATCTGTATCATTTCTTGTTTTTATATAATTTTTTCTTTGCTCTAAATCAAACATTTTCTATCTCTACTTCTAATGGAAATAATCTCTTAATTTCAAACAGTTTTAAATATTTATCATTATATTGATCCATAAAATCTTTCACTTCTTTATAATGATCAAATACCCAATTTCCATTAAGACTATTTAATACCTTTGATTTATCTTCAAGTTGAAATAGGTAAGTTTCAATAGTAATATCATTTCCTGAACCGTGATAGGATTTAGGAGTACTACTTATCCTTTCAATATCAAATATATCTCCCCAAATTGGATCTCTCCAATCTATATCGAGTACGTAAAATATTAATTCTCGAAGAAAAGATAATTCGAATAATTTATTAAATGAGTTTCCTGATCCTTTCCATTCATACTTAAAAGAGTTAACTTTATCTTCCAAGCCCCAAGATTTTATTAAGTCTAAGAGTTCAAGATAAAGTCTATTCCATTCTTCTTTTGGTTTTTCTACAATTATTGCTTCTTGTTTAAATTCCAATAGACTTTTCATAATAACTTCTTAAGATTGTATAACTTGCTTTCCAAACTAAATCTAAATTTCTCACTTGTAAATCTGTTTTAAGGTAAGATCTTAATTGATTATAGTAACTATTAGGATCATTTCTTTCAACACTTCCCAACAATTGATCTATATTAATCCTAGTACTTTCCCACTTAAATCGATCTATAACAAGTAATTTATTAAGATCTAGTTGTTGTTTAATATTACTAAGAGATCCTATATAATTATTCATTCGATCTAGTCTTTCAGTACACATAGGATTTCCACATTTCAAAAGACTTCCATAAACATCTTTTTCTGACATATTATAACCACAGCTACAAGTTGGCCACATAAAATCTCCATTACCTTCAGTAAAAGAATCCCCTACCATTGGAATAGTTGAATTAGCCATAATAATACTTACTATTGCTCCAGGGGTAATTTTCTTTTTTACCATTTTTCCCACACTTCCAGCACTTGGTTTTCTTACTGTACATCCTTTTACTTGAATTGGATCGATTAGAATATTAGCTGACCAAGAATCTTTTCCTTTAGCTACTTGAGAATTCCATTGTATACCTCTTACTGTAGTTTTTAAAGCTTCAGTTCCTGATCCAGCACCAGCAAATTTTAAGGCGCCGAGACATATTCCAAATTCATCATATACTACCCAACCATCATTTAAGAAGTAACCAGTTGAAGTAACTGTTTTATCTGTTTCTGTATATTCTTTATTTCCGGCGCTCATAAGTTCTTCTATAGTCCATACATCGGCAGGGGAAAATAAGATATGTCCATCAGTTTTTGAACATACAGTTTCAAACATTTTTAAAACTTCACGATAGTCTGTTTTTCTTAGTATTTGTCCTTCTATTGAATCATCAGTATAATATCTATAAGCTCTAAGAGTTAATAAATTATTTACCTCAGATTCACAATACTTAGAATTTATTAGTCCATTGGCTCTTTGTCTAGCAGTTTCAGGATCAGTATCAGAAAGTCGATTAATGTCAACTAATGCCTCTGCCTGAATTGCTACTATACCTTTCGGAAATCTTTTTGGAAGGAAGTTTATTAATTTCCAAGTTTGATCTACCCCATAGTTATCCAAATTTAAATTTCCGACTGTAACTATTCTTTTTGGAATACCAGTTGAAGAATCTAAATAAATTGCTATACTAGATCCATCATACTTTAGATCACAGTATTTTCCAGAGTTTTCATTCATAAACTCTGAAAGAGCACTTAACATAGTTTTTTCTTCAACTTTTTTCTTTTTAATTTTTTCTATATAAGAATTTTTTGTCTTAGTTCCTTTTAAGTATGTTTGATAAACATAATCTCTGACAAAAAATCCATCTTCTTGCGCTGCTCTAGCTTCTAACATATCATATACAGCATCATCCATTCCGGTAGGTACTGAATCAATATAATAGTTTTTACATGCAAGAATAAGGTCTTTCCATTTTTCTAATGATTTTTCTGTAATATTATTTGTAACGCACATAAGTTTATTTATTTTTTAATAGCCATCCAATCATTATATCTTGGACTTCTGAGTCAAACATTTCTTTAATATTACTAAAGTCATCTTCTGGTATAAAAGATGAATTAGGTTTTATTGCAACTTCATATTCAACTTCTCGACGATCAGAATATCTAGTAATTATCTTATATCCAAGTTTTACTAAAAATTCTTTCATTTTATCATAATCCCAGTGTATTCCGAAAGGTTTAGACATCATCATATTACTAATAACTAAATCAGTAAGAGGACAATCTGGTAAATCTTCCGGTTCAAAATCGAAATCATCTTCTTGTTCGTCAAAATTAATATTTCCTTCCTCCCCATCATAGAGAGGAAAGTCATTATCATCTTCTTTTTTCATAATTTTTTTATTTTATTTAACCTCATTAATTAGAAAATCAAGCTTTCTCGGCTGCGTATTAAGCATATAATTTATAATATAACTCACTCCAAAACGATCGATCATATCATCTTTTGTTTTTGATAATATATTTTCTATAAAATCAGGAAAACTTATAGAAATTTTATCGGTTAATTCATAAGCTCCTTGAATTGTTCTATAGTAATATATCTCAGATTCAGAAGAAATTCCATTAAAGTTGTATAAATCACTTTTTAAAAATTTATTAACAAATTCCACTCCAATTCTTTTATAATTATCTCCATGAGTAATTGTATAAAATAATTTCTCTCTTTTAGCTTCAAACCTATAACCTCTTAGGGAATCTTGAGAATTAATTAATTTTAGAATTTTCTCAAAATTTGGAAGTTTTGAAGTATTTGATCTATATTTTTCTCGATAAAGATATGCTAATCTAGATATATAACCTTGATATCTACCATCTGCTAAAGACATATATAACCATTCGTCACTAAATCCAATTGAAACTGAATGGGTATCACTAATTATTATCTTTGTCATAAAATAATGAAACCCCACCCTGGAAATGAAAATCAAAACCAGGATGAGGTGTAGTATATTATGTTTATTAACCTTCTACTTTAGTTTCGGAAATATTATCATCAATGATTGTACAATCAATTAAGAGAATCATTGACGCTGCTGAAATAGAATTTTCAAGAGCTACTCGAAGAGATTTAGAACTATCTAAGATCCCCTCCTCAAGTAAATTACCATACTTTCGAGTCTTAGCATTATATCCAATTCCTGGTTTAGATGATTTAACCTTTTCTAGAACTACTTCTCCAGAAACTCCTGAATTGTCTGCAATTGTTTTAAGAATTACTGGAAGACTTGAGAATACAATTTCTGCACCCTCTACTTCATCTCCAACTAAAGATTTCCAGAATGTCTTATCTTTCTTCACTTCTAATGATCCTTTGTAATAGATATAACCACTTCCTAAAGAACATCCTTCAGCAATAGCACTTTTAGATGCTAGAATAGAATCTTCAATAGTTTGTTTAAGGTTCTGTTTTTCAGTTTCAGAAGCTCCTCCAGCTCTCACTACTGCAATACCTCCACTAAGATTTGCTACTCGTTTCGCAAATTTAGTTTTATCATAATCTGATATTCCAGGATCTGTAAGTTTGGTGCTAAGAATTTCTACCCTTTCAGCAATCTCTTTAGAATCACCACCACCTTCATAGATAATACATGAATCTCTAGAAATTACAACTTTCTTAGCTACTCCAAGATCCTCTTTTGTTGCTTGTGTGACTGATAATCCGTTCTCAGGAGAAATATATTTACCGCCAGTTAAAATTGAAATATCTGCCATAATATTTTTCCTTGAATCTCCGAAATCAATACCTTTTACAACACAACATCTAATTGCACCTTGAAGAGTATTCATAACAAGAGTTGTATTTACTACTTCATCAATATCATCTACTATAAATAAGAATGGGCGTCCAGTAGGTACAAGCTGTTCCATTAACGGAAGAATTTGCTGTACACTAGATAATCTTTCTCCTACTACAATTACATAAGGATCTTCCATTACACAAGTTCCATCAGTAGGATTTGTAACATACTGTGGAGAAGCCCAACCACGATCGAGTTTCATTCCAGTAGTTACATCAATAGTAGTTTCAAGACCACTAGAGAAATCAGCTGTAATAATACCAAGCATTCCAACTTTCTCCATACATTCAACTACCAGATTTCCAATGGCCGGATCATTATTGGCTGAAATAGTTGCCACCTTTCTGATCTTTTCCATATCATCATTTACTGGAATTGAATTATTTTTGATATACTCAGCCATCCATTTTCCGGCCTTAAGCATACCAGATTTCACCTCATTTACATTAGCTCCAGTTCGTAATGCTTTTTGTCCTTTTTCACACATTTCTTTGATTAATAGTGAAGTTGAACTTGTACCGTCACCTGCTAATCTTTCTGTTTGAGCGGCAGCATTTTTTACAAAGATAGCTCCTGTATTCTGAAGTTGATTCTTAAATGAAATCGACTTAGCAACAGTAGCTCCATCTCTTGACACCTCTGGACCTGTAAATCCTGAAATACACACGGCTTTACCTGACGGGCCGAGTGTTTTCTTAATTGCCTCTACTGATTTTTTTACACCTTCAATAATTTCGGCCTGAGTTTCAAAGCCGTGATTAATAATTTTTCCTTCTGACATGTTTCGTTTTAATTAAAGTACTACAATAATTTCATTTAAAGTTATAACACGATATTCTGTTCCATCTTGAGTAAATGATTTTCCTGTGTTTGGATAAATCAAGATAGTATCACCAGGTTTTAATACTCCCTCGCTAACTTCTTCACCTACTCCAATAACCTCAGCTTTTTCACATTCACTCGCAGGAACAACAAAATTTCCTATCTTTTGAGTCATAGTATCTTTTTTATCTACTATGACCAATACTTTAGATTGAATTACTTTCATTTTATTAATTTTTTTTTAAATTTTTACTCATATATAAGAAAATCACCCTTAGAAATCACCCTTTTTATTGATTTGGAGGAGAAAAAAGAGCCCAACCCACTATAATCACTACAGGAGGTTGGGATTAATTTTATTATGAATTTATTAAATTTATTGCCTATTAACCAATTGGAGTTAATAGAAGAAATGAAATTTATTTTTGCTCTTGTTGTTTGTAATATTCTTCAAGTTTATCAGAATATTTTTCTTTAAAGTCTGAAAATTTAAACCAATATGAATTATTATATAAGGATTCAGTATTTAATTTTTTATCTTTATTTAAGATTCTCTATACATTCTGGTGAAATAACCCATCTTCTCTAACATTTCCAATACTTTTATATATTTTTATAATCTCATGATTCCGATTAGTTCTTATTATTTCATTTCTAAATAACTTAACAACTAACTTTGGTAAATTATTTGTTTCTTTATTAAGATAGTATTCATCTAATTTATCTGGATATTCCCATTCATCTAGGCTAGTCCAATAATAATCAAAGTATTTACCTATAGCAGAATAAGATGTCCTTGTTTTATTACGATTTACTGCAGCAGATACTGAAGATTCAGAAAATCCATCTTTTATAACATCTTTTACTGAATCATAGATTTTATATATTAAATAGTCTTTATCATGACAAATAATCTTTTTACTTCTCTTAGTTTCTCTAGGAATATATTTTATTATATTAGAAATTGCTCCTTTTTCATAAAATTTTTGAATATTATTCGAATATAAATTAATAGCATCGTTGTAATACATCCAGTAATATTCTCCATATAATGTTTTATTCTCTATACTCCTTCTAAGATACTCTGGATTAAATCCATCTATTTTAATAGAGGATATTGTATTATATATTTTACAAACATTGAAGTTTTTATCAAAACATACTATCTTTGTTCCGGAATCATTATATTCTAATACAGTATTTCTTTCTAAAGGTGTTAAATTTAATTTTGGTAGATCTTTTAATGAATAAAATTCATTTAATTTTTCTGGATAATTAATTTTAAAATCTTCTAATAAAGAAAATTTATATCCTCTAGAAGTATTGTAATCTCCTTTTACAGTACTACTAACAGAAGTGTGATTAAAACCATCCATTTCAGTTTCTGAAATACTACTATATACTCTATAAACTTTATTATTTAAATCATGACAAACAACAGGATATGAGATAGAACGTATATATTTTTCTCTTAACTCAGCAGAAAGGGTAATATTATATTTCTCTATTACTAATTTTCGCTCGGATGTATATACTGAATTTACATTAATCATACAAAATAGAGCAGATAATATTTTATTATTATCTGATTGAATTCTATATAATAAAACGTGTGCTATTATATGTTCTAAAGCAGAAAGAAGTACGTAATTATAGTTCTCATCTTCACCTGACATACACCTAGGTAAAATATGATGTTTCTCTGTATAAAATTCGATTTTTCCTCGTTTTAATCCTCTCTGAAGGGCTTAATCTATTAATTTACAGTAATCTTCTAGATATTCCTCTTCAGTTCTCCCATCTAGAATCATCTCATTAAAATCTTTTTCATCTAGGTAACTACTATACTTCATCCCTGGATTTTCGGTAGATTTTATACCTTCTATTGGTTTAGATTTCATAATTAAAAAATATTTAAAATAATTATAAACCTCATAAGAATTTTACTAAAGGGAAATTTCAGGTCAATAAAGTTTGCAACCTTTACTAATCTTACTTTTTCCCTATTCTTATGAAATCTAAATAAAAAGAACACTAGATTAATTTATAATTTTATTTATAAATTTTTCTAATGTTCTTCATATATTAGGTTTTAATCTTCCTTAAAACGCAAAAATTCACTTTAAGGTCTATTAAATGGAGTTGGTCCAGAAACAGTCTGTCGTATATTAATATTGTTTCCTTGTTGTAGCCCACTTCCATGTTTGTATATACTCTGTTGAGCTTGATTATATTGAATATTATAGTTATTAATCATTAAATCTATATCTGCCTCAGAAAAACATCTTTTCTCTTGAATCATTCTTATATCGTCATATACTTTCTTTGGTAAACTTCTAAATCTACCATTCTGAAGTCTTATATTATAATCAATTATATTTGTTTCTCCACGTCGATTTTTCGTAATTGTTGATATTCCTAGGTTGTTAGGGTTGGGTTTCTCACCGCCCTTAGAGCGTGTTATAATAAAATCTACCACATCAACCTTATGGCTAGACCCAGCTATATAAGACATATCTAATACTTCTTGACTATATGCTCCAATTTTTAACTGAGACAATATAAATACTAACTTTCCCATTGCAGTTAACTCTGTAAGCTTATCATAAATATCTCCGAAAGATTTATACATAGATCCATCCTCTCCACCGTGAGCGTTTTTAAATCCCGCATCATACATTACTAAATTTAATATGGTATTAAATTATTAGACTATATCATCTATTTTTCATAGTTATACATTTAGTCGTTGAACAAGTAACTAATATTCCTTGATGCTGATTTATGTCTTACATTTTCCAGCATTTTAGTATAATTTTCTTAAATTTTATTATTTAAGCGACTAAGCAATTAATCGATAAACAGGATTTTATAATCTTTTGTTTTCATGAATTCTATATATTCATCCACTGAAATTTTTCCGGCAGGTAATATAGTTATGCTAAGATTATTTCCAATTATCTGACACATACTATTATAGATTGGCCCTATATTTTGAGATACTTCACTAAAAGAGCAACCACTAAATTGAGCTCCTAATCTGATAATAAAATCTTTCATTTTGAGATCCCCAAGGGCTAAGTAATGTACTTTATAACCTTGTATTGCCATATTCAATGCTTCCTGCATAGCCATTAAACTCTTTCCAACTCCTGGAGGCCTAAGCTAACTTATTGATATTCAATATGTTATAGACTATATCATCTATGAATGTTACCTTCATAGTTCTATATTTAGTCGTTGAACAAGTAACTAACGTTCCTTGATGCTGATTTGATTTGTTATCTTTCCAGCATTTTAATAGAATTTTCCTAGATATTATTCTAGGCGACTTCTCCAAATCGCAATTAGCCCGAGTTGTCCAAATTCATAAGCTCCGCATGAAAAGCAATTATTTATCCATTCAAATTTACTAGGTGCACCGCCTTCTGCCTGTTCAGCGATGATTGAATTAATATCTATTTGTGTAAATCCAATCTCACTAAAATTATCTAGATCAGCAGTAGTTTTAACATTTATATTTTTCACAAACTTAACATATTCTTCTGGATTTTGAGAATAGAGTCTGTTTGCTTTTTGAAGATTAACTGAATATATTACATCAGTTAAAATCTTTCTGGCTGGTTCAATTTGACTTTTTGTATATTTTTTCCATTTTATAATTTCATTCATCACCTCTTGAGTCTCTTGTGGAGTTTTCTGAGATCTAAATAAGATACTCCTAAATAAAGGCTCATCTATATTTTCTAGAGGATAAGTCTTTATAGCATCCACGAGTTGAGAGACCATACCATTTCCGGCTGTTTGTGGATTAGTCTGAAAATAATATTGAAGATCTAATATATTATTTTTAGCATCCTGAAATAAATATTGATTAAAACAGCTAAAAATCAAATCAAATACACTACCATTATCCATACTATATTTTTAAAGATTTTCTTCATTAATAACTATATCTTGAATATCACAATACTTATAGTAGTTATGTAATAGTTCATCTCTTTGTTCGAATCCTTTTGTATATACCGGGATTCTTTTCGGTATTTTAGGTTTTAGTGCAAGAACGTTCATATTAGTTCCTCTTGCTGTTCGTCCTAGTTGTTGAAGAACCGATCCAGCGTTGATATTAGAAACTAGTAATATATTTTCTAATCCAGGAAGGTCTAGTGCTCTAAATCCTGCGGCGGTACTAGGAATTATATCTACCATTCCATTTTTAATATATTCGCATGATTGTTGAAGATCTAGGTTTGTTTTATTTCCAGACAAGTCATAATAAATATATCCTTCGCCGCAAATTAAGAGCACTCTAAATACTCCAATAAAAAAGTTATCTATCCAAGTTGAAATAATATTATTTAAATTATTTATTGGGATATATAATTTAGGATATTTTTTTGCTATCTTTACAATCAATTCACATACTCCAGGATCAACCCAAATTTTTGACATTATTGTATTATAGACATTATTATCCTCATTAAAATCCTCTTCTGTAAATTTAATATTATTTAGAGCGATAGTATTTATATGGATACTATTTATTTTCAGACTAGTAGGCATTCTATAAACTAATGCTGGTCCGAAATATTTAATTAAATCCTTGTTTCTTACTACTGTTTCCGTAATTCCCTGTGCAAATGTGATCATAACTCCTGAATCTCGATCTGCAGTTCCAGAAAATCCATACATAACTTCAGCATTCACTAGTCTATCATATATCCATTCACCAGAAGGATTAATAGTATACTCTACTTCATCTACTAGAATCCAATCGAATTTCTTAAGTTTCTCTTCCTCTAAAATACATAGGTCTGGATCTTTTATTTTCTTTTGATTTAGAAACCCTGAAGTAATTATACATCCAAGATCTCCATCTATTGATGTAGGTAATTTACCACCAAATCTAGACTCGTATCTTTTTACAATTTCATCTTTCGCTTTTTTTCCTGGAGTTATAACTAATACTTTTTTTCCAAGTTCATTATGTGCATAGTTTATAAGAGTTGCTATAGTTTCAGTTTTACCATATCCGGTATTAGTTTGAATAATTGCTCTCTTATATTTTAACACATGTAACATATCTTCATTTTGATAATCCCTAAGATTTGGAAATGGATAGGTTCGATAATAATCTGCAAATATTGTTCTAAGAATTGTATTATAATCCGTATCTGATAGGATTGGTTTAAATACATTAGCAATATAAGCTGCCCATCCCATTCCTAAGATAAAAGTATATATTCCTTTCTTAGGTCCGCATGATCTAGGGTTATCATAAAGTTTTGCTATTTCTTCAGTTGTATTCCAAGATTTCAACCAAGGGGAATACTTAGTTACTTTTCTTTTAAATTCTAAAAGACATTTTACACTAGGGTCATCGGTTTTTATTACTATTTTATTTATAGTATTATCTATCGATGCTGTTATCATTTTATTTAATCCATTGTAAATTATTTCCAGCCCTAAGTTTTCGTTTCATACATTCTTCTGGATCTTCTCCATTAGATTTTATGATATTAATAGGGCAATAATCTATTCTTTTTCTTATTTTTTTAGCCACACTCATAGATTTTTCAGTATCATCTAAGTAACATAAAATTTTTTCAGGAACGTACTCACTAAGAAAATCTAATTGATAATCTGATATAGAACTTCCCAAAACTGCAAAAGGTATATAATCAGGTGCCATAATTAAAGCAGCTATAGCATCATATACCCCTTCCACTACTATTATTTTTCTTAGACCTTGACCATGATCTATTACATAAGGAGGCTTTGCTGATATTTGTGGGAAAAGATATCTAATTTTTGTCTTTCCAGAAAATCTAATCTGGTAATAAAATACTTCCCCATGATATTTAAATGGCATTACTACATTTCCATCAACAAATTTAAAGTCTAGGAGTTTATAGATGTCGTTCATAAAAGGATGTCTACTCATTAGATAATCATAGCCTCTTTGATCAAAATTATCAAATTCATTCCAGTATTTATCTAATGTCCATATAGGATCTTCTGTAAGTTTAACTACATTTGGATGACCTGAATATCCATAATACAATGACATAAAATCAGGTACTTTAAATGATGTATCAACTTCATCAGACACATGTACATAGGCTCGATTACATACAAAACAAGTACCAACAGTTAAGTCAGTTTTTATATATAATTTATGTTTTGTATGTCCAGAGTCTCTACAAAATGGACAATGAATAATATAGTGACCTGTTGAATTTGCATGAGGTTCTACTTCTTCCATACTAGATACTCCATAAAAATCTTTAAGAAGTTCTTCGAAATTACAGAATACTAATACACGTCCATCTTTTAATTTTACTTCTTTATAGTCTACCATTTTTCTTTGTTGAAAATAAAAAGGAATCTCTAAAGAATAAAATACATCTCTTGAGATTCCCATTATAATACGGTTTAATTACTTCTTTTCCTCTTTAATTTCAGGCACTGTTTTTTCTTTTTCAGCCGGTTTTGTTGGAGTTGCAGCCGGTTTTTTATCTACTGGCTGCGGTTCTTTTTCTTTCTCTTTTTCCTTATTACAAACACAAGGATCTTGATTACACTTTGGACATTCTTTTGGTGCAAAACGTTCAATAGCTTCATCAAGGGATTGAACTACGAAACCAACTGATCCTGATACTCCTGCACACATATTTATTTCAAATGGTCCTGATACAATTAATGCTAATTCCTTGTAATCATAGGAACTTACTAGCAAACTTAAAAATTCGTTACTAGGCATAATATCACCAGAGACAGAATGTGCTGGGATAGTAATTCGTTGAGTACCTGACAAAGGTAAATTAATTTGTGATTTTGTTCCGTTATAAACTCTCATAATTTTTTATTTATTAATGTTTTCTATTTTTATTTTCCGGGGTACACAACTAACTCCGGATTTTCTCAATTATTAGGGTTTGAGTTCTCGAGGACTGTGTTTTTATCATCGGGTTCTTCTATAAACACTGGAAGATCGATTTTGGGAAGTGCACAGAGAAAATGTTTAGACTCAATTTTTTGAGAATTTTTTTTCTTTTTAAAAAATCCCTTCTTCTTTTCTTCGATCTCTCTATGTACTAAAATTCCAGAGACGAGTTTTCCTGTATTTACTACATGAATATTCCATCCATCTGTTTCAGGAAATTTTATTCGAAGAGCTGATAAAACTTGATATCTCACTACAGCATATTTAGATTGAAGAGTAGCATCTTTTGGAAATTCTGTAACCTCCAAGAGATCATCTACAAACATCTCTAATTCTGTTCTTAATTTTGGATCAATTCCATCAACAATATTTACTGGAGAACCTAAATTTATATTAATATCCTCCAAAGGAAATAAATACTCAGGAGAATCTACACTTAAAACTAGATTCTTATTAAATATCAACGAAGTATCTACAACTTTCTTAAGTGGTTTATGAAGTCTAGACACATTCTTTTTTAAGGAAAATTTACTTGAACATTCAGATCCAATTATATTATCTTTTATATATAACATTGATTCTTTAGATAAAATCAAATCACGTCCAGATAAAAATATAACAGAACAATAATTTCCAGAAAAACCAAGAAGATAAGGAATGGTAAAGCTAGATATTACAGATGCTGAGTTAATATATCCGCCGAAAGGATTAAAGCCAAGCAAATCTATTGTATTTTCCTTACAATAATTAACAATATCATAATTAAAATTCAAAGGACATAAATCAAGAGAAACGAATTTAATTTTCTCTTCAATAGCTTCTTCCATGGCTTTGAGATCTTCGGCGGTCTTAGGATTTTTTACTCCAAACTCCTCAATTATTTTATATTCTCTAAGCTGTTTAATAGTTTCCTTAACAGTTCCTAGGTTTTTAAGAATTACTTCAGAATCTATCAATAACAGGTCTACTTTCTTTCTTCCAAGTTCAAGAAGATGTCCTAAGAGTGTTCTTTCAGGATTATCTAAAAAATCGATAGAAGTGATTAAGCTACCTCCTGGAAAACTCTTTATAAACTCAGAAATTAAGAAATCATTATTAGCTGAGATAGATGTATGAAAATAATCAAAAGAGTATTCATCTTCAGGATCTACCCACGGTTTAATTGTCATATTCGAAGTATCTAATCCTACCCCTTGTACTTTAAATTTTGTTGATGTTGTCATAAAATAGATATATTAATTATATTATTAGATAATGTTTCATTTTTTTCAGGAAGCCAAGAAATATTAATTATTGGTTCTTTTTCAGAATTTAAATTAATACTGTTCTTAAGAAATACTGAATCTTTAAATACTTTACAAGCTCCAAGTAATTCTAAGAAAATAGAAAATACAAATCTCATATAGTTCTTATTTCTTAAAAGAATTAACTTTATTATAGTATAATCTTGATAACTTATTTCTTTTAGATTTACTGGCTCTTCTGTTTTAGTATCAATAACTTTAAATATTGATTTTGTATCATAACCTTGAGTATTGAAAAACTTAACACAATTAGGAGAATTATCTAATTTTAATCTTTTTGTTTTTCTATTAGAATTTAGATTAAGAATATTATATCTACTAAAATGTTGTTTATCATAAGGAACAATTTCAGGAAAAAGAATCTTATAATTATTAATTTCTATATTATTCTTTCCTGATACTACTCTATACTTCTCTGATAGATTTACTATTTTTATACCAGTCAAATTCGGAATAGATATAATTTTTGGATATCCAGGTACCCAATCTAAAAACCATATATCATTTCGACTTGGAAGATCTAGTTTACTTAAGACTTTTTTAAATTCCAAGTAATCATGAGAATAAGTAGCTAAATGGTAAATGCTATCAATTAAGAATAGTTGTAAATATCTATCACTAAGAATATAATCATAAAAAGATTTTATATTCTTTATAATAGTCTTAATTAATTCTTGTTTTTCTGTTTTCTTTGTAATAGAGTTACTACATATTCTACAAGGAAGATAATAAAAATCTTTAATTAATGTAGATAATGGACCTCTATATTTATTACATCTAAAGCAAAAATTATCAAGATCTTTTTGATGTGTTAATTCAATTTCACAATACTCTTGATAACTTAAAAAATGCTCTTCGGATAGATGTTTTTCAAATTCTATTGGATCATTACTTTTGAATCCACACCAAATACATTCCATTTATTTTAAATTATATAATCCTGTATCAATAAATTGTTGTTTTAAATCATTAGCTAAGATTTGCATATCGAGGTGAGCATCTTTTGCACATCTTAAATGAAAAAATCCTTCATTCTCTAGAGTATCTTCTTCTGGCTCTTTTATAAAATCTTCAATATAACCAGTAACCCCAACAACCGATTTTAAATCATTACAAAGACCTCCACGAGCTTCTTCTGGTTTAAGTTTTTCTCCTTCATCTGTCGTAGTTTCATAAAGATATTCATTCTCTATTTCCCTCCATAATCTATCTCGAGATGCTACAGTTCTGTCATAAACAGTAAGATGATCCCACAAATCTTGTCCATCTAGGTCTAAAATATAATTTCTGGGGAGACCTGTTAAAGAATCTACTGTATTACCTATGTTATTCCTTACTCGATAGATCCATTGAGGCAAAATATAAGTAAGCTCCCCTCCATAGCGACCTTTATTATATCCTACATATCTAGTTGATTCAGCAATAAAACTCATTATTCTATGCCTAACTAATTCTGTCTGTATACCTCTAGAACAAACCCATACAGAAGTAACTCTATGATAATGATATTCGGTAGGTTCACACCAGTATTCATTCATAAAATCTTCCAGTTTCTTCTGATAAATAACTCTAAGATTAGTAGTTAGATAACAATGATTATTATCATCTGAATAACAAATTTTTGTATAAGGACTCGTTGTTCTTTCTAATTCTAGCAGAAGATCTTCTGTTCCATAATTTACAGGAACATCTAGATATACAGTTCCAGAATTAAAAACAGCCCAATGACCGCGATTATAAAGCATCTTATCAAATTTTTCCCAAGAATCTTCAGTCATTCTATCTTCACTTAGATATGCTATTCTTCCAAGCTTTTCTACATGTTTCATTAATCCATCCACCCCAGGTTCTTGAGGGAGAATGGATACACTTGATTTTACGATTTTCATATTGTTTTATTGTTTAATAATTACATCTATAAGTTCTTTAAGGTTCTAGAAGAGCAAAAAGAAGACCTAACACCTATTTCTAAGTGCTAAGTCTTCTGAGTTTTTAACCTTGGTTATTACTCAATTCTGTTGTTACTTTTTGAATTTTCTCCTTAATAATTTTCTTGTAATGATAGTCAGGGAATCTCATACTTGTAATCTGAGTACCTCCCTTTTTTGTAGTGGATATAACAGCAACTGGTTCCATATATCTTGTCATTACATCGATACATTGTTTGTAAACACCAATTAATTTCTTCTTTGCCTGTTTTTCTTTTCTACTCAATTTCATTTTTACAAATTTTTTAAGTTATTATTACATTTATAAGATTTTTAAAGGTTTTTGAAGGAAAGAAAAAGAGAGGGGATTTTATTTTCCCTCCCTAGTGTCCATAATTCGCTTTCTAAGATCTTCTGTTAATTTAGAATACCCAAGTTTTTCTTCTAATTCAGTTACTTCTTTTTCTATTTCATTTAACATTTCATCTGTCCTTTCTTTATTTTCAAAAAGTAATATAAGTTTTCTCACCTCTCGTATTTCATCTACAATTTTACGATACACATTAAAAACAAGTCCTTGAAAAATTTTATCTCTCAATAAATTTAATCTATGATAAGCTCTTGCTCTTGACAATGTTTCTTTTTTATTGGCATTCATAAAATCCTCAACCTGTTTTATTTCATCCAAATAAGATAATAATTGTTCTTTAGATTTTGTTTTATATTTATCTTTTTTCCCAATTTTTTGCTCTATAGAAGTAATCTGTTTATTTAATTTTCTTCTATTAATATCTTCTATTTCTTTTTGATTTTCAATATCTTTTGAATAGCTTTGAATCATTTTATTTATCACTTTTTCTTGCTCTTCAATATCTTTTTCTTCACTAATATGAATGTTATCTTTAGAAGTAATATGCCAACCTCCACAGCATGTACAATAATAAGCTCTAGTAGGTTTCTTATTTCCTGTAAAATCCTCTGAGTTGAATTCTATAAATCTATCAGCTTCATCTTTACTTTCAAATAACATCTTAGCTCTATTAGCTAATGGACAATAAATTCTATTCTTTTTTGGTTTCATAATATTTTAATTTATATGTTTTCATCATTAATAAGGCTTTTAGATTTTCCTTGAGATTCTTATATATGATATAAAAATAATAATAAAATAAAATAAATTTAAAACAAGAAAAAATTATGGATCCTTTATTTGGAATGATTTTTTATTTTAGTATAGCTATAACAATTAGCTTTATTTGTAGTGTTCTTGAAGCAACATTATTAAGCACACCGACTTCATTTATTCAGTCTAAAATCGATTCTGGTTCTAAGGCAGCAATAAAATTTATGAAGCTGAAGAATGAAAGGGTAGATGATGCTATCTCTGCTATTTTAACACTAAATACAGCTGCTCATGCAGTAGGTACAAGTTTAGCTAGTATAGAGGCTGTTGAGATTTTTGGAATGAAATATTTTGCAATTATCTCTGGAATAATGACTCTATTAATACTAGTACTCAGTGAATTAATACCTAAATCAATTGGAGCACATTATTGGAAAAGAATGACCTCAATTACAGCTAATATATTAACTTGGATGATTTATATAACATATCCTATAGTCTGGATATCAAGATATGTAATGGCTATATTCTCACCAAAAACAGAAGAAGCAACTGTTTCTCGAGAAGAAATATCTAGTATGGCAACAATTGGAGAACGAGAGAAAATATTTACAGGGAGAGAAAGTAAAATAATTAAAAATCTACTTGCTCTTGATAAATTAACTGTTGGAAATATAATGACTCCTAGAACTGTTGTAAAATCTTTCGATGCTAATACTTTTCTTAAGGACTTTCCAGATGAATTTGAATTTTCTAGAATACCAATATGGGAAGATACTGAAGATAATATAATTGGAATAGCATATAAGTCAGACATATATCAAGATTATGATGTTTATCTGCCAGGGTTAACAATAAAACATACAGATTACGATTCTGATATTATATTTATTCCGGACTCATCTAGTGTTAATGTATTGTTTGAAAAATTTCTTAAAACTAAACAACATCTAGCAATAGTAGTAGATGAGTATGGAACATTTGTCGGAGTAGCTAGTTTTGAAGATGTTATAGAAAACTTACTTGGAATAGAAATAGTAGATGAAACTGATACTGTTGAAGATTTACAAAAATTAGCAAAAGAAAAATGGGAAGAGCGAAAAAGATCTATGAATGGTTGAAAAATGTATTATGGATAATAAATCGCCAGAAAGATAAGGATTATATTAAAATCAATGAAAAGATTAATATCATCAAGAAAAATATATCAACTGGAGAGATTGATTTTTATCCACAAATAACCTATAGGATTGGTACTAAAGTTAAAGTATATATTCCTATAAATGATGCTTGGATGTTTGATTGTGCTGAATTTATTGGGACAGTACTTGGATCTTATATTTCTAGTAAGAAAGAAGCAATGTCTGATAACGATATAACGTACTTAATTTATGCAGAGTATTATGAAGTTGCTGGACGTCGTAAATACTTGAATAAAGTTTTTCAGATTAGTTCTCAAGATTGTACAATTTGTGGAATCAATGAAGAAAAGAAGAAAAAAGGAATATATACAGTAAAAGATATGTATAATGATATAAAAACATTTTGTAATAATAGTTGCATTTTATCTGATGAATGTAGCGAAGATTGTCCATTCTACCATTATGAAGCAAATAAAACTAGGAAGAAACATTTATCCTGATATTGAGTTATCTGAAGTTGATAAGTTCTTATTTCAGTATGGAATAAAAATGGGATTCTTATTTGATGATGGAGTAGAATTCTTTATTCCAGATCATATAATGACCAAAAATTATCCAGGGGACTTATCATTTTATCGGGAAGGTTTTAATAATCCAGATCTAATATTTGTAATATCTTTTGGAGAATTATTATTTCTGGATGGGGTTACAGAAAAAGAATTATTTAAAATACCAATATATGATTAGTAAATGGTTTGAAGTTAGTGTTGATTTATTTAATATAATTTTTGATACTTACTGGAAAAATAAAAAATCTTGGACATATGATAATATTATAGAAATTCAAAATCCAAGATCTATCCTAAGTGATCAACCATCTGAAAGATTATACTTAGGATATAAAATAAATATAGAAGATTACAAAAATGTTTTCACTAATTTTCTTAAGATACATACTATAGAAGCTCTTAAGGAATCAGGTTGTACAGTTCCTAATACTTACATGTCTATATGTATGATAACTAGTTTAGGACCTGATATTATACCTCTTCAACATGTGGATAAGCACTATAAGATTGTACTAGATACATGTTATGGAGAAGATCCACATCATCAACTTGAGAGTTTCTTACAAAGACCATTAACATCTTGGTATGTAAAAGAGAATGATAAATATATAATTGGAGGAGAGTATCCAGTAGAAGATAGGTTTATAAGATTTAGGTTAATTGATTATACATCATGGAAAGAAATGATTGAAAAATATCAAAAAGAAGATGTATTATCCTATCTTTATCCAGAAGATGATATTCCTAAAAAATTATTAATGTTATCAGATCAGAATCCCTCAAAGCCTTATATGTGAAAAGATAATAGATCATAAGTGAAATGTCTACTCGAAGAAAAACTCGGGTAGACTTTTTATTTAAAAAAATAAGAATATGGAAAAAATTATTAGAAAAATTAAATTACAATTAAAGGCAACAATAACTAGGTTTATTTGTTGGTTAAGTTATGGAATGGGGTGTTATAGAAGTGTATCAAATACCCTAGAGATTTATAGAAGTTATACATTCGACAACTTAAAAAAAGAATTAAATATATTACTGGAGATATATAGCCTTACCGAACTTGATTGTGAATATCTTAAGAAAATAGTATCTGTTAGGGCGTCTTCTGGAATTCTTAGATTATTGGAAATGCATGAAAATAAGAAAATGCAAATAACCTATAATCATCTAGAATTAAAGAAGATGATTGAAGACACTTTGGGTATAAAAATTGAAGAGATGGATTGGGGTGAATATAGATATCAACAGAAACTAAGACCATTGTTTTTATGGAATATAGGAAATGGTGAGAACGAAATAAAAAGAAAGCTTGAATTGTATAACATAGTATTATTAGTAATGGAGGAAGACTAAGGTTTTCCTCTTCATTTTTCTCCTTGAAATTCTTATATATGAAATTTAAATTAAAAAATATGAAAAAGAAATTATTAACATTATTAGCGTTAACAACATTATTGTTAGTAAGTTGTGAACCCGTTGAAAAGGTCGAAGATGTTAGTTCTTCAACAACAGTAACAATTAATCTTCCTAAAGGCGAAAAGTTTATAGATCTTAAACCAAATAACAACTCTTTAATAACTTCTGATACTTTAGGAAATATTAATGTATACTTATATTCCCCTACCAATAAAAATTTAATATTAATTTATAAAATAAAACAACAATGAAAAAGAGAACATTAATATTTTGGGGAATTATAATCATAGCTGTAGCATATATAGTATTTGTATTTATTTTCCCAGAGAATAAAAGAACTGTATTGTTTGGAGGAACTATGGAAGTAAAAGTAGAACCTGGCCAAAAAGTAATAACAGCTACATTTAGAGGAACTAGTTTATTTTATATGACTGAACCTATGGACTCTGGATATATACCTAAAACAAAAACCCTCCATGAAAAATCCGGCCGTGGCATAATCGAATCTGAAGTTAAATTTATAGAAAGAAGATGATAACGAAATATAATAGTAGAAATCGAGTATTTAGTATAACTCTCTCCCAAGAAATAATGGAGAACTACTTAAAGAAACGCGGATATCAAATTTCTACATTCTCACAAGTAGCTAAGGATTTTGGATATACGGCCGGAGAACTTATGGAGGAATTAAAACTATATCCTAGTACGTTTGATTATAAAATAGCATACCTCCCAGAAGAAAAAGAGGAAGTATATCGAAAGTTTATAAAAATTATAGAAGAACGAAGAGAAAGAGAAGATACTAAATATTCTTCTGGAGGAAAATGGTTTTGGTATAACTGTGCGGAACTTGATCTCTTAAATCATATAGTAGATCTTAAAGCGAGAGCAATTATGAAGTCTGAATTTATAGAACGTATTATAAATTATGATTGAAGCTATAGAATTATTAACAAAACTAGAATGTGAAATTGATTTATTAATTAAATTATTAGGATATGAACAGAAATAAAAAAGCGTTAGTTATCTTTCATAGGGTAGATTTTGATGGAACATCCAGTATGTGTATAGCAGTAAAATCACTATACAATGAAGGGTACCAAGTAGATAAAACCGGATATAATTATGGAGATGAAATTCCAGAAATGTATGTAGATAAGAATGGAAGACCCTATGACCTGATCTGTATGGTTGATATAAGTTTCCCTCCTGAAATTATGTTACAGGTTTGGGAACACTATGGAGATAACTTTATATTCATAGATCATCATGTATCATCCATCGAAAGTTCTATACAAAATAACTACACCGGAATTAAAGGTATTCGTGAGATTGGACCAGCTGCTTGTGAATTAACTTGGAGATTTTTCTGTCCAGGTCAAGATATTCCAGAATTTATTCGACTTCTTGGAGTATATGATACTTGGAGAAAAGATGAAGTTGGAGAGGATGATTGGCAAGATGTAATACTTCCTTTACAGAGTGGTTTGAAATTTAAATATGGCTTAAATCCTGATACGTGGCTCTATGAATTTCCTAATCTATGTTTCTGGGAAGATAGATTGACAGAAGTAATAGAACTTGGAACTATTCTTAAACAAAATCAGGATAAAATTAATAAAGGAGTAGTTAAATCATTCTCATTTCCCGTTACTGTTGCTGGAAAATATAGAGGAGTTTGTGTAATAGGAACTGCATTTTCAAGTACAGTCTTTAATTCTGTCTTAAATGATTATGATATTTATATAGTATGTAATCGAAGAGATAAAGGAGTATATAGTATATCAATGTATAAAGAACCTGATCGAATTCCAGAATTTAGTTGTGCTGGATATAGAGGCATTATTTTTGGACATAAAAGTGCTGGAGGTGGTACTTTAAACTTTGAACAATTCAAGACTTTAATAGAGGATTGTGAAATTTAAAACTTATAAGAACCAAGGATTTTATTTCCTTGGTTTCTTTTTTCTTGATACATTTTTATGAGGACTAAGGAACCCTTTATCATACCTTCCGTTCACCACTAAAGGGTTCACTCCAGGGCCCTACGGGCTCTAGATTGAATAAACTATATAGGGAATAAATAGATTATAAGAATTCGATCTCCTCCCAAAGGGAGATCGAATATATCAATTGATGCACTTTTTTTTTATTTAGAAGAATATATAGTATATTACCATTTTATTAAATTTTAAAGTGTAGTTTTGCTCTTCTACTGACTTTAAATCCTTACAATTGAATGAAGATTATAAAGGGTATCCTTAGTCTTCGATTTTATGTAACTGGATTCTGTATTAAAAAGAATCTATAATAAATTAAATTAATAAAAAACTTTATAAAATATGAACAGAGAAAAGATTATAATTCCCAGAGGTATTAGGTATATCTCTGAATGGAATGAATTTAGATTTAACAAATTTCCAAATAAATGTATAATAAATAAACAATTACCTGGATGTGGTTTCACTGAATACTGTATTAATGGTCCTGAGAATGTAATACTTTGTTCTCCTAGAAAAATGTTATTAGAAAACAAGAAAGATCAACATCCTGATGATGTTTATTTGGTTGTAAATGAAATGGAAAAAGAATCAGAAGTTGATAAAGATCTTTCTAAAGAGCCTAAAAGTGTTAATATAGATGAAGAGGGAGATGAAAAGAAAGATAATTCTGAGATCTATGAAAGATTATATAGAGAAATTGATACTTATACCTATCAAAGATATCTAAATAATCAACCAGCTAAGATTCTAGTAACATATGATTCATATAGAATCGTTAAAGATATTCTTGAAAAATTAAGGATTTTTGATAGATTTATAACAGTAGTAGATGAGTTTCAAAGTATTTTACATGATTCTAGATTTAAGTCAAATACAGAGCTAGGATTTCTTCTACACTTACAGCAATCCCCAACAGCATACTTTGTATCAGCTACTCCTATGATGGAAAAGTATCTAGAAATGTTAGATGAGTTTAAAGATCTTCCTTATTTTGATTTAGATTGGGAAGCTGCTGATTCTTCCAGAATTATTAGACCTTCATTAAAGGTACTTACAATGAAATCTGTAGGTACAAAAGCAGAAGAAGTAATTCAATCCTATCTATCAGGAGATTTTGAGGAGATTACTGTCATGAGAAACGGTCAACCTGTAAAAGTAATATCAGACGAGGCTGTATTCTATGTAAATAGTGTTAATCATATTATTAGTATGATTAAAAAGAATAATCTTACTCCAGAACAGTGTAATATATTATGTTCTAGAACTGATGATAATGCTAAAAGAATTAAAAGGAAACTAGGTAAAAAGTTTGTTATAGGAAAAGTACCAAAGAAAACAGAAAAACCCAAGATGTTCACTTTCTGTACTAGAACTGTATACTTAGGAGCCGATTTTTATAGTTTATGTGCACGTAGTTTTATATTCTCAGATTCTAATTCAGACTGTTTAGCAGTTGATATTGCAGAAGATCTTCCACAGATACTAGGTAGACAAAGATTACAGGATAATCCATGGAAAAATACAGCAAATTTCTATTATAGAATAACAGCAGATTATAGGGAAATGAAAGAGTCTGACTTTCAAGCAATTCTAGATAGAAAAACAAAAGATACAGAAAGTTTACTTAGAGCTTATGGGGAAGTAAGTCTTGATGAGGATAAATATACTTTGGCAAAGAATTATCAAATATTAGCAAAAAGTCAAAACTATAAGGATAATTATGTAGCAGTAAATAAAGTTATTAACTCTCAAACAGGAAATGTCATTCTAAAACCTGTTACTAATAAACTTGTATTAGTAAATGAGATTAGAGCTTTTCAGATTCAACAAGTAGATTATAGAGATAGGTTTAGTGTATTTTCTAGTATTAGATCTAATCTAACAAAGGATGATATAATAAATAGAGATGTAACAAGATTTTTATGCATTTATGATACTTTAACCACTATGTTAGAGAAATTCAAAATGTTATGTGAATATCCAGTCTCTAAGGAAGTTATTCAGATAGTATTAGATCAAATAGCAGATAGTGATGAGATTAAGTCTTATTATTTGCTTTTAGGTCCTGATAGGTTGAAAAAATTACATTATAATATTACAAATATTAGAAGAGAATTAGGTATTGTAACCTTTAGTCCTGAATTATTAAATAATACTATTCATCAAAATTTTAATCCAGGTGAGAAGTATACATTAGCTAATTTAAAGGCTAAACTTGGAGATCTATACTCTTCTATTTCTTATACTGCAGTTCCTAAGGCCAATGATATTTTAGAGTATTTCGAAGTAAAAGAGGTTCAAAATACTATGTTAGTAGATGGAGTAAAGAAGCGAATTCGTAGTTATGAATTATTAAAAAGAAAGGATAATTAATTATGATATATTTAATTAAGAGTGCAGGTTATGGAAAGGATAACAATTATATAGATTTGTTAAAAATTGGATATACAGAAGACACAAAGAAAGAAGGGAGATTTAATGCATATAAACTTCATAATCCAACCTGTAAAATTTTATATGAACTTCCTGAATTGACTGAAGAAGATGAAAAGAATATTCAATATAAGTTTAGAAAATATTTGTATATAGATTATGGTAGAGAATGGTTTGAATATAATGATGAAATAGTAAACTTTTTTAAAAATCCAGAAGTAGTGAAGAATATTAAAAATCTTCCAATAAATCCATGTATTATAAATAAAGAATTAACTGAATTTAAGAATAGTGTTAAAGAAATTTTAGGAATTTTGCTTGGAATATCCTCTAATCTACCAGGGAAGGGTAGAGACAATGTAAAATCTGTGTTTAAAGAAATTTTAGATAAGAAACTTAGAGATATAGATTCAGTATTTGAGTTCTTAGAGTTGAAATTTGATAAGAGCATAATAGATAAGTGTAAGGATCTTTTGGAATGTAGAAAAACAGGTAAATACTGTAATGATGATATAATAAATCAGGAGGTATCTGAATTTCTGAGAGAATATCAAAAATTAGGAACCTTTAGGAGTAAATTGAAATATTTATGTGAATATGGATTTTCAGATGAAGTAATAGGAGTAGTGTTAGATCAGATAGGGGAGCATGATAATATTAAATCTTATTATATATCATTAGGTCCTCGAAAACTTAAAGCTTGTGGATATAACAGGTATGACATAGAAAAAGAGTTGGGAGTAGTAACATTTTCCTATGAACTATTAGAGTCTAATATTTATTCAGAATTTAAAGTAGGAGATAAATTAACATTATCTAGTATAAAAGATAGGTTAGGTTATTTATATTCTAGTATTAATTATGATGCTACACCAAAAGCAAAAGACCTAGAAAATTACTTTGAGGTAAAGGAGTATAAATCTACTGAAGTTGTAGATGGAGAGAAAAAAAGAGTAAGAGGTTATGAATTATTATCTAGAAAGGAGGTGTGTTAATTATGAAGTTAGGTAAATTAATTTCTAAAGCAATATCTTGTATAGATTCTTATATTAATCCACCAACAGAAAAAGAATTAAAAGATAAGCATAAGACTGAGTTTTATGTCTATATATCCCAATTTCCTGGATTTATGGCAATGAATATATTAGATGAAATTGAGGAACTCGAAATGGATATTTTATCAGAGGATTATTATAATATAAGAGCTGGAAAAACGTGGAAGGTTCTTATATTATATCAAGGAACTTCAGATTGTTTGGGAAATATAAATAAAGTTCTAAAAGAAGATTTGGAATATTTTAGGAAACGAGTGATAAAATTAAATGAAACGTACTTAAATGGGGAAGTTTCAAGTATGGAAAATTATGATAGAAAGATCCTTAGGTGGTGTTTTCAGTCAGAAGATCTAGAATTTAGTAGTAAATTTTTTAAATATTTAAATAAGTTGTTAAATGGTAATAAAACGTAAATTATTCTCTAAAGAAGTAGAGAGAAAGAAATCTGATAAAGGATGGGATGCTGCTTTAGGAGCTGGTATTGGTGCTACAGCTGGAGTTGCTGGTAAAATGAAGCTTGAGAAGATTAATTCAATTAAGAAATTAAAAAATGCTACTAATGCTAGAATAAATAAAGTTCATGACTATCGAACTGAGAAAGTAGAAACAGAGATGCAAAGGAGAATTAATGCTTCTGTTGATCCTTTTGAAAAATCTGTTTTAGACGAAGTTAAAAGAGGTAAACATAAGATAATCAATGATAGTCGTAAAAATATGATAGAAACAGTTGGAAAGAAGAAACGAAAGCTAAAAATTGCGACAGCTGCTATCCCAATTGCTGGAGCTATTATTGGTGCAGTTTATGGTCGTGATAATAATCTCAAGAAACAAAGAGATAAAATAGAAGATGCTGCAGGAGATAGAGTTGCAGATATTGTTAGAGGAAAGAAAGAAAAATAAATATAAAAATTAAATTATTATGTCAACAAGAAGTACTATTTCAGTTAAGATACCTACCGAAATGATTGGAAAGGTATACGAGAACATTCACGGACATCAAGTTTGTCTGGAAGGAGAGTATATGGTTATTTACTGTCATTTTGATGGTTACTTAGATGGTGTTGGAGAGATTTTGCAGTGTTATTATAATTCATTTGAGAAAGCTTTTGAGTTAATTCTAGGTGGTGATATCAGTTCCATCGCAGAGTCTCCTGAGGGTTGTGACTATTATGTTCGAAGAGGTGAGAGTTGGGAGAATAACAAACCAGCTTTTTCAGATAAACCACCTAAGAGAGTTGAAGAGTATTTATATATCTTCGAATCAGGAAAGTGGTATGTTTATAATGGGTATAATTGTAATGGACCGCTGGAGGATTATCTCAGCCCGGAAATCTCTTCAAAGGATGACATGATTTCGTTACCTAAGAATTTTTGTTATTATTTACATGGTTATTTATCTGGGCTGTCATCTACCCAGCGAGAAGATAAAGGACTTGATTCTATAATTAAAACATTGGAGGGTTATTTAGATGTTTAGAGTAATTATTTGTGGTTCTAGAGAATTTGATGATTACGATCTTCTTAAGGAGAAGTGTGATCTTATTTTATCAAGAAAAGCAGCAGATCCAACGGAAAAGATTGTGATTGTTAGTGGATGTGCTAGAGGTGCTGATAGACTTGGAGAAAAATATGCTGAAGAAAAAGGTTATGAAGTTTTGCGTTATCCAGCTGATTGGGATAGATATGGAAAAAGTGCTGGGTATAGGAGAAATAAACAAATGGCAGAAGTGGCTAATGCATGTATAGCTTTCTTTAGTTCGGTTGCAGAGAATAAAGGAACTAAGAATATGGTATCTCTTGCAAGGAATATGAATCTTCTTGTAAGGGAGGTAAAAGAAGAGGATTAAAAGCCTTATATATGTAATAAAAATAAATGTGAGAAATAATATGAAAACAGTAAAAGTAATTGTAGGTACCTCTGTAATTATTGGAGGTATATATTTAATATATAAAGCAGTTAAGAAGACGAATAGTGTAATAGATGGTGTTTCAGAAGTAAAAAATAAGATGAACACTTTTATACAAGATCAAGCAATTAACTGGATGAAAGATATTAATAAGAACTTAGAAACAAAAATAAAGGAAAAAGAAGACAAGTTACTAAACGATAAAGAAAAGAATTAACGGGTTCTTTTAAGTTTGTAATATTGTTGTACCCTATTTAGTCCATCGGTCTGTGAAGATAGATGGATTTTATTTTTCTTCCTTTTTGAGTCCTTTAAAGCCTTATTAATGTAGAGAAAGAAACTCCTTAAGCTAACAATGAAATAGCTTAGGGAGATTTTTTATTAATAAACTTAAAAGAGAATAAAAATGGAAACAGGAGAAATTACAAGACAAGCAAAACAAAGCTTAACTATCTTTAAAAAAACAACTTCATGAATGTCAGTGTAGAGAGAATCGATTAAAAGAATATTATGAAAAGAAGTGGCTGACAAAGAAAGAGTTTTTAAAGAAAATAAGAAAGCAGAGAAAGAAAAGAGCAGAATTTGCAGAAAAGTATCTCACTAAATATAATGAATTTAAGAATCTTGGAGAAAAGATGTCACTAGAGCAAGAAAATTATGCTAGGGATGCAGATATAATAGTAAGTAGTTGGTTTATAATAACTCACCAATCATTACCTAAATTATTTATCTTAGCTGGAATGGTATCTGTTATAATGAAGAAAATAACTAAAGATTTTTGGTTATTGAGTGAGAAGAAAAAAGAGAGGGAAATTTAATCCCTCTCCATTTATTTTTTTTTATTTAAAGCTTACAACTGGGAACTTAGCCGCGTCATAAGATAAACAGTAATCACCTTCTGGACCAGCTACAGCATCTTGACATACCATAACTACTTGACTTTCATTTTTAGTGCCACAAACTGAAGCAGGATCAGCTGGATTAATCTTTACTCCAGCATGAACTAAATTATTAAAGTTAACAGTAATCTTACCGTCACCAAACAAGTTATTAGCATTAACCTCTTCTTCAGTCTTATTAGTATAATCTTCGCAAATCAAGAAACCTTGCCATGGAGCTCTAGTTTCCCATTGATCTACAGTACAGTTATTAATATTAACAACTACACCAGAAGCATTAGACTTATTACTTAATCTAAGAGCATTACTGATCTTTTCGAAATAACAGTTATTCAATGTAATAATAGCATTGTCTTGAGTACCGAATACTAAGATAGCATTATTACTGAATTCACCTTGGAATTTACAATTATCGAACAAGATATTTTTCGGAAGTACAGAATTGCTTGCTAGACCAATCTCAATACCGTTATAAACTTCAGATGCATCAAATACCATATCTTTGAATACGATAAATTCAGCATTATTTACGCTTATTACAGTATTTCCATTAGCTTTCGGGAATGAACCTGAAATATTTAGATCTTTGGCTTCTACATCACCAGCATTCAATTTAAGTCTAGCATTATCACTTACTTTAATTGATTTTAATGAGATAGACTTACCAACGATTTCAGCATTTTCATTAATAGATCCTGATACGATATAATCCTTAGAAGAATCTTTCAATTCACCAGCAGAACCGTCAACACTTACAACTTCAGTATTTGTTTTAGTAAGAACATCAACTTTACTTTGAAGAATTTGAACTGTTGCATTCAAAGCTTCAAGAGTATTGCTAAGACCAGCTACATCAGATACATATGCAATTTGATTTGCTTCAGGTCCAGACTGTCCAGCTTCTTGTACAGTTGGACGTACATCTTTCGGAGTATTGATATTAAATGGGACGCTAGAAGAACCAAAATCAGCTACACCCCAACGATTAAGCTGAACGAGACTAGATGTACCACCTTCTAAGTTACCACCTAAAATAACATCACCATTCTTAAGAACAATAGCTTTACGTTCTGGGAGATTAGAGTCAGCTACATCTTCATATTTAATAGCTTTCTTATTAATAGCATCGATAGAAGAAGCAAGATTTTCATTAACTGTTACTAGGTTAGCAGCAACTTCTTGAACATTCTTCTTAATTTCATTGATACCTTCTACTTTAATACCTGCTTCAGATACACTCAAGTAAGATTCACTGGAAGGATCTAATTTAATAGAGAATCCATTTTCAATTAATTCAATACCATTACCAGCTACGTAAGTATCAACCAAAGAGCTAAGATCAACTACTGAAGTTTGTTCTCCTTCAGAAGTGTTAAATACAAAGGTCAATGATTTATCTTCTGCAGAGTACTCAACAGATTTCAAGAATTGGTCTGCAGGAATATTAATAGTACCAGCAATTTTATCACCTACTTGAAGTTCATAAGTTAAGTCATCTTTCTTAACTAATGCAATAGTTTCCATATTGCCATGAACATCTTCAAGAAGGGCAATTTGTTTGGAATCGTTATAAGTAGGTCTTTCAGCAGAACCGTTTAAGTTGATTTCTACTGAACTAGAACCTAGATCTACTTTATTCCACTTAGAAACCATAGCAATATTCACAGCACTACCATCAGTAGTTTTTCCGCAAATATTATCATGATTGTTTAGGAAAATAGTCTTACGTCCAGGATTTTGTTCAGTTGCTGTATCTTCATATTTAACAGCTTTTTCAAGTTCTGGACGTATCTCATTATTGAGTCCTCCGTTTATGGTGCTGAAACCGTCTGCAACATTCTTATTGATATTATTAACAGCTTCAACAAGATTATTGTTTACAGTTGCAATATCAGCCGCATTTTTTTCAATTTTTCCTTCAAGTTCAGTGAGATCAGCACCTTCACCGTTTACTTTTTCAGCTAATTCATCAATAGCTGCTTGAAGTTTAGCATCGCCTTCTTCACGATTAGTTACTTCAGCTGCAATACCATTATTAATAGTTTCGATAGCCTGAACAAGATTATTATTCAGAGTTTCGATAGAAGAAGCTACATTTTCGTTGATTTGATTTACCATTCCATCAACACGAGAAGCTTCTGATTCAATTTTTTCAGATAACTTAGCGTCACCTTCTTCACGGGCACTAGCTTCTTCAGTTACCTTATTTTCTAGAGCAGAGAGTTGTTCTTGGATATCACCTGGAACTTCTCCACCACCTGTAGACGCGATATCGTATACAACTCCGTCAACACTAATCTTAGAGATTTTTTCGCTCATAATTTATTCTTTCTTTTAATTAAACGTTTAATAAAATTTTCTTAATCATTTACAAGACCTAGGGTAGAATCTTTGTAAGTTACTGTTTCATCGTAGATCATCAATGTATCTGGGGATTTGAAACTTGCATGATAACTATTAGGAAGGTATAATACTCCATTCTTGACATAAATTTTATTATTTTTGTCTTGAGTATCTGGATCTGTACCATTTACTTCCTGAATAGTTTTGCAATAGACTTCATAAATCAGCGGAAGATTGTAACCTATATCCCCGAACGCATTGTAATCACTTCCAGGGTTGAATCCACAACCACAGTTGCAAAAATCATTCATAATATTTTAATAATTATTATATATTAAATAAACACTACACATTTCTTAAGAAAACAAAAGAACAACTACAAAATTTCTTTTATAATTGTTCTATGTCATATATTAGGGTTTAGGTTTCCTAGGAGCGCAAAAACATCATTTGGAGAAAGAAAAAAGAAGGGAATTAACCCTCCTTTATTTTTACATTTATGTTTCCAGTTAAAATGAAATAATCTATATCTATATTCCAACAAAGACCATAATGTTCTATTACATCACTTAATTCAATATAAGTATGATAACCAAGATTATATATAGACCTTATTTCTTTTACTGTACGAGTTGCAATATCACCTAATGTTTTCATATTCTTATGTTGAATATCATAATCTACTAAAGTATTAAGTGCTCTACGAGAAAGATTTAAGTCTCTTATACTAGTTTTTAATAATCTCATTCTCTTTTCTTGCTCTTCACTTAAAGTAACATCAATATTTTCTACATTTTTGATTCTCTTAAGTTCAGCTAATTCTATGTCTTTGGCCATGTTCTCTTTTGTTAACTTTTCAAGTTTTTCGAGAACTAGTTTATTGTTATCATATAAAAATTTTATATTATCATTAATATATTTAGTAAAATCACTTTTTGTCAAACCATAAGAATCTGCTAATTTCTTAATTTCATCAACATTCTTTTCTCCTTTTCCTTTATTAATAGAGTTAAGAAAAGTTAAGTATTTCCATAAAATTTCATTGATGCGGTGAAAATCTGAGTTATCATTATAGTAATGAATATTGTCTATTAAAGATGCAATAATTAATTCTTTGCAGTGTGAGTATCTTCTATATCCAATTCTTATAAATCTTGTAACATCTTCTACTTCTTTGATCTCTTTTTTCATTTTTTCGATCTTTTCATCTAGCTGGCGTTCTAATTCTCCTAAATCAGTTGTCTTTTTAGATAAACTGCTTTCCAATAAATCAATCAGAGTTTTCTTATCTACATATGTCATATTTTTAATAACTCTGATAGTAATTAAACCAGATTTACCCCAGTTTGTAATAGTTTGTGTACTTACTTTTGCTAACTTTGCAGCATCAGTTCTTGTAATCCATTTTTCTTTTTTCATCTTCTTTTAAATTTTAATTTATACACTAATAAGGCTTTGAAGAAGAGCCTATTTTCCTTATAAATGATTATGAAATATTTTTATTATGAAAAGAATAAAACAAGTAATTAGAAAAAATCTACCTGAGACTAATAGTAGTTCGTCTCACTCTGTAGTAATCTGTGTTGATCCTAATTCATTGGTTGATACACTTCCTATGGATTCAGAGGGAGTTATACATGTTCCTAGAAGATCTGAATCATTTGGTTGGGAGTATGAAAAATATAATGATCCAATGACTAAACTTCAATATGTATGTGGTATAATTTGGAAATATAAGAGTAATCGGAAGAAAGTAAAACTCTTAAAAGAAATTGTCCTAGGATATACTGGAGCAAAGGATATAGTATTTGACTGGGAAGAAAACAGGTCAAGTGATGATATTGTTGAAGAGGATGAGGATTATTACTGGGATTCTGGTGCTCCTGAGATAGATCATAATAGTTCTGATATATTTCCTGAAATTATGGAATCAGCTAGATCAATTAAGAATTTTATATTTAATTCAAGATCTTGGCTATATTTAGGAAATGATAATTCAGATGCTCCAGAGGGTTTCTATGAAGAAGAAACTGATGACCCAGAAATTATCGTTAGTGTTGATTATGGAGGAGATATAGGTAGAGTTGATTTTGAATATAATAAATCAGTAGGTTGTGATATAGAGAATTATCTGAAAAACGAATCTTTAATTTCAGATATAGTTTATAATATCAAAACCAAAAAATTTGAAAAAAATCTTGGAATGGAAAAGTGGAGAGGATTTCATAGTGATAATCAGCTTACTTTTAGACCTATTTCTCTTAGTGATAGAAAATTATATTGGATTAGTGAAAGTCTGGAAAAAGAGATTATAAATAAAACAATAACGAAAGGTGATGGTAAAAAACAAAAATCAACTTTACTATACTCACTTTCTACAAATGAAAATGAAATCTTTAAGGAGTTAATAAAAGATACTCAGACTTGGGGATCTCATTGGATTAGTTTACCATATACAGTAATGACAAAAGAGTTTGGCAAAGTACTATGATAACAGATGAATATTCTTATATAAACGGAAATTATTATGTTACTCTTAATAATTTATCAGGTACAAAAACTTATCGAGCATTAAGAAGAGGAGAGGAGCTTATTTCAAAGTTTCCTGATTCTATAGATTTGAAAATAACAAATAAGTGTTCTATAGGATGTCCATTTTGTCATGAATCTAGTATCTCTGAAGGAAAGTCTTTTGACCTACAGAAAACTATTGATGTTTTATCTCAGCTTCCTAAAGTTGGAATAGAATTAGCTATTGGAGGTGGAGATGTAACTGAAGATTCTGTTATAGATGATTGTGCTGTTTTATGTAAGTGGGCAGATGATAATGGATTTGTTCCAAGACTTACCATAAATTCTAGGTCTTTAAATACTGAAGAGAAGCGTAAGAAATTTCATGATAAACTTGATATGGTAAAAGTATTTGGAGTAAGTATTGATAGGTTTGATGAAAAGTTAATAAATACTTTAGAAGATGAATATACTACATATTTTAAAACAAAAGTATATCATATCATTGCCGGAATATTTCCCCCAGAAGATCTCCAAGAACTGATAACGTCTGGAAGACAAGTATTAATTCTTGGTTATAAAAATTGGGGAAGAGCTCTCGGCAATCCACCCAAGTATGATCTTAAGGAGTGGGAAAAGACTTTAAAGAGAATTTTGTATACTCGACAAAATAATCTATCAGCTACTATAGGATTTGATAATTTAGCGATAGAACAGCTTGGAGTACGTGATTGTATAACAGAGGCTGATTGGAAGAGAATGTATATGGGAGATGAATTTACTCATACTATGTACGTTGACGCAGTTTCAGAAATATTTGCACCTACTTCTAGAGATTCATTTAGAGTTTCTTGGAATGATATGAAAATTTTAGAATTTTTTAATACTTATAAAAATGATAAAGTTAATAACAAAGAGTAGATATTATAAAATTCTTGGAAAGGAAATTTATAAAGACTATGTAAAATATTCTAAAGTAGTATTTCCTGAAGAGAGATGGAGTAAGTTTCTTAGTATCTCAGAGTCTTCATGTATATATTTTCTTTTGGAAGAGGAAAATAAAGTTTTTGTATATATTCCTTCCCTCGAAGTATTATTAATTCCAGGAATGTATAAAAATTCAGATGACTTATATAATAAAATTTTAGCTTCAGAAACAACATTAAGTAATTGGAAGGTAAGTTTAATAAAAGAACTGAAACCCTCTGAACATAAGCAAGATTATATTTTGAATACTTTTAAAATAGGGAACTTTCAATGTCTTCTTGATAGAAGTACTTCTGAAATTGTGTATACTTCTGGGAAATATAGGTTGATTAATTCTGATTTTCCTGAAGATTCAATGGATTTTTCGTTAACTAATAATCTTGGAGATCCAGATGCTTATTGGAAAAGTACATATTTAGCATTTCCAGAGAAATCAGAGATAATGTTATCAGATAAACCTAAATTACAACTAATTGAAGATTTAATTGCAATTATATTAAATGAAAACGGAAGAAATTATCAAAGAACTGATAGCAAGAGTTAATAGTACTCTTAGTTATTATGAGAAAGATTATGTCAGTGTTAAGAGAACTCCATATGCTGAGCGAGAGAGATGTGTTAGCTTTGAACAATACATAGAAGCTAGGTTTAATTATGAGTGTTCTAAGATTCCAGAATTATATGATGCAGTAATAGCAACAGATGGACATTTATTTTCTTGTACAGAATTAATTGATCCTGATACAGCAAAAAGAAGGTTTACTACTGCATCAGTTGTTCTTGTAGATCCAAAAACGCTGATAGGAGCAAACGAAAATCTTATTAATGAGATATACAGGATTCATGATTATCTTGGAGGATCTTGTATAAAATTCAATAATGTTAAGAAAAAAATTAAGTTTACAATTGAGTAAAAGAGAAAAATTATGAAGAAAAATTCTTGGAGATTAACAAGTGATTTGATAGCTTATTTTCCGTGTGACTTATCAGTTTCAGCAGGGAAGCGTGTTTTTTTAGCCTCCCCTGAAAAAAAGTCTTATAAAGCGGCAGTACAAAAGAATATCGAATCTGCTTTTGATGAAGTGATTATTGAATCTAATTCATTTAAATTAAAAGTATCTAATGATCTTAGTGTTTATGTAAAGTGTGATGAATTTCCTGATCCAGAACAATATTACTTAGTTTGTAATATGTATCGGACAGCTTTTGGAGTTCCTATGATTGGCAATATAATTACTCAGGTTAAGAGTGATAAAGCTAATTTCGGAGACACAATATTTGAAGCAGTATTTTCAGAAGATTCTCAAGAAAGTGTTTATTTTATGACTCCTGAAATGGCGGAATATAAAAGTGCTTTCGAAGAGATGAAGCGTAGAATGAATTGTACTTTAAATAAAAAAGTAAAGAAGTGGATTCCTGGTGGAAGATATGATACATTAACAAATACGTATTATTATTTTGGAGAATTTAAGAGTAGAAAAAAGAACGAGTTAAATTCTGATTTTCTTGGAGATTCTTCAATGGTTCCAGCGTATCTATATGTTTCTGAACTTGGAGATGAGAAGAAAATCTCTGACATTCTAAAAACCAGAAAAATTGGTTCTGGACCGGAAGATATTCAGATTATGTACTCTCTTCCAAGCGCTGTAGATTCTGGAAATGTTTTGGAGAATGATATAACTTGTCTGAAAGATTATCAAAAATATATCTTTGATAATTCAATGAAGGAATATACAATTACTTCAGATTATGGATTTTCTAGTTATTCAAATCCTAAATATATTCTTGATATTCTTTCATTGAAATCAAGTGAATCAGATTCTTATGCAGATCTTATTCCTGAATCTGTTTCTGAAATGATTAAGAATATGTTACATGAAGTTGTATTATGTTCTTGGGATTTGAATAAGAATAGAGAAGACATTTATATTGGTGAAGGAAATAATAATGATGAGAATGCAGAAAACTTAGTAAGGAGATTTTATCAAGATTTTAAAGATGGAAATGCAATGAGAAATTTGTATTACAGAAAACTCTTTATAGATCTTGGAATAAATATAAATGAAATAGCAGTAGAGGTAGTAAGTCAAGGTAATCCAGAAAGTTTAATACTATCTGGAATTGAGAATTATGTATCTTTAGGAAGTATTTATTTTAAAAATCACTTTACAGATGCTTCCAGAAAGATTAGTAGACAAAGAATTAAATCAACAAATTATACTCTAGAGGTAGTTAAATTATCTGATTTATTCTCTGCTACACCTAATTTATTATTGGATATTAAAGATTTGATAGAAAACGCTAGAAATAATTTTGGATTAGGTGTAAGAACTTTTTATGATACTAATACCGGTACTAAAAAATCTCCGAAAATATATACAACAATTGAAGTAGATATTTTAGACTTGATTAAGTACTATGGAGGTATTAAAAATATTCCAGAAGTTATTGTAAATGAAATTATATCAAGTAAATTTTGGAATCTTCAAGTGTTAATTGATAAAGAAGGAGTATTAGAGTGATATGGCTAAGCAAGAGAATTTATCATTTACAGGAGAAGTTGTTGAAGAGCTCGGGAATTCTATGTTTTCAGTAGAATTAGATTCTATGGAGCATCAAGTATTATGTACTATATCAGGTAAAATTAGAAAAAATTATATAAGAATTCTAGCAGGAGATAAAGTGAAAATTGAAGTAAGTCCTTATGATTTAACAAAAGGACGGATTGTTACTAGATTATCTCTTATAGAAAATAGTGATAACAAAAATAGTAGTAATAACAAAAAGAAATCAAAAAAGAAATGATTAAGTACAACGTAACAAACAGTATGATCGGTAATATTTATCCGATTTTTTTGAGTAATAACAAACTAGTCGAAGATCCATCATACTATCTGTACAGAATTGTGAGTCCTAGTTTAAGTCCAGATCTTATTCCATATATATCATTGGAAAAGATTAGTGAAAGAACAAAAATTGGAAATCCAAAAGAATTCTGTGATAGTCAAAAGAAAAAAGCTATTCGTGAACATTTAGATGTTATTTCTATGTGTCTTGGTAGTCGTGAAGGTCTTGAAGAAAAGGCAGTTGAGTTCTTGCAAGGAATTCTGTGGAGAGATAAACCAGTAATTGATAATGGTTTTCCTGGATTTCCGTTGATTGAAATGGAGAATGGTAATAATATCCAGAAATCAGTAATTATTGGTCTTAGAGATACAATGAGATGGAAGTATTATAAATTGTATCCTGGAAATTATGTTGATATTCTCTGGACTGCTAAGACTTATGCAGTATTTAAACTTTGTGGTGAAAAAGGAAAAGAGGAAGTTTGGATTGAACCAGTCGGATTATATAGTAATACAGATCCGAATATGAAAAATCCTCTTCCAGTAAATCTCGAATCTTTAGACTATCCTACCGATAGATGGTCTATTACAAAGGGTAAACTTTCTGAATTGAATCGAGCATTGAAGAAGCTTGAATGGGAAAGTTTTAATAGAAAAGAAATTTGCGTAGATTAATTATCATAATAGTTCTAGTCCTTGGTTGGAGTGTTTATAGCCCCTCCAAGGACTTAGATTCTACTCCATTAGCTACATTTTATTATGCTAGATCGGGAAGCATTACAGCAGATGGAAGTAAAGTTCATCCTGAAAAAGTTAAAACAGGTGAACATAGATGGATTGCAGTCTCTAGAGATCTCAGAAGGAGTGGGAAATTTAGCTTTGGAGATACAGTTCTAATACAGTCTAAGAAATGTCCAGGTTTAAATGGTGAATGGATAGTAAAAGATCTTATGGGTTCTAAGCATACAAATAGAATTGATTTCTTACTACATAAAGAAGAGATTGATTCTTTGAAATTTTGGATGCCACATAGAGTAGAAATAGTAAATAAAAAAGATAGTCTTAATCCTTTGGAAACATTGGATTGAGGCTCTTTATTTTTCTCCTTTGAAATTCTTATATATGATGTATAATAAAAAAAAAGAACTATGAGAAAAAGAAACAAAATTAATCAATTAAGTGTTTTTAATCAAGTTAAAAGAGAGATTAAGCAGTTTAGCAAAGCATATTCACGAGGAGAAGCTTTGAATGAACTAATGATTAAGTTAAGATCTCTGGATGATACTTTTAGAATAAGAGATATGAAAAAGAAATTTCTTTATGAGATATCTAGATTATTTCATATTGAAGGTATTATTTTCGACCTTAAAAATATAAAAATGAAAGTTGAAAAAAGTTTTACTTTTCAAAATTCAGAAAAGCAAGATTTATTAAGAATAATTAATAGTGTCATCCTTAAATTTGAAATTATCAATAATAATTTTAAAACTTATCATCCTACAGTAAAATCAAGGGTAGAAAAGAAAAAGGTTTTAACATATTATCGAAAATTGTTTAATAAATGCGATCAAGCTTTAAAGAATTACAATAGAGAAAGAATTACTACTAAAGAAGTCGTTGATGCAATAGATGTAATCGCAAAAATAAAACTAAGTACTAGTGATAATATTAAATTAATAATACCACTTGCTGATAAATTTAAAAGTCGACAAATCGTTCAAAGATTCATAAACCTATCACAAAAATTGGAAAACAATCAAACTCTTAAACCAGAGGAAAAATATAACTATATAGATAGAATTCGAATGAATGGATTTAAATGTAGAACTATTATAAAAATAGTAGAAATAGAGAGATAAACATAAATATGAAAGGAGTGATTAAATTAATAGTCACTTCTTTTATTTTCCTTAAAAGCCTTATATATGATAAAATATTAATAAACTAAAAAAGAAAGGAAAATTATGAAAAGACAAATTTTACAAAACGTAATAAGTTTTGAAAAACCAAAAACAGTTTTAGTAGATGTAACATACGATTATGGCAACAATAAGAAAGTACAAGCGGTAGATGTTAGATCATTAGGTGGCTATATAGTATGTACAGAATATGAATATGGAACCTTATTAAATTCAAAAACTTTGTATATAGATAGATCTGGAGAGGTAGATAGAGAGATAAATAAAATACTTGAATATATCCCAGATGAAATATCATTTGAAAAATTAATGAAGCTGATAGGAAACTTGAATTGTGATATTTATAGAGAACATCCATTGACAGTTACTCATCATTTTTCACGCGGTATGTATGACTTATGTAGTGATGCGATACAATTAGGGGTAAATATAAAATTCCCAAAAGAGTTCTATGAAGAAAAGAATACTATTTTACTTAATCTTAAAACTTATCATAAAGGAGGTGGAATATATATGCACCTTTCTTGTGATGGGGTAGTAAATAGTCGTGGAAGTTTTATAGAAAGAATGTATCTTAATCATTGTGGAGAATACGAAGGATTATTCCGTGATGTGGAGGAAACAATGGAAAGTATATCAAGCGAGATTGTATTTCAAGTATGCCTGAGTCTATCAGGTTTATATCGCGATGTAGATTTTGAATTTAAAGCTGAATTAGTAATAAATAGATGTGAAGTGCATTTATTTGGTGATAATGAAATTGACAAAAAAGCGGAAGAATTTATAAAAAATGAAATTAATAAGGAATTATTAAAAGCAAGAAAAAAGGGAGAATAAATCCCTCTTTTTATTTTTCCCGTGAAAGCCTTATTAATGAAAAGAATAAATAAAAATAAAGATTATGAAAAAATTAACAAAAGAAGAAGCAGCAGAATTAAATGAATTATTCGAAACTAGTAATTTTAAACCAGAAATGAGTGGTCTTAGTTTATATACAACACTAACTCAGATAAATTCAAAGACAATTAAACCAGGAGAAAATAACCTTAGACTAATATCTATTCGAGGAACTGAGAAAATTTCGAAAATGATTGGTAGATTTATTACGAAGAAAAATAAAAAGCTAATTAAGATTACAGCTTATTCAAAAAGTGGAAAAGTTCTTAAGGAGTTTGATTTTAATTGTTCTACCTTATATATAGAGAAAGGAAGACAGTCAAAAGATATAGATGAAATTACTGGAGAGATTGGATTTATACCTTTAGTAGGAGATGTATTTGTTCCAAGGTCTCATTATATTGGATTTAAAGTACTATATGATAAAGAGGGGATTTAATTTCCCTCTCTTTTTTCTTTCTCCCTTGAGATTCTTATATATGATGTATAATATTAACAAAATAAATTATGGTAACAAAACAAGTAACAGGAATAGTAGTGGATAAATCTATTGAGGATATTGATAGCATAATCCATGAATGTACTGAGAAATTATCAACCAATGATATAATTTCTAAAAGTCAAGTAATTTCAATGCTTCGAAAAATTAGATCTTTTGAAATTCCGGATGAAGTATTTGATAATCAATCTTCAGCTGAATATTATGCCAAAGAATTACTTAAGATTGATTTTCTAGAGAATGTTAAACAAATATTTAGAACAATTCTTAATAAACCTAATTTTTCTACTCTCGATCTTAGTAATATCCGAATGGAAATGGAATTCTCATGTTTTAAGATTAATTCACTTGGAAAAATTTTGAAAGAGCGAGAGATTAATATATGGGGTGGTTCTTATCCTGCTATAAAAATTGATTTTATTTCTGAAAATGGTAATTATATAGTTAAATAAATTTATTATATTATGATTATTGAAGTATTAGCACAGAAATATCGCTGTGGTTGTGAGAAAGGAATGGCTGATTTAGTTATCCCTGGAATCTTGGTAAAACTTAATGCAGTAATAGAATGGGATTTTTGCAGATTTCCAGAAGAGATTAAACACGAGAAAAAAGATCCGGCCGACGAAAACTCAGAAGAAATTGAAGTAAGAACTGAGCTTAGAGATTTCTTAGGTGAAGATCCTGAATTAAAACCTGGAAATTGTTTCTTATATAAAGGTCAAGTGATAGCAGTTGATTCGGCCGATAGATTAATTCTCGTGGTTTCTGAAACTGGTTATGGAGCTCTTGATCGAATATATGAGGAAAACTTCAAGACGGAATTCGAAATGATCTTTAATGATTATGAGATTGAAGATGTTAAATGGGAGGTAAATGATACAGGAGAAGTTCCAACCGAATATGATGAAACCTATAAAGTACCATACAACCTCTATAATATCTGGAAAGAGAGGTTTGTTTCAGGTAGAGGATTTCTTTCCCCAGGATTATGTTTGAAAGTAGTAATGACTTCAGACAGTTTCATTATGCCTCTTGAGTTTTATATGCTTGAATGGTCGATAAGATATAAATCATCTCAACTTGAACCGGATGAAGTAGAGTATGCAACAAAACAACTTTTATCCTGGTTTTATGATAATTATAAAAGAGTTAAACCATTAGAAAGGAGAAAAGATGAACAAGAAGAGATCAATTGATTTTATATTAATAATTTTCATCTTAGGATTATTATTGATTTTTGGAGGATGTAGTAAATCTCCTGAGAGAAGAAAAACTTGGACAACTACTTCAGATTCACTTCCAAAGAAACCAACACAAGGACAAATTTTTCGTGATCGAGATAATAATTCTTGGGCTTATAATGCAGCACTTGGAGCATGGGTATTGGGTTCTGGAGGATATAGATATTACCCTGAAACAAATTCTTATACAGATGGATCAGGAAAAACAGTGATTCCACCTAGATCTATAAGTTCAGGTATTTCAGAAGGAGTAAAAGCTAGAGTGTCTCCTAAAAAGAAAGTAGTTTTAACAAAAGAACCACAAATTAAAGAGACATCAAAAAAGAAGTATACTAGGAAGAAATCTAGAGCTCATAGGATACATAGAATGCGCAGAAGATAATAATAAAAAAGTCCTCAAGGATATTAAAATATTCTTGGGGATTTAATTTTACAAAGATGAAAGTATATTTAGTACGTAAATTTTATTCTTTCGGACAACCTAAGTTCATTATTTACTTCTATGCAAAATGTGGAGATCTAAAACATGTTAATCTAGATCTTATAAAAAATAATGAAGATATTGATAATTATTTCAAATCTTATTATGGAGAACTTAATGATACTATTCAGATTGCAATATCACTTATTTCCTCTCCTTATAAAAGACTTGGGAAATCTATTAGATTCTCAGGATCATATAATGTGAGGTCGGAACGAACAGGACAGCACTTTGAAGACTATAATAGTTCTTATGTTAAGGTTATAGATATTCCTTCTGAAATTCTTTTAGAGAAATTTAAAGCAAAGAATTTATATCCAGAACACATACAAATATTTGCTAAGAAGAATCAATTTAAATTATTAAAATATATGAGATATAAATGGATAGAGAAGAATGGATTAGAAATTATGGATCCAAAGGATTGAAAGGTGATATCTTAGTTAGAGTTTCTTATACTGACAATAATGAAGAATATTGGGTATCTAAATTTTTAGAAATCAAGAATCTTCCAGTTTATAATTTAGCTCTTGTCGATAAAGAATTAATTTCTGAGAAAAATTTCAAGGATGAGCTGGAACTAAGAAATATTGACGATTATCTGAAGGAAAAGTATAAGGATTGTCTAAAAACAGAATCTGTATATTTTCTAATTGATCCTGGAACAAAATTTCTGAAAAAGCGCACATCTGATAAAGGCTTGTGCTTATTCTATGAAGTTAAATTTGATTCTGAAATAAATTTGAGAGATCTTGACAATACTAGGATAATATCAGAAAATATTAGAATTTCTAAGAATAAACTCAAAGATTTTACAATAGATTTAATGTTTGAGCTTGCGGGAGAGGCTGGTTTATTTTATGATAAGGATTATTCTCCAAGTTTATGCACTAAATTATGTTATTTTAATATTCTTAATATATTTAGATGCTTAGAAGAAACTCTGGATCTAGTATAAAATTTTTAAGTAAAAGGGAATAAATTTTCCCTTTTATTTTTCTCCTTAAGATAACCGACAAATCCTTATTAATGTAACAATAAAACATTGATAATTATGAAAACAAACATTTATGAAAGAAAATTAAATTATGGAGAACAAGAAGCCATATTTAATAAGATGGTTGAAAAGACCGAAAAATATGTGATAGATAATAATATAAGAGCATTAATTCTTGGTATCTCAGGAGGAGCAGATAGTACTCTTATGGCTGCTGTATGTAATGAAGTTAGAAATAGATCTGGAATTCCTTTTTACGGATATTCACTTCCAATAAAGAATAAACCAGATGAACTTACTTCGTCTGATCTAACAGGAAATGCTTTTTGTGTTAAAACTTTTTATAGAGAAGTTGCACAGTATGATTTCTATAAAAGTTATATAGAAAATCTCTATAACTACGATTATTGTGATAATGATCGAGATATTCTTTGTGATTTATCTGGAAAAAGTATATCCGAGATAGAGGGGATGATGCCAGAACAAACAAAAATAGCCAACGGAAATATTATGGCACGTCTTAGAATGATGTACCTATATAATCAAGCTGGTATTAAGAAAGGTATTGTAATTGATACTGATAACTTAACTGAACATTATCTTGGATTTTGGACTATTCACGGAGATGAAGGAGATTTTAATCCTATGGGTGGTCTCTGGAAAACAGAAGTATACTCTATTCTTAAGTGGTTACATGCGAAGTATTATTCAGAATCTTATTTAGATACTGAAATCATAAATAAAAATTCGTACGATAAGATGGTAGCTCTAGAGAAAGCTATTAATATTACACCCACTGATGGTAATGGAATTTCTAGTTCTGATCTTGAACAAATTGGAGGAAAGGATTATACTGAAGTAGATAAAATTTTGATTCCTTTGATTTGTAAAGGTTCGGGAGCTATTTCAGAATTATCTAAAATTCATGGGATGGATACTGTAATGAAGATTTGGAATAGAGTTCAAGGATCAGAATTTAAAAGAAGAACTTCCAGAGTAATAAAAGTGTCCCGAGAAGAATTATTTGAAGGATTATGATAGAATTCAAAAGAGATCCAAGATTTTTCAGAGCAGTCATTAGAAGAGAAAAAGAAGATGAAGATCCAGCTTTTAGTTATTTTATGATGGAAGATACTTTTACTAATATAAAAGATAAATATGATATTAGTAGGATTGAGAAATTTCAAATAACTAGAAAAAATTATGTAGTCTTTGGATTAATAACTGATCTTGAAAATATTACAGAAGATGATCTAATTTCTGAAACAAAATGCACAATTAATAGTTCTTACATTCATTCGCTATACTTTAAAGAACATCAATATATTGAAAAAGATGATCTCAAGGAAATAACTATTAAGATTTCTGCCGAGTATATTGGAGATTTAATGTTTTCTGCTAATGATTATGTTAATGAATATCATTGGGAAATTTATTTGAGAGATGAAAAGATATTTAGAGATAATGAAGATATAATAAGAACAATTTTAAAATCAGAATTAAATTATGGAAGAAAAAGAAAAAAGTCTATTACTGATAATAGACCCGCAGTATGATTTTTGTAACCCCAAAGGAACTCTCTATGTTCCTGGAGCAGAGAAAGCAACGAAAGAATTGTGTAAATGGATATCTGGGAAACGAAAAATCTTGGAAAAAATCATAGTTACACAAGATACTCATATGTCTTATCATATTGGGCATTCTATGTATTGGGAACAAACTCCTGAAGCATTTACAACTATTACTTCAGGGATGGTAAAATCGGGAAAATATACTCCAGCTTTTTATAATAAAGAAAATACTATCGCCTACCTTGAAGAATTAGAGAAGACAGGAAAAGTTCATACTATTTGGCCTGAACATTGTATCGCTGGTTCTTGGGGATGGAGTTTGCCCAAAAATCTAGTTGAGGAATTAAATTTATGGTCCCTCAGTAATCATGGCGCCGAATATGAGCTAATTCAGAAGGGAAGAAATCCACACTTAGAGATGTTTTCTGCCTTTTCTTATGCAAACGGCGCTAAAAAATCTGAGGGATATGAATTCCTAGATAAAATTGCTAGAGAAGATTATACCAAAGTTTATATAGCTGGTTTTGCAAAGGATTATTGTGTAGCAGAGTCGGTGAAAGATATGATGAAGGAACAAAGATTATCAGGAAAATTAGTGTTCCTAAATAAATGTATGGCTTCGATTGATAAAAATTCTGAATCTTTGAAAGTATATGAAGATGCTGTTAAAGATTTCGGTGCGATAATCGAAGAATAAAGGAAGAATAAAAAAAAAGATAGGATTTAACTTGACTTTTAATTAGTCAAGACCTATCTTTTTATTTTTTTTATTCGCCGATAATATCAAGTATTTTCACATAATTCTTTGATATATCTTCAAATAATATTTTTTCTTTTACTTCTATATCTGGATCATCCGGTAATATTTCTACAACTTCAGCACCTCTAGATTCATAATGTTGCTTAATGATATCATAAGATGAGTATTTTTCTTGTTTAGAGAAAAAGTTAACTATTGCTTTCTGTAAGGAATAATTATCTTTATTATTAACTGGAAGTCCGGAAGTCTCACAATCTAAGAGAATCATTTCTCTATTTTCGATATCAATCATCATTGCTGCTATCGAATCAGTCTTAGATGTAACGGGAACTGTTAATTCAACCTTTTGCGGATGCCAAGTTTTATCACCTTCCTGTAATTTTTCTCTAGTACAATACCCCAACCATACAGGAAGAGTATCCATTCCTCGACCTTTATAATTGCAAACATCCATCACCACATATTTATATCCATTCTTTTTGCACTTATCTAGATCAACGTCTACATACTCTGCACAATCTCCTGGACGGTTTAATACATCACCAGAATGAACAGCAACATTAGAATTAAGTGAAGTATTCCATCCTATATTGCTAATATCATCATTAGACTTATATAAGAATGCATGAAGATCTAAGTCTTCATCTCTATCTTTCTGAATCCAATGAACAAAAAACCTAACAATATTTCCAGAGATTTTATATCTTGTTCCTTTGGGGATAGATACATTTTGATTTCTCATACCCTTCGGAATAGGTATTCTCTTAATTTCTGGATCGATATATACAATCTCGTTTACTAAATCTTTCTCAGTAATTCTAGAATCTATGTTGAGAAATATTTTTCGAATTATATTATCTTTTATAGTTTCTAAGAATCCAGGGTTAATTGGTTTTAATCCATCTAGTATATATAAACCTTTTCCAGGAATATTTACCACTCTAGGAGTACTGTCTGATTGATCTCTTATATCGTAGTAGCTAAGAATTTCTAAGAGTGTTTTATTTTTCATCCCTGAAGTATTTATAAAGATATCCATTATATCAGATTCTTTACCTTCTTCAAGAGCTCTTCTTAAGAGAGAATCAAATTTTCTAATAAATTCCCCTGGATGAGTAGAAATAAATTTAGCTATTTCTAGAATATCTTTACCAGTATCATACATATTCTGTACTTGAGAATTAAATGTACGATATTCTTTTGATAAACCCTTACTCTTAAGTTTTACAAAGAAATCAGCACACTCAGGATAATTTACTACATATTCCTTCGGATGTACACGTTCTGATAGTAATACCCAATGTCCATAAAAATGTTTTGCATCTCGTATACAGTTTTCTACTCCTTTAGCCTCAATTATTTTTTCTATTCTTCCACAAATTTCTCTACGTTTTGATCTAGGAAGAGAATCAAGTTTTCTCCATTCAGGATTATCAGTCTTTTTACCAGACCAAGAGTTAACTTGTATCTTTTTTGGAACATGTGGAAGACTTGGATCAGCTCCCATCAAGTACAAACTATACCTCAAGACATCATTAATCTCGGCAATTTTATATTCCGGCCGATGTCTAGCTACTATACACATCGTTTCTTTAAAAGGTATACGTTCTGGAATACTGAGTTCTGAATAATTCTCTAAGAACCATACCAACTCTTCTCTAGTTTCCCCCGTTAATGAATTTCCGGCCGACATCATTTGCCGAGGGATATCCATAAATTCGGGAGGAGTCATAACCTTAAGTTGTCGATCTGGTTCATCATCAATTATTTCCTTCTCTTCTTTAGTTGTCCAAGGATTATCTCTTAGGAATCCTTCAAGATCACCAGAATAAACTCTTTTTTGATCTAACCACAATTCCGATTTATCCTTAGAAATTACTTGTTCTGGAAATCCTGGATACAAAGGTTTAAACTTTTCCCCAGAATGATACAATTCGTGGATGTATGGAAGTAGATTTGTATGGAGATTTTCCATATCACTAATCGTCATCCTACATATTACTTCGGGAGAAAGAAAATATCTATATCTCTTTAATTCTTGAAGAAGTGAGATTAATACTCTCTTACTCTTTTCCTCCATGTTTCTAGGATCTACTAACTCCTTGCTCTCTACTAATACGCATCCTCTATGAAATGCAATAATTTCCTTGTTTAATTTCATTTCTGCCATATTTTTTTGGTTTATAAATTAAATTTTCATCCACTTTTTTGCTCTCTCGAATTGTTTTATGAGATCATCTATCCAAGTACTAGCCGTACAATCTTTCTCAACTAATATCCATGAACTTGGAATGTCTGCTGAGTGATTCATAATAATAGAAAAACTAGTATCTTTTCTATCTTTCCCATCACCATCTAAGAAAAGTATTACCCCAAAAACACTCCCAAAGAAATATATCCTTGGAAGATGAGGTTGTTTTGATAGGTCCAGTTTATCATAATGATTTTTCCATGATCTATCTTTCAAATCATTTTTAATTAATTCATTTATTTCATCCATTTTTCTATTTGTTTATTTTTCTACACTTATAAGAGTTTCTCGCCTTCTACAGTTATGGTCCTATGTTTCTTTTGTAGTTCGTCAAGTAATTTTCTTTTTAGTGTTCCAGGGAGAGGAATTTGTGGAAACAGCAACGTCTCACTTCTATGTTTCCAAAGCCACTCATCTATCTCTTCGAAGGATTGCTCAAAGACTTCAAAAACTGGTTGCTCATCATAAAACCATTCATCTAAGAATTCAACTTTAAAATCATATAGTCTAAGGTGAAGTCTAAGTTCGTCTAATTCTGAACCCTCTCGTGTAGATATTATTTCTCCAAGAGGATTATGAAGACGATATTGATTTTTTCGTTTTTCTAAGTCTCCGGTATATCCAATTTTTACAACCTTCCTTATTCCTTTCCATGCGCCAGATCCAAATAAATATAACATTTTATAATTTACTCCTTTTTCTTCTTACCTTTAATAATTCCAGCAACCCTATCTCCTGCCGCATCCTCTATCTTATTCCGCTGCTTCTTAAGGTTATTTTGATATCCATAGGTTGCACCAAGAATAGCTCCTGCAATCGGAATGGCAGCTGCTGCAATTTCATCATGGGATAAATATGTAAAATCATCAAGTGACCTATGTGTACCATAGGTAGTCAATGTTTCAGCACTTGCCATTCTTGCTTTCTTTGCAGCTTCTTCTACTGTCTGTTTCATAACTTATTCGGATTTGTTTTACAATAATTTTCATTCTCTTTCAGTTTTAAAATATTATTCAAATGTTCGTCTAAAAGCAGATGCTTATTACTAAAATTACCCGACATTATACGAGGCTCAATATTTTCATCTCTCATAAATTTCTGTATTTCGTATATATGAAAAAGCAAACCTTCACAATCTACTGCGTAGTATTCAACGCCATCGTCATTGTTGGCAGATACTTCATAACCAATCCATCCACCGTTACCCATATAAGTATTTATCTCAATATTACGGCAAAAGCCATAACTGATAAGTAATAGCCTTAGTACATCTTTCCCACTCATACACATTTCGATTTATCAATTTGTCCTATACGCTGTCTTTCAAATCCCTCTATCTGTGCGTCAGTAAGGTTGTTCAGCCATTCATCAGCATACTTTCTGTACTTGGCATGATTGCATTTATAAAACTCCAATCTAAGCCATTCAATAGTTATGTCCTTTTGTTCCATAATTAACACACCTCCTTTCTAGATAATAATTCATAACCTTTTGTTTGTTTTTTCTTTCCAGTAATTTTATCAAAAACTGTAACATATATTAATTTAATTTTAAAATAATTTTCTAAATCCTTTGCTTTAGGAGTAGCAGTATAAGAAATACTAGAATATAAATAATCCAATCTATCCTTTATATTAGACAGTGTTAATTTATCTCCTACTTTAAACTCTGAATAAATTTTAGCCTCTAATAATTCTTGACTAAATGTTACTATTCCAAGTTCCTTTTTTATTCGAGTTACATTATACCCTAAAGTCTTTAATCTATCTGGATTTAAAGAAGTATAGTAAGACTTAATTTCATCAGAATCATTTATCTGACCAAGAACAATATTAACAGCATCACTAGATAATCCATATTCACATAAGAGTTTTAATTTATCATATATAGTATTTAACCCAGTATACACCTTAAGAAACTCTGATACTTCCTGATTTACTATATCATCTCTAGTTAATGTATTATGAACAGTCGAGAATACTGTAAATCTATCTTTATAATCTATTTGTTGAATCTTAAATGCTCTAATCTCATTTACTAATACTAAATTATTAAGAACTGGTTTAAGTATTATATTTCCATCCTGTGTTTGAATTTTATTTACTGCTACATAATCATCTTTATAATTAGATAACTTAGCATCTTTTTGATATTTCTCTGCTAATGCAAACTTATCTTCATACAAAGAAGTAGAATAAGCTCTAAGTAAACTATCCGTCATACCCTTTTTAGATTCTATTATTTTTTGAAAATCTTCTCCAGACATTCTTCTATAATTAGCAGTAGATCTATAATAAAATGTAGCACTGTTTTTCCATGGATTTTCAAAGAGTCTTTGTCTACCTAAGATCTGAGGTAAATCCTCTGATATATCAACTGCAAGACTATCTATATTACTATCACTAAAAATGAAAGATCTAGCACAGAGACTATAAAAATCAGCTCCTAAGTATACGGTCCTAGTACAAAAAGTAAACATCTTAGGTTTTTTATCTCTTTTAGGTACTTTACCTATCACAAATTCTTTTCCAAGTCTTCTTTGGATTTTTTTAAGATTATCTTCTGTTCTAGAACACAATATATTACATTGTTCAGGAGTAAGATTATTTTTCTTAATAATACTAGTAATATGATTTACAGAGTTTACATAAAATACTGCCTCATCTGATATTACCTTAGCGGGTATTCCATCCCTAAGTACGACAATCTCTTCAAAGTCAGAATTAAGATATTTCTGAATAATTTCTGAAGCTTTTTCTCCTACAGTTCTCATTAGGAATACATCCAAAGAAGGTCTAATAATTCTAGATGGATCTTTTACCTCCCAATCTAATTCATAATAAGGAAGATCTTTAAATTCATCTAACATTTCTAGGTACTCATCCATCATAGGAGTTGCACTAACGAAGTATGTAGTAGGAGATTGTCTAAGATATTCTAAGAAACTTAATTCAGTATTTGATTTAAATCTAGAATCATGAAGAATACTCTGAAATTCATCTACTACAGTATAAAAATATTGAAAACGTTCTAATTTTTCCAAGATATCTTTTACAATCCTATATGAATCATATGTTACTAGAATTTTACAAGGTAATCCATTTATACTTCTAGAAATACAATATTCTTCTATTTCATGATATAATCTCTTATATATCTCTGAATTACTTGATATCTCTGAACTAATAGATAAATCTAAAGTAATACTCTTATCAATCTTAGATAAATCTTTATCAATATTAGATTCTTTATCCATTTCATTGATTACTAGATATACTTCAAATTCATGTTGATCCTTCTTATTTTCCAATAACATTTTTCTAGGACTACATAGAATAATATTCTCATTACTTCTAATACAATATTCTGTAAATCCACATCCAGGTAATTGCTTATTAATAATACACTTCTCTGGAAATTTACTAAAGTTAAATTCACTCCATTCTGAAATATATCTAATTCCAGATGGTACTATAATCTTTTCTTTTTGCATATTATTTAATTTTTATTATTACAAATTAATATTATAAAACTCAATACAGAGTTCAGTTATAAAAAATTGAAGACTAAGGATACCTTAACTTCATTAATTAGAGTTTAAAGTTAATAGAAGAGCAAAATAACAACTTAAACTGAAATTATGACATACGAGTACTATATAATATTTACTGAACAAAAAAGTTGTAAAGTGGTTCTACTAAATAAGCGAATATAATGAGAGACCCGCCTCCCCTTCAGGGAGAGCGAGGTCGTCTTATTTAGGAGGTTCACGATAAATTAAATAATTAATCTAAATATAATATAATATAAAGCTTTATATTCTATTAATATGTATCGTGAACCTTAAAAGAGTACCGTCCCGTTGAGGCCTTTGATGGCCTCAGGGACTCTCACTAACGTTCGTACTTTTTAAGAACCACTTTAGGATTTAATATTATTTCTTTCAATTCTAATATTAATTTTACTTTATCTATATTATTCTTATTTATTTTCTAATATATCTTATTCAGTCTCGAGGCCGAAGGCCCCTGGAACGTAATGCGTAAGCATGGAGTAGAAGGAGGAAATTCTGGTATCCCTAGTCTTCGAAAAAATGTTACAAGGAGAAAATAAAAAGAGGGAAACTTATTTTCCCTCTAATATTCTAATTTCTTTTCTCAGACCTAATGTATACTCTAGATCTCCTACTTGCATTTCTAGTCCTAAGATTTCCATTTTAGCCTCATTAATTAGTTCGTCTGCTTCTTCAAATGCTCCATATTCTCTAAATCTTTTAACTTCTTCTATCTTGCTTTCAATTCTTTTGCAAATATTTAGAGTAAATCCTTCTATAATCTTTTCCTTAAGAATATCTATTCTGAAGATACATTTATCTTTACATCTTTTAGCACCTTTAATAGAATTAATTATTTCTAGGGTGAGAAGTTCGTTAAGCTCATTTTCTACATCATTGACTTTTCCCAGGTGAAATTTAAGTATATCTTTTGAGAATTCCTTATATTTCTTTTTACCCAGATCTCTTTCAATCTTAGAAATCTTTATATTAATCTCTTTCACGCCTTTTTTAAATATCTCTTCCTTATTGATAACTTTTTTAGATGGTAAAGTTATTTTTCGTATTTCTCCTCTACTTACAAGTCTACATTTAACAGTATTTGTAGAAGTAATATGCCAACAATTACAGACTTCGCAATAATAAAGTGTAATTAATGTTTTTTCTGGTTCTAAAACATTATCCCATATAAATCTATGAGCGTCTTCTTCAGTCTCAAATAGCGCTTTAGGTCTTTTTAGTACACTACAATAAATTTGTTTCATATTCTTTTCCTTTCTTTTAAGTTTATTTTATTCATATATAAGGCTTTAAAGGTAAAATTCTTATAAGTGAAACTAAAAATTAAGAGAGGGTTCGGTTTCTCTCTTTTTAATTTTATATAAAGTGACTGGAAGAGAATAACTTTAGTCTTCTGTAAAGTGTGTTTTTTGCGCTTCTCAAGAAGTTAAATCCTTATTTGTGAGAAAAATACTAGAAAAATTTATAAAATATAGATTGGACTAGTATTTTTCTTTTGTTTTATTCACTAATTGTTAAAAAGAATTATGAGCAATAAGAAAGAAATTAAGGTAGTAGTACAAATTAAAAAAAGATTTGTCAGTGTTAACTCTCTGTATAAAGCAAGAATTATGTATGTAGGAGGTAGACCAGTCCCCAGTACTTATAAAAATCCGAGAGCAGTAGAAATTGAGAGAGAAATTAGGGATCAACTCAGGGCAATCGATTTTTCTGATTACCTTGAATGGCTCAGGAACACTCCAGGATTTAAACTTCATATTCAATTTATCTTCAAAAAAAATATAACTAACTCTGACACATCCAATTAAAAAGTAGTTGCCTAAATGATACTATGTTGTTTAGGAAAATCTTATTAAAATGCTGGAAAATTACATCACATATATTTTCCGCCCATAATATAAAGGGAGGTTATAAAAAGTGATGGAGAATAAATCAGCAGAAATTATACTAAGATATAATTTTTCAACGACTAAATATAAGACTAAGGGGAAGTTCCTTAGATGATATAGTCTATTTTTATATTAAATATATAGATATTCAGTACTATAAGAATATAGAGGATATTTGGACCAGATTTGTTAAAGAGGATCTAGGTATTGAGAGATATGACGACAATCTTCATGTTGAGATTTCTGCAGTTAAAAGTATTATCCCTAAATCTACTTCAGAATATGCATGTTTATACTTAACTGAATCTACTTTTAACGTAAGACTTGATCAAGAAGACAAACCTAAACGTATTTTCTTGGGAGGTACTTGTGGTGGATCGGCCTGGAGAGATGAATTAATTCCAGAACTTGATAGACTTGGATTTGAATATTTTAATCCCGTTGTACCTGATTGGACTCCTGAATGTATAGAAAAAGAAAACATCGAAAAATCCGAACTTTGTAATACACATCTCTATATCATAACCCCGGAGATGAGTGGTGTATATAGTATAGCAGAGATGGTTAATTCGGTATGGGAATGTTTATCGACCGGTACTGGTTTTGTATGGATTGGAATTCTCGAAAGTGAATCTTGGGAACCTCATCAACTCAAATCACTTCAAGCAACTCTCGATCTAATTAACAATATCGCCGATGGAAATAGTAGAATTAGAGCAAAGCTTATAAAAGAATCTAAAGAAATATTAACGTGATGAGAGTAAAAAGAAATAATATTGTAGCAGTAAGAGTTTTTACTGGTAGAGATTTAGTGGAGAGATTATATTCCGAAGGTTGGGAAATAGAGCAAAGAGAGTATGGGTTACTTTCTGGAATGAAGAAATTATCAAAAGGAGCAATTAATGTTGTTAGTGATTTAGGGGATAATCTAATAGTAAAACCGATTAGTAGATCAAAGCTAGGAAAGAAAATTATCGATAAAACGCAAGATTCTATTGAAGATTCGTTAGATAAAAGAATTAAATTGGATAGAGAGATTAAGGAATTAGATAAATCCATTAAAGATCTATCTTTATCTAATGAAGATTCAGCAAAATCTATCAAAAATAATTTAAAAAATGAAGCTGCTAAAAATAAAGCATATATACTTGAAGATAAAAGCAATACTTCAGGAAAATCTTTTGAAAATGGAACTATTGATATAAGAAATCCAGAAATAAAGAAAGCTGTTAGAAAAAAGCTTAAATTCGATGGTCGAAAAGATATGGAACATTTTAATAATAGTAATGATTTAATTTTATTTAAAGAATCTTCAGGTAATCCAGCTTTAGCTCATGAGATTGGACATGTAATAAATAGAAATTCTAAAGGAAAGGCCGCAAAAATAGATAGAGAGGCTGAAAATATAATAGAAGAATTTCATAAACCAGCAGATTCTCCAGGAGGAAGAGATAATTCTAAAGGTCTGTGGAAATCAGTAGAAAGATTTTTCAAAGGTAAGAAAGTAGTAAATAATGAAAAGAATGCCTCTGAAAATGCTATTAAGCTATTGAAGGAATCTGGAGCAAGTGAGAATGAACTGAAACTTGCAAAAGAGAGTTTAGATAAATCCCTGGAGAGTTACAAAGAAGAACATAAAATGTATTATAAGTCTCCATTTATTAATAAACTTCAATCATTTAGGAAAAATAAGGAGAAATAATCATGTTTGGTTGGAAAAGAAAGAAGGAAAAGGATCTAATGTATCAATCTTTGGAAGAGGAAATTAGATTCATCGGAAAAGATCTTGGAATTTATAACTATGGAGACTATAAGGTAGAAACATCTTATAAAGAAGCTACTGAGTTTGAAGATTTATTAAAGGAAGTTAGACATAAATTTTTCTATCTTGAAGAAAAATATAAAAACTATGAATTAAGTATATCACTTAGATCTTATTCATCCGCTAATCTTGTAGATTTAGATGAAATAGAGAATCGAATTTTGAAAGATCATGAAGCAAGAGATATTTTTCTAGACTATATTGGGAGATATAAAAATAATGAGTTAAAATTAATGGATATAAATTTTAACTTACTATATGATTTATCTATGAGATATGCTTATGATGTATTAAGGGCGTTAAACAGAATTGCAGAATCTGATTCAGATAAACTAATATTGTCAGATTGGGAAGAAAATTTATCTCGTGTTGTAAAAAAACCTTATTATTATTCAAGTAATTATAGTGCAGAGGATCTTATGCCATATCTAGGACCTTACTTCATTGATCAAGAAGCAAGAGATTCGTTATATGAGTTTATTAGATGTAGAAGATAATAATAATGAGTAATTCTAGAAATTATACAATATCTTTAGAGAAAAAATTAGGGATATTTAATCATAAGTTATTTTATTTAAAAGATTATGTAAAAAGACTTGAAAGATTAGTAGAGAATTTAGATAATGTAACTTTTCATACTATTCCGGAAACCGGTAGGGAAGTGGATGAAGTTGTTGAAAAAATTAAAAATGAAAATCTGAATAGAGATATTATATATTCTCATATAATTAATAATGATTTTAACTTCGATCAAGAAACTCTGAATAAGTGTGGTTATAATTTTATTAGAAGTATAGAATATTTAATCGAATTAATTAATGAAAAAGATAATTTATTTCTATGTTGTAATAGAGATAATAAATTTTATACTAATCATTATCTTATAGATAATCTTTCAGATATTATATATAATGAGGAATATCAAAAAGCTTTAAAACTAGAAAATATAGAGCCAAATCTAAATCAATGGACTAAATTTTTATACAGAAATTAGTATGTTTTACGTGTCCCAGAAGCTGTAAGACTCGTACTCAGTCTAGGACATGGAACAGCAGGAGATTTTAAACCAGAAGAATAAATAAAATAGATTATGACAAAAATATTATTAATACCAGCGCATCATAAAACTACTCCAGGAAAAAGAAGTCCTGATGGGATTTTACGAGAGTATTCTTATTCTCGAGAAATTATTAGTGAGATGATAGAAAGATTGGGAGGCTTAGGATATGAAGCTATTAATCCTATACCTGAAACAGAAAAAGAATTATCTCTTAGTGAACAATGTAGAATAATTAATAAAATCTACGATGAATGTTCTGGGGATTGCTTCTGTATTTCGCCTCACTTAAATGCAGCAGGAAATGGTTCTGAATGGATGAATGCTAAAGGATGGAGTGCGTTTATTTATAGAGGAGCTGGACAGAAAACAAAAGAACTTGCTGGATGTTTAACGAAAGCGGCTGAAAAAGAAGGGATTAGAGTGCGTTATGAGTATCCTGGAGTTCCTTATTGGACTAGTGGATTTTATATTTGTAAGAACACTAAACCAAGTACAGTTTTGACAGAAAATCTCTTCCAAGATAACCACGAAGATGTAGATTTCTTATTATCGCCTGAAGGAAAAGAAGCAATAGTTAATCTTCATGTCCAAGGAATTTTAGATTATATAAGTAAAATAAAAGAATAATGAAATTATATAGTAAAACAGATTACCTCGAGTATAAAACAAATCCACAGCCAGGAGATTGTCTAGGAAAAATTTTATCTGAATGTTTTGAAAATTTCCAGGATAGTAATGGTATTGTTAGAACTTCGATCCTTGATAATATTCTTTCCTATAAGCTTTCATTATCGGCCGGAGATTCTGACTATCAAGCATGTTCTGTAGTGTTATCTGAGAATTTCGAAAACATAACTTACACATGGATAGCTGAACAGTTTGGATATACTCTCATCTCAAATCCTAGAAAAATCACAACGCCTGGAACACTTCTTGGATTTGAACTAGATATTGCTCATGGAAATTTACTGCCTGAAGAGAGTTACACAGGAGAATATTTAAGTTGTGCCTATGAAGTTTTAAGACGTAGGTTAATTATGAACTCTATAGGTTGGGGTTGTACAGTGAGCAAAGAATTAGAGGATGCTAAGGAATGTATGGAAAAGCGAATGAAAGTTTTTGAGAGATATTTTAGTGGGAATATTAAGTTTCCAGTATTTTCTCAACCTTTTATGAACTCTTCTTGGGATCCTGACTTCTATGGATTTTGTTATGGAGATGGAACTTACGGCGAATGGAACTACTCTTGGGCCGGCTTTATCGGGAGAGAATATCATGATTGGACAAGAGAAGATCAGATTTATTTCTCATGTCTCTACGAAGCCACTGATCAATATTTGGAACATCATTTAAATATGCTCCCGACAATGACCCGGCCCGAACTTTTATACTTCGCCGATCTTAGTCTTTATTGTGGATGTTCTGGAATATGGGCATTTATGAATAGAGATATTTCTGGAGATGAAAAGAACTCCGAATTAAATAAACTTTACACCAGATTAACAGCTCTAGGAAAAATTGAAGGAGCTGGAATGGAAGTATATAAAGAAATGGCAGAATCTTTAGGAAAACATGCTGCCAATTATTATGACCTAGATGAGATACAGGAAATAATAGGTTATAGAATTTATTTGTAATAATTTAAAAACGTTTTTGATTATGATTAATGATGCATTATTAAGTGGATCTGCCGCAGATGGTGGACCCCAAGCTGGTCTTCCTGTTACGGAAGTAGTTAAAAGTCTTGATATTAAGAAGGATGCTACTATTCCTCAACCTCTTCCGACTGATGAAGAGATTAATATCAAGGAATCAGAAAGTATTAAATTTGTAGTTGGTGAGTCTCTTGAAATGAAAATCGGGGAAGTTAAGTTTTTAGAACTTCGTCAGGAGCCATTTATTTCAAATCTCCCTTATGTAACTTATGAATCTAGTAATCTTAGGGTAGCTAGATTTATTGAAGATGGAGTTATTCTTGCTTGTTGTCCTGGAACAGTTAAAGTAACTGCAACAACTAGTGAAGATGTTAATAATCCACTAGTAGCTACTCTTACAATTACAGTAGTTGATCCTAATGCTCCTAAAGCAAGAAAGGGAAAAAAGTAAAGTAGAACGTTATAACCAAGCAGGAGGACTTATAAATCTTCTTGTTTGGTTTTTGATTTTTGTAGAATAGATGGCAAAAAAGAAAGAAAATAATATAAATCACTTAGAGACATTTTACTTCTCAGATATTCCAACTCAACCTTATCCGGTGTATTCAATATCAGAATCTGGAAACTTATACTCTCTGAAAAATATAGTATATCCAGGAAAATCAGCTAAAAAATTTACTCGTGCAAAACAATTAAAATGGAGATCTCAACAAGCTAGATTAGTAGATTTCTTAATAAACATAGATTATTTTTATCCATTAACTGTTTATAGGGAATTTCTAGTACCTATTCAAAATTCTCTTAGACTTCCTGGCATTTCTGGAGGTTTTTTCTTATTGGATTTTTATTTTTATGAATTATCCTTAGCATTAGAGTTGGATTCTGACTATCATAATCTAGACGCCGATAACCTTAGGGACGAATACTTGGAACAGCTTGGAATAGAAGTCTTCAGAATATATAACTTAGAGAAAATTACAACACAGAAGGGTAAGTTTAAAGAATTTATAGCTCTTCTCAAATCTAAAGTTCCTGTTCAAAATCCACGTCCCTTTGATTTCCTCGGCGACTTAAGAAAAAGAGAACAGGGAGGAGATAGTTCAGGGTTATGGAAAATCGATTAAACGCTTCCTAGTACCCTCGAGAATCTTATTATTGATAGTATATAATAAAATAGAAACTTTATTAAATTAACAGATCATGAAAATTCAAAGAGGAGTAAACCCAGAAAGTAGAATGATACAAATTACAGTTACTACACCATTATTAGCTGAATATTATAACAATTTTAGTGGTATGATTCGGAATAATAGTAGTAGTATTTCTGAGGGGGTTAATGTTGAAAGAGTAAACACCGATTCAGCTATGGTATCTTTTCCACTTCCATCAGATTCTCAAATGATAAATCATGGGGATAAAGCATTAGTTTCTATGCCTCCAGAGGTTGTAGATAAATTAAATGATGTAATAAATAAGTTCGTTAATTGTGGACTTCGGAAAACACTAAAAACAGTAGAATTCCTTCCACTTAACAACTATGAATTATCAGGACTTCAGGAAGATATTAAATCTGCAATAGAAAATAAACGAAACTTTTGCATTCTCAGAGATTATGAAGAGTATCAAAAAATGTCGGAGGAGAGAAAGTATCAATTTACCCAAAAACTAATCAAATACGGTACATCAGAGTATGCAGACGTAGCTCTTCTAATTAATTCTGGAAAAATGGATGAACTTAGAGGATGGTTAGATCCGCAGTTGAGTTATTGTGAATGGATTTAAATGATTATTAACTTTATAGTGTTTCCTCCAGGTTTTATATCAGAGGAACACTTTTTTATTTAATGATTTATTATAATATATGTATGAAGGAGTAATATATAAATATACAAATAAAATAAATGGTAAGATTTATATAGGTCAAACCATTAATGAGAAAAGAAGATTAAATCAACATAAAAAGAGCTCCGAAAATTCTCTATTTCATCGAGCAATTAAAAAATATGGTTGGGAAAATTTTGAATATAAAGTTTTATTTAAAATTCATTGTAATAATGAACAAGATTTAACCAATACATTAAATATAAAAGAGTCTATTGCAATAAGATTTTTTAATTCTATTGATAGTAATGTTGGATATAATTTAAAAATTAGTGGTTCTAAAGGGAAACTAAATAAATCAGTTAGAGATAAAATTTCAAAGTCTCATAAAGGATTACCTGGAAGAAAACATACAAATGAAGAGAAAAAATCTTTATCTATAAAAAGAAGAGGGGTTTTAAATCCTATGTATGGAATTCACAGACCTCACACTGAAGAAGAAAAGATAAAAATGTCAATTGCACTAAAAGGAAAATATGTTGGTCCTAAAAATTTAAATTTCGGAAAGAAACGTAAGCCTCTAAGTAATGAAGTAAAGAATAAATTATCAATAGCAAATTCTATTCCAGTAGTTCAATTATCCATAGAGGGTGATTTTATAAAAGAATGGGTAGGCGCTAAAAAAGCAGAGAATGATTTAAAATTAAAAGGAATTACCAAAGCATGTAAAGGAAAAGCAATAACTGTTGGAGGATTTAGATGGATGTATAAATCAGAGTACGAATCTAATGATTATGAATTAAAAAGTACAGAAAAATTTAATATTAGAGGAGTAGTTCAATTAGATCTCGATTGTGAAGTAGTTAATACATTCAAATCAATTTCTGAAGCATCTACTATAACAAAGATAAATTATTCTAACATACGAAGTTCCCTAAATCCAAACATAAAAAGTAAAACTGCTGGAGGATATAGATGGATATATAATGATGATTTTCAAAATTTAATAAAAGAAGGGAAAGATATAAAAAATGAATTAATGCCTCCAACAATTAGTCAATTAGATGAAAATGGAGATCTTGTTAAACATTGGTTAAGTATTTCCCAAGCTGCAAAAGAATTAAATATATCCGGAGGTATTATTAGACGAAGTATTAAATTAGGAGGTTTAAAAATAAAAAAGTTAAATAATAATAGATTTATTAAATATGGAACAGATTAGTAATAATGTGATGGTACTGAATGTAGGAGATCAAATTCCTCCAGGTACCGAAGATGCATTGAAAATTTATTTAGGTGGTAGTATGGATCTTGGACCTACTGGAGAATACAATTGGTTTCAGAAATTTATAGATGGAATGAAAGTAGCTGTAGATCCAACAAAAGGGTATATGAATTTATTCAGTAAGTATAATTATATAATATTTAATCCATACTATGTTCCTAAGAATCCAGCTCAGAATATATTTAATCAGGAATTTACTCAAAAATGGACTTGGGAAAATCAATGTCTTGAGATGGCTGACTGTATATTTCTAAACTTTCTTGGAAAATCTACTAGTCCTCTTCCACTTTACACATTTGGTTATATTGTAAGAAGTGGAAAATTAGTAGTAAGATGTCCAGAAATTTATACTAATTATGGAATTGTAAAGATGGCATGTGATACTTATAATGTACCTCTAGTTGGTAGTAAAATGGGAACTGTAAATCAAATTCTTAGTCTTATGTTTAGTTTTATCCCTAAATTTCAAGAAGTAGGAAAAAATACATTACCAGAATAAAAAAAATGAAAACACTTATTATTTTAAAGGGATTAGCAAAAAGTGAAAAGCTTGAATGGGTTAAATCTCAAGGTCTAGAGAATTTCTTTCTAGATTATTCTATTTTCAAGAGATTATATAGTATGCCTGAGTTAGATCGAGATAAAACAACTGATATCTTGGGAAGAACGAATATTAATCTCATCTTTAAGTCATGGTTTGAAGCAATTAATAATAAGCTCGAATCTGGATGTCTAGTTGTTATCGATTATGATCAGGAGAAAACAAAGATTTTGGAAGATATGGGTATGATTTATGGTTATACTTGTTTCTATAAAATCTTTAATATCCCTCACGACTATACATCAAATCCAGAAAAATATAGTCCAGTAGGGTTTAAAAAGAAGACGAAAGAAGAATTAGAGGCAGAAGTTATTACATTTTTAAATCTTCAGCTTGGATATACAAAGAAAATTGGAGGATACTTTGATGTTATGGATTACTGGAAGAAGAAAGAAGTAATTCTAGATATTCCAAGAAAAGAGACGATGTATTTTTTCTCTGATCTTCATTCCAATTATTCTCTCTATCAAAAAATTAATCTCCCTTCTGGAACAATAAGAGTACATTTGGGAGATTATATTGATGGTCCAGAAGAAGGTGGATCTAGAAAACTTATAGAAATGATTTTTAAGAATGCATCATACTATAATATATTCTTAGAGGGAAATCATGAACGTAGACTTAGAAAATTTTTATTCTGGAGATGGGCTGCAAGTAGTAACTCAGGAGGAAGTAGGGCTATTATTGCTGAAATGCTTTATAATTCACTTCCAACAGACTTTTTAACAACAACAGCTGACGAATTTAGATCTTTAACTCCAGGAGAAGCATTGACATGGTTAAAGAGATTAAATGATATCTTGAAAACCCATATAATTATTAAAAAAGATGATACTGTTTTTTATTGTACACACGCTGGAATTAAATATCTTGAACAACTTAGTCCTAAATTTATAGGAAATGTTATCTATGGAAATCGAGATATGGATATTTATGATAAATGTTTCTCAAAAACTATATGGAAACCTACAGGAAGATGGTCGGTTCATGCTCATTGTAAGTATCCAGATGGCGTTGATTTCCTTAAATATGATGGAGTAGTTAATCTAGATCCATCATGTGAAAAAGAAATAGTTTATATGGAAAATAACATTAAAAATTTTTTACCATGCATCGTACAGTAACATTAACAGTAAAAAGTAAAGACTTAGGAAAAGTATTAAGTTCTTTAGAGATGAGTAAAGACTTCGAAGAGAATACTACATTAACTCTTAGTATTGATATTGAAGATACAAAGAAAAATTATCAAGTTCTTTGTGGGTCTCCTGAAGTTTTGGAATGGGATTTTATTGAGGAAGATAAATCAGAGGATGATGAAATCGTACAGGAAACAAAAGATAATTACAAAAAGTCAGTAAATCCTGTAACTGATATAGAAGAAGCGATAAAAACTGTTAAGGAGAGTCTTAATAAGGAAAAGTCTTTATGGCCTGATAATATATATTCAGTTGCCGTAAATACAGGAAAAACTCTTGGGTATCTTGAAGAATATATTAAAACTTATGACGACATAATTGAATTTATCTTAATATCTTGGAGATTATCAAAAAAATTTCCCAAGTATTCAGTAGATTTTGTTCAAGAATATATCCTCCCAGCAATTATCCAAAATCAAACAGATATTTCAGAAGTATCAAGCTTAGATCGAAAAATTCCTCTCCTAATTACATCTTATTATTCTGGAGTTAAAACAACAAAAGAAGTACTTAAAGATGTGATTAGAAAAGTTCAAGAATCATGGGAGATTATGAAAGAAACTGAAGATGTAGTTTCTTTAGTTACATTATTGTTTGGTGGTAAAAAAAAATAGTAATGTCATGACGGAAGAAATACTTAAAGATATAAAAACTAGTTTAGGTTTAGATGATGTTGATGAAGCTATTCCTTATATCAATCAATGTATTCAAGCTAGAGATAGGATTTTATCAGACGAATATTCTGATTTTAAACCAGGAAGCTTAGTTCTTGATACTAGAGATAATGAAATTGGTTTTGTAATTGGACCAATCAATATGTATGGAGATATTAATACGGATAGTTTTGTTAAATTATCACACAACGCTAAAGTAAGTAAAGAAAATACTACAATGTTAGTAGTAACTCGAGTAATTGGAGGTTTAGAGAATGAAAGGCGTTCTAATTTTAGAGTTAGATACGTTAAACGAAATTACCTAATACCATTAAAGATAGGGGAGAATAATCTCAACTATTCAACTAATAGTGTATCAGATCTTGATACTTTTTGTGGAAGTCAGTGTATTATGGAATGTACATCTGAGTGTAAATTATATAAATATAGAAGAAAAAAGTAATTAAAAAACAATGAATACTAGGAGGGAAACCTCTTAGTATTTTTTATCAAAGAATTATGAGTAAAAAATGGTTACATGGAGCTATACCTGCTCTACTAATTCATGGCTGTATAGGAACTGTTTATTGTTGGTCCTTGTTGTATGATTATATAAAAGAATCTATTACTGGTAATTGTACTTGGGCATTTTCCTTAGCCATATTTTTCTTAGGGATTTCTGCAGCTTTTTTCGGTCCCTTAGTAGAAAAGAATGTAAAGAAAGCTGCAACTATAAGTTCTATCCTCTTTGGTTCGGGAATGATCTTATCTGGAGTAGCATGTTATATAAACTCTATTCCACTTCTTTACCTTAGTTACGGAGCAATTATGGGTACTGGAGTTGGAATTGGATATATCACCCCAGTAAAAACCCTGATGATGTGGTTCAAGAATAATAAAGGTCTTGCTACTGGATTTGCTATTATGGGATTTGGATTAGCGAAAGTAATAGCAACACCTCTTCTTAATTGGAGTATAGAAAGATGTGGAATATACTGTACTTTCTTCTCTTTTGGGGTTTGGTATACTTTGATTATGTTACTTGCTGCAATACTTCTTAAAAAACCAATAGAAGAAGGAAAAATAGAGAATACATCAAGACCCAAATTTAAATCACTTAAGGAATGGTTTGATAGGAAAAAACAACTCCTAAATCTACCAGCAATTACTACTATATGGTTGATTTTTTATTTAAATATCTCTTCTGGATTAGCAATTATAAGTTATGAGAAATATTACTATGAAACAGCTGGAATTGGAATAGTTCTAGGATTAGTATTTTCAGCTATTTTTAATTCTCTAGGTCGTTTTGGAGTTGCTTGGTGGTCTGATTATTTTAAAAATCGTGGAAAACTTTTTGGAATAATCTTAACATTCTCTGTTCTTTCGGGAATTACAGCTTTTATGGCTCCAGGTTTTATTCCAGTAGCTGTACTTTTATGTAATGCTGGGTATGGGGCAATGTTTTCAATAATGCCTTCTGTTCTAGCTGATAGGTATGGAATGAAAGACGTATCTGAGATTCATGGATTAATACTTAGTGCTTGGGCTTTTGCTGGTCTTTCTGGAAATCAGTTTGCTAATCTTTTAGTAGGTATTCCAGAGAGTTCATATAAAACATTAATTCTTGGAAGTGTTGGGTTATATTGTATTGCTCTATCTTTAAGTGCTAAATTGTGGAATAAAGACTAAAAACCTTATATATGATATAATAAATAAGAAGTTATGAAAAGTAATAGAGCGTTTGAAATTTTATCTACATTAAGCTATGAACCGTGTTATTGTGAAGTAGATGAATCTATAATTGATTATAGTAATGCAGTTAGAGCAGTAGAAGAGGCTGAAAATGAAGTAATAGATCTGCTTAAGGAAAGTATATTAGCGAAATTTCAAAATGGGTCTACAAAAGATACTATAAAGATTATACTTGAAGAAACTATAAAAGAGTTTAAGGATGAAAAGTAAAGAAGGAGATAAATATTTAGGAAAACACCTGAATAGTATAAATGACTTATTAGAAGAAGGTCATGATCCGAAAGTTAGAGATCTGGTAGTTTATGAAGATGCAAAAATACTATCTGATATTTCTTATTTTGAGGGTTATGATGCTGGGGTGTCGGATGAAAGAAATAAGGAAGATTATGAAGTATGGATGGTCGAGTTATTCAAGAAAATCGCTGTAGATGGATTACCGAAAGAATATAAAGGCGGCCATTCTAAGATATGTGTTTGTTTTGTTCCGGCCGTTAATGGAGAACTTGACAGATATGTTATTGGATACTATAATTATAAAAAGAAAGGTTGGATGACTTGTTTATGTGAAGGATGTCAAGAATGTTTCCGGCCGACTCATTATCTAGAACTTCCGGCCGCTCATAAAATCAGAAAAGAATATGATGTAACTGGGCAAACTAGATCAACAAATTCATTTCCTGAAGTTCCTGATGGTGTATATCAAGGAAAATTCGGTGGACATGTTGGAATGATAGAGTATTTAGGAAAGGTCTATAACTTCACATTCTTAAAAGGTATCGTTCAAGAAAATATTCCAAAAACAATAACAGTAATAGATGGATATGGATGGACTCTACTAAAAGATGGACCGATTGTACCAACCGTTTGAAACTATAACAAATTAAAAATAAAAAATTATGAAGAAAGAAAAATCAGAAGAAAAAGAAACATTAGAAGTTAACAAATTAATAACTAAGAAAGAAAAAATCAAGGATAATATTGTAGATATTATCGATATTGATGACGAAGAGACAGAGGAGTTTAAATTCTCTGGTGGAAAATTGGTAATAGATGACTCACTGAATGTAATTGGAAAGTGGGAATCTAAGAATTATACATCATTAGGAGATGGTGTTTATATGGGGTTTGTAAATAGCGGAGAACATGAAATAACGCTAATGGAAAGTAAGAAAAAGCACTCCAACATATTTGATTTTGGATTAGAGAATGGATATATCGCTATAAATAGAACTACACTCAAAGTAATCGTAAAGAATAAAAAAGGTTATATCGACTGTAGACATCTAACTCTAATCTGTGATTACCTGAAAAAATCTATCAATTCCAAAGAAAAAGAAGTTAAATCTTTGGAAAATAGTATATCAAGAATTGAGTCACATCAAGCAACATTTTCTAGTGAAGAATCTAGGGGAACAGTATTAAAATCTCAGAAAGAGATATTATGTGAGCTCAATGAAAAATTACCCTCACAAAAGAAATTATATGAGGAACTTTCAATGAAGAGAGCCAAATTACTGCAAGAAGTTCAAGAAGAATATGAAAATTGCTTGAAATCTTCTAGTGAAATGGAAAAAGTCATGGAAGAACGGAAAAAATCTTATGATGCAGAGTTAGTTAAGTGTTATGGAAAAGAACATCCTACATCAGAAGATAAGAAAAATAAACACAAATCAGAAGAACTCGCCCTTCTCGAAAAATTATTGAAAGAAGGAAGAAAAACGATAGCTCTTATTAATTATAGAATTCCTAACTATGAAGATATGTTAGAAATTCTTAGTGGTAAGTCTATTAAAAGAAAATCAAAAAGAAAGGACGACGATGATTAAACTACTAAGATTACACAAGTTAATTTGGGGAATTCTAGTTATTATAGGAATTCTTCTTGAGATGGTAATTGTAGTACCAATCGTGTTTTTAGTGTTTATTTATAATTTTAGATTTAATCCAAGAAAAGTATGGGAAGCAAAACATAGCGCAGACCTAGATTTTCAGAATAATTGGGGAGGTTATGCCTATCGTGATCATACTCCTTGGGATACGTTCAAAAGAAGATATAAATATACATTTAATCATATAGAGAACGAATCTAAAAGACAATAAAAAAGATAAAGTAGTAAGACATCAAAGCTTACTACTTTTATTTTCTATGTAAAAAAAAGGGAATCTCAGAAACCCCGAAATTCTTATTAATGTATGAAAAAGAATTTTAAAGAAAAAGATGATTTTATATTTTTAAATAAAGAACGAGTTCGGCTTACAATGTTAGTTACTACTAATTATTATATGGAATGCAAGCTTAATACTGCATTGATCTCCGAACTTTAAATTTAAATACGTGGCGGCTCATGTTATTAGTTACTACTAAATTATAGATTTGTAAACTATGCGATTTACTGTAACGATCACCGCCACGTAATTTAAAAAATATAAATAATTCTAAACTACAAGAGAAATCCTGTAGTTTTATTTTTTCTTCTCTGATACAAATAAAAAAAGAACCTAGATTTTACTCTAAGTTCTTATTATTTTTCTATTCATTTACAGGAGGAAAGTCATCATTAATAACTTCTTCATTATCAATTAAACCCGCCTCTTTGTAGCAATTTCTTTTATTCTCCTTCATCCAGGCTACTAAACATCCTATTAAACCGAGAATAATTGCGATAAATCCTAATATCTTTTTCATAGTTTTCTTATTTATTTTTCATATATAAGATTTTTAAGCGGATTCTGTGTTATTTTTATTGTCTTCTGGTTTGTAATCTCCTGCAGTACCATGTTCTAGACTAAGAACTAACTTAACTGCTTCTGGTCCTTTTAAAATATATTCTCCCGTTTTAAGAGGTTTTCCTGATTTTATATGACTCTGAATAGACGTTTTACTAAATTTAAATCTTTCACTCATTTTATTTAAATCATTAAAGTAAGCACCTAATAGAGTTTTCTTATCTTCAGAAAATACATAAGTAACAGTCTCCATCTTCCTATTAGGTTACTATTATTCACCTTATCCTGTGATACAGAGGATTCTATAGCTCTGTTTTCTGTGTCTAATAGGTCGTCTAACATTTTTTAATAGTTTAATTATTATTTACATTTTAGATTTTACAAGAAGGGAATTTCGAAGATAATAAAGTTTCCGGATCTCTACTATTCCTACTTTTCCCTAATAAACCTAAAATGTTAGAAAACAAAAGAACACTAGATCGATTTATAATTTTATTTATAAATTTTTCTAATGTTCTTTCATAGATTAGTAGGTTTTTGGATTTTCAGGAAAGCAAAATAAAGACTTAGGATTTCACACCTAAGTCTTATTATTTTATTTATTATCTCAAGATATTACCTTTTTCTTCTTTCTTGATATCAAACTCTATTGTTGTATTAAATTTTACAATTGATTTATTACTTTCATCAATATCTACTACAATATTTTTTCCAATAGAATCAGAATATACAAGTTCATTAGAGATTGGATTTTCTATATTCTTCACAATCTCTCTTTGAAGATCTCTAGCTCCATAAGCAAGATCACATTGAGACACTACATATTCTTTCATCTTATTAGAAACCTCTAAAGTATATTCATTCTCTGAAAGTCTATCTTTAAGTTTTTCTAATTCAAGATCAAATATTTTATAAAGATTATTTTTATCAAGTGATCTGAAAAATATAATATCACTTAATCGATTTATAAGTTCTGGTCTGAATTTCTTCTTAATAGCTTTCATAACAATGCTTTCATCTTCTTTATCACTTTCTATTCCAGATACTTTAGAAAATCCAAGATTTGTCTTGTTGCTAATCTCTCGTGTTCCAATATTCGATGTAAAAATCACGATCGAGTTCTTAAATGATACTAAGCTTCCGTCCGATAAAGTAATCTGACCTTCATCTAAAATAGGGAGAAATACAGTATTAATTACATTTTCATGCATCTTTTCAATTTCATCAAAAAGAATCACACTAAATGGTCTTTTCCTAACATCATGAAATACTGTTTTATCTCCATATCCTACGTATCCACTTTGTGCTCCTATTAAAGAATTTGCACTAGTTTCTTGAGTAAATAAGCTGCAATCAACTCTAATTAAATTTTTAGGATTTGAAAACAGTGATTCATTTAATATTTTTGTTAAGTAACTTTTTCCAGTTCCAGTTGATCCTGTAAATAAGAAAGATGTCGGTTTATTCTTATCTTTAAGTCCTAGAAATTGACGGTTAAGTGCAATAGATAGTTTTTCAATAGCTTCGTCCTGTCCTATTACTTTTGCCTCCATTGACTTTTTCATTTCTCTAAGTTTTTCTCGAGAAGTACTACGAATTTTGTCAATAGGTATTTTAGACATCTTAGAAATTACTGAAGCTATATCATCTACTGTTACATTAGACCAGCCAGAAGGATCATTAAGTTCTTGATCAATCTTAGATTTTTCCTTTTTAAGCTCTTCTTTCAATAATAATTCGGTATCTCTTCTCTTTTGAGCTTCATCAAAATCTTGCTTTTCTACTAACTCAATTTTTTCTTTAACAATATTATCAATTGCTTTTTCAAGATTATCAATAGAACTAGTATCTATATCTTTCTTAAGCTTAGTAAGAGATCCCGCTATATCAATAATATCAATATCTTTGTCTGGATGATTTCTATCATTAATATATAAATTACTCCAATTAACACAAGCTTCTATGGCTTCCGGAGTATATTTAACTCTATGATACTCTTCATATTTAGGAGCCGTTTTTTCCAAGATAATTTTCGTCTCTTCTAGAGTAGGTTCCTCTACTTGAACCTCTTGAAATCTTCTTTTAAGAGCTCCATCTTTTTCTATGAATTTTCGATATTCATCATCGGTCGTTGCTGCTATAACTGTTATTTTTCCTGCAGTTCCGCTTAAATAAGGTTTAAGTAAACTACTTGCATCGCCTGATCCGGGCGTATTGGATCCAGCCCCAAAAATTTGATGCATTTCATCTATAAATACGATTATTTCTGGATGTTCTACAAGCTCTCTTAGAGACTCAAGAAGCTTCTTTTCAAAATCTCCTCTAAAGGTAGATCCACTGACCATTCCCATGATATCTAAGGTACGAACTTCTTTTCCTTTTAATTCGCGTGGTACATTTCCAGATTCTATTGCTTGTGTTAATCCCACAACTACACTCGTTTTACCAATTCCAGGGGATCCAAGTAATACACAGTTACTTTTTTTTCTACAAGATAATATTTCAATAACTTGTGAGATTTCTTTTTCTCTTCCAATAACTGGATCAAATTGTCCAGATCTACATTGTTTAGATAAATTGGTTGAGTATTGATCTAAGAATGGTGTAGTTGAATTAGGATCACCTGAAACTAGAGGCTCATTACTTCCTTGTCCAGCCATTTCAAATTCTCGATCTTCCTCTTCGCGACGTTTTTCTGAGTCTTCGTCGCCTTGGTTATAATCGAGAGTTTTTTCTTTAAGTTCGCCGCCGTTATTTTCCTCACAATTATCTTCTTGGTCTTTTATTCCAAGTTTCGTATCGAAGTCATTTATCTTCCAAAATAAACTCGTGAGGTCTCTTGCATCGGCGTCTAATTCATTTACAAGATACTTAGCAATCTTACTGAACTCTGCTTTTGGGAGTGAACACATAAGGAAAGCTAGTGTATCAATATCATCAGTCATCTCAGATTTTAAATTTATATCTGTCAGTTTATCCAAGATATAATTAACGGCCGGAGACAAGACAATCGAATCAGCGCCAGTATACAATTCAGAAGGCGCTGTGAATTTATTGTCTTCTCTAATTTCGGCCATTACATCCATTACAAACTCTCTAAGATCTTCTTCTGTACTAGGTTTTCCGATAAACAGATCTTTTAGGTAATCTCTTAGTTCTGGAATATCACCTTCATTATCTAGATAAGTTATAACTATCTGAGAAACTATATGATCTAGTGATATTTCTTTTCCCATAAACGAAACTACTTCTTCATGAGCTCTCTCGAAAAACTTTTTTAACTCTTGGGATAATTCAAATTTTGATGAATCTTTCATTTTTCTATTTGTTTAATTTTTATTATGTTTATCATCACATTATTAAGGAAATCATCGGTAAATTTTATATCTATTTTTTGCTTCAGAGATATAATCATTAATATCTTCTTGAGTAATAGTTATATCTTTTATGTTTTTAAATTTGTTAGCCCAATCACTACACCAACTTCTCCAACTAGTATCACCTTCAAGTTCTTTTATGTACTCAAGAATTTCTCCTTCTCCTTTAATATTTCTTTTTGGGACCCACCCCAAACAATTCTCGAAGGATTCATTTCGATCATATATTGATTTTACTTTTATCGAAATTTTCTTTTTCTTCTTCAACCACTTAAAGAAATCTTTTATAGGATTTGGATACATTAACTTCGGAAACTTATAAATCTCATAATCTTCAGTTACAACTATATAAATCCTTGATTCTTTTCCTAAGGTCGGTGCTTTAAGAAATGGAAGATCGACTCGTTTGGCATCTATATAAACCTTAGTATTCCACCATCTAAAAGTATCTGGTTTATTTGTATCTTTTACTTGATATAACATAAAATCTCCAGAAATATCAATAACATTTACAGCTAAACCTGTTTTTCCAGTAGAATCATCTATGACTACTTGAGAATTTCCTTCTTCAAAGAGATCCATAACTTGAGATGCACCATGTTCTACTATATAAAGTGTTTTCCCTGTTAGATTATCAATAGTTTCTAAGTCTTTCTTATCTCCTTCTGAAAGTTCTACAAACATATACCCATCTTTACGCGTTACAGATCTAGTTCCAGTAATTCGGTCTAATTTTGTTTTCTTTACTAATTCTTCTGGTTTCATATTAAATTATTCTCGGTTCATTAATAATTCCTTTATCAATTAGATAGTTTCGATAGAGAAGATTTATAACAAATTCAGGTGATTTACAACAAAATTCTCTATCTACTATCTTTAGATTTTTCAATAGTTCAAATAAAGAAACTTCAGGTAAATATTCTTTCCTACAACAAATGCTATTATTTCTATTTACAATATCTAATCTTGAATCTGTATAAATTAATTTTTTCTCTCGATTTAGTATATTTATTATTTTTCTATTAGAAAGTTTTTTACAGATATACCCTTCTGTAACAAAATATAAAAATACCTCAGATAAAGAAGCTAGACGTACATCCTTTTCTAATTGAATTCCTTCAAAAAATTTTAACACATAAGTTTTATCAAAAAGATTTTTATAATTATTCCTAGATAAAATATATCTTGAGCGTAAAAATGGAAAAGTATATAATAAATCTTCTTTATTTGAAGAAGAAATTTCTAAGTAAGTGTATTTTGCTCCTTTAAAATTTATATAACTTAATAACATACTTACTTTCCCCATTTTAAATTTATTTTTGGTTCTCCAGTAATTTTTCCAGTATCTATAAGATAATTTCGAAAGATTATAGTTTTTAGAAATCCTGTTACAGTTTTAAATTTCTTTTCAGGGATAGGAACCACAGAAGTCAGAATATCCTTTCTAGTAAATGAGTTTAATTCGTACTCCCTGATTAATCGGGTTCCTGGTTGTTTATTCAACGATTCTACTTCCATTATAAATGAAAGTTGTATCATTGGATCTTTATAAAGTCTTTTTGACATAGAATTAAGATTTGAAATTTTTGGACGGTCAATTGAGGATGCTAAAACTAATCCTACTTTAGAGAAATCCATTAATTGTATTGGTCTTTCTTTTTCGAATTTTTCTAAGTATGGTTTTAATTTTACTTCGTCCTGTACAATTTCAAAACTAAATCCAGGTTCTGCAAACACTTCGAATCTACCATAATCTACATAAGGTATTGTAATTTTTTCTGTAGAATTTGATTCTGTAAGTACTGTATAATATATTGCGAATACATTCTGTATAACACATTGATAAACTTTTACATCCATTCTTCTATAGTATTATCGTTCCACTTCACCCTAGCATATACATCTGGGGCATTATCTAATCTCAATTCTAAATTTTTAAAATCCTCTCTGAATTCTTGAGGTAGTTCGAATACTTTATTTATTACCTCCTTCATAATTTCTCGAGCCTTTAATTGTCTGGCTTTCTTTCTCCATACTCTGGGACAAAATACGGCCGGAACATATATAATAGAGTAATCAGAAGCGGCGGATATATCTGTTATAACTACCTCAGAAGGATCTATCTCAAGTTTTTCATACTCTGGGGTGTTCCAGTATCCATATTCATTTTTCTTTGGTTCCTTAGAAAAACATAAATACTTATCTCCTTCTTTAACAAACCATAAACTTCCGCCGCTAAACTCCTCTTTATATTTTTCTAATAAATCAGCCGGTGTTGATAGTCCTGGATCTTCATCGAAATAATCTTGAAGAATTTGTTTTATCTCTCCAACTATTTTTCCAGGAGCTAATCTAAATTCTGTCATTATACACTCTCCTGTAACTGGAACTGTGAAATTTGCAGTAGGTTGAAGATTTTTTATTCTTTCAACTTCGGAGAGAAATGATTCAGTTTGACCTGGCATATTCCAACAAGGTTTATGGTTCATATTATCAGCTTCAATTAACTTCATTTCATCCGTCAAGTTATCTCCAAGAAGTCTGATAAGTTGACGAGTTTTCTTTGGTTTTCCTGTATATAATCCCCGAGAATAGTCATATAGCTGTTTAATACACATATGATTTTCAACTAAGAAAACGACTTTATCAATTACTTCCCCCGGATATTTAAGATTAGTTAGGATTTTTCTTGTTTCTTTTGCTGACTCTTTATCATGTCCATGAAATGAAAATGATCCATCTTCTTTTACTTGATAACATATTGGTTTAGAAACATCATGAAAGAGGGCTGCTAACCTAAGTTCAAGATTTGCTCCGCCTTGAATTACATGACCCAATACAGCAAGAGAATGTTCGCCCCAAGTTTTATCATGATACTTATTATTCTGTACGAAACCGATATTTAATTGAAAAATCTTAGAAATTCTCCACATAAGACATTTTCCAATTAATTCTATAATTCCCCGTACTGCATTCTTTGACATTAGAATCTTAGTAAATTCATCTCTAATCCTTTCCATACTAAGAGCTGAATATTCTGGAATATTATCAATCTTAGAGTATGTTTCCTCAGAAATAGTAAACATTTTAGTACAGGCAAATCTGATTGCTCTTAACATTCTAAGAGGATCATCTTTAAAAGTCTGTTCAGGATCAAGAGGTGTTCTTAAGACTCTATTCTTACAATCATCTAAGCCTTTCCCCGTTGGATCTAATACTTCTCCAGTTAATAAATTTTTATACAATGCGTTACAACAAAAATCACGTCTAAAAGCATCTTCAGTGATATTAGTTTGCTGTACTGTATCTGGTCTTCTTGGTCCCTGATTATAAGTTTCAATTCTAGGCACAACACATTCTATATCTATCTTTTCATTGGTTCCTATGTCTAATGAAAATTTTCCCGTTTTAAATCTATTATAAGTAACAAAACCAGAACATTCAGGCTTTGTTTTTAGAAAATCTATAAAGAGATCTGTTCCCTCTGGATAATCAATACACAGGTCTATATCCTTTGGAGTTTTTCCTAGAACTAAATCTCTGACACATCCACCAACTAGATAGATTTTTTCCTTGAATTTACAATCTTGAACTATTTCTTTTAATAATTCAACTGCTTTTTCATAATCATTTTTCTTCATAATCGTTTATTGTTTTAATCACATATAAGGAAAATAAACTACCCTGGAAGATTTATTTTCTCCAAGGTAGTAAATAATTATTATTGTTCGGCTTTTCTATACACTCTTACTATAGTTGCTAGATTAAGAATTACTATAAATCCAGATATAATTATAGTAATTAAATTTATAAAAGGTATTTGAATGAAATTATAAGAATCCAATTCAATATGATTCCAATAATCTTTTTGATATCCACTAAGTAAACAATCTGAATAATTTTCTATGTTTAACTTTGTTCCAGGCTTAAGAGATTTTTCCAAAATATATTTTTCAAACTTCTTATCTCTATCCCAACTAAAAGATCCAGACCAAGTTATAGTATCATTTTCATCAATACCTATACAAAATATTGCTTCATTTTCTTTTCCTCCAGACCAGAATGATCTTTGAAGTTCTGTTTTATTCTTATAGCTATTTTGCCAAACTAAAAGAATAGGTCTGAACATAGAATCAAGGGAACATATATAACCAATTTTTCTTTCTAGAGAATCAGGAATATTGATACCATATACGAAATTTTGTCTAGGTTCTAAAATATTATCTGAATTTACAACTCTACCAATACTATATCTCATAAATAATCTTTTCTTCAAAGCTTCTGATATATCTACATCATATAACTTATAGATCGGTAAGATATTATTCATGTAGTTATAGTAATTAACTGGTTTTGAGAATATTAATGCAGTTTCAGGATTACTATTCCACTTAGATCTACACATATGCCAACTCTTATTCTGTGGATGTATGATATCTTCCTTGTTTTTCCATAATCCTTGAAAATACATAAAAGTATTTTTCGAAATTTCAATCTCTACTTCTTCACCAGTATCAAAATCATCATAAACTAGGTAATAAACATCTTCATGAGTAACATCTTTTCCATCTACTTTTTCTATCCAATTACTGTAATGTTTTATATACCTAGCTGAGTATTCAACTAGTTTTGTATCTACTGGCTTATTTAAAGTAAATGCAAAAAATACAATAAATATAGCCATAACTGAAGGTAAGACGAAAAATATATTCGGCTTATCTTTTTTCAATCGATTTTTAACTTTAACAAGTATAAATACTGTTATTAATAACAGTATTACAACAGTTATAAATAAATATTCCATAGGCTTTTTTAAAAACTTATTAATTTTCTTTTTCTAAGCAAATCTCCAACTACTGGATTCCATTCTATTGCATCTTTAATAGTCTTTTCTGGATAAGTACAGGTATGAAAGTTTTCTGCAAAAATGGTTTCTGTAATAATTATCTTTCCATAATCACCCATATCAGATTCAAAAAATATATTTAAAGAGTCTCTAAATATTCCATCATCTCCTGGAGTTAAAAAAAGATTATCAGTATCTTTTTCAATAGACCCTAAGAAAATAAGATCTTCTCTAGGCTTCTTAACTCCCATTGAGGAATCTGCATACCAAAGGTGATGTTCATATTTCCATGAATGAACCTCATATTCTCTAAGATCTCCAGGAAAACCACCTAACTCTGGAGTTCCTTCACTTCCATAAATTACACAAGGTTTCCATCCTCCATTAATATATTGAAGTTCGAAAAGATACTTTGGATAATCTTCATGGATTAAAATATCACCTTCATAAATTCCACTAGTTATAAGTTCACCAACAGATTTATGTGAAACTCTACTCCAAATAAAAGATCTCTCTTCTTCATCAACTCGACTATCATTAATTATAATTAAACAAGAACTGTCATAAGTAGATATTCTAAGGGATCCATACACGAAATTCAATGAATCATATAGACTCATTCCAATAGGTATTCCTCTAAAACTCTTGTCAATACTACTTCCATGTTTTTCTGCAAAGTATTTTTCAAGTAATCTACAACTCATTTTTTCTCTTTTCTTGTTTTAATCTTAATAACTCTTTTGACAAAGTAGGATCATTATGAGAGATGCCATCCAAGATATCATAATAAATACCCCAAATGGATCTTACAAATGCTAATCGTTTCGACACAAGCATATAAGTTCCATTCATTAAGGGCAGTTTAGATTCTTTCATAGAACTGTAAAGAGCACTAAGACGTAAGTATCTCTTATGCCACTTCAAAAGTTCTGGCATAGCTGTCTTTTCAGATAAACCCATTTCTCCAAGAACTTCTTTAACATCCTCTGGAAGTTCATCAAAAAACATATTATAACTTTTCTGCAAAGATTCTTTATCTTCAATCATAGTGTTTTATCTTCACTTAATTTCTCTACTACTTGATCCCATGTTAAATCACAAAGATCATCTATCCAGGAATCAATATAATATAATTTATCCGAATCTTTAATAACACCAAATAGAATTGGATCCTTTTTAATTCTCTCCTCTTCAGCTTTTTCATATTCTGTTAAACTGAATGATTTTCCGGTAGGATCATAGTACAGAATTACGTAGTTATCAAATACTTGTAAATTATCTGCCAGTACTTTCTTTTCAGCAACTGAATCTGGAATTACTCTTGTGAAATTCTTAATATAATCAATATCAAGTTGTTTTTCACATTTTTTCTGAAGAGTTACTAGATCCGACATTGTAATATAATGATTAATTCCAGAAACTGCTAGAACTGATTCATAAATATGTATAACTAATTCTGAAATTAATTTTTCGAGTTGAGCTTGTTGATTTAATACAGTAGCTTTATGAATTAAGCTCATATAAGCTTCAGTACGTTCTTTAAACTCTTTTTCTTTTCCAGCTAATATCTTAACTTGATCAAACAATTCTATTACATTTATTTCATACAGCTTTTTCGGTTCCTCTATCTTATCCTCAGTAATTGTCTTTTTTCTCTTTCCAAATAATTTTTCTAAGAAACCTTTCTTCTCTTTCTTATTCCCCGAAGAATTCATATTAGTATTAACATATTTAACAGAATCATCATTATTATTTACGAAAATTTGATTCCGAATTCTACCTGAGATTAAAGAATTATTTTCCTTCAGAATTTTTAATAGCTTTTCTGAAATTGATATATTAAATTTCCTAGCATTTGAGTCTCCAAGAAATTCCTTAACTCTAGATAAACCTTTTAGAATTTTATCTGTAGCTTCTATTTCTTTCTCACCTTCTAAGAAAAGAAATTGTCCTGGAGTTATTGAATCAGGATCTGTATTTACTATTCTATTAAAATTTATATTTACTTCAGATTCCTTAAGGTCTTCCTTTGAACTTAAAGTTACTTTTTCGGTTGTATCTTTTACTAGATTTTTATATTTTAATAAATTTTCATCTACTACAATACCACCTTCAAACAATGTAATTCTGTTTCCTTTTTCTAATAATTTCATAATCTATATAATATTTGTGAGTTTTTATTTCCTAGTTCACATCTAATATTTTCTATCAAACCCCTTTTAAGAGTTGGATGAAGACCCGACATTGATGTTATAAATAAACACCTTTCTTCAGGATCCTCTATAATACTAAATATTATAGGAAGCATATACATAAGAATTCTAAATCCTGATCCATGATCAATTATACTTAATAATCCAGTTGGATCATGATCTGTTATTATCCTCCAGTCTTCAGTTATTTTATTTATTCCAAAACCTAAATCAGGAATAATATTTCTTACTTTCTCTTGAACTGATTCAGGATATTTCATGAGTTTTTCAATAAATGGATCAATACCCCATTTAAGTCCTTCACCTGAATCAGCTATTATTAAATCTTTTTCAAAAAACTTACCTATTCCATAAGATATATTAGGATAGTCATAGGATAAATTAGAAATAAAAGAAGTAATAAATTTTGTTGATTTATAAACTTCATATAAATTTAATAAAATTTCTTCATCCTCCCCAGTTCCTTTAAATCCTGCTCCTATACTTATTTCATATTGATCTACATATACAGCTAATTTTTGATCTACAACAAGGGATTCAGATATAAACTCATCTAACGTAAAGATAACACTATATCCTATATCATAATCTTCAGAACAAAGAGTTATAGACATTTCAATAGGTTCTATAGGATCATATGGTCTAAAATCTACTTTACTAACTTTTTTCAGTAAAAATTTACCAATTCCTTTGAGAAATTCATCTAAAGATATATCTACTTTGTAATCAACATCACTGCTTATTAACTCTGTAAGTCCAGTCGGAGAAAATCCTATTGATATTTCTTCTTTACATGCGAAAAAATTTTTTAATCTTAAATTTTTTATTCTCATTTTAATTTTCTTTGATCATAGTTAAGGCTATTAGAGTTTTATATCTTTCTTATGTACATTTCCCTTAAAAACCTTATATATGGAAATTATTGTTAATGAAAATTGCTTTAGTCAATAAGTCTGGTCTGCGAAGATCGGGCTTATTTTTTTTGGCCTGAGAATCTTATACTTGAAATAAAAACCTAAAAGAATGGAAAGATTAGAACAAATTTTCGAAAATGAAGTATTAAAAAATCTAAAAGAAGGTAAAATTAGTGGGAAATCTATCAAAGAACTTCCAGTATTATTTGAGAAGAGGAAAAGAAATGATAAATACACCCACTCTGAGTTATCATATATTATGAAACTTAATGACTTAGGAATACCTTATGGATTAATCGCTAAATCTATATCTAGAACTGAAACATCTGTTAGAAATAGGTGTGTTAAGTTTAGAACAGAGAATGGAACTTATAATAAAAATCATATAGAAGAGAAATATAATCTCAATGATAAATTTCTAAAACATCTTGAAAAAGAAGATAGAATAATGACTATTTCAGATGCTTATTCAGGAAGTAAACCGTTTTGGACAAAGTATACAAGAGGAAGATTAGTATTAACAAATGATATAAACAAAGATTATCCAGCTAAATTACATTTCCCTGCTGAAGATCTTGTTAGGGTATTATATGAAAAAGAATGTGAATTTGATATTGTAGATTTAGATCCATTTAATACCCCAATGAAATGCTTTGATAATGCAGTTAAGATTTGTAATAGAGGATTAATTATGACTTTCGGAGATAAACGAGGAATAATGAGTAATAAAAATCTAGCAAAAGAACGCTATGGATGTAAGGTTTATGATGAAAGAAAAATAATACAACATTACATTAGAAGAGCTAAGAAATTTGGAGTAAAACTTAGAGTATGGAAATTCGTGAAATGGAAGATGACATGGAGAGTTTACTTTAAAGTACTAACCCCGAGTTCCTTATAAATGTATTAATAAATAAAAATAAACAATTATGAAAGTAAGATTTTTATCTACAAAGTTTTATGTGAGTGAAAAAAGAAGAACAGTAACTTGTGTTATGACTGCGAAACTAGATGATAAAAAGTCTGGTCAAAACAATTTCCGATTTACTTGGGAAGGTGAAGAGAGATTCTTAGAACCTTTTGAAGTTAAAACAGTTGCTCGTTGTCACAAAGATGATAAATTCGATGAAACAAAAGGAAGACGAATTGCTGAATCTAGAGCTAAGCGTTTAGTTTACTCAGAAGGAATTCAACGAGGAAGAATGATACTAAACGCAGAAAATGCTTATCGGAAAGAGTTGGAAACATTTGTAGAAAATACTGTAAAGTATAAAGAAAAAGAAGTAGCCCATACATCCATTGTAATGGGATAAAAAGAAAATAAGAGAGGATTTAACTTGACTTTTAATTAGTCAAGACCTCTCTTATTATTTTTACAGTCCTTCAGCAACTGAATTAAGAATCGAATCTAAGATCACTTTTTCAGTTGTTGTTTTTATTTTCTTCATTTTATATTCTTTAGTACCTAGATAAATTATAGTATATTCGATAATATCTGAAGATTCTTTTCTTAATTCAAATAATACCATAGATGAAAACACTAAAGTTATTTGATCAGGGTAATCGTGAACAACATACAAAGGATCTCCAAAAATATCTGAAACTTCTTTAATTATATTTTTCAGGTTTATCATAATGCTGCTAAGTAACGATATATATAATTTTCAATATCATTATAAGATACAGTAACAAGCTCTTCAGTTGGAAGATCTCCTTCTGGGTTAGTTTTAATTATATACATAGGTACTTCAGAAGCATTAGGACCTATTTCATCGGAATGAATTAAGAATACTGCTGGATTTTTTATCCCAGTAATTTGTAAATAATGAGTTTTAACAACTGTAGAATAGTATTGAAATGACCCTTTTCCTAACTCTTCACATATATTTTCGAAAATTTTAGTAATCTTTTTATTTTCCATTAGTACCTAAAATCTCGATAAGATTTATAAAAATAGTAATACCCCGGACCTCCATTTAAAGTTGGTCTTGGATCTACTCTAAATACTAAAAATTCTGGTGGAAGTGGTGGAAGCTGAATTGTATCTCTCCATCTAAACTTTATACGTTCTGGATCTCTTTGACTATCTAAACCAACTCCAATACCTTCTATATAACACATTCCATTATCTAAAATTTTTAACATCAAGGGAGCTTCATCTCCAATTGCACCTGATTCTACATAAGGATCATATATAAATATCTCACCAGGGTTTAGATTTTGATATTCCATAAGACTAAGATGATCATTTCCTATTCCTGGAAATCCAAGTTTCATTTCTGTCATTCTGGACTTCATTTTATTAACTTGATCTGGCCAAGTCTTAGAAAAACCTCTTTTTCTGGCGAATTTTATAAGAATATCATCATTTACCATTTCTTATATAATTTTTAATATATTTATAAACATCTGTAATTAACCCTGTAGTCTCTTTATCTTGAAATAATTCATCAGATATTAAATTATCATCTACTAAATCTTTCAAAAGCTTTGTTATATCATCACTGTTACTAAATGAAACTATATTTGTTATATGATAATATTGAGACTTATCTCCGATATATGTCAAAGTTAATTTGACATATGGAAGTCTTACTAAATCATATGAACCATCCTGATTTTGAGACTCTGAAATCAAACATTCTCCTGAAATATTAGTATAACTGTAAAGATCAAGAATTGTTTTTCCTGGAATACATTTAAGATAATTAAAATTCTTTACTATTTCGGTGTCCGAACTTCCTCCAGTAACCACTACATTATTATGCATCTTAGAATGTGTTTCTGTTTTCTTAAAGAATCCAAAAACTTTTCTCTCTATTGTGTACTTTTCTTCATAAACAAAGTAGAATTTATGATCTTCGAGTTTTAATGACTCCGGATTTATTTCTATCTTTGTAACTCTATAATCTTCAATTGAGTAAGGTAAGTTAAATAATTTTCCTATATTCATCATAATTTAGCACTTTTTATTAATTTATTTGAAGTTCTATCATAAAATAAATCCTTATCAGTAAGTAGACCCTTTTCATATAATAGATTAAGAAACTCATTTAATTCTTTTTCTGTTTTAAATGTATATTCTTTTCTTCTTATATTATTCCCATACATATCGATTTTATAGTAAATTATAATATATGGAAGTCTATATACTTTATAAGATCCATCAGAATACATATCTTCTCCTATTATTCCATCCTTAACACCACAATAAAATACTGAATTTGGAAGTCTTATAGATTGTCCCGGTTCAATATTTTCATATTTTCTAGATTCTTGTGAGTAAATCATATCTCTCATATAATTCTTTTGACGACATTTGATAAACCCAAAGAACTTTTTTGTATATTCTGGATAAAATCGATATCTTTCTTCTAAAACAATTGATTTTTCAATTGATACTGAGATAATCAATTCTTTTGTAAAAATTAATTTTTCTAATGTTATCATAATAGTAAAAGTAGTTTTTCTGGTCGATCCCAATAAGCTTCTATTGCTGATTTCAAATATTCATATGCATTAGTCTTTGGGATGTCAGGATTGTAATGTAAAATGAAATCTCGAATTTTCATTCTATACATTCTAAATTTCTTCAACATAAAATCATTATCTCCACCTGGACACTCTGGATTTTGATAAGCTTGTTCCTTGTAAGACTGAATAATATTATACAATCTATCTCCAAGTTCAATACTATAACCAGCAGAATATGGTCCTTGGTTATGATTTTCTTCAATTAATTTTCCAGATTCCCAAGCTTCTTTTTTATACTCTACTTCTTTTCTAACGTTTCTAAGATATCTTTGATGACGTCTTTCTTTTTTTCTTTTACTACTAGTCATACTGTTCTTTTATATATGAATAATTTATCTTTATTACCATCTATTACAAACTTCCAATCTTTCCGAAATATTACTTTAAGGAAATCAATATAATCAGAAAAACCGATCCCAAGTTGAGGTTTCATCCCATTTAAGAATATTTTATCAACTGAAGATATTCTTATAGTTCCAAAATAACCTTGTAAATTTTCACGAGGATCTCTTAATACAGGATTAACGGAAGCAACAATATTACTAATTTTATAGTCAGTTACTATAACTTCAATGCATTTCCGTGTAGTTTTAACATACTCCTTATATTCTTTTGACCCTAAAGTTCTCTTAAGATCATAGGCTGCATATAAAACATCATAATTAATGCTTCTACACAACTCTTCTCCATACTGATAAAAAATATCTATAAAACTAGAATAAGGTGAATCATCAATAATATCTAAGATCTCAGATTTTCTAGGATAACCAATAAAAGCTTCGAATTTAGTTTGAATACACCAACCCTCATTATTTAAAATCGAGAGTAAAGTTTTAAGTTGTTCAATATTAGTACTTTCACTCATCGAAAACTTGTTCTTCTGAAATTGGTAATACTGGAAGTTGCTGAATTTCTTCGGGAGTCATAAGGATCTCTGCTACCTTCATAATAACCTCCTCACACTCTTCCGATTTTACTTTTGGAGGAATTGTTCTTACTATCCTCCCAAATAATTCCTTAATATCTTTATATTTTTCAGTATTAGGAAGACTTAGGGATAAAGTTCTAGTATCTTGTCTAAGTCCTCGTACTGTGTGAATATATTGACATCTAGGACGATTATCAATTCTTCTATAATAAATTATGTTTCTAGCTCTAGCTAAAATACAATTTATTCTAAAGTCCATTTCTTGTTCGTTCATAATTTTTTATATATTTTTAATTACATTATTAAGGGATTCAAATCTTTTCGGATCACTATTTATAAATCTTCTATAAAATATTTCTTTTTCTACAGCGTAACCTAATTCAAAATAATTTATTAAAGAATAACCCATAACGATACCAGTACCAATTCACTGAAACGAATAGAAAAAACATCTCTTAATCTATTATTTCCATCAAAAAACCAAAACTCATTCTGTTGATTTACTCCAATAAAATTACCTAAGAGATCAAAATACTTAGATTTATATAATCCTTCCATTGCTTTAGAAGATAAAATTTCTAATTTCTGATCTGTCTCCCATAAATACTCTTTAATTTCAAGAGACCTAAGTTCTCCGAGAGTTGGAAAAAGAATATTAGTATAATTATTCCAATCAGCCCAAGGAATTAATATTTCTAGATCTTTTCCATACAGAGGTGGTTTTCTTGGATTAATCTTTAAACATTTATTATATAACTCTAATCCTTTTATTACATCTGAAGTATAAATTGAAATATAACTAATCATGACTACTTACTGCTATATATCTATCACTATCTAAATCTAATACTAAACATATTTTACCACCTGACATATAAAATAAATCACCTTCCCAAAACTCGCTTCTATTAACTCCAACTTCTTTCCATGCTTTTCTAAAATATATTTTTAAGTAATCTTTAGTATAAAAGTTAGTTACTACAGATGATTCAATTATATTAACAATTTCCATAAATTTTTTAGAAACTGAACCTCCAGAAATGAATCCAAAAGGCATAACTGATTCTTCTAAGTCTTTCTTTAATGATAATATCTTTGAAACATTAAGATATCCCTCATTAATTGGATGTGCTGGTTCTTTTACTTCTCCCAAACTAAAGAAATAATCATATAGCTCAGGAAATTCAGGATAAAACTCTTCAATTGCTCTAGGATCCGCTGTTGTAAGTTCGGCCGTATTATTTTCCCATCTAACCTTACAATACTGTCTGAATTTCTTATTTAAATCTAATCCAGAACATAATACTCCCAATAAAAATCCACTACCTCTCATTGTCGTGTATGATATAATTTGTTAAATATGGAGTAATTACAAAACGGCCGGAAGAAAACAGCGAAATATCTAGAGTCTTAATCCTCCAATCTCTTTCAGGTGGTAAAGGAAATTCATCTTTACTTTCGAAAGTAGTGTAATAATATCCATAAGGTAAACTTTCTTTATAAAAGCTGTCTAACCCAGAGATATCTACTCTTGCATCATTTCCATCACTTATGAAAGGATTACTTAAAAGATTCTTAAAACTCTTTTCTAGGTTTCTTGTAAAATCATGTTTGAATGTTTTGACCTGCACTTCTATTTCTCTACCACCAAAAGAATATTTATTTGAAAAATATCTATATATCTCCTTAAGTCTGGTGAAAGAGATCTTATAATCAAACTTTCCTCCCGTTAAACAAAAAACAGTTCGAAAAATATGAAACTCTGGATAAAATTCCTGAACTGCGTCAGAAATTATAGGCTCAAGATAATCATTAAATGGTGTTGTGATATACTCTTGATAAAACTTACAATATTCATGAAATCTTTGATCCATTGAAACTTCAGGATCTGACAAAATATTTATTATATTATTCTTTTCCATAATAAGAAAATAAAAAGAGCTTCCTGGAAATTCCAAACAACTCTCTTGATTATTATTTCTTTCTAATGATTTCGTCAATAATTCCAAAATCTAATGCTTCCTGTGCAGTCATCCAACTATCTCTATCACAAAGTTTTTCAACCTCTTCATAAGTTTTTCCTGTCTGCTCTACGATAGTTTCATAAAGATCTTTTTTTAGCCTCAAAATTTCTTTACATTCAATTTCTATCATACTTGCTTGACCACTTGCCCCACCGAGCGGTTGATGACACATTATTGTTGCCCTTCTAAGTGCTGAACGCTTACCTTTAGTTCCACACATCAAAATCATAGCACCAAATGAAGCTGCTAAACCAGTACAAACAGTTCTAATATCTGATTCTACAAAATCCATACAGTCAAGTATTGAATTTCCACTATAAACTTCTCCGCCTGGGCTATTTACATACATAGTAATATCTGCATTTTCTACAGAATCTAGATATAATAATTGAGAAACTACTATATTTGCACTATCTGAATTTACATCTGTACCGAAGAAAATTTGACGTTTGCTCATAAGTTTAGAAAAAATATCTAACTGAGACATATTTCTCTCAGATTCCTCAAGAATATAAGGATTAATATAACCTCCTCTAGCTTCTGACATTTTATGAAGTTTATCATCAAAACTAGTCATCTTAAAAGGATTCTGAGACTTATAAAAACTTCTAAAATCTTTAATTGTTTTATTTTCCATAATTTATAATAATTAAATGTTTTTATTCAATTATAAGATTTTGAAGCCTAGAAAAAGAAAAATCCCCAATCTTCACAGACTAGGGACTTCTATTAAACTTTAAAAACTAATACTAACAAACAAAACACATCTATATGTTTACCATTAATAAGATTCTGAATCGCTGTAAAGAGCAAAAAAGAAGAAGACCGGATTTTCTCACAGTCTTCTTTTGGTTTTTAACCTGGAAATTTATAAACATAAACAGGCTCTTTTTCGAATTCTAAGTCTTCAACGATACAAGGAAATGAATATTCTGAATGTAATCGTCGGATGATTCTAGGAAATAATTCTTGATCTCCTCGATTTTGTAAGTTATTTACAAACTTATACATCTTAGGTCTTCCATCAGCTGCTACAATCTCTAAGTTATCTATCCATGTATTCCAGATTCTTTGAGATTGTTCTTCGGAGAGTGCTAAGATGTAATATCCTTTCCATCTATAAACATTGAAATTTGTTGGGACAATTGAAAAAATTCCATCTGTATATACTCTTTCACCTAACCCATCAAGAGTTATATAATAAATTGGCTTAGGAGAATCCAATTTTATAACTTTTTCAACATTAGTAACTCTGTACTCTTTCTCTCTTTCAACTTCGGGAAAACCGATAATCTCTGGAGATATTACAAGTTTAGTCCCAATTCTTAAAATTCCATCTTCTCTAACATAATTAATTCCTTGTTTTTGTTTTAATTCTTTTTCCATGATTCTTGGGTTTTATTGGTTTATCTCAAAAGTAAGGTTTTAAAACTTTTTCCAAGAAAAGGATCTGTCAGCTAAATCAACTTTTATTCCTTCTATCTTTGTTGATGAAGTTATTCCAGGGAGTCTTATCAACTTTCCAAATTTCTTTAAGAAGGCTCGATATTCTCCAAATTTTAAAATATCAGTACTTCGCGTCGATAATATGATAGGTTTTGAATACTCTTCATAAATTTTAATAGCTGATTCTTTAGATTTAGCGAATATAAAGTACCAACAAAAATCAATATCCGGCGCTTCTATTTCTACTTTATAAACTTCCATAACTTCTATAACATTCCCATTCTTTCTAAGATTACTTCAATAGCCTCCCAATCAACACAAGAGGTATATATAGTTTTTATCTCTCCAGTATCAAAATTTACATACTCAGCTTCACCCCATCTAAGAGGTATTCCAAGAGCTGTATCATCTATCAAAAAATCTCCTAAAACTTTTCTTGCATATCCAATCACACCTTCTTCCTCTGGATTATCATTTACACAATATAACGGAATCTCTCTTTCTCGAAACCATCTCTCGGCTTCTTCTAAAGATGTCTCGGTTCTAAATTTTCCTCCGATGTAATTATATGGATTATTTCTAGAGTTATTTCGGCAAGTCCAAAGAATTAATCTATGTCCGGCGGAAACTATTCTCTTCAAAACCCTTTCAGCTCCTGTATCAACCTCTGAAAAACCAGATTCAGGAAGATTAGGAACACAAGTACCATCATAATCAATTAAAAAAGTTGCCATAAATTTTCTATTGGTTTTGAGTTAATAAAAATCTTTTCAATCTCAGAAGGAATTGGTCTACTGTGATAAAAATCAATCCAATTAGATATAATTAATTCTGCTGTAATTCCCCAAGGAACATAAAACACTCGAGATTCAGATATAGTATTCTTAATCTCTTTAATAAAATCTTTCTGTTTTAAGATAGGTGGATTTTGATATTTCCATCTATGTAAAAGACAAGTTTTAATTATCTCAAGTTTTTCATTTGTAATCTCTCCAGAATCATCAAGTATTACTGGAAACCAATCAATCATTTTATCCGTTACATCTATTTTCAGTATTAAAATATATCTTCCTCTGTTATTTTCCATCTTTTAAGTTCTTGTTCATAGTTCTTTCTTTTTGGATATCTAGGTCTTAGTTGTTCTTCAAGTTTCTCCTGAGCTTCATTTTTAGAAGATGCAATAATCTTTATAAATTCTTTAAAAACTATACAATGTCCCAGTTTATCAAAATCAGGTACTTCTTTCACAAAAAGGTACGTTTTCATTTAACAAAGTGAGTTAGGTCATCGAACTTAACAGGCATACACTCCTTTCTATAAAATTCCCACATATCTCCAGACATAATACCTCTTCTTCCACAATGAGATATCAATTCGATAATATTTAATTCAGATGCAGTATAAATTCTACGTCCTTTAAAGAAATAAAACTCAACTGATTCTTTAATAGTTTTTATAAGTTGTGCTTCTTTGTAAATTATCTTAGGAGGATTAAGGAGATTATCTTGAAAGTATTTATTATTCATCCAAATAATTTGTTCTTTAAGATCAGTATAAAAATCATTCCAATCATCCCAATTATAACTTACTAACGAATATTTTTCAAGAATTCGAATAGCTACTATCGGAACTGGAGAACCTAATTTCAAATATTCTCCCCATACATCTTTATCTATTTTCTCTTCACCTGAACTCATCTTACTCTAATAACTAAAGTATTATCTCTAAATTCCTTCCAAGACTTAGCGTTTGACATCATAAATCCATAATTAATACACTCCTTTAGACCCTGTATCCAATCCTTTAAAGTAGTTCCAATTTCTACCCAAGTCCATTCCGAATCTGATACTTTTACTCTGGGCTTTTCTCCTGACGATCTCCAAGAATTTACATCTGAATAACCTGCTCGAAGTGCTTGCATCTCAGGGGTAGTATTTCCGAAGTATTGTCTAACTAAATCTAACTCAGATAATTCGATAGGAGACATATTAACTAAACCTCCTAACTCCTGAACTTCTTCGATAATATCCTGATCTGACTTTACTGTTCTTTTATAAATTGTTCCAGATGCTTCCAAGATCTTAGCAAACTCACGACCAATCATTACATAATCAGCACCAAGGGCAATAGCTTTTAGGATATCCGAGTGACAAGTAATACCACCATCTGCAATAACTTTAACATCCCGAAGTCTACCTTTTCCTGATTTTCGAAGTGAATTAATTGCGCCGAGAATAGATGCCATAGGATAATGAAACCCATACTTATCTTGATCAACTAAAGATCCAGATGATATTCCGACACGTACATAATCAAATCCGGCGCCACTATACACTTCGTAAGTCTTAGGGTTAGCTATATTTCCACCCATCAAGATAACCTGTTTTCCGTAGAGCTGTTTTAATCTCTGTCCAATTTCCATAAGAGCTACATCATGACCATTTCCAGAGTCGATGCAGATATGAAATTGTTGAGTTGAACCTCTTTGATCTATATTTATAAAATTTTCTCTTACCTCCTGAAGACTAAACGCACAGAAGATAAATCCACACGCTTCAAGTCTAGTTCCAAGTTCAACAGTTCTAGGGAGGATAGGCTTAATTCCAGAATCTTGCCATACTTTCCAATTATCAACTCCAACAATAGCTTCCATCGGACTTGTAAAGATGGGTAAACTTTTTGGCACCCCCGTAACTTCCTGATCATCTAAAACAAAATAATCAAGTTTTCCAGAGTTAGTCCATCCTAAATTAAGATTATCAGGAACTAACATAACATCTGATAATTCTAAGTACTTTTCCATATTCTTTTATTATAATTTAAATAATTCATTCAACCTCTCCTCTTCGTAGAAAAACTTCTCTAAAAGCTCATCTTTACTCTTATTAAGCTCCTCTATTCTTTTTTCTATGGACTTTATATTATTTTCCATTTTTGTAATTCTATTTGACATATTTCTAATTCCAATACGTTTAAAAACATTAAATTGTTCTTCTAGCATCTTCTCTGAAAACGCTACACAATTACTACAATTTAGTATTATACGTTTTCCTTTAGAATCTTTAAATTCTCTATTATAGTGATCCTTATATACTTCCCTAACAATTGGCTTATTATTAAAAATATTAAAAGAAGGAAGATAATATATGTATATCTTCTGAGTTCTCATATAATCATCATAATATTCTTTATATTTATTACGAACTTCACAATTATAGATAACTTTATAATAAGGTACAGAGCGATCTATCGTATACTCCCACTCATACTCACCAATTTTCTGTTTATAAGTATAAGTATCTGGATTATTTTCGATAACTTCAGAAAATATTAATTTCCCTAAATCTTCAGTAATTTCTAATTCTCGTGTAAGAAAAATAGGTGAATAATCCACAATAGAAAAATCAAACCTATCAATGGGAATAATTGGTATTCCCGGTTTATATAATTTCTTAAGTCCTTGTTTATTAATTAAAGGATTATTAATTACAGTATTTATATATTCTGCTGAAAGAAATTCCTCACTTTTTGGAGAAAAATCGTTAAATAATTTTTCTATTATTGGATCGTCTTCTATACGATCCATTGTTAAATACTTATTATAAATTTCTTCTAATGTTAACATTTATAATTTTATTTTTATTACTACATATATAAGAAAATTAAAGGTTTAGTAGTTTCATCACCACTAAACCTATTCCAAATTCAATCTAAAAAAGCAAATTCATCACTTAACTGACAAAGCCACTCTTGATATTCTTCATCACTCATAGTCCTTTGCTTCTCTTTTGCTACTTCTACAATTGTTTCTCCGAAGTTAAACGATTCTTCATATTCTTCCATAATTTCTTTTTTAAGTTTATTACATATATAAGGCTTTAAGGAAATTATATACGGAAAATAAAAAAAAATTTACTTATCACAAAAAATAAATTATATTTTTATTTCATATATAATATTTTAAGAAAAAAAGAAGGGGATTAATCCCCTCCATTAAAAATATTCATTTACTCCTTCAAGACCTCCTGCTGATAAAACAGCATTACTCCAAGCAAATCTATCCTCCTGTTTTAATTTTTGATACATTTGAAGTATTTGTCCTGTTGGAGAATCATCAGTTAAATGTATCTGATTTTCTCTTAACATTTCATTACTAACATATGTAATAAAACGGAAAAATTTTGTATCTTTCTGAAAAATTCCTAAGGCAACTCCATCATTCAATTTTCCTTCTAAATTCCATTCTCCCTCTTTTTGAACTTCAGGAATTATTGTTGTAATCATTGCAGAATTAGATCTTAGATAAATATCTACAATCTTTTCAAAGTCAATATTATCTATTTTTAGATATCTTTCGCGATACCTTCTCATAAAATGTGCTTCGAATATTACAATATTCCTCAAATTAACATCAAGTGATGGGAATAATATAGCATTCTTTTTTCCAGTTATTCCATTATTTACGATAGTATAAATGGTAGTCCCTTTTGAAAATTCTCTTTTATTAGGCCATGCATTAATAATTGCCTGATATTGATTTCTTGATACATTAATAATCTTCGTCTCCTTAAACGGAACTGGAGATTTTGTTCGTTGATAAATCTTTAATATTTTATGTTTATTTTTATCTACCTCTCTATTAACTACATCTAATATAGTCTGATAATCTCTTTTCAATTCTTTAAAGATCTCATCACTGTTCATGTTCATTGTAATCATAATTTTAATTCCTTTCTTTTAAATTGTTAATAAATCTCTTTTTGATTGGTTTTTAAAAAAGCCGGAGACTTCATATCCCCGGCCAAGAATGGAAAAAGAATTATACTAAACAAGAAAACCCTGATAAAACACTTTTCCAGGATCTTATATTCTTCATTTCGGTTGATGTACATTCAAACATATCCACTCCAAGTCTTTTCTTTCTCTTTGGATCTGGACCTCCTGTCTGTAATGTAAACCAAAATTTGTCACTATCTCTAAGGTGTTCAATTTTCACCATATAATAAGTTTCGTAATTTCCCTCTTCATTCTTTTCTGTAATTCGAACGAAAGATCTAACTGTATAATCTTTATCGTTCTCTGATACATAAAGCTCTTTAAGCGAGCCTTGTATGAATTCAAGATCAGCATCTTCAAGTTTTACTGCTAATCTAGTCATTCCGTGAACTCCTATACCTAAGAGTTCTGCATTGTAATTTTGTTTGATCAATTCTGCATCTAAACGAATTCCTGACCAAATTTCTTTTAAGTTTTTCATTTTCTTAATTGTTTTCTGTCCTCTAATTGCTTCGGACGTTGCACTTTTGTTAATTTAATTGTCTCTAAACCTCCTCTTCTGTTACAAAGGAGGTAGTTGTTCTAAATCTTGAATCAGATCTCTTGTTTCTTTAATTGCTTTTTTGGGTTTAAATGGAGATAATAATAAATACTCCAACTCTTTCTTCAAGTTATCTATTCTTGTTTTAGCCAGTTCAGGATCCGTCTCCATAACTTCCCTGATTAACCAATAATTAGCTGGAATTTCTCTACCATCTTTAACCCATAAGTCATCTAAACATAATTTTCGACCTAATAACTGTTCAAGACAATCTACACATAAATAGGTATGTCCCCATTTATCTTTTGGAATTTTATTATTCTCTATAACTAAATCCCAAAGTTCTGATTTTATCATATACCAATCAGCTCGTTTCCTCAGACTACCTTGAATCTGAAGCTCTTTTTGACAATGACTACATCTAAATTCTCTTTCCATTATATTTTTATTGTTATTGTCTCTTCAAAGTAAAAAAAGAGAACTAACTGACATTATTATATATCAATTAATTCTCTCTAGTAAGATATCTATTTATCTTCATATATAAGGCCTTTAAGGATTTTGAAATGGAGTAATTTTTGACTCTATTTTCCTTATTAATGTATAATAAAAATATAAAAAATTATGATAGAAAATGACAAATTACTATTTTTAGGTTTTATTGGAATTACAGTAATAATATGGTATATATTATTTTATGTATGGTTAGTAAAACGAAGAAGAGATCTAATTTTTGTTCGTGATGTTTGGATAGATGAAACTTCCGAAGTTGATATCATCCTACAATCTATGAAGGTATATAAACTTTCAGAATGTGTTACTCGCCAAGAAAAATATTATCAAGAATTAATCAAATATAAGAACGACAAAAGAGATTATTTATTTTTCCACCCTATTGGAGATAAGAAAGGTCAAGAAGAATTTTACAAGAATATGATAATAGCAACAGAATTAGTCCTAGATATTGATTCTTTAGAACCAAATGATCAAGTTGTTATCAGTATCTCTGGAAAATTTTACTTAAGGAAAGTATATAAACTTGACTTCGAAAATAATATTATATATTATAAAGAACCGAACAATACAGTAGTATCTGAAGCGAAATTATATAGTGTAGTATCTAAAGTTAAATTAATATTTGGTAAAGATTTATTAAAAGAAATATTATGAAAGATTTAATTAAAGAAACATTCAAAGTAATGTATGTAAAAGAAGGAATGAATCAGACTAAAAACTTAATCTCACAAGAAGATTATGAAGAAAAAGTTAAACCAATTCTAAAAGAGATTCAAGAACTAGAGTCAAAACAATCTGAGTATAACAAGAAAAATAAAAAGTATCAAGAACTCGAAAAGGAGATTAGAACACTCAAGGGAAAACTTAAACCCCTGGGAGAATGGTTTACTTCTAGATCACCTCTTGGAAAAGCCTTAAGGAATGGTGGACTCTTAATATTACCTTCACAACAAGGAGGTACTCATAAAGTAGAATTTATAAAAGAAGAGGTGGTATGAGAATTCGAGAATCATTACTTAGAAAATCTGCTATATATGGAGTAGTATTTCAACGTTCAGAACCAAAGAAGTCATTTTTTAATCCTGGAAGACCCTGTAAAGTAATATTATATGTAACAGGAGAGATCAGACCTGTTGAATTTAATTATAAAGATGACGATACTATGGGATATGATGCATATAAACGCTTGAAAAATGAACTTAATATAACTACAGGAGACGATGTTATAGAAATTATGAAGTTTATGTTGGAGGAAAAGAAAGAATGATAAAAATAGGTTGTTTATCAGATATTCACGGTTATGTTTATGATTTACAGACAAAATGTTATCCAGAAATCGAACTTCTAATTATTGCTGGAGATTTATGTCCCACAGATGAAGTTATGTATCAAGAAGAGTGGCTTGAATATAATTACCAGAATATATTCATGAATAAGAAAATATTTCCGGATCTTCAAGAAATTATAATAGTTCCTGGAAATCATGACTACTGGATCGAAAGACATTATGATGATTTTTTCACACTTAGAAAGGTATTTGGATACTCTACTAAAGTTCTAGTTGATGAAGAGTATGAATATATTTCTGGAATAACCGGAGAATCTATAAAGATATATGGAAATCCTAGAACTTCTCTATGGTTACATGCTTTTCCACATAAACCTGGAAATACTGATATCTTAGAAATTCCTGGAGGGATAGATATTTTAGTAACTCATGAAGCCCCTAGAATATATCAACTTGAATGTATAAAACAATCTCAGAGGTGGTATGGAAAAGATGAACCTGGAAATCTAGCATTATCACAAAGAGTCTTAGAGATCAATCCAAGGTATCACGTGTTTGGTCACATACATTACCCAGAAAGAGGTGAAGTATCTGGAATAAAATTTATGAATGTATCTCAACAAACTAGAGGAAATTATACTCCTGAGATACATATAATAAAATATACAGAATAAAAAAAAATAAAGAGAGGTCTTGACTAATTAAAAGTCAAGTTAAACCTCTCTTTTTATTTCTTAAAGATATTTTTCTAGAAATTCTTTTAGTTCTTCCTCTGTACTGTTTACGAAAGAAAAATATTTTTGTTTAGGTACATATTTTCCTTTAACTTTTTCTACACAAAACACTACTAGGTTAGTTCCAAAAATTTCTAGTTGATCCATTCCATCATATCCTCCAAAGAAACTTCCTTTTTCAGTTTCATACAAGTCCATTTCTGGATAATTCTTTTCAAAATAATTACAAACTTCTTCCTGTGTCATTTTTCTAATTTTAAATAATTACAATATTAAGGAAATTAACCGCCCAAAAAAAAACCTGTTAGCCTTATATATGAAAAGAATATCAATCAATAATATATAACTATTGCCAATAAAATAAATAACTGTTATTCTTTTCTTATAAAATAAAAAGAGTATGGTATAAATAAACCTACTCAAAAATTAAATGACAACCGAAGGGGCGCCAAAAGAGATGAATTGAATATATAAAACTCTTTTCCCTTCGGTTATTTTTTTTCTGTTTAATAAAAAATTCGACCGTCTGAGAAACCGGGAAAATCTTATAAATGTATTAAAAGACACAATAACAAAAAAAAAGACATCATAGGCGTCTCAAGAAATGCGTAATGTATAGCTTGAGCTTGTGAAGAACTGAAAAATCATGTAAGGTTTAAATCTCACTAATCTCTTCAGAACTTCTACGTTTATGAGGTGCAAAATTAAACAACTTTAAACGACACAACAACAAAATTAAAATTAAAATAATTAACTGAATCTATAGACAAGATAGTTTAGCGGGTCAAAACACTAAGATAATTGTTTATCTTAGAATCTCAGGTTAGAATCCTGATCAAGTTCTCTAGATTTATAATAGTTAATTATTTTATTTTTTTTTCCAACTGGATTCTGTATTAAAAATATTTTCCATCTCAAAAATACTGAAAGCCTTATATATGAGAAAAAATAATGTAAAACAATACTCCTTAAGCAATGATAAAAGCTTAAAGGAGTTTAATTTTTAAAAAGAAAAACTTATGAAAAAGATTAACAAAATGAATGAATTGAATGTAGTAAACAGCAAGATAACGGCTGATTTGATTAAGCCAGAAATTACAGGACATGCTACATCAAATTTTGAAACAACCTTCCCTATTCCAAAGGTAGGAGAAGTGAAAATGAAGATTGACGTGACAAGTACAGTAACGTCATCAATAGCCGCTCAAGAAAAATTGGATGAGTTGGCAGAAAAAAGAGCAAACCGAACCTTAGAAAACATTGGAAAATTTGTGGGTTTGGTACTTGAGAAATCTCCGGAAATATTTGATATGTTCCAGAGTCTCGCAGAAAAGACTGAACAATATAAAGAAAAGTTCAGAGAAAAACAAAGCTTGGAAGAATGGGATAAAAAAGTAGATAATCTCTTCTTCCTGCTAAGACAAAAACCTAGTTCAATGACGAATCTAGAGTTTTTAGAAGAAACACTAGAGAATGGGGATTATGAATCTCAAAAAATCTCTAGATGGGCAATCCTACAGTTCAATAAAAATAACATTGGATTGTTGAATGAAAGGCAAAAAGAATCATTAGCTAATATAGGTTTTATTAGCTAATAAAACCTAAGAAAAGTAGAAGGACGATAAAAAGTTCTTCTACTTCTTTTTTCTCCCTTGACTTTCTTATATATGTATTTATTAACGAAAAAGATATACATTATGGGAACGAATTTTTATGCAGTAATCCCAGTAAAGAAAAGGGATAAAGAAAAAGCGAAAAAATTAATTGACGAAAACAAATTCAAAGAAGCAGCTGATTTTTTAGAGGAGATAACAAAAACGATACACCTAGGAAAAAGATCGGGCGGGTGGAAGTTTTTATTTAACGCCAATCTCGGAAAATATTATGAACTTACTCGTGAAGGCATAAATAAGTTCTTCGCGAAAAATAATGTCATAATAAAAGATGAATATGGTGGTAAATATACGGCCGATGAATTTTGGGAGAGTGAATTAAAAGGAATCTTGGATAAAGGATATGACTTAGAGAGCTACTATAATGAACACCCAAGCGAAATCTGTTCATATTTTGATTATTCTCAGATAACCCCTCCAGAACTAAAAAAATATAAGCCAAATAAATATGGAGAATTTTATAGCGACGGTTTAAGATTCACCATCTCTGAAGATTTTAGTTAACGTTGTAAAAGGATATAGGTATAATAAAAAACTTATATCCTTTTTTCTCTCCCCTCTCAAAGCCTTATATATGAATAAAATAAACTTAAAAGAAAGGAAAAAGAATATGAAACAGATTTTACAAAACGTAGTAAATTTCGAAAAACCTAAAGTTGTACTAGCTAGATACAACTCAGAAAAACATGTCCCGCTACTTATGGAAATAGGGGGATATATTATTGCTATGAAGTATGATGAGGATAGCAATATATGTGGAACAGAAACAGTTTATTTTGATAGATTTGGAAAAATAGATTTAGGAATACAAGAAATTATAATGGAATTTACTCCAGGAGAAACAATGACACTGGAGGAATTAGATAAAAGGCTTGAAGATCAAAGCAACTATAGTATAGAAGGTATCTGTTATGGACTTAGTGATTATTACAACACTTATTATGGATCCGTAAATTTTATCCAAAGATTAAATGAATTAGGGATAAATATTAAATACCCGGAAAAATTATACAGCGAAAATACTACTCTAGGATACACAATAATAGTAAAGAAAGAGTCTGATATGTTAAGAATTACTGCAATAAGTGAACAGTATCATGGTATTGGAAACTTCGAAGAATATCGTAGTTTATTCTATTATGATCTCAATAAAACAGTAGATTCAGGTAAACTTATAGAATGTGTTACAGATAAGGTAGTAAGTTATGCAATTTATGAAAGAAACCGATTAGGATTCAAATATAACATAAAAATAAATGAGTGTATAGTGCGAAAAGTAAGAAAGAGAATAACTGATAACGATAAACTTGAAAAACTAATTAAAAAATCTATCAATGATGCACTGAAAGAAGAGGGAAATTAAATCCCTCTTTTGTTTTGTCCTTAAAGAAAAAAGAAAAGGATAGCACATATACCTATACCACCCTTTTCTCCTAACCGTCTCAAAAATGCTAAAAGCCTTATATATGAGAGAATAGAAGTTAAACTATAGAATCCTAAAGTATTGAAAGAAATTGGATATAATAGTTCTATTCTCTAATATTTTTAACTAAAACTCAATTAAATATTTATTATGAACATTGAGATTTTTAATGTAGTACTATTCGCTGTAGTATGGATAGCTGGGAGTATCATAGTGATATCCCTAGTAGCTTCAGTCTTAGTAAAAATATTACTGAAGGCTTTGATAGCTATTTTCAATTTGGTTATTAATTAATCAAATACACCCTGGGCAAAATGTGCCTGGGGTTTTTCTTTCATATATTAGAATCTAAAGGACTATAGAGAGCAAAATTGTCCTTAAAGTTCGAAGACAAAGGAGCTTCCCGTTATCTATCCCCTCCGATCGCTACCGCTGAGGGGATCTAAGGAAGAAACTTTGAATAAGATATATGGGAATGATAATAGTTTTTTTCCGATTATTTAAGTATATAGATTTTATTTAGATTTCCGCCTTCAAGAGGCGGATCTTATTTAAAATAAAAAAGTGGAATTTTTTTTTCAGATATCATTCTTCTTTATGTATTCCTATTTTTACCCCATTTTAAATGACGATTTTGCGTATAATATCCTTTCAATTCCTTATGATTGAAAAGGGAATCCTCCTATGTCTTCGATTTTAAAAGACATAGAGATTGTTAAACTGGATTCTGTATTAAAAATAACAATTAAAATATTAAATAGTATGATAAAAAAATTAAATGATTACATTGTTCCTAGAGGGATAAGATTTATATTAGAATTAGGAACAGACTTTAGATTTTATAAACTACCTGTAAAATGTATTATAAATAAACAACTACCTGGATGCGGATTTACAGAATATTGTATTAATGGTCCTGAAAATGTTATCCTATGTAGTCCCAGAAAAATGCTCTTAAAAAATAAAAAAGATCAACATGAATTTGAGGTTTATCTAGTTGTAAATGAGCTTGAAAAAGAAACGGAGGTAGATAAAGATCTATCCAAAATAGACAAAACTCGATCTCAAGTATTCATGGAAAAATTAGATGAGATGGTTAATGGGAAAAATACTGTATATAATCGTTTAATGAATGAAATTAAAGATTATATTAACTTTAGAAAGTCTTATGGAAAACCCTATAAAATTCTAGTAACATATGATTCTTATAGAATTGTAAAAGATATCCTAGAAAGTCTTGGTATATTCCAATCATTCTATACTATTATAGATGAATTTCAAACTATCCTACATGATTCTAAGTTTAAATCGGATACTGAATTAGAATTTTTAGATATTCTTAAGCAATCTCATTCAGCTCTATTTGTTAGTGCTACCCCTATGTTGGAAGAGTATCTTAATATGTTAGATGAATTTAATGATCTTCCATATATTAATATGGACTGGAGTAAGGAAGATTCAACCAGAGTATTAAAACCATCTCTTAAGGTGTTAACAATGAAATCAGTAGGTACTAAATTACCAGAAATTATTCAGTCTTACAAGGATGGTAACTTTGAATCCGCAGTTCGAATGGTAAATGGGTATCCTACTAGAGTAATATCGGATGAAGCTGTATTTTATGTAAACTCTGTTAATCATATAGTTAGTATTATAAAGAAATGTGATCTCCAACCAGAAGAGGTTAATATTCTTTGTAGTAATACACCAGAAAATCTCAAGAAGATTCAAAAACGTTTAGGGAAAGGTTTTACAATAGGGGATGTTCCACTAAAAGGAGTTAAACCTAAAATGTTTACATTCTGTACTAGGACTGTATACTTAGGGGCAGACTTTTATTCTACATGTGCAAGATCGTTTATATTTAGTGATAGTAATATAGACTCTTTAGCTGTTGATATCTCTGAAGATCTTCCCCAAATACTAGGTCGTCAAAGATTATTTGATAATCCTTGGAAGAATGAAGCTATATTTTATTACAGATCTACTTGTGACTATAGAAAAGTTAGTCAAGAAGAGTTTGATAAAGAGCTAGAAAGAAAAAAGAAGGCTACGAGCGATCTATTAAGATCTTTCGAATCTGCACCAGATGATGCTAAATATAATTTAGCTAAAACTTATCAGAAAAATACTAAATCTTATAATTATAAAGATGATTATATAGCAGTAAATGAGCATATTGGATCAAATTTAGTCCCAGTTCTTAATAATCTCGTTCTGGTTAATGAGATTAGAGCTTTCAGAATACAACAAATAGATTATAAAGATAGGTTTACTGTATTCTCCACTATTCACAATACTCTATCCTCAGATGATATAATAAATCAAAAGGTATCTGAATTCTTGGGAGAGTATCAAAAATTAGGTACATTTAAAGCAAAACTAAAAATGTTATGTGAATATGGGTTTTCAGATGAAGTAATAGGAGTAGTATTAGATCAAATTGGGGAGCATGATAATATTAAGTCTTACTATTTAGCACTTGGTCCTCAAAAACTTAGAGCATTGAAATATGATAAGTATTATATAGAAAAGGAACTTGGAATAGTAACATTCTCTTCAGAATTACTTAATAATACAATTCATCAGAATTTTAATCTAGGTGAAAAATATAGTTTATCTGATTTAAAAGTAAAATTAGGAGATTTATATGAAAAGATAAATTATACTGCAGTACCAAAAGCTAATGATATTCTTAATTATTTTGAGATAAAAGAATATAAATCTACTGAGGTTATAGATGGGGAAAAGAAGAGAGTAAGAGGATATGAATTATTAAAAAGAAAAGATAATTAATTATGATATATTTAATAGAAACAACATATTATAATAAAGAAACTAAGAAAGTGTTAGACCTTCTTAAAATAGGTTATACAGAAGATTCTAGAAAAGATATCAGATTCATGGCTTATAAGATGCATAATCCTGGATTTAAATTGCTATATGAAATCCCTAATCTTTCAGAGGATGTAGAAAAGAGAGTTCAATATAAATTTAGAAATTTATTATATTCAGAGTATGGTAGAGAATGGTTTTATTATAGTGATGATATAATAAATTTTTTTAGGGATATAGATAAGATAGATTTAGAATCTCTTCCTAAAAGTCCTATGAGTGAAAGAAGGAAGTATTGGAAGCTAAATAAGTTAGTAAAAAACGTTGTTTATTGGGTTTCTGTAATTCCAAAAGAAAGCAAAAGAGATTATATAGAGAAGATAATAGAAGATTTAGGTAGTAATCTTAAAAATATTCAAGATATATTAAATTATATAGAAAAAGATTATGGTTCTGAAAGTACTTTGGAATATAGAAAAATGATAGAGCGAAAAGAGACAAAAAAGTATTGTAATGATGATATTATTAATCAAGAAGTTTCATCTGTTTTATATGAATTTGAACAGAAAACAACTTATTATGATAAAATGAAATTATTATGTAATACTAATTTATCTAAAGAGGCATTAGAGTTAATTTTAGCTCAGATATCAGAAGAGGATGATATTAAATCTCACTTCTTAGCTCTTGGACCAGAAAAAATAAAAGCTTTAGGGTATAATATGACGAAAGTTAGAAGAGAACTTGGAATTGTGATTTTTAATAAAGAATTATTGATTAATACAATTTTTATTAATTTTAAAATAGGAGATCGTATGATAAATTCCAAAATAAAAGAGAAATTAAAATCTTTATATACTTCAATTTCTTATACTGCAGCTCCTAAAGCAACAGATTTATTAGATTTTTTTGAAATTAAGAAATGTAAGATATCAGATGGCGTGAAAAGATTAGATGGGCTAGAAATTATAGGAGTAAAACCAGAATATCAAGGAACATATAACAACTTAAAAATAATAAACAATCAATTATGATAACATTTTTATTTTATTACTTTCTTATTGCAATATTTATCGGAGTATTCTTTATTCATACTTTAGATAATATAAAAAATATGCTCCCTGAAGATGAATATGAGAAAATGAGACAGACTATAGTTAATTTTATGCCTTTCTTACCGATTGCATTATTAGTTGTCTTGTTTTGGAAGAGATTTTAGCTTTTCCGTGCAATAATCTTTCAAAGTCTTATATATGTAGAATTAAACTTAAAAGAGAGATTATGGAAAAGTTAAAATTTTGGTTAGAAGAATTGAGTCTAATCGCAAAAGAGTTTAATCGTGAGCATGAACAATTTTGTGAAGAACATCTCACGAGATTGCAAAAAATTAACATGGAACTAGATGAGGGTAGTCCAGAACATATTTTTGCATGTGAATATTACTACAATCTACTAGATAATAGATTGGAAAGCTTGAGAAGCCTTGGACAATTTTTTATGATATCAGTTACAAAAATGGACGAGGTACTTAAAAAATCAAGAGAAAACGAAAATCCCATTAGAGAAACTATAAGAAAAAACATAGATAATTTCATGGAATCTATTGAGAACTTAATGAAACTTCAGGACGGACTTAAAGGTTATTTGATGATTCATATTGATAGTATAAAACCTATCAAACCAGAAATGCAGAAAATAATGAATGAGTTCGAGACTAAGAAGTTGGTTAAGATTCCAGAAGGTTGGGATTTTTTAGAAGTTGATGACGACTATAATGTCATCGTAGTGAGGGAGAAAAAGGAGGCTTAGTGCTTCCTTTTCTTTTTCCCTGAATTCCTTATATGTGGATTAAAACTATGTGAGAACTAAACAAAGTAATAATGAATCAAAAATCTAGATCACCCTGAGAAAGATAAAAGTTATTAGGGTTAAAACTATTATGAAAGAACTATGCGATGAAGTGTGGTTCTTTCTTTTTTTTGCTTCTCTTAAAAATGCAAAACCTTATAATTGATGGAAAGAGAATCAAAGCTTTCCATCCTAAAAGAAATTATGAAAAATGAACAAGAAAGAGATTTATACTTTTGTGGAGATATTCATGGAAGTTTTCGAGAAATTACATGGATTATAACTCAGCACCATAAACTCAAAGATGCTAATATTATTTTTCTTGGAGATGTAGGATTAGGTTTTTCTAAGCCAGGGTATTATAATCAGGAGTTTGAAAGAATTAATACTAGATTAGAGAAAAATAATATAACGTATTATTTTATAAGAGGAAATCATGATAACTTAGAGTATTGGAATGGAGGATTAATAAATGATTTCCCAAGAATTAAGTTTCTCCAAGATCATGAAGTAGTAGAACTCTCAGGAAAAACAATATATCCAATCGGGGGAGCAACTTCAGTAGATTATAAGTGGAGAATAAATTATAATGGATTAATGGAAAGAGTTGGTTCATCTAAGAGAGTATGGTGGGAGACAGAAGATATAATTAAGAAGCCTATCAAAGATCTTCCAGGGAAGGTTGATATAATAGCTTCTCATACTGCTCCGTTATGTTTTGAACCAATTATTACACGTCATGAAGAAGAGGCAGAGGATGTTTACCTTAGAGACTTAGAGAATCGAAAATACTTAGATCAGGTATTTAGAGGAGTAAGATGTAAATATTGGTTCTTCGGACATTTTCATACTTCAATTACGTCTGGTCTTGAGGATACTATATATAAATGTTTAGATATTAATGAATTATATTTATTTAGAAATCATGAGTAGTAAAATAATACCACCTTTTAACGATATAATTTCAGATCCAATGTTATCAGCTTCCACTGGAGAAATTTTTTATTGTGATCCATTTAAAGCAGAATATAGTAGTAGTAGTCTGGTGATAGATCCAAAAGTCCTACTAGAAGAAATACTGTGTTCTAAAGATACTGACCTTCAAGAGGATTTAAAACTAGTTATTAGATATCTTCAAGGTTGTCTAGAGGAAACTATGGATAATCCTTGGTTTTTAAAAGAAATTAAGGACTTAAGGGAAAAACTAGAGAAAACCGAGAAACGATGTAATGACTTAGAGAAAAAGTTAGAACGTATATTGCATAATGAATAATATTAAAAGTAGAATTAAATATATAACAGATCTTGAATTTAAAATAGAAGATAAATATTTAATTCTTGGAGGATATTATAATTCATTGAAAAGAACAACACCTAGAATTATTGCTAAGAGAACTACTACATTTTTCTTATCAGATGGAGGTAAAAGTGTTGTATTTTATGATCAAGCTTATTCAGGGTTATTTGATGATGAATTTATTAAACCTATACTTCAGGAAATGTTATCTGAATCTAAACAATTATTTTCAACTCTCTCAGTAGATTATAAGATAATTCAAGATTACCTAAAAAAGTGAATTTTGCTACTTAAGAGAGGTTAAAGCCTTACAATTGAGAAGAACATTAGAAAAAATTTATAAAAATATAGATTAATCTAGTATTCTTTTTTAATTTTGAAGTGTAATAAATAGCACTTCAGAAACCCTCAAAATCTAATAAATGAGGGGATATTATATAGAAACTCCCCTCGATAGTTAAAGTTATAAAGAAAAATAAACAAATTAAAAAGCTAGAAAAATGGCAAAATCAAAAAATGACAACATTAACATTTCAATTTTTACAGCATTGAAAGTTAGTGAGATTTCAAGAGTACCAGTACTTATTATGTCTAATCCAGGTCTTGGTAAATCAACTTCAGTAGAAATGTTTGCAGAAGTTCGAGATTATCACCTAGTCCTTCTTAGAGGTAATAGTACAACTGCAGAAGAAGTTATGGGATATGATGTGGCTACGAGTGATCAAGAAAACCCCACAACTAGACATCTTAGACCTTCTTGGTATACTGAAATCTTAAAAGTTGCAGAAAAAGGAGGTAAATCACTGTTATTTTTGGATGAGATCACCACAGCAAATGAATATGTACAGGCCGCTCTGTTACATTTAGTATTTGAGCGTAAAGTGGGTTCAGAAAGACTTCCAGAGAATACATTGATTGTTTCTGCAGGTAATTATGCACAGAATCTTTCGAATTCTATGCAAATGCTACCTCCGTTAATGAATCGTTTTATGATTTACAACATTACTCCGGATCATACAGACCTGGATACGTTCCTTTGTAAATATGACGGAGCTATTGCATCATCAGAAGGTAAGGTTAAAGATTTCATGGGAAGTCTTAGAGATACGATGAAAAAACTTGATGCTCAGGAAGTAGAAATTTCGGCTGATCAATATAATAAGATTGGCGAGTATATCGAACGTGGTATTAAACAAACTGCTCGAGCATTGATGACTTCTGGTGGTAAACCTGTAGACTTAGCAATTACAGAACTTAATGGTATCTATGCTGATGCCGAAAATGAGACTAAGCTTTATGGATTTACAACTTTCCGAACTTTGAATTATCTTAGAGACGTTACAATTGCAAGTTTCAAGTGTTTTGGTAAGAGTGGTATTACTTCAGATAACTATCGTAATATGATCGATGGTCTTTGTGGTATTGGTATTTCTCGAGATCCAAAAACAAAGAATTTGATTAAGACGCCGATTTCTAAGGACTTCTATGATACTATGGTTAATATCGTTAATGATATTGAGAAAATGAAGAATGATAAACTTCCTAAGTATACTAAGTTCTTTAACGAAATCATAGATGGTAAGAAGAAGCTCGAAGTTCCTGAAATGCAAGCAATAATTAATAAGTTATCAGAACTTAAAGCAGATAAGGACTTAGAACAGATCGAACGTCCGATTGATCCAGCTTGCATTGAGAAATTGTTTAAATTGAGTAAGGATTCTGGTTCTTCTATTACCAAGATTAAAGTATCTACTACTGATAAATTCTTGGACAAAGTACCAGTAGAGACATTTATCGGATATGTATCTTATTGGAATACAATTTCAGATCTTATGACTTCTATTCAAGGTCTGGTTACAGATTCTTCTAAGGGTTATAAAGATGATACTTTATCATTGTTGAAGAATACTCAAGAAGACCTTAGAACTTCTGGATTTAAACTCAGATCAATTCGTAAGATTATTCTTCAGGAAGATCCGAGTATGGGAAGTATGGTTCCTGATATTAGAAGTTTTAAATAATTATACTATTATATGAGTGTTAACCTTAGAGAAAAATATGTAATGATCATGTGGATCTCTAAGGTTAATTTATTAGAAAAATATCAAAATTTAAAATTATGAGAAGTCAGACAGAGTTAGAATTTATTAAAAGATTCATTGACAATACTTATAGTAGATTCGGGAATATGTTAATGGTTAATACAGAAAAACCATTTAATCCTGATAATCCTGAACTTGGATATTGTTTTAAATATAAAGATGATATCTCAGGAAATGTTATCTATAAAATTGTCTGCTCAGAGATTAAGATTCCACGTACTGATTTTCGTATTCTTATGCATGAGTACGGACATATTTACTTAGGACATCTTGATGGTATTCATGAAGAGCTTGATACTCAGATTTGTAATACCTTCAGAGATTATCGAGGTGAATTGATTGATCGAATTAATAAAGAGTGTGGAATTGATTTTGCAGAGAAGTTGATTGAGAGAGTAATAGATGATCCAGTTCTTAATCACAGTCTTCATAATATTGCTATGGATATGGAAGTAAATTCTAAAATCCTAAGTACTGAAGATGTAGAGGAGATGGAATCAGATATCTCATCAGTTCTTCCTAATTATCAACTTGAGCTCTTGAAATATAATAGAGATCACACTGATAATGAAGAAGCAAAACAGGCTCTTGATGATATGATAAAGAAGATGGAAAATGAGGCTAAAATTAAACTCATTGTTCCAGAAAGATATTATATATCCGAAGGTAACCCTTTCCCGAGTGAACTTAGTTACCCTGAATACTTGATGCTAATTGTTCAACACTTGGATCAGTTTGTTAAGATGTTGGTTTCTATTAAAAAGGGTGGAAACGGTGATACATCTCAAGTTACAAATCAAGATATTCAAGATGCACTTCAAGGTAGTGGTTCAGGATCTGGACAAGGTAATCAGCAAGGTGGTGGAATGCAAGGTCTTTCTGATCTTATGCAGGAAATGGGTATGACTGATGGTTCTGGTAGTGGTTCAGGATCTGGACAAGGTAATCAGCAAGGTAAAGGTGATCCAAAAGATTGTCCATATAAAGGAAAGAGAGATTCTGGTTCAGGTGATTTGAACAGTAACGGTAAAGATGAGGGTGGGACTCATAAAGATCACAGAACAGACTCTAGAGACGATGCCGATAAAAAACGTGAGCTTGGACAAATTCGTTCAGGAGGTGGCGTTGGATGTGGTTCTAGTGGAGCTCCAGATGCAACGAGACTTGTGGATAAGACAGACGAAGTAGATATGGCTCTAGATGAAGTAATGTTAAATTATAAATCTAGAGTGGTTAAAGTTGATACAAAGAAAGATCTTATGTATCTTTATAATCGTGGTATTAATCGTTCTGTTATTGCTCCAACTATTAGAAGAAAGGTAACCATGTCTAATGAACCAACTATTGTATTTTTAATTGATGTTTCGGGATCTATGGATACACGATTGGTTGATAGAATTTTGAATACTATTGCCAATAAAATGAAAAAGATTGGACGTGGATTAAAGTATAATATTATTTCATGGTCTACACAGCTTGGAGATCATATTAAAGATATCGACCCGAGAAAGGGTGTTCCAAGAATCTCTATGGGAGGTGGAACAAGAATGGCTAGAGGTATGGAATATTTCAGACAGAATTATGGACCTGAAGCTATCTTGATCTTAATATCAGACTTTGAAGATTACTTGGAAGAATGGCATGAACAAGAACTAAAGATGCCTAACTATACCATGTACGGATTTAATTATGGATATAGTAATTATAATCAAGAATTTAAATATTTCAAAGTGAAAAATTTTAAAAACAATGGCAACTATTAATAATGGAAACATAAATAGAGACAAAGTCCATTCATTGGTTGAAGTATTTTATCAACCATCATTTAAGACTTTCTATGTTAATTCAGTAGATGGAGAGACATTTGTAAAGCCTGTAGGTGTATTTGTAAGTTTAGGAATAACTACGTCTTTGAAGGTCTTAGAAGATATCAAGAACATTATTTCCGGAAGTGAAGGTTATAGTGCGACTTTGGCAGAGATTAAATCTAAGAAGGTAGCAGGTCAGTTCTTAAATACTGTTACATGTACTACCGGACCTAAACAATATAAAATTACAAATCTTTCAGAGGATATTATGGGAGAGGAGGAGTCTAAGGCAGAATTGGAGAGAATGAAGAACTTGATGAATCCGTCTCAAGATTTAGATATCCTTAAAGAGTATGCACCTAAGATTTCCAGGTTGCAAGACTTGATAGATAAATTAACTTCTACACATGGTTGGGATGCTCATTTGATTCAAAAAGAGGCTTCCGGAGACTATCGAATATTCCATCAATATATTAATTATAAAAAGGAAGGCGAATTGGAATATCGTGTAGGAATATTCGTAACAGAAGATGTTGGAAACGATTAAGAAGGCTGTTTTAATTTCATTACTGTTATTACTTGGGTTTGGATTGGGGGTATTATATTACTCCCACTCCTCTCAAGATAAATCTAAGGGGGAAACTATATTACCTCCACCAGAAATTATACAACCTGAAAAAAATAAAATTGATTCCCTTGAAGTAGAGATAATATCAAGGGATAGTATTATCAGTTATCTCAGAGAAAAGATTCATAGGATAGAATCTACTCGAACTGATAAAGTAGATAGTATTAGGGAATTACCGACAACAGAAGCGGTAGAATTTCTTAGACTTAAACTTAGAGAATTTGACAGTAAGTATTAAAGAAAATAGAACTTAGAGAACTTACTTTCGTGTTAATAAAAAGCACGATTACTGTCAAGTTCCCTAAGTTTTTTATTTTTCAATTTTAAATGAGATAAGATCTTCTAGAAATGGATTTATAAATTCATTAAAGACATTAGGTGATATATTTTCCTCAATTGATAATTCTATTGGAGAAAACCATCGAGATCTTTGTACTTTTGGAAAATATGGAATTTCTATGATAAAATTATTTTCCAGATTATCATTGTTGTAGTAAAGATCATCCTCTGTGAGTGAGCATTCTTTTAATAATTGCTGATCATTTATTGAATATTTATCTTTGGGAATTATAGCAAAGAGTTTATATGTATCTTTTTTATAATCACTAAATCCTCCTAATAATTTGATTCTTTTTCTAAGAAAAAATTTAATATCTTTCATAATTTTATATAATTTTTAAATTCATTTATTAGGTTTTATCATTAAGTCGATAGCATAATAAGAAAGAGTGTAGTTATTAGTATCAAATTAATATATAATAAGTGATGATAATAAAAAGAAAATTGAAAAATTTCTCCAGAAGTAATGGTAGAGATTTAATAGAACACTTTGCTGTTAAGAGATTTAGTATTATTGAAGAAGAGCAAAGAGAGTATGGGTTAAAAAGATCCATATTAAAAAGTATTGTGAAAGGAAGGAATAAAATTTCAGAATCTTTTAGCAAGTCTGTGTTTGGGAAAAATAAGATTAAAAGTTTAGAGAAAGATATTGAAAAATCAATTTCTAAAAGAGACAAGCTTAAAAAGGAGATTGATGAATTAGATAAAAATGATTTATTAAGAAATTCTTCCGTTGAAAAGAATCTCAAAGAAAATATTCCAAACAGAACTTATTTTATTGATGCTGAGAATTCTGGAATGAATCATAATAAAAGTTTAAGAAATCCATCTGAAAAAGCTGAGTATAGAAGTCATTTAAAATTCTTAGGATCGAAAGATAAAGCAGTATTTGAAAACAGTGATGATTCAATCTTATTTGATAGAAAATCAGGAGGAAATGCTTCTTTAGCTCATGAAATTGGTCATGTTTTAAATAGAAGATCTAATAATAAATCTTTATCAGAAGCTGATAAAATAGCAAGTATATCAATAACAAAATACAATAATATAATTGATAATCCTGATATAAATGAAACAAAAATTTTTCCATCAAAGAGACGTAATAATTATATAAGTAACAGTATTATCAATAATGAAAAGAATGCTACAAAAACCGGATTAAAACAATTAAAAGAGTCTGGAGCTAGTAGTAAGGAATTAAACGTTGCTAAAAAAGTTCTTAATAAATCTATAGAACATTATAAAGAAGGTGGAAAAATTTATAAAAATAGATCTGCTATTAATAGAATTAAATCTTATAGAAATAAATCAGATAATTAAAGTTTGCTATGAAAATTATAAAGAAAATAATAAAAGTAGTAAGAAAAGATAAGCATGTATTAGTTAGTGATTCTATAAGAGATTTAAATAACGGCTATCAGATATTATTATTTGTTCCAGAAGACGATTATGTAATACCTGATGAATTATATCCTTCAATTGGAGAGGGAATTTCTATACTTTCGGATAATGAAGTTATTAAAATATCAAAATATCTAGATAATAGTTATAAATTAATAGTAGTTCCGGGTTGGTATGATGATCCTTGGAATAATATTGAATGTGAAAAATTCTTAAGAGAGTTTAAAAATAAATTTATTCCTAAATATTAATGATAATGGATAATATTATGGTAGGAATATATCAAGAATCTTCAAACTATAGAGATCTATTTATCTTCTTATTCCTAAATGTGAATATAATATTATTAATTATGATAAGTTAATTTTTCCTGATAACTTACCTCTTGATAGTGATAAAATATCTTGGTGGAAGTGTATGAATGATATTAATATAGAAGATTATTATATATTTAAGTATCCAAAACCTATTCCAGTAGAGATTCCTTTTATGCTTTCAGTACCAGATAATTATTTTTGGAAATGTCATTATAAAGAAGATATTAAGAATTTCTTGGATATTTTTATAGAAAGACTTAAATAATTTTCATACATACTTATTATTTCTTATGAAAAAAATAATCTATTGTCTCTTATTATCTCTATTTTTTATCACTAAAGGATATTCACAAGAGATAATAGAGCATCGTGGAGATACAATGATAGTTATATCTCCTGAAAATCTGAAAACAATTAATAGCATAATAGTAGATCTTGAGTCTTCCGAAAAAATTATAAAACTTCAAGGAGATATAATAAAAGAGGATTCGATTAAGGCAGCGAATCTAGACTCAATTATAATTTATCAGTCTATGATGATGAGGAAAAAAGATGATTATTATGTTAACTCTATACAAGCTTTAGAAAATAGCTTAAAGAAAGAAAAAAGAAAACGTAAATTATGGGCAGGTGCTTTAGGTTGTGTAGCAGTAATCCTAGGTGCTCTTGCCATAAGTAATTAAAAAGTCATGGTAGAAGTAGTTATTAATTATGATCAGTCTACACAAGAATATAAGATCTACGAACCTACGACAGATACTCTTTTGATATCTAGTAACCTGACTGAAGCGTTCGTTAATCTTTCTGTATTCTTAACATCAGCTGGATTAATTCAGGGCGACATATTGAATTATCCAGAAATATCTTATCACTTCGACAGTCATACAGTAAAGTCGATGATAGAGAGTAATGTAAATCTCCTTAAACGTCTACAAACAGCTCCTTCAGGATTTATGATTAGTAGTCAGAAGTTTGGCGGCTCTACTACATCTCCTATCAAACCTAAGAAACAAGAAAGTGGGTTTGATAGTAATGGTTTTAATAAATCTTATCAAGCAGATAGACGTTTTAGTGGGAAAAAGTCTTCTAGTTTTTCAGGGAAGTCAGGATTTAAGACATCTAATAAAAAATTTGGAGGACAATAAATAAATTTTAAAGTTATTAATAAAACTAAGAAAAAATGGGATACCAATTACAAGTTAAAACATCATTTGTATCTCCGGTAACATTAAAAATATTTACAGAGAATGGATATTTACCTATTTTTATAATAAGAAATATTAGTAATTCAGAATTAATTGGTAAGTATAATGGAACGGCAGTACATTTTAGAAATTTAGCTCCAAGTACAGAATTATTTAGAGCAAAGAGAGACGGGCTTATTGATTTTACAGAATTTTCTAAGAGATATATTATTGAGATGTCGAATGTAAATTTTGTAGAGGTTATTGATAAACTTAATTACTTGGCTGAACTTAGTAATGCAAGAGGAGTTATATTAATGGGTTATGGTTCTGATGATAAAATATGTCACAGATCTATCTTATCTAACCTAATTAACAGTATGGGAATATTAAACAGTCATATAACAGAAATAATACTATGAGAAGTAATCCTAGAGAAATTGAAATCCAGGAAGACATAGTAGCTAAATTAGATAGACTTGACATACATCCTTACTCAATAGTATGTTCTTTTGCGATAGGAGAAGGAATTATATCAATTACATTTTACCTGAAACAAGATTTATCCGAGTTTCTTGATCTTTTAAGTTATAGAAGTCAATGTGATAAAACGGGATATTTAGTGATGGAAGATAATAATACAATAATTCTTTCAGGGTTGGCTTTAATTAATTTATATACACTATTATGAAAGATGCCTGGTTTAAAGAAGTATTTACCGAGTTTTACAAATTATCTTATATACGAGAAGGCAAATCTAAGAGAATCGTTCTAAAAGGACTTAGTGATCATAAGGTTTTAGATTATGTTATCCTAAGAATTACACCTACAGAAGATGTTATTTATTATCTCTATAATGGTTCTTCGATTCATATTCCAGAAAAGTGGATTGATCTATTTTCAAGTTTTAATACTCATTCAGGGTTTAGAGTCTTGGAGTGTTATGATAGTGATGTAGATGGATCTTTAAGTCATTTTGGATATCTTATGACAAGGTTAATTTGTCACTTAGATAAAAGTCTATCTAAAATTGAAGGAGAGGAGCTTTTGAATGTTCTTGGAGAGATAAGTGTAATTGGTACGAAAGAATTTAGAGAATGGTGCCTTGAAGAATTTGGATTAGAACTTGATCCCTTCGAATATCGTTCTTTGGATGAAAATTTAGATATTTAAAATTGATGAGATGAAACAGTTTGATATTTATACTGACGGATCTCACCTAGACAAACAAAATAATGGAAGACTTGGTATCGGAGGAGTTCTTATTGACCCTACCGGACCTGGAATGGGAACTATGCTTAATAAATTCTCAATTGAATTAACTCCTGAATATATGAATTTATCTTTTGGAGCTCAGAAGTGTAGCAATCCTAGTGCGGAGTTAGTAGCAGTTTTACATGCTTTATATGAATTTCGTGGTTCTTGGGGTCCGAATGATATTGTAGTAGTCCATGCAGATTATCTTGGTGTTCGAGAATGGATGACTGGTAATTGGAAAGTAAAAGAACCATACATTGCTCGAATTAAAGGTGATATTGATAAAGAAATAATTAAACAGGGTTTACAAAGAAGAATTGAGTATAAGTGGGTAAAGGGACATCAGAAAAATAATGGTGTTGATGCCGATATATACTGGAATAACTATGTAGATTCTCTAGCTAAAGGCAAAGGATAAAATGTTGAATAGTTGTAGAAACTCAAGAATTGTAGGTCCTTCTGGAATTTGGGAATATGAACAGTTGATCGGTGCTAAGGTAAAAGTTAGTTCATTACCTGTTAGTAATTTCTTTGGTTGTTTCTCAGGTGGAGGAAGTAATGATCTATTAACTATTAAAGATATTTATTTTAGAATATCTCTTGATGGAAAAACTATAACAGTGATCGAATTAACCGAGTATCCAGGGAAAATATTTACTTGGAAAGATTTGGAAATTATCGAGCTTAATGTTATTAGTAAGTTTAAAGCTGTATGTGGAACTTTCTTATCTAATCAATCAATTTGTGGATATGGAGTTGATACTGAAGCTTCTTGGATAAAAGATATGTCAAATGGAATAGCTTTTATCGATGAAAAGGGAAATATAATAACTAATCGTATAGTGAGAATCGTTGGAGCAAATGTAGAGGATATTAATACCGATACAAATGAAATTACAGATATAGATGTAAACTTCAATGGTGATATACTAGATAAAAGATAATAAAAATGGCACAATCACAGTTAACAAGATTTGAATGTATTTATGCCAATCGAGATGAAGCACTTAAGGCTCTCTCATGTGCATCTAGACAATATGCTGAATTAGTTGCTGTAAGATATTATAATGAAGTTGAAGATGTTTGTATTCTTTTAGTAATTTTTAAGAGTGCAGACTTAGGTGATTTTGACATTGTTTCAGATACTATGGAATTAAGTCAAGGTCCTAGAATATTTACAGCAAAAAAACAGTCAGAGGAACAATCAGATCAGGAGTGTATCTTGATTGCGTTGTTTGGTGAAAAACCTAAGAATGGAGATGTAGTAATCCTGACTTCTTATGACGGTACTACTTCCATTACTTATACAATGATCGGAGGACAGTGGATAAAAACTGGTGGAACTACTGCAGATGGACTTGGAATTATATTTGAAGATTCTAATACCATCGATTTTACAATGAGTCCTGGTCCTACTGAATCTAAGAAAACATTAACCGCTGATGTAAAATTGGATAATAATAATTTGATTTATGATGAGAAGGTTGATGGAATTCGTATTAATAAAATCTATGGAGGAACATTCTAAATGAAAAAAGTAAGAAGCCCGAAAGATATAAAAGTGATCTCCGGACGTTCTGCTAGAAATACAGCTCCTTTTGTTGGAAGACTTGGTAAACCTCTTAATCCAGGGGCTCTAAAATTTAAGCAGAGTAATATTCCAGGAGGAGATATATTTAATGATTATCTCTTAGATTTAATGAAATTAAAATAAGAAAAATATTATGGACTTGCTTGATAGAACTGATGTTAGTAATAAAAATCCTGGGGATTCATTAACTAGTGCTGATATCAATAGTATAAATAATACTGTTAATGCTGCAGTTAGTTATATAAATGAAAACTTAAAAGATTTTTGTAATGCTAATGCTGAAATAAATAATTATGAAAGAAAATTAACTCTTTCGGGAGCAATTAGATTAGTACCTGAAGCAAGACGACGTAGCGGATTGAAAATTAGATTTCTTAGTAGTGAAGGTGCATATTCAGAATATATTTATAAAGGACCAGATGCTGATGAATCTAATTGGGCTAATGAAGATAATTGGAAATCTCCTTACAACATTATTGACGGAGGAGAGTGGTAAGTTTAAATAATAACATAAATTATGAAAAATAGTTATATAAAAACTACATGGATTGATAATAAAACTCCTGTTAATGCAGCTAACTTAAATAAGATCGAGAGTGCTTTATCAGATCTTTATACTAACGCTCTTAGTTCTTCTGAAATTTTAGAAGGAGATGGTATTAGAATTACTAATACTAGTTGTCAGTCAGATTGTTACGGTAATACTACAAAAGGTATTCAATTTTCTGTATCAGATCGTGTAATGCAATCTGATTCTTGTAAAGGTGTTGATATTGTAACAAATACCTTGGATATCCTTCAATTTGAAAAGGATAGATTATACCTATTCTTAGATCCAGAGAGAAAAACTTTGGTTAAGATGGTAATAAACGGAGTTACTATTTTTGAAGTGAAATAATAATGAGATGGAACGATAAAAACGGATACATCACATATAAACAAGCTCTTCAAAATATTAAATCATGTCTAGGGATAGCTAAGATAGATTATTCCATGAGATGTGAATTAGCTCCGTATATCACATATATCTTAAAATATATATCAGATAGATTAACTTTACTTCCAGAAGGATCAGATGTCAAAACTTATATTCAAGAGTTTTTTGATATTCGAGATCATGGTGAAGCTAAGATTGTATTTTATGCTGTAGATGAACTTAGATGTGAACTTGGAATTGATAATGGTGAAATATACGTTGAAGGTTCTGAGATTCCATACAATGAGGATAGATTTATTTATGCATGGAGTAATGTTTTGACTGCTATGTTAGTTAGAATTTTATTCCAGTATCAAAATCTTCTAGCTCAACCCGAATCTAATGACTGCCCTTGTAATAATGAATGTGGAAGAGGACAGACTACAGCGGATTACGAATCTTGGAGTTCTGGTGTTTATCCAGAAGATGAAAGTTATTCTTACTATAATTATAAAGAAGTAAACAATACGGAATGGAGAACTAATAATGATGTTCCGGAGTGTACAAAATGTCTAAGACAATGAGTGATATAATTGTAAAAAATCAACTTCCTGAACCAACCGTAATTATTCTTAAAAATTCGGTAGAACAGGGAAAGATGCCTACTCCAGAACAGCTTGAAGTAGGTGAATTAGGTTTAGGTCTTCATGCCGGAGAGGAAAGTATATGGGTCAAAAATTCTGATGGTGTAGTTGTAGATCTTAGAGTTCCTAGAGTTGATAATTTTTGGGGTGATTTTCTCCTTGAATATGAAACTCTTGAGGAATTTAATGCAGATCTAGAAGCCGGAAAAATTAGTGATACTTCGATAGCTTTCATCAAAGGATCTAGACAGGCTTGGACTAAAGGAACTTTCTTCGCATTATCGGAGGAAGAAATAAATAAACTGATCGATAGTAAAGTATTGTTATTCCCAAGTATGACTTCTGAGTTAACATCAGAAAGTACATCTGAAGAAATAGCAGAAATTTTTGGTGGAGCAGAGAATTTTGTTAAGCTTACTGAAAAGATTAAAGATCAGATTTCAATTGCGTCTTTAAGAGTAGATTCTGGGAAAGCGATAGTTCCTGTATCTATTCAATCTAGTATTATAGAGTGTGAAACTCAGTGTAAAAATGTATTAGTTCTAGAGTGGATTTATTCAGGGAAATATTATTCAGAAAAGATTATCCTGAATAGTTTTACATCTGAATTCTCAGTTGAAAGAGAATTTACAGAATCTACTTTTATTGAGGTAGTAGAAAAAATAGATGAGCTTTTTAATACAAACTTAGAACTTGTAGAACCTAAGATTAATGGAACTTGGGATTTCTATAATAATGCATTCGAACCTATAACAATTACTCCAAGTCCAAATAAATATAATCCTGTAATTGAAAATGGATATAAGGCTGTTTTCAAAGGAGTTTATACATGGACAAGTGAAGATGGAAAGAAAGATCCTACTGGAGTTGTTAAGGGTTCATTCTGGGATACTCTTACAGGTACTGATGTTAGTTCTGATATAGTAACTAGTCCTTATTATACAGAAGATGCTACTATTTCTATTAAACTTGAAGCTCCTAAGACTGGTTTTATGGTTAGAGGAGAAGATGTTGTTAGAAGTACTGGCGTTTATGATTATACAGAAGATACTAGATCAGTAACATTCGCACATAGATTATTCTATGGTGTATCTACTAAGGGAAAAGACTTAGTAGAGTATGATATTAAATCTCTGAAAACATCTGAATTAATTACTGAACATCCTAAAAAGACTCTAGAACATTTTTCTACAGAAATGGATGAATATGCTATTTTTGCTTATCCTAAAGTTCTTGGTGAGTTAGATAGTATTTATCAGGATGGAATTCGTGTAATTAAGGCATTTAACAAAGTAGAATTAGAAATCACTAATGGTGCTGGTGTAGTAATAGATTATATAGTTTATGTTACTAATAATCCAGGTGCTTTTACTGATGTTGAGTTAGAATTTAAATAAATAGTACAATGGCGTTAAATTTTGCAGATAGATTAGTGTCCAACAATCCTAGTGCATATGGAATTGTTAGAGCTATAGAAGTTAGTGGACACAAAACAGTATCTTCTCTTTCAGCATTGTATAAAATTCCCGACTGTATTCTTTCTGATACAGGGGATAATTCTGGTAATGATTCTCTTGGACAATTGTGGTATGTAATTGATGCCAAAGAAGTTTATCAGCTTGTTAATTGGGAAAAAAGAAATGAAGCTGGAGGATGGAAACCATACTTATCTGGAGTAATTACAGATGAAGCACTGGAAGAGATATTAAATACTAAGCAAGATAAATTGATAGCCGGAGAAGGGATTAGTATCAGTGAGGATAATGTAATTTCTTGCACTATAGATACATCACTTTTCAGAATGGTGGATGAGCTACCTTCTTTGGAGGAAGCAGAGACAAATAAAATTTATCTTCTTAGAAAAGAAAATAATATCGGAGAACTTCAGAGTTATACTGAATATATAGTAACTATTAAGGTTGACGAAGAAGGGAAAGAAATAAAAGAATGGGAAAAGATCGGTGAATATGATTTATCTATTGAACTTGCTCCCTATCTTAAAATAGAAGATGCAGAAAAGACTTACGTAAAGAAGGAAAACATCGTAGATTCATTCGAAGGTGGTGATCCTAAAGAGCAAGTTTTATCTGCTGAAAAAGGAAAAGAACTTAAAGAACTCGTAGATTCATTAGAGGAAAGAAAAGTAGATAGTGTAACAGCTACTGAGGGAAAAGGAATCATAGTAGAAGGTACTCATAACGATCCTACTATTGGTGTTCTTCGTGATCCTGAGTCTGAAGGATTTTTTACAATCGAAGAAACAGGTCTTAAACTTAGTGGTGTTCAGTATGCTATTGATGAAGCAGTTGGTGAATTAACTGATAGAGTAGAACTTGAATCTGATGTAGTCTATAATATCAATGAAATATTTCCAGGTGAAGGTAAGGGAGAAAATGGAGATCAGTGGCACATCCAATATGCTGCTGCTAAATTAGATGCTTTCCTTCCAGCTGAAAAGAAAGTTCCAGGTATAAAAGTTAAGTTTATTAACTTAGACGGTAACTGGAGAACTTTCACTTTCAATGGTGGATATTTCTTGGATGGTAGAAACTGGAGTTATGATATCACTTCTAATGACTTCACTGAATTAGCTACAGAAAATCTTCCAACAGCTACTCCAGAATCAAATGGAGTAATGTCAAAAGAAGATAAAGCTAAACTTGATGGAATTAGTGAAACTATCAATAAAGATGTAGATGATAAGATTGCAGAAGTTAAAGAGACAATCGATAACTATACTGTAAATGGTTATAAAATTTCCACAAATCCATCTTTAGATAGAAATGATATCGGTCTTGGAAATGTTACTAATGACGCTCAGATAAAACGCTCTGAAATGGGTGTTCCTAAGGGTGTTGCTACTCTTGGAGAAGATGGTAAAGTTCCGGAATCACAACTTCCAGATTCAGTTCTTGGAAATGTTAAATATCAAGGAGTTTGGGATGCAGTTAATAATGTTCCTAAACTTGAACTTAACGATTTTGATTCCAATGGTCATTACTATATAGCTATTAATAAAGGCTCTCAATTTGGATATGATTTTGATCCAGGTGATTGGGTAATTAATAGTAATGGTAGATGGGTTAAAATTGATAATGTAGATTCAGTTAAGTCTGTAAATGGTCAGATCGGAATTGTTGAATTAGGTATAGAGGATATTCCTAATCTTAAGGAAACTCTAGATTCTAAAGCAACTAATGATGATTTCAATAGACACTTAACAGACTACAATAATCCTCATAAAGTAGATAAAGCTCAGGTAGGTCTTGGAAACGTTGATAATACAGCTGACCTCGATAAACCAGTATCTAATGCTACACAGGAATTAGTAGATAATACTAAGAAAGAGCTAGAAGAAAAGATTAATAACTCAGGAAACGACTTACAAGATAACATTGATAAGATTGACGAGAGAGTTACTAATATTGAAGATTCTATTGCTCAGCCTGGTGGTTTAGCTACTCTTGATGATGCCGGAAAAGTACCTCTAGAACAATTGCCAAGTTTAGTAGATGATGTAATTGAAGTAGACTCTTTCGAACATCTACCTGAAGCTGGAGAAGTTGGAAAAATCTATGTTACTAAGGATACTAATCTTCTTTATCGTTGGACAGGGGTTAAATATGTAGAAGTATCAGAATCTCTCCACTTAGGTGAAACGGCTGATACTGCTTATGCGGGAGATAAAGGCAAGGAGACAACTGATAAGGTTAATTCTCATATCTCAGACTTCAATAATCCGCATAAAGTTACAGCCGAACAAGTAGGCTTAGGTAATGTTGATAATACTTCTGATATCAATAAACCTGTTTCTACCGCACAACAAGAAGCTTTAGATGCAGTTAAGACCGAACTTGAGGAGAAAATTAATAACTCTGGTAGTGATCTTCAAGGTAATATTGATAAGATTGACGAGAGAGTTACTAATATCGAAAACTCAGTAGGTGCTCCTGATGGTATAGCTACACTTGATTCCGAAGGTAAATTAGAAGTTTCACAGATCCCTAACGAAGCTCTGAATGTTATCGAAGGTAAGTATATGACTGAAACTCAATTTACTGATTCTGAAGGTGTAGAGTTTATTCCAAGACATAATACTATTTATATTGATAGTATCGGTGGTTCGAATAAACTTTATCGCTGGGATGGATTCAAGTATGTAGAAGTATCAGATTCAGATAATGTTACAGAAGCTATTGACAATCACATCAAAGATTCCAATAATCCACATAAAGTAACAGCCGAACAAATTGGGCTTGGAAACGTAGATAATACAGCCGATATTGATAAGCCAATATCTACTGCTGTTCAAGAAGCTTTAGATACTGTAAACACTAAAGTAACTGAACACACTGAGAATAAAGAAAATCCTCATGGTGTTACAGCAGAACAAATTGGCTTAGGAAATGTAGATAATACGGCTGATTATGATAAACCTGTTTCTAAGGCTACTCAAGATGAAATCGATAGAATTGACGGTCGTATTGATACAATCGATAATTCAATTGGTGTTCCTAGTGGTATTGCAACTCTTGATGGCAATGGTAAATTAACAGATTCTCAAATACCAGACAAGACGATTAATGTTCTTGTAGGTAAACTTATGAGTGAAACAGAATTCAAGGACGAAGAAGGTAATACTTATGAACCTAGAACTGGAGTAATTTATATTGATACTGTTTCTGGTACTGAGAAAATATATAGATGGAATAAATATGAATATGTAGAGATTTCAAATACAGAATTACTTGAAGGTGCATTAAATTCTCACGTTCAGGATAAGAATAATCCTCATCAAGTAACCAAAGAGCAGATTGGGTTAAGTGAAGTAACAAATGATGCTCAAGTTAAGAGATCAGAAATGGGAACTCCGGAAGGTGTTGCTACTCTTAACGAAAATGGTAAAATTCCTGTGGAACAACTTCCAGGACAAGTTGATGAAGTATTTGGAATTGATCATTTCGTATCAACAAAAACAGATATTCCTTCTTCTAGATTAGTAATTGGTTCCACTTACTATGTAGAAGATGAGAAGAAAATATATACAGCAATTTCTGAAACGGAATTAGATGAAGGTGCTACTCCTGATAAAGGTGTAATCTATTCTAATCGAGAAACTAATATAATCTATCGTTGGGATGGTGCTGAATTAGTAGAAATTGGTAACCCTGTTCATCTTGGTGAAGTAGCTGGAACTGCATATCCTGGAGATAAAGGTAAGGCTACTACAGATAAAGTTAATGCTCATGTGGCTGACTTTGAAAATCCTCACCAAGTAACTAAAGAACAGATCGGTCTTGGAAATGTAGATAATACTTCTGATGCTGATAAGCCTATTTCTAGTGCAGTCCAAGAAGCTTTAGATGCTGTTAATAAAGAAGTTTCAGAACATAAAGCTGATAAGAATAATCCTCATGAGGTAACAAAAGCTCAGGTAGGTTTAGGAAATGTAGATAATACTGCAGACCTTGATAAACCAGTATCTAATGCTACACAGGAATTAGTAGATAATACTAAGAAAGAGCTTGATACTAAGATAGATAATCATACTTCAGACTTTAACAATCCTCATAAGGTAACGAAAGAACAAGTAGGACTAGGGAATGTTGATAATACAGCTGATATTAATAAGCCTGTATCTGTAGCACAACAAGCTTTAGTAGATTCTACAAAGGCAGAGTTGAAGAAAGATATTGGTGATATTGAAAAAGATGTTACTAATCACATAGCTGACAAGAATAATCCTCATGAAGTAAATAAACTTCAGGTAGGTCTTGGAAATGTTGATAATACATCAGATATCAATAAACCTGTATCTACTGCACAACAAGCTGCTTTAGATAAACTTAAGAGTGATCTTGAATCTATTATAGGTTCTACAGGAACAGATCTTAGTGCTCACTTGAAAGACTTTGATAATCCTCATAAGGTTACTAAGGATCAGGTTGGACTTGGTAAGGTGGATAACACTGCTGACCTTGAAAAACCTGTCTCTGTAGCAACTCAAGAGGCAATCAATGCTGTTCAGTCTAATCTTGATAAGACCAATATTTCATTAGAGAATCATATTGCAGATAAGAAGAATCCTCATGAAGTAACGAAGGAACAAGTAGGTCTAGGTAATGTAGATAATACATCTGACTTAGATAAACCTGTTTCTCATTATCAACAGGATGCTCTTGATGAACTTGAAAGAAGACTTCAAGGTTCTATTGATGGTTCTGGTTCTGATCTTAGTGCTCATATTTCAGATTTTAATAATCCGCATAAAGTAACTAAGGATCAGGTTGGACTTGGTAATGTAGATAATACAGCTGACAAGGATAAACCTATTTCTGATGCTACACAGAAAGCTTTGGATAGTATTAAGACAGAAACTAATACTATTATCGAAACTCATATAGCAGATAAGAATAATCCTCATGAAGTAACTAAGGAACAGATTGGATTAGGTGAAGTAACAAATGATGCTCAAGTAAAACGTTCAGAGATGGGCGTAGCTGGGGGAGTTGCTACACTTGACCAAGAAGGCAAAGTTCCTAGTTCTCAATTACCTAGCTTTGTAGACGATGTTATTGAAGTTGCTACCTTAGATGAATTACCTGCAACTGGAGAGGCTGGTAAAATCTATGTTACTAAAGATACCAACCTGACTTATAGATGGAGTGGTTCTAAGTATGTAGAAATCTCAGCGTCTTTGGCTCTCGGTGAAACATCTAGTACTGCCTATGCTGGTGATAAGGGTAAGGCAACAACCGATTCTCTTAATGCACATTTGGCAGACTTTAACAATCCTCATAAGGTAGATAAAGCTCAGGTAGGTCTAGGTAATGTAGATAATACTTCAGATAAGGATAAACCTGTATCTGATGCAACCCAACAATTAATTAATGAAGTTAAGGAATCTATTAATAGCGGAAATACTACTATTACAGATAACTTAACTAAACATATAGAAGATTACAATAATCCTCATAAAGTAACGAAAGATCAAGTAGGTCTAGGTAACGTTGATAATACTTCAGATAAAGATAAACCTTTGTCTGATGCAGCTAAAGAAGCTATCAACGAGGTTAAGACTCTAATTACTTCTTCTGGAACTGACTTAAGCAATCATATTAAAGATTATACAAATCCTCATAGAGTAACTGCAGAACAAGTAGGTCTCGGAAATGTAAATAATACTTCCGACCTTGACAAACCTATTTCTAATGCTACTCAGAAGGAACTTGATAAACTTGACGCTAAGATTGATAAGATTAATACAGATCAGGGAACAGATCTTAGTGCTCACTTGAGAGATTTCAGTAATCCTCATAAAGTAACTAAAGAACAAATTGGACTCGGAAATGTAGATAATACTGCAGATCTCGATAAACCAATATCTACTGCTACACAAAAAGCAATTGATGATGCCAAAGCAGCTAATAATACTGCTTTAGATAATCATGCTAATCGTACAGATAATCCTCATAAGGTAACTAAGGATCAAGTAGGTTTAGGTAACGTTGATAATACATCAGATATTAATAAACCTGTATCTACTGCACAGCAGAATGCTCTTGATACTTTATCTAATAGTTTAAATACAGCTATTAATAATCACGTAGGTAATACTAATAATCCTCATCAAGTAACTAAAGAACAAGTAGGTCTCGGAAAAGTAGATAATACATCTGACTTAGAAAAGCCTATTTCAGTAGCAACTCAAAACGCTATTTCTGAAGTTGTTTCTAATCTGGATAAACATATTGCAGATAAGAACAATCCTCATGAAGTAACAAAAGAGCAAATTGGACTTGGTAGAGTTGATAATACATCAGACCTCGAGAAACCTATTTCAACAGCTACTCAGGTTGCTCTTGATAAGAAGGCTGAACTTGGACCTGATGGAAAAATACCTGAAAGTCAATTACCTGAAAGAACAATGCATAGTTTGTTCTATAAGGGTACTTGGGATGCTGAAAGGAATTTACCAACACTAGCTAATGGAGATAAGGCACAAGATGGTGATTACTATTTAGTTAATAATGATGGTGAGTCCTTTGGATATAAATTCATGGTAAATGATATTATATTCAATGCCAGTGGAATTTGGTATAGAATGATGGGCTCTAATAAGAGAGATAATCCTACTGAATTTAAGATTACTAAATTCACAGCAGATAGAACTTTATTAGAGAGAGGTGAATCAACAGAAATTACTCTTGAATGGGAATATCAATTGACCCCAAGTGGACAAATTAATTTCCAATTCATAGATACTCATGATATTCCTGTTGAGGAACGTACTTATAAGATTACTGCCACTGGAGGACAAACATTCACATTGAGAGGTTCGTATCTAAGTGAAGTTGCAACAGCTACTTTAACGATTGATACAGCTGATAAGGTTTATGTAGGTGCATCAAGTAATTCTGCTCCTACTGACTCTGACTTTATAGCAATGAATTCTTTCTTCTCCTTCGGTGATAATGAATTCCCATTCACTCCTATTGATTGTTCAGGAGGTAAGTATATTTACGTAGCAATTCCAACAGAAGAGTATAGTAAGTATAGAATCTATTGTAATAATTATCCTGTTGATGATGTAACAGTATACTCTAGATGTATAACTAACATCTTTACTGGATATACTGATTATACAATTACTAAACTTGCTAATCTCTATCATGGAATACTAAATATTGAAGTTAAATTAATTGATAAAAGATAATGCCAGAAAATAATTTAAAAGGAACGGTACTCTATTCGGGTATCGTTCCCACCAATACTTCTGACGTATATCCAACACATTCAGCCATTTATGGTATGGGAGGCTACCGCTCAGTGAAAACAATAGCTGAGCGGGATGCTATTCCTGTAGAGCGTTTAGAATTAGGTGCTAAGGTATTAGTTACTGACCTAGAGACTGAATATTATGTACGAAGTATTGCAGAGGATGGTACTGTAACTTGGGAATTAGATACTAGACTAATAGCAGATAGATTACTTCCTACTCCTATGATGGAAGGTACTTGGAGTTTTTCTAATAGTCTTGGAGAAGAAGTAACTGCAGATAGCCTTGGTATAACAAATGTAAATTCTAAAGTTATAACTTTAGAGAAAGGATATAAAGCAAGTTTAGCTGGTAGATTTAAATGGACAGTAACAGATTACCAAACATATAAAGATCCAGAAACTTGTAGTGGAGATCTTGGGACTACTTTACCTAGTAATGGAGTATTTTCGGAAATTAGTAATATAACTGGTATAACAGAAAATAGAATAATTAAGGAAACTATTTCAGCCAAGAAAAAAGGCTTAATGATTAGCGGAAATTCTGTTATAAAAGCAGAAGGACTTGATAGTTTTTCCGATCAATATGAGATAAAGTTTAGACCAAGAATATATTTTGGAACAGTAACTAGTAAAACTCCATCTGCTAGTGATATATTAGCATTATCAGGAACAAAATTATTGGATGAAAGTAACTCTGAAAGAATAACTAATATTACCGCTTCAGGTACTCAGTATTATTGCTATTCTTACCCGAAAGAACTTGGAACTCTTAGTATGATTGTTCAAAATGGAGGTGCTGCTATATTAGAAGATTTTACTAGATCTGAAATTAATATAGTAAGTGGTTCTGGAATTTCAACTTCTCATTATGTATATATTTCGAAATACAAAGGAGCATTTCAGAATGTTATATTAGATTTTAAAATTTAAAAATAGAATACAATGGCTAAATATCCGGCACAATTACAATCTGCGAATCTTAATGAATTCGGTATTGTCTATGCTGAAGAAATACAAGGCCATAAAACAGTTGCTACTCTGAATGCACTTTATGCTATCACAGATCCTATTCTTAGCAAATCCGTAGTGAATACAAATAATGATGCTATCGGGCAAGAATGGTTCGTTACATCAGAGGGTTGTTATTACAGATTAGACAACTGGGCCAATAGACATACAGCTTCTGGATGGACTAAACTTCAAGTAATAGATACAGAGTTTAATAGTCTTTCTGCACATGGAGCTGATAAGATAAAAAATTTCACGACATCTCCTAGCACAGTTACTCTCAACTATAATACGTGGAGATCTTCGACTGTTAATGAAGATGGAACCGCTGTGATAAACGCTGCTACTCAATCTGCAGCGGGAGTTCTAAGCGCAGCGGATAAAACTAAATTAGATGGATTAAATACAGATTCTATTAATGATATATCTGTAAAATCTGATGCTAATAAAGCTACTATTACATTTGTATCTGATAATGGTAATGAAGAAGATATAAGTACTACTATAGACTTTCCTATATCTACTTCTTCCGCAGCAGGTACAATGAGCGCCAAAGATAAAACAGAATTAGATAGAATCAATACTGCTAACTTTGCTCTTGGCGCTGTAACTCCTGCTGCGTCTACTGTAGGAATAGCTGCTTCTAAAACAAATGTTACTGATGGTACTACCGCTGCGAATAATATTACGCTGCCTGCTGCTACTCAATCTGCAGCGGGAGTTCTAAGCGCAGCGGATAAAACTAAATTAGATGGATTAAATACAGATTCTATTAATGATATATCTGTAAAATCTGATGCTAATAAAGCTACTATTACATTTGTATCTGATAATGGTAATGAAGAAGATATAAGTACTACTATAGACTTTCCTATATCTACTTCTTCCGCAGCAGGTACAATGAGCGCCAAAGATAAAACAGAATTAGATAGAATCAATACTGCTAACTTTGCTCTTGGCGCTGTAACTCCTGCTGCGTCTACTGTAGGAATAGCTGCTTCTAAAACAAATGTTACTGATGGTACTACCGCTGCGAATAATATTACGCTGCCTGCTGCTACTCAATCTGCAGCGGGAGTTCTAAGCGCAGCGGATAAAACTAAAGTTGACCGAATCACAGGTACTAATCATGTTATTTCTCAACCTACTACAACAGCTACCTCAAGAGTAATTACTATAACGGGTATAAATCCTACAGATAATAAAGCAGTTTCTAGTTCTATTACTCTTCCAGAAGTATCAGAAACTCAGGCAGGCCTTGCAAGTGCATCTGATAAGAAGACTCTCAATGCTATTAAAACTCTTGGGAATTCTTCTCACTTAAATGATGATAATTGTTGGACTAGAACAGCTTCTAATGTAGCTATAAACTTCACTTGTACTGATGTTAGTGGTAATTCTACAGATACTGACGCAAAAAGTGAACATTCTGTTAATATTGGAGCTGCATCATCTACTCTTGCAGGGGTAATGACTTCAACCGATAAGACTGAACTTGACAGAATAACCACAGCGAATTTTGCTTTAGGTGCAGTTACGCCAGCAGCTTCAAGTGTAGCTATCGCAGCAACAAAAACAACTATTTCTACAGGAGCTAGTGCAGCAAACAACATAACTCTTCCAGCTGCAACTTCTAGCGTAGCTGGTGTTATGACTGCTGCAGATAAAGTAAAGCTTGATACTACTCTTCCTAACTTAATTAACTCTAATAAAACAACTATTGATAATTATACTGTAAATGGAATTAAAATTTCTACTAATCCCGTTGTAACAGGAGCAAATACTAAAGTAACTGGGTATTCAAAACCAACTACGACTGGAGCTATTGCAGCAACTGATAGTATCAATGGAGCTCTTGGAAAATTAGAGAAAAAGTTAGATGATGAAGTAACTAATAGAACTAATGCTGTTTCAAATCTAACTAATACAGTAAATAATAATAAGACTACAATAGATAACTATACTGTTGGAGGAATAAAAATTTCTGCTAATCCTAAAGTGGCAAATGGAACAAATACTACAGTATCTACTGCTAATAGTACGATTACTTGGTCTCTAAACTCTACTATATCACTTACTAGAGTTAATGCTTCTAGTGGATTCTATCAGACTTCAGATAAACGTTTGAAATCAGATATTAAACCTTTGGAACATACACTTGAGGAGATTTGTTCTATTCCGACAGATTCATTTATTTTAGGTGGGAAAAAAGACCTTGGAACTATAGCACAAGAACTTGAACCAACTTTCCCTGAACTAGTAACAGACGCCGAACTTAAACAATCCGATGTACCTAACCCTGAAAACTTTGAAACCATTGAGAAAGATGGTGAAACTTATGTTCTAGTTAAAGAAGTTGATTATGCTAAAATGAGTGTTCTAGCAATCGAAGGTATTAAATTACTTAAGGCCGAAATAGATGAACTTAAAAAGCAGTTATTAGATAAATAAAATAAAGGGAGGTTGATCAAGAGTAAAAACTTGATTGCCTCCTTTTAAATTTAAAAGTAGGAATGAAATGGATCAAATAATTAATTTTAAAATAAATACAGAACTATTTACAAGTAGATCTGAAGCGATCCTAGCCTTAGAAAACATTATATTTACTCAAGGAGAGCCAGTTATTGCAATTTATGGAACTACTTCTCAAAATGCTAAAATTATTCTAGCCGTCGGAAAAAGAAATGGAGCTGGAAAAAATGCATTTGAAATAATTTCCACTAAAGAAGATATGTCTGAAACTTTGAATATTATTAATTCTTTGAATAATGAGTTCACAGAACATATCAAAGCAGAAGCAGGTGATAAGCTTGGACATGTAATAACAGGAGGAGATATTGTTTTCTCTGGAGGTATAGGAACTGTAGTTTCGGCTGGAAAGGTAAAAAATAAACTTACTTTTACTGGTGGAACTTTTGAAGGAACAGATAAAACTACATTTGATGGTTCTGAGGCTGTAACGATAAAAATTCCTAGCCCCTCATTTACTGTTCCTAAACCATTAGGACATGCAATAGCTGGAGAATCTAAGGAGTGGGCTAGAGCTGACCATGTGCATGAAGCTCCTAAATCAGTCTCTGGAAATGCTGGTAGTGCTGATAAATTAAGTTCTAAAAGAAATATAACTTTAACCGGAGCTGTTACTGGAGGTGTAGTAACTGATTTTTCAGGAGATATTACAATTAATACTTCCAAAAACCATACACATGATATTTCAGAGGTTACTGGTCTACGAGGTGAGTTGAACACCTTAGAAGCAACTAAAGCTCCCATTGAAAGTCCTATCTTCACAGGAACTCCAGAGGCTCCAACAGCTCCACAAGGAACTAATACTAATCAGTTAGCTACTACTGCATTTGTTATCAAGGAAATTGGAGAAAAAATAGAAGCTGCTGTAGCCTTGAAATTTAAAGGAACTCTCGGAACAACTGGAACTGTTAAGAGTCTTCCTGCTCAACATACAACAGGTGACGTCTATGTTGCCACTACTGGAGCTCCGAATGTATCAGGACTTAGACTTGAACCTGGTGATATAATAATTTGTATCAAAGATGGTTCAACTGCTAGTGATTCTGATTGGACAGTTGTACAGACTAATATAGATGGAGCTGTAACAGGACCAGGAAGTGCAGTTTCTGGAAATCTAGTACTTTTTAATGGAACTACAGGAAAAGTTATATCAGATTCTGGTCTTTCATTAGCAGACCTAGCAAAAGTAACAACTACTATCTCTGCAGGTCCTGGTTTAACTGGAGGTGGATCTATTGGAGGAAATCAAGTAATATCACATGCTTCTCAACCAACTACAGGAACTAATGCAGGGGGTAATTCTGGAGCTTTTGTCACCAACATTAAGATCGATTCCTTTGGACATGTTGTAGAAGCCTTAAAAGGAGACTTAACTGGATCATATCTAGCACCCTCCGGAGAATATATTTCAGGAATTACACTCTCAGGGAATACACTATCAGGAAATTCTAAACCATTCCCTAATATTGAAATTGAAAATGGAGAAGTAGGTGGATCGGAAGAATTTGTTACTGGAATCTCTGTAAATACTGTTTTAAATAATCATAGAATTCAAGTTAATAAAGGAACAATCCCTGGAATAATAGTAACTGGAGATGGTGGTGAAGGAAATCCTAGAAAATATGTTTCAGGAATAGAATCAGACGGACATCATGGAATATCTTTTACTACTTCCGAAGAATCTGGAATGGTTAAGGTTTCAAAAGATGGTTCAGCTGATTATTTAGGAAATAAAGTTCTCTCTGGAGTTAGTTCTGGAAATACTTATGCAACTACTGTAACTCAAGATACTGATGCTTTGAGATTAACTACTACTATTTCAGAGATAGATGGTGGAGATGATCAAGGAAGCCAAGGAAAACGTCAAGTAATTAGAGTAAAAAGATATACTACAGGTGGAATTCTTCCTAGTGGATTAGCTTCAGGGGAAATAGCAATAAACTTGGTTGATAATTACCTCTATGTCGGAAATGAAAAAGGTGGAGTTCAAAGAGTCTATCCGAATGCTACACCACAAGTAGATGGTCTTTTATCAGCCGAAGATAAATCACGCCTCGAAAAAGCTATATCTGATATTGCTGATCATGCTTCAAGTCTGGGAACAATAAATACTGAGCTTGATGTTCTTGAGGAGGATTTGAAAGACACGAAGGAAAAATTAACTGAAAAAATTTCTCAAGAATCCGAGGCGAGAAAAACGGCTGATCAAGAATTTAAGGAAAACTTGAATACCGAAACTCAAGAAAGAACTACCGAAGATATTGCTATAAGAGAATATATAGACTCTACAAAATCAGAGTTAAATGAAAAGATAGATAAACTTATTGGTTCGGGAGGAGAAACTGAAGGAGGATTAGCTGCAGAAGTAGAAGCTAGAATACAAGGAGATAAATATAATTTCGATCTCTTAAAGTTTGCAATTCAGAGAGTAAATTCATCTGCTGGTTTTGAAGATCCTGATCCCGATGATGACAGTATTTATAGTAATTTCCCGAGTCTTTCAGATACACATTACTTAGGTGGACAGAGCAATTTAGTAGGATGTCTTAGGATTCTTGACCAGAAAATTTATGAACTAGAACAAGCACTAACCATTAAAACACTCTAATATATGGCATTAACTAATTTTTATAAAGGACCTGAAGCTGAATATTCTAGAGAGAAACATATTAATGGTATTTATATGAGCACTGATTCTAGAAAGCTTTGGATATTCGGACAACCAACACAAGAATTATCAGATATTATAGAAAAAACTGATTATGATGCTCTTGAATCTAAAGATCCGAATTTAATATATATCGTAAAATTATCAGAAGAATGAAAAAATTAATTCTAACCCTGATCACTACTCTATTAATTATTTCTTGTGGTACTACCCGAAAATTTAATACTACTTTTTATGAAGGCTTTTCGATAGAACCACAAAGAATAGTAGATAGTATAACTACAGCAAATTTACTTCCAGCGTCTATAGAATATCAAGAATGGCCTAAGTTGATGTACTTTACTAGTGATTCAGTTATAACTACACAGTATACGACTATAACCACTAAAGAAGATACGACTTATATATTCTCGATAACTGAATCCGCTGGAGATAGTATATACTTAATTAAATTTAGAAAAGAATAATAGTTATGGATTTTGTATCAGTATTTTCAACATTAGCTGCTTTAGTGGCTGGTGTTCCTGTTGTTACGCAGGCAATTAAGAAACTTATAGGTAAAGAACTTCCAGGGTGGGCTAATCAATTAATTTCTTGGATAGTTGCCATTGGATTATGTATGTTCGGTTGGTTTTTCGATCTTGGATGTCTTGCTGAAGCTTCTTGGTGGCAATCTCTCATAGTAGGTGCTGGTGTTGGATTAGCTAGTAACGGTGTATTTGATATCGCTCTAGTTCAGTGGATACTTGAACTTATATTCGGAAAAATAAAAAAGTAATTATGAGATCTTACGGTTATATTAAAACAGAAAACCTGGAAAGTTACTCAGAATATAAACCACAACCTATCACACTTCCGGCCGAATATAAACTCAAAGATATCGGCAAAGTGTGGGATCAAGGTAGTGTCGGAAGCTGTGTTAGTCATTCAATAGCGGAAATGTATAACTTTTATCAGCTAAGCCATGGAAAAACTCTAGAGAAAAAGCCTGATTGGTTATACTATCTTAGAGCTGATAAAACAGTAGATGGAATGATGCCTGCCGAAGGTTTTGAGTTAATGAAAGCGGCCGGAGAAATAAAAATCTTCTCAAGAATATCAACTATCGAAGGAATTAAACATGCAGTGATAACAAATGGACCTGCACTTATAGCTGTTATTGTAAGAGACGGAGGACGTGATGATTTCTGGAATGGTTCTGAAAACTTAGGAGGACATGCGATAAGTATTGTTGGTTTTTCTAAAGACGGATTTGTAATAAAAAATTCTTGGGGTTATGGATATGCAGAGTCCGGTTTTTCTGAGATGAGCTATGAAGATGCTGGAAAAGTAATTCGAGAAGCTTGGACTATAATAGAATAAAAAAAGAGACTAGTAAAGGGTTTAATTTTCCCAATACTAGTCTTTTATTTTCTTTATATTCTCTCTATAAATACTTCATAATCATCCTTACAATACCAACTTGGACATGTATGAGGATTTCCATGTCTATTTCCTTTTCCTCGGTCTATATAACTTTTCCATCTATATATTGTATCAGATTTCTTAAGAGCTTTCCACCAAACATCAAGTGTCGTTTTTATCCATGAACCTTTCTCGGCTATTATGTCTGATGGATTAACTAAAGGTTTATTATTATCATAGTCTCTCAAGTGATGCCAAATATAAGGTCCAGTATATACAAATTTCTTCGGCCTTGGAGAATATACGGCGATAAATTTTTGGTCGTCAGAATAATCATCATCTCCTGTGTAACAAAAATCTACTTGAATCTCTTTTATCCCGACCCTCCTTAGTATCGCCGTTTTTTCATCAGGCCGTAAATTATAATACTCATCTCTTGTTATCTTTTTCCCAGTCAAATCTCTAAGATAAAAGAATCTACCATTACCTTCTTTCCCAGGGATCATATCTTTAGGAGACTTACCTAATAAAAAAGTTTCAATATAACCTTTGGGAAATGCATAAAATCCCTTCCTAACTGGAGCTGTATGAAATCCTCGAAAAGGTGAATCCCCAGGGAGTGATCCCTCTTTATGATCCTGTGGAGATAAAGTACCCCACCTAAAAAATTCATAACTATTCCTCTTTTTCATAAACTCTATTTTTAAAAGTTACAGCCGAAAATCTCTTCTTTACTACTTTTAAGACTTTTTTCTCCAAAGATCGATACTCATTAGAAGAATAATTACGCCCTAGTTCAATATATTCCCAAGGCTCGTCGTAAATAAATTCCCAATCAGATGTGCACTTAATTAATTCAGCTGTCCATGGATCTGAATGTCTCCACCTAAGATAAATACAATAACCTTGAGATGAAATCGGATCAAGAAAATAATAATAACATTGACTTGGACACCATATTAAATCCTCTATCCAATAACCTAATAATTGTTCGTTCATATATAATATACTGTTTTTCATTAACATATATAAGGAAATAAACGTTC